TTTAATATAAATACTTAAACAACGTACAATTATTAATACGATTAATTAATCATTTTTGTTACAAATTTATTTAAAATCTTCAACAAAGATTTCAATATTATTATAATTACGAAAACTATATATTTTCTTTTCTTCTGTTTCTTTAATTGATTTTATGAAATCTGGAAGTAAAGAAATTTTACCAATGTTAGAATCAACAACAAATTGTGGACAAGCTAATCCAGATGTATGTCCTCTTAATGAGTCAATAATCTCTAATCCTTTTGATATGGGTGATTGAAAATGTTTACTGCCCGGTATTTTATCACAAGAAAAAATATAATATGGTTTCACTCTAAGTTTAAGTAAACTTTTATATAATTTTCTAAATATTTCTTTATTATCATTAATATTCTTAAGTAATACACTTTGTGAACCTAATGATATTCCAGCATCAGCTAACATGTTACAAGCTTTTTGTGTTTCTATAGTTAATTCATCTGGATGAGTAAAATGTATATTTATAAACAAAGGATGATATTTTTTTAAAATATTAGTTAATTCAGTTGTTATTCTCATTGGTAACACTACTGGTGTCTTAGTTCCAATACGTATAATTTCTACATGTTCAATACTTCTTAATTTTTTTAAGATATATTCAATTTGATCATCCCTTAAAGTTAAAGGATCACCACCAGAAATAATCACATCTCTAATGTTTTTATTATTCTTAATATATTGAAAACCCTTCTCCCATTCTTTTTCTGAAGAAATAATTGAATTTTTCTTAGAAACTGCATAACTTCTACTACAAAATCTACAATTAATTGAACAAAAATTAGTTACTAAAAATAATGCTCTATCTGGATATTTATGTACGATATTTGAAACAGGAGAATATTTTCTTTCATCTAATGAATCTTCTTTTTCTCCTTCACTTAAATCTAATTCATGAATAGTAGGAATTACTGTTTTACATAAAGGATGATTATTTGGTAATGTACTTAATAAGTAAGTAAAATAAGGTGTAATTCTAAAAGGTAAATGATTTTTTGGTAAATCAAAAATAATATTATCTTCTTTATTTTTTAATATTTTGGTTAATTTTTCAACATTAGTAATACTGTTTTTTATTTGCCAATTCCAATCATTCCAATCTTCAATTGTAGTATTTAGAAAATTATTATTAATAAAATTATTTAAAGAAATATTATTAACTAAAAGCGGCACATCAGATTCTTCTGATTCAATAAGGATAGGGGTTGTTGACTGTTCGTTCATGTTTTTGTTTTTATCGTTTATAAATAGAAAATTATATGTAAAAATCAAATAAATACAACGCTTTTTAATGATTATTTTCATTTAATTTTCGAAAACAAAAATATATTTAAATTTTAAATAAACAAAACAAATTAAATATTTTTTAAATTTATTATTATTTATGAATAATTTAGTTATATTTGTAAAAATAATTTTATATAAAATATATTCACAATGAATTATTCATTTGTTTCGTTTTTTGTTATGTTAGTGGTATTTGTTTCATATGTATTATTTATTTGGATTAAATATGGTGTACAAGAATCAATATCAGACAGTTATTATAGACTTCCAAATAATTATAATTTTATTTTTACTTTATTTTGTTGGGGATTTGCAATTCCAGCAATATTAGCTGGTAATACATTACTCATGTTTTTAGCTGGAAGTGGTATTGCTTTTGTTGGTGCTGCAGCTAGATTTAAAGAAATTATGACAAAACAAGTCCATATGATTGGAGCATTTTGTGGAGTAATATTTAGCCAATTATCAATATTTTTTGATTTTAAAATGTGGTATATTAATGTTGTGTTTATTGTTGGAGCGTTAATAATAATTTTATTGAAAAAACAAATAAAAAATTACACTTGGTGGATTGAAATACTTGCTTTTTCTTTAATTTGTTATGCATTAGGAAGTAAATTATTGTAAATTGTAAAATAATATGTTATGTTAATATTATCTAAAAAGAAAGATTTTTATGATGGAGTAGTCAATTCTACTGGTATTGACAAAACTATTATATATGATCGAGAATTGATTGAACTTGAGGAAAATAATTTTCCTGATTTGTTTAAACACAAGTCAATATTCTCATATAAAAAAGATAAATCAATTTTAAGTGAATTAGAACATTTGAAAATAAAAAAAGAATATTCAAAAACATATCAACATCATAATTATTTTGTTGTTGGATTCTGTGGAAAACTATACGTTGGTTGGAAAATCTATACATTAATAAAAAAACAATATAACGATGAATTGATTACAACAATTACTTATGATAAAAATTTTATTAATTCAATATTAGAAAACAAATATTCGAAATCCAGTATTATTAGTATAATTAATCAAATTCAAGATTATGACTGTCTTCAATATTTTAGAGACTTGAAAACACCCATATTTATTTTTGATAATGATTTTGGAAGAACTAATATCGATAGATTTAGAAATAATCAAAAATTCATTGTTAATCCAAATCTAAAAGAATATGAATTTTATAAAATTTTTGATACTTTTCAAGCATTTCAAGAAATAGAAATGTTTTTAAGCGGTGTATTAGGATCTTCAGAAAAAGAAATCATAGAAGTTGCAGATAAATACAAGATTCAACAGTATGGTTTTAATAAATGGTCATTTAGGAAAGAAGGAAAAAATAGTAAATAATATGAAAAAATTAGAAACTAATTTAATTAAAGAATGTAAAAAAGCAATTAGAAAAGAAATTGCCAAACAATATTATAAAGAATCGTATTTAATCATCGAATTAACTGATGATAAAAATAGAAATGATTTTCTTAAATATCACAATGAAGATAAAGGTAATATTTGTTGTTTGGTTCTTGATTTTGCAAAACAAAAACTTGTTACAGAAGGAAAATTAGAACAAAATAAAGAAGATACTTTTGGTAAAGGACCATTTATACTTAAAGATACTTCAAAAAATAAAGAATTAAGTGAAATGGGAGATTTAATATCTAAAGAACTTGATTCAGATTTATTAGAAAAATTAGATCTAAATCTACATTCAGAACTATCATTAGTATTAGAGGAAGATATAATATTGGATTTAGAATCAGAACAAATTTCTGAATTAGATCCAGAATTAGAAGAGTTTTTAAAACTAGAAGAAAAATATAAAAATGAAAAACAATAATAAAACAAAAGAAGATTGCAAGTGTGGTAAATCATTAAAAATTAATGATCCGAGAAAAATAATTAAGAAACAAAAATAAATCGTATTTTTTAATAAATTTAAACATATGAAAAAAATTTTTAATTTCTTGTAAGTTGCTCTAATGCAACACAAGAAATATGAAAGCAAAAAAAATTTCAGAAACAACTACTAATTGTGGTGAATTTAATCGTGCTTATAAACATTATTTAGAAAGAAAAGGTGAAATTCATTGTTCTTATTGCAAATATCATCAAAATGAAAATTGTACAGGTAAATGGTATGATGGAATTATTTACGATGATATGGAAAATGTTGTGGTAAAAGAAAAGGAACCAATACCAGATTTCCTAATTGGAAATTAGTTTCAAAAAATAGAAAACAATGGATGAAAAAACCGATTAAAGTCATTGAAGAAAAATCGAAATACAATAACAATGTTTATATCGATATTAAACTCTAAAAACACGATTAAATGGAAAAAGAAAAGAGGATGACTAAAAAATGTTTCATCCTCTTTTTAATTTAAAAATGATCTAATTGCTGAAAAATAAAAATATATTAAACTTCAGGAATTTCTATTTCTTCTTCACCAGATGTTTCAGGTTCTTCTTCAGCATCCATTTCACGATTTGGTCCTTCTACATTACCTTCTTCTTCCTCTTCTTCACCATGAAGCCATTCATTAATGTCATTAAGGTGTTCTTTGGCTATAACAATTTTATCTGAAACCCATGATGGTAATTCACCCTCTGGAAGATTTTCATAAGCAGTTTTAGCTAATTCAACTAATTCTTCTAATTTAGCTTTGTATGATGCACCCTCTAATTCTTCATTTTCTTTAAGAACTGACTTTTCATCAATACCTTTCTTAAATGTTTTTGCTAATGCTTTACGTTTAGGTGTACACGTTGGTTTAGTCATTGGACTGCAAAAACCTTTGTGTTCAGGATCTACTGCTTTTTGAATCCATTTTTTATCTTCTTTCTCTTCATTTAATGGTTTAGTATTAAAATTAGGAGCCACCCTTTGCATTACTTCGAAAAGTCTTTCTTTACTATCTTTTTTATTTATCATCTTATTTAAAATTTATATAATATTTATCTTATTTTAAAAACTTACTGAACATGTTTGATTCTTAAAATCAAAAACTAAAGCACTTATATATAATGCACCACCTTTTGCAAGATTAGCATCACCAACAATATATTTCCATTTATAATCATTAATATTTTTATCGTTTTCTTGTTTTAATTCATCACTATGTTTATCAAACAATTGCATTTTAAATGTACCTTCAAGACTTTCAACATTAATTATAAGATTCTCAATACCAGCATCGTTTAGCCAAAAAGAAATACTCCAATTAACAACAACATTACTTTCTGTTACCTTACTATCGAAATCAGCGGTGAAATTTTCATAATTACTAAATGTTGAATTATTTATTACTTGTTTAAACTTAAATCTTTCATCGTTCATTACATAACCTTCATTAAGAAATTTATTCAACTCTTCACTAATAATAGTATTTATGTTCATGATATAATATTTTTTTATAAATACTTAAAAATAATATAAAAAATTATTGTATATTTGTGAAAATAAAAATCATGTTATGAAATACGATCCTACCATATTAGAAAAAGTCGATTGGAATATAATCAACAAATATATTGAAATCGATAATATTATGCTTAATAAACATCCCGATTATGATATTTGGATTTTGAATTATACCAAAAAATGCCAATATGAAAAACATTGGGATCTATATACTACTAGCTGCAGGGGATTAGTTATAGATAAAGAAGGGAATATTTTAGCTCGTTGTATGAAAAAATTCTTCAATTATGAAGAGCATGATCCTTCTGAAATAGATATGAATCAAGAATTTGAAATATTTGAGAAATTAGATGGTTCAATGATTGAAATATTTTATTATGAAGAAGTAAATGAATGGATTATTGTTTCTAGGGGTTCATTTATATCTGATCAAGCATTAGAAGCTAAGAAAATGATTGATTCTAAACCAAATGTTTTAGATAATTTAGATAAGAAATATACTTTTGTGTTTGAAGTGCTTTTTAAAAGTAATCAAATAGTTATAAATTACGGTAATACTTATGATTTAGTTTTACTTACTACTATTGAAACTAAAACAGGAAAAGAATTATCTTATGATGATTTAGTTGAAAAATATTCAAAATGTTTTACTATTGTTAAAAAATATGATTTAAATAACATTACTGATTTATCTGATTTGAAAAAACTAGAAGAAGATAATAAAGAAGGTTTTGTAGTTAAATTTCCTAATTTCAGAACAAAGGTAAAATATAGCACCTATGTTAAACTTCATAAAATCATAACTGGTGTTTCTAATCTTGGTGTTTGGGAATACCTTAAAGAAGGTAAGAATTTTGATGAAATAATTAACAATGTACCTGATGAATGGTTCAACTGGTTAAATAAAACAATAAATTCATTAAAAGTCCAATATAATGCTATTGAAACCGAAGCACTTAATGAATACATTAGAATTTATCAAATCAATGATATTGTTAATGGTAAAGAATTTGCTGCAGAAGTGAAAAATCATAAATATAAAACAATAATATTTAACATGTTTAATAAAAAACATTATGAAGATATTATTTGGAATATGATTCGTCCAAAATTCTGTCGGGGTTTTGGTGGTGAGGATTTATAAAATTACTGTTTTTATTTAATTTTTAGAGGCACTTTTGGGTGTCTTTTTTTGTTAATTCTTTCAGAATAAAATACTTAAAAATTCTTTAAAATATTTTCATTTATTTTTTAAAACACTTGTATTTATTATTGTTATTTAATATTTTTACTAAAATAATTTTATAAAAATTTATTATTTCATGGAAGAAAAAATCGTAAAAACTTACACAAAAACAGAAGTTCATAAAGCAACTTTAGAATATTTTAATGGTGATGAACTTGCAACAGATGTATGGATTAAAAAATATTGTTTAAAAGATTCAGAGGGTAATCTATATGAAAAAACTCCTGATGATATGCATAAAAGACTTGCAAAAGAATTCTATAATGTTGAAAAAACATATAGTAATGATTCTAGTGAAAATTTATCGGATTATGGTAAAAAAAGAGAAGTTTTAACAGAAGAAAAGATTTTTAATTATTTTAGAAATTTTAAATACATTTCCCCCCAAGGTTCAATAATGAATATTTTGGGTAATAAAAATGTAATTGGTTCATTATCTAATTGTGTTGTTTTACCAAAAGTTTTTGATAGTTATGGTGGTATTATGTATGCTGATCAACAATTAGCACAATTATTTAAAAGAAGATGTGGAGCAGGAATTGACATATCTACTTTAAGACCTAAAGACACTAAAGTAACAAATGCTGCTGGTTCAACAACTGGTGCAATATCTTTTATGGAGAGATATTCCAACACCACTCGTGAAGTAGGACAATCGGGCAGACGTGGTGCTCTAATGATTTCTATAGATGTTAGGCATCCAGATATTGAAGATTTTATTAAAATAAAAAGAGACTTAAAAAAAGTAACAGGTGCTAATATCTCAATTAAATTGCGAGATGATTTCATGCAAGCAGTTGAGAAAAATGAAAAATATATACTAAGATTTCCTGTAGATTCAACACCCGAAAATGCTAAATATACTAAAGAAATTAATGCTATTGACATTTGGAATGAGATAATAAAGTCTGCCCATAGTAGTGCTGAACCGGGTTTGATTTTTTCAGACAGACAACACATGTATTCAACATCATCAATATATCCTAATTGGGAAAATATTAGTACAAATCCGTGTTTTCCCTCATCAGAATATTTACTAACAAAAAATGGATATTGTTCTTTTGGAGACTTATTTGATTCAAAAAAAGAAAATGAAATTATAGCAGATGGAAGAATTTCATATGTTGATGATGGTATTGAAAAACCTAGAAATTGGATCATCGGAAATAATGATAACAATACTTTAATTAGAAATGCTTCACCCGTATTTAAAACTCAAGAAAATGCTCAATTATTAGAAATAAAAACAGAAATTGGTTTTAATGTTAAATGTACTCCAGAACATCATTTTGCAACAAAAAGAGGTATGGTTGAAGCAAAAAATTTAGATGTTAACGAAGATGAAATATTAATTTCTCAACCAGAAACATATGATTCTATAATAAACAGAGAACCTGAAACATCAGAAGAAATTTCAGCATTTTTAATGGGATTAATTACTGGTGATGGTACATTTAGTGATAGAAGTGGATCATATTCTGTGTGTGTTGATATTTGGGGTGAAGATAAAAATAGATTATTGGATTTATGTAAAAAATATATTAATAAATTATATGTTGAAAATTATGATAAATTAACATATTCAAAAAAATGGAGTAATCGAAAATTATCACCATATTATGTCACTCATATAGAGAAATCAGATAAAATAAGAATTATGTCAACATGGTTATATATTTATTTAAATGAAACATATGGATTTAAAAAAGAAACTAAATTTATTGTTCCCAAAAAAATTATGAATAATAGTAGAACAACAATCGGAAAATATTATGTTGCTGGATTTTCATATGCTGATGGAACAGTTAATATTTCACAAAAGAAAAAACAAATTTCAGTTAGATTTGGACAAATACATAAAAAATTATTAGATGATATACAATTAATTTTACATTCTAATGGTATTTTAAGTAAAGTATATTTAAGAAAAAAAGAAGGTACTACTGTTATATGGGGAAAAACATATAACACTAAAGCATTTTATGAATTAATAACTATCAATAGTTCACATGTTAAATATTCTAAATTAATTGGATTTTTTAATCATCCAAAAAAAGATGATAAGTTAAATGAATATCTCAAAACACATGAAACATATACAAAGAATTCATTTTATTCCAAACCAATAGAAATAAATGTAATTAAGAAAAAAGAAGATGTTTATTGTCTTAAAGAAGATATTGGACGAAATATTATTGTTAATGGTTGTTCTGTTAGAAGATGTTCTGAAATAGCTATGAATGACGATAGTTGTAGATTAATGGTTGTTAATTATTTTAATTGTGTTGAAAATCCATTTACAGAATCAGCAAAATTTAATTATGATAAACTATATGAAATTGTATATGAAGCACAAAGATTAATCGATGATTTGGTTGATTTAGAATTAATTGCTGTTGAAAAAATAACTGAAAAAATAAAAAGCGATCCTGAACCAGAACACATAAAAAAAATAGAATTAGATACATGGGAAAATTTATATAATAAAGGAAAAGCAGGCAGACGAACTGGATTAGGATTTACTGCACTTGGAGATACATTAGCAGCATTAGGACATAAATATGATTCTAATGATGCAATGAATGTTATTGAAAAAATATCTAAAACTAAATTTATTGCTGAATTTGATTCATCAATTGATATGGCAATACAAAGAGGTAAATTTGAAGATTTTAATCCAATATATGAAAATAAATCAGACTTTGTAAAAATGATAAAAAATGAACACAATGATTTATATAATAGAATGATGAAATTTGGAAGAAGAAATATTTCAATTAGTACTGTTGCACCCACTGGAAGTCTTAGCATTCTTACACAAACTTCCTCCGGCATAGAACCAATTTATCAAATTGGATATAAAAGAAGAAAAAAAATAAACCCACAAGATAAAGATGCTAAAATTGATTTTGTTGATGATTTGGGTGATTCTTGGACCGAATTTGATGTTTTACATTATAGAGTAAAACAATGGTTAAATATTAATAATATTAATAACATTAATGTTGCATATGAAAAAAGTCCATATGTGGGTTCAACAGCTCCAGAAATTGATTGGATTAAAAGAGTTAAGATTCAATCAATAGTTCAACGTTATGTGACGCATAGTATAAGTTCTACAATTAATTTATGTGAAGATGTGTCAGTTGAGAAAGTTAGTGAAATATATTTAGAATCATGGAAACAAGGATTAAAAGGAATTACAGTATATCGTGATGGTAGTCGTAGTGGTGTTCTAGTAAGTAATAAAACAGAAAAGAAAGAAAATAATATTAATTTTCATGAAGACGTACACGCACCAAAACGTCCCAAGAGATTAAAAGCTGAAATATATCGTTTTCAAAATAATTTAGAAAAATGGATTGCTGTTGTTGGAATGCTTGATGGTAGGCCATACGAGATCTTCACCGGGAAACTCATTAATGGGTTAAGTAAACTACCTAATAATATCAAGGATTGTGAAGTGGTAAAAAATATTATTGAAGATGAAAATGGTAATAAAACAAAAAGATATGATATTGAATATACAGATGCCGATGGTATTAAACAATCTCATACTGGTTTAAACCATGCTTTTAATCCTGAGTATTGGAATAATGCCAAACTTATTTCGGGAATCTTGAGACATCGAATGCCGCTAATATCATTATATGAATTAATAAATTCTTTAAATTTCAAAGAAGAAACTATTAATACATGGAAAAATGGCGTTGTTCGCGTAATTAAGAAATATATTAAAGATGGTGAAAAAATTAAAGGAAAATGTCCTTCTTGTGGTGGAGAGCATCTTGAATTCAAAGAAGGATGTATGACGTGTATGGACTGTGGAGGATCGTTATGTTCTTGATAATCAGATGATTATAAAAATTATTATGTTAAACGTATTTATATTGAATACGTTTAACATAATTTTAAAATTAATTAACATGAAAAATATAAAAGAAATTATTAATGAAGAGATTGAAAATTTAAATGAAATTTTTGATTCGAAGATTAAAACTGAATATAAAATAATAACTAGTACCAAATATGATGCTGTTACATATCAATTCAGTACGAAAAGTGGTGTTGTATATGATTTAGAATTTTATAGAAATGAAATAAGTAATCAAACTAAATTAGAAAGAAAATTTAGGTTATGTGATATTATTAAAGCTAATTGTAATGATAATACTTATGCTGTTGATATTAGTTTTACTATTGATGATAGATTAAAAAATGATGATGATATTTCTGATGATGAATATAATAAATTAACAAACAATAATGAAACTGTTGAATTAATGGGAAAAATTTCATATCTAGTCGATATTTTCATGAGAAGACATTCAGATATTAAAATATATTGTATTGGTGTTGATAGTAATGAAGATAATAGAGGTGAGGATAAATTAATTGTTTATTCTAGAATGTTTGAAAATATATTTCGTAATAATTTTAAAAAATTTAAAGGTGATTCCGAAAATTATAAAGATAAAGATGATAATAATATTGATACTGGAATTTATTTTATTAATAAAAATATACTAAAACAACAATAAATATGTCACGTCCTAGTCGAACTCCGATACCATATTCAGATGGAAAAAAATTCTTATATAAGAATGAATTAAATATTATATTATATGCATTAAATATTAAATATAAATATCAAAAAATAGAGACAGAATATGAAAATTTATATAACATATTTGATAGATATTATAATAAAATATCAATATATCGATTCAACACAAGTTTCAATAAATTATTTGATTTAATGTTTTATAATGTTGATACAGATCACAAAATTATGTTAAATAATGAAACAAGCATAACAGATATTGTTGATGAAAAAATATTGAATGAATCAATTGATAATACTTATGACATTTCATTAATAACCACACTAGAGAACAGATATTTTAAAGAATATCATGGACATAATAAGAAAGAATGTAATGAAATCATACGTAAACTATCATATTTAATTAATGAATTTATTAAAGATAACCCAGAAATTAATATTTATGTTATTGGTAAAAACATTGATTTAGAATTACTAGAAAGATATAAAGAAGTGTTTGGTGGCATTTTTTCAGATGGATTTGAAGTTTTTGAAGGTACATCAAAAGGTTATACTGAAGGCGCAATATATTTCATCAATAAAAAAGTTTTAAAACCTTTGGAAAATAAAATTATTTAATATATCTTTGAATTGAAGAATTCTGCGATTGATTGTATCTTTTGGCGAGGATCTTCTTAATCAGATTAAACCCAAGGCACTGGATTTTCTCCTTTAAGTAAAAGTTTAATCTGATTTTTTATTTAATATTTGTATTTATATTCGACAGTACTTAAATGTTTACCATAAGAACAGCATTTAAGTCATTTTAATACACCCTTCATGCCTCTCATAGAAGCACACTTGGAGGGTTTTCTTTTTAATCGTATTTCTCCATTAATGGCTTAATCATCAAATATATTACATAACATAATAAACTACAAATAAAACCATAATTAACAACTGGTAAAACATTTTTGAAAACCATAACAATACCTATTGACCAGAAACCAAAGCACATTGGACATGATATTAATTTTCCAAGATATTTATTTTTCGACAACAAATATTCTCTTAGGGGTTTAAATAAAAAAGATTGGGTAACTATAATAGTCAACCCAATCGAGGCAATAATATCGGCAAAGCTAACAACCATTTGAACAGTGTGAGGTTGCACGATTCATCCATTGAATTAAAAGAACATATTTTCTCATAGTTAAATAATTTTCATATAAATACTGTTGGTGGTTATAATATTTTATAAATTTATTTTTAATTTTACTAAAATAATTTAAATTTATTTCTTATATTTGAAATCTGATTATTTATATTAAATAATATCATTATGATTATTTGCCCGAAATGTGGTCAACCATTACCCATCCCAATAAATAAAGATTATGTTATTTGTTGTGGAGAAGTATTATTCATTATAGATAAGCCAAAGAAAATTGATGATTTAATTAATAAAAAGTTAAAATAATATATGCATCTGTAGCTCAATTGGATAGAGCATCTGATTACGGATCAGAAGGTTAAAAGTTCGAGTCTTTTCAGGTGTGCAGAATAATAACATTTAAATATTAAAATCATGAATTCTGCAGAAGAATTACTAAATTTTTTAAGTAAATGGGGAGCTGATAATGGGTTTGATTTTGTAGTACCCAAGGATGATACTTTTATTAATTTCATTAAAATTGATTTAAATTCGAGAAGAATTTTTGTTAATGAAATTGATGAACTAACTGATTATATTGAATAGTTAATGATTCTAATTCCAAAAATAATTCATCAGGTATGGGAAGGTAAATCTGAACCTTTACCAGAAAATTTAGCTGTATTAGCTAAATCATGGAAAAAATATAATCCAGATTGGGAATATAGACTTTGGAATAAAGAACAAATGGAAGATCTGGTTTCAAAAGAATTTCCTGATTTGTTAGAAACATACTATTCTTTTCCTCAAGATGTACAACGTTGGGATGCAATTAGATATATGATATTATATCATATTGGTGGAGTATATGCTGATTTAGATTCCGAGTGTTTAGATTCTCTTGATGAATTATTAGATGATAAATCTTGTTGTTTTGGTTTAGAACCACCTGAACATGCAGAGGATTTAAACTCAAAATTTGTTATTAGTAATGCTATTATGGCAACTAAGCCCAAACAATTATTTCTAAAGAAAGTAATTACTGAATTAAATAATTTTAAATCATTTGAAAATGAATCTTATTATGTTGTTAAATCAACTGGTCCATTATTATTAAATAGAGTTTATAAAACTTTTACACAAAAAAATAAAATAGATTTAATTGATTATAAATTAGTTACTCCACTTACAAAACATGAATCAGATTTAATTTTTCAAGGTAAAGAAACTAACGAAATTGCTGAAAAATTTGATGCTGCTTATGTTGTTCATTATTTTTTTGGTTCTTGGTATACTCCAAAAAATAATATAATTAACAATAAAATCATAGTAAATACATCAATTTCACATAATACTTTTAGTACTAGAATAGTTATTGCGCATTATAATGAAGATTTAAGTTGGATTAATAATCTAAATATACCATATTCAATCTATACACACGATAATTCTTTATTAACACATAATAATATTTTTGTTGAAAAAAATAAAGGAAATGAAGCAACATTATATTTGAAATATATAATCGATAATTATAATAATTTACCAGATAAAATATTATTTGTACATGGACATCAAAATTCATATCATCAAGAAAATGATACTAATTATATTGCAAATAATTTAAATTGGGGCTTGAATGAATATTTTAATATAGGTAAAAGAAGTGGTTATACTACGATGGATAGTGAACATTGGGAAAAAGAATTTAATTGGTTAATATCTAACTACGAAATTTTTGAAAAATATTTACCGAAGCCCAAAATTTTAAAATTATATCCATGTGCTCAGTTTGTTGTTTCTAAAAATTTAATCAAACAATATAACATTGAATTTTATGTTACATTATTTGATTGGTTACAAAACACTGAATTAGATAATTATGTTTCGGGAAGAATTTTTGAGTATATGTGGAATTATTTGTTTACTAAAAATGAAATAGAAAAAGAATTTGATAATATTTTAAAATAAATGAATTTTACTGGTTGTAAATATATTATTGTTGGTTCAGGTATATTCGGCTCAGTTTTAGCGGAACGAATTACTAATATTTTAAACGAAAAGGTTATTGTTATTGAAAAACGTAATCATATTGGTGGAAATTGTTATTCTGAAATTGATTCAGAAACCGGAATTGAATATCATACATATGGAACTCACATTTTTCATACCTCAAATCAAGAAGTATGGAATTATATAAATAGATTTACTGGTTTTAATTCTTATATTCATCAAGTTCTTACAACATATAAGAATAAAGTTTATCAAATGCCAATAAATTTGGAAACTATAAATTCATTTTATAATATTAATTTAAAACCATTTGAAGTACAAACTTTTCTGAACGAAGAAATTAATAAAGAAAATATTAAAAATCCTTCGAATTTTGAAGAAAAGGCAATTTCTTTAGTGGGAAGATCTCTCTATGAAGCATTTTTGAAAGGTTATACACAAAAACAATGGCAATGTGATCCTAAAGAATTACCAGTATCAATATTAAATCGTTTACCGTTTAGAACTGATTATAATGAAAGTTATTTTCACGATAAATGGCAAGGAATTCCTGAAATTGGATATAATGCATTATTTAATAAATTATTAAATAATCAAAATATTAAGATTTTATTGAATACTGATTTTTCTTCAATTAAACATTTAATTTCTCCTGAAACTAAAATCATTTATGGTGGTTCAATTGATCAATATTTTGATTATTGTTATGGTAAACTTGAATATAGAAGTTTAAAATTTGAAAAAGAAATTATTGACGTATCTGATTATCAAGGTACATCAGTTATGAATTATGCCGAAAATTTTATTCCTTATACAAGAATACATGAACCTAAACATTTACATCCTGAAAGAAATTATGTAAAAGATAAAACATTAATAATACGAGAATATTCAGTTGTTAACGAAAATGAACCATATTATCCAATTAATAATTTAAAAAATCAACAATTATATGATCAATATGATTTACTTACTAAAGATTTAAAGAATGTTATTTTTGGTGGAAGATTGGGAAATTACAAGTACTACGATATGTGCCACGCAATTGAGAATTCATTAAATTTGTTCAAAAAATTAAAAATAAACTACAAATTTTAGAATTTTTTGTAGTTTATTAGTATTTATAGTTGTGAAAACAATTTATAAAGCTTATAAGTTTAAATTAGAACCTAATAATTCTCAAAAAGAATTGTTACATAAACATTTCGGATCATGTAGGTTTATTTATAATTATTATCTTAACTTAAGAAAAGAAAACTATTTAAATAATAAAACAAGTTTAAACTATTATGATAATTCTAAAGATCTAACTCTTTTAAGGAAAAAAGAAGAATATATTTGGCTAAATGAAATTAACGCTCAAAGTTTACAACAATCCTTAAGACATTTAGATACTGCTTATAATAGATTTTTTAGAAAACAAGGTAAATTTCCTAGATTTAAGAAAAAGAGTGATAGACAGAGTTTTATTATACCACAATCTATTATATTAAAAAATAATAAGCTTTTTATTGCTAAGTTTAGAGAAGGAATTAGTTTGAATTTATATAAAGCAATTGAGGGTAAAATATTATTTGCAACAATATCGAAATCGCCAGTTGGTAAATATTATGTTTCAATTACTTGTGAGGTACAATATGAACCATATTCTAAAACTAATTCTAAGATAGGTATTGATACTGGTATTAAGGATTTAGCTATCTTATCTGATGGTAAGATCTATAAAAATATTAAGGTTTTAAAAACTAATTTAAAAAAAATTAAATATAATCATAGACAATTAAGCAAGAAGGTTAAAGGTAGTAAATCAAGGTTAAAACAACAAAATAAATTAGGTAGAATACATGAAAATGTAACAAACATAAGATTAGATTATCTACATAAAGTCAGTACAGAAATCGTCAAAAACCACGATGTTATATGTATTGAAGACTTAGCAGTAAAGAATTTAATGAAAAACCATAAATTATCACAAGCCTTTTCAGATGTGGCTTTAGGTACGTTTTATAATATGCTTACTTATAAAGCTAATTGGAATGATAAGACTGTTGTAAAAATTGATCGTTGGTTTCCAAGTAGTAAGACATGTTCAAATTGTGGTTACATAAATCAAGATTTAACTTTAAGTATAAGAGAGTGGGTTTGTCCTGACTGTGGGATAAAACATGATAGGGATTTAAATGCTTCAAAAAATATCCTAATACAAGGGTTGAATGTATTGTCTGGTTCAGGGATTGAGTCGGACACTAAACAAAAACAGGTGGAGTCGTTGTCAAAAGGCGAGGCTATGAAACCTGAAGCAAATTAATATTATTTAATTTGTATTTCATGATATGCATCATGCAATTGAAAGTGCATTAAATATATTTAAAAAAATTAAAAATAATCTTAATAACTAATAAGCAAATAATTTCCATAAACGTTGCAAACAAATATTTTTTTATTTACATTTGTTTTTATTAAAAATAATTCTATTTAAACATTAATTTCATGTGGGAATTTAAAAGAGTTGAATATAGTATTCATATAGATACTATTGTTGATATGATGAAAAAAATAAATAAAATGGGTGGTGATGGTTGGGATATCGTTTATTATAATGAAGAAAAATGTAAAAATTTTGATTCAACAGTTAAAATTGTTGTTTTATATAAAAAGTTAAAATCATGATAAATTTAAAAGATCATTATTATATCATAGGACTTGATGACAATGAAAAAATTACATTAGATCCAACAGATGTGGTATTATATCAAGGCAAAACTTCTGAAATCACAGAAGAATTGGCTACATTATATGTAAAATCTAAGACTCACAAAGATTGGAAAGAAGATTGTATTATTTATATTGATTATAATGATTCAATAGGTTGTTTTCATATGGCCAAGGAGTCCATTTTGTCGGCCTGTAAAAAAGAAATGTGTGTGTTGATTGAACGCAAAGGTGAAATTGAACAACTTGTTATGAATCACCTAAAGATCAACAATCGTACAATATTTGAAGAATATGGACTGATATGGCAAAACAAATCGATTTTATTCGGTGTCTATAAAAATTATGCTTTGTCAAAAGTTGAAGAATTAACACCAACTACACGTGATGCTGAAAATATTGGATTGGAACAAGAATATGAACCAGAGTAAAATTTTAAACTATAGTTTTGTAACAAAATAAATGAACATTTCGTATAATAAACATATTAAAATGTTTAAATCATGGAAAAGCAAGATGATGAAAATTCAAATTTTAAAATAACCGAACTATTTCTAGTTAAAGCAGATTGGTTTAGAACATTTATTGGACAAATTTTAAAAGAAAAAACAGAAGACAATAATTTAATTCTTCGAGGAAATGTTATTGTTAATGAAGGAAAAATTTGGAGTGTTGCAGATTCTGAGCAACAACTCGGAAAAAATCTTGATGAATTATGTAAACTAAAATTAGATTATTATATCAATGCTGTTGGTGGAATAAAAGAAACTGTAGTAGAAATACCCTTTTATTTAAATTAAATATTACTTGCTAATTAAAATAATTTAATTTATATTTGTCGTAAACGATTGTAATTTTTATTGTTAAATTTAATCAATTGAAAATGAACGCAAATGAATTCATTACTAGTAAATATGGTAAAGATGTTACTAATGAAAATCATATTTGTTTTTACATTAGTAAAAAAGAAGTTATTGATTTTTTAAATGAATATGCTAAATTGAAATGTAAAGAACAGCGACATCTTTGGCAAGTAGAATTTAATAAAAGAAGTTATTTTGATGACGAAAACAATTGCTATATACATTGTGATGATATTTTAAATGCAAATGAACCTAATTTAGAATAGAAAATGAAAGAATTTTACCATCAACTAATTCCTAATAGTCAATACTTTAATAATATTAATCAAATTATTGAACTAGTAAAATTTAGTACGTTAACTGAAATAGAGAAAAAATATTTTCTAATAGCATTAGAAAATACAAAAACAAATGGATATGAAATAAAAAAATCTGAATGTTCTTGTATTGAATGTAATTGTATTGAATGTAATTGTAAAACTAAAAAATAATAAAATTTATGAAAAAATTAGAACAATATATTGATAATATTAAAGAATTTTGGAGATATCATGGTTATGATACAAGTATAATTTTATTTATTATTATAGCGTTTTTTGTTGTTGGTTATATGGTGTGTCATTAATTTAAGTGTTATATGAAAAAACTTTGGAGTAAATTAAATGAATTTTCGGATCAAGTTTGGTTAAAATATCATTGGAATATTTTAGGAATAGCTACACTTATAAATCTTATTTTAGTAATAATATTTTCATATATCATTTTTCATGGATAATATCGATTTAAATAATACTTATTGGGATAGGTTAAATGGTTATGTAACTGAACTTCGTGTTGATGCACGATGGTTATTACGTGGAGAAGCAGATGATAAACCATATGGTTCATTAAGAATAGTGTCTCATCCTGATTTAAAACCCGGTTATCTTCGTGCATATTTTACTTATGTTACTTCAGTTGTTGCAAAAACAAAAGAAGAAAAATTAAAAACAATTGAAGATTATCAAATGGAATTAATTGAATTAGAAGTTTATTCAATTAATGATGATATTAAAACAGAAGAAAAAATATATGAAGCACCTTTTAAAGAACTTGAAGGTTTATTTGGTGTAAAAATTTTTGAATGAAATCAATAAAAAAATCATCTGAAGAATTAAAAAATTCACATGATCTATATATTTCAGATAAATATATTATGGAGTTAAATAATATTATTTGCAAATTATACGAAAATAACATTCCGAATATAATTTTGAATAATAATTTAGAGTTTGTTGAACGTAAGTATTCAGATGAAGTTGAAAATCTTGTAAGTAAAATTAAAGAATTGATTGATGAATATACTGAAAAATATTATAGTAATTTATTAATTAAAAAATATATTAATAATAATTGAATCATAATATAATTAATTAATAATTTTTCACGTATTTATATGAAAAGAATTGAAATGAAATTAATTAATTATAGTGGTAATACAAAAGCAACTGGTATATATTGTATAAAAAATCTAGTGAATAATAAAATATATATTGGTAGCACAAAAAGATCATTTGCAACAAGAAAAACGAGACATTTACGTTTATTGAGAAATAATACACATTATAATGAGCATTTACAGAATGCTTGGAATTATTATAAAGAAGAAAATTTTAGTTTTGAAGTATTGTATATTTGTTTACCAAATGAATGTGAAAAATATGAAGGAGAATTCATGAAATTATATAATTCAAATAAAAGAGAATTTGGATATAACATTGCATGTGTATCAACATTTTGTTTTGATTATAAAATTTCCGAAAATCATAATATTGAAAAAAGTATTCGAAAAAGAAAAAAATCAATAGAATTGAATGGATTATATACAACCGAAAGGGGTATACAAAAACCGTTCAAATTATATGATATTAATGGTAAATTTATTAAAGAATATAATAGTTTTAAAGATTTTTTTAGTGACAATAAAGGTTCAAAAGCACATGTATCAACTATTTTAAGTAATAGAAAACTTTTATATAAAAATAATAATATAATATTATTTTCTAACGACAATCTTTCTGATGAAGATATTTTAATCGCAAAAAATAAAATAAGGAATATAAAAAAAATTGATTTATTTGATTTAAATAATAATTATATTAAAACATTTAATTCAGCAATTGAATGTGCTAAATTTATTGGATGTAAAGATGCTGAAATTAGAATGTGTTGTACAAATAGAAGAAGTAGAATTAAAAATTATGTAACTAAATATAAAAAAAATGAATAAAGTTGGTAAAGGTAGAAGATACAATAAAGGTAAATTAAGGTATGAATTAATATCAAACGTTGCTTTAAAAGAAATTGCAAAAATTTATACTGCTGGTGCAGAAAAATATACCATAAGAGATGATGATGGTAATATAATTTCTGATGGTTCTAATAATTGGAGAAATGGACTTTCTTGGATGGATTGTATTGCTTCAACTAAAAGACATATAGAAAAATTTATTGAGGGAATTGATATTGATGAAGAAACTAATACATTACATTTAGGTAATGCATGTTGGAATTTAATGACCATAATTGATTATTATAAATCGTTTCCTCAAGGAGATGATAGACCTAAAAGAATTCTTTCTTGTCCTAAAATTTCTTTGGATTTAGATGGTGTTCTCTCAGATTTTACTGGTTCTTGGAATAAAAAATTTCCTGATTCAAAATTAATTACTTCTTCATGGTTTTTTGATAGAAAAATGAAAAAAAGATTTGAGGAAATGCAAAACAATGGAGAATTAGAACAATTCTATTTAGATATTGATCCACTAATTAAACCAGAAGATCTTCCATTTGAACCACATTGTTATATTACTTCAAGGCCAGTACGAAAAGAAGTTACTGAAGAATGGTTAGATAAACATGGTTTTCCAGCAAGGCCAGTTCTTAGTGTTGAAATGATGGCAAGTAAGCTTGATGTAGCTAAACAAATGGAAGTAGAAATATTTATTGATGATTCATTTGAAAATTTCATGGAATTAAATAATAATGGAATTTTTTGTTACTTATATTCTCAACCTTGGAATATGAAATATGATGTGGGTCACATGAGATTAAATTCATTAAATGAAATTCCATTATTGAAATAATATGGAACCAAAAATAATTAGTGTTACACCTGCAGGAAGAAAACGATATTTAGAAATACTTGTACCATATTTATTATTAGAAAAATATAAAGGAAATATAAGTAAACATATTTTTTGGATAAATACTTTTAATGAAGATGACATAAATTATTTAAATGAAATATGTACCCAGCATTCAGATTTTTTTGAACTTTTATATATGCCAGAAGAAGTTCGTGATTGTAATTGTAAATGCTTTACCCATTTTTATAAACATTGTTGTGAATCAAATACAATTTACATTAAAATTGATGATGACATTTGTTGGATTGATGATTATTGTATTAAAAACCTAATTCAATGTAGAAAAGAATATATTGAACCTTTATTGATAATTGCTAATACAATAAATCATCCGATTTGTTCTCATTTACATCAACGTTTTAATATCTTGCCAATTGATTTTGGAATTGTTAAATATGATCCATATGATAATTATGGATGGATGAGTGGAGAATTTGCTAAATTTGTACATGAATATTTTCTCAATAATTTGAAAAATAACAATACTAAAAACTATTATTTTTCAAATTGGTTTAATTGGGAAAATATTCGTACTTCAATAAATATGATTTCTTGGTGGGGAAGTACAATGAAAAATGTGTATGATTTGATGGGTAATAATGATGAACAATCACTATCAGTAGATATTCCTAATGCAATTAATACATCAACAATTATTGCTGGAAATGCTCTTGCTGTTCATTTTGCATATTTTACTCAACGAGAATATCTTGAATCTTCAACAAATTTACTCACAGTATATAAACAAATTTCAGAAAATTCATAAAATATGGTTTCAATTTGTATAATATCTGACACTCACAACAAACATAAACAACTAATTTTACCACCAGCAGATATTATTATTCATTGTGGTGATTTTAGTTCAATGGGTTACGAGCATGAGATAAAAATTTTTATGAATTGGTTTTCAAATTTAAATCAATTTACATATAAGTTATGCATCGCAGGTAATCATGATTGGTTGTATGAAAGAAATCCTATTTTAGCTAGAAGTTTAGTTCCCGATAATGTAATATATTTGGAAGATTCTAGTGTTGAATTATTTGGTTTAAAATTCTACGGCACACCAGTTCAAAAAATATTTTATAATTGGGCATTTAATAGAAGTGAAGAAAAACTTGAACAACATTGGAAAGCAATTCCAGATGATACTGATGTCTTAATAACACATACTCCACCATATTCAATTTTAGATTATGTGCCACAAAGCAATTGTCACGAAGGTTCACCATCTTTATATTATGAAGTTTTGAATAGAATTAAGCCTTGTATTCATATGTGCGGTCATCTCCATAGCAATCATGGGGTTAAAGTAATTGAAAACACTACATTCATAAATGCTTCAAATTTAGATGAAGGGTATAAATGTGTTTACTCTCCAATACTAATAGAAATTGAAGATAGAAAAGTAAACGTAGTTAATTACTAATTTTTCATAATGTTTACTATTTATTGAAAATAATTTTATTTAAAACATGGTTTTATGAATATTAAGAATTTATTTGAATTTTTAGAAAAAAATTTAGTTGATGATATAAACGGTGAATTAGTATTAGATACTAATCAAATTGTTTGGACATTCGATCTCAATAAAGACTCTGAAGAAATTGATGAAGATAATGATTGCGATGAATTTAGTTATAATTTACAAAGCAATGAAGAAATACTTCAAGAAATATATGTTGAGGATCTTGATTGTATCGTAGAGTTGATTTCTGATTTTGATGATGAAAGTACATATACTTTTTCAGAACCAGAAATTGGTGAATATATAATTTCTTTTAAAATTTCTAAAGAAAAATAAAATAATCATTGCAAATTAAAATTAAATCATTTACATTTGTAATTATAAGCGAGAGTAGCACAGTGATAGTGCTTAAGATTTCCAATCTTAAGGTCGTGGGTTTGAATCCCACCTCTCGCTCAAAAAAATTTAATTAAACACATAAATCATGAAATTATTTAAAGCACTTAAATTAAAAAAGAAATTAATTGGTGAAATCACCAAATTAAAAGAACAAATTAAAGAAAAAAATTCTTATATTGTTGGTTCACTAAATTCAGAAAAATTTGATGTTAACGAACTCTATTCTGAATTACAAATAAAATTAGATGGATTAGTTAGTTTAAAATTTGCAATTAATGAAGCAAATAGAGAGATTCAATCTAAAATATTTGTGCTTTCTGAACAAAAAGCATTATTAAGTTTTTGGAACGAAGTTTCTGTTGTCGAAGGAATGCAACAACTAGGATATTCAGATACCATAAGAGAATATAAAGTTCAGGTTGATGAACAAAAACGTAATGAAATGGTTAAAGAATTCCAAAAAAAGATTGATGCCTTGCAGGAAGAACTTGATATATTTAATTATAATACTGAAATACCTTGGGACTCTTTAACTGAATAATTATCTTATATAGAAGTGTGATATTGAAAATTTAAAAGCATAATGAAAACAAGACTCAACGAAAACGATAGTGATTAGAATGTTCAAAATTTTTGTATTCATGTTTTTAAGATTTAAACTTTAAGATTCAAGACTTATTTTATCATTTAACTTTTGAATTAGATTTCACACTTCTTTTTATTTTCTTATTATAAATTTCGTAATCATAATTTCATTATGAAAGATTCAGCAATTAAGTTCGATTTTAATGATATAACAATAATACCTACAGTTCTAAGTGACATTGATTCAAGAAGCGAAATAAATCCATTTTTAGGTGTAAATTTACCAATATTTACTGCACCTATGGATATGGTAATCAATGAAAATAATATACATATATTTGAATCAAACAATATTAATATTTGTTTACCCAGAAATATTAAGTATGAAAAAATAAAAAATGAAAATTATTTTTATTCATATGGACTTGATGAAATTATTGAAAAATATAATGATGGTGTAAAATTACCAAAAAGAGTATTGATTGATACTGCTAATGCACACATGTTAAAAACATTTAATATTTCCAAAGCATTAAAAGAAAAATTTGGTAATGAAATTGTATTAATGGTTGGTAATATTGCAAATCCCGAAACATATAGAAAATATTGTGAAATTGGTGTTAATTGGCTAAGAGTTGGAATTGGCGGGGGTTCAGTGTGTACAACTTCGGCTAATGTTTCTATACATTTTGCAATGGCTTCATTAATTAATGAATGTTATTTAATTTCCAAAGAATTTGAAAATCCAACAAAAATAATTGGAGATGGTGGATTTAAAAATTTTGCTGATATAATTAAAGGTCTTGCATTAGGATCATCAGCAATTATGCTTGGTGGAATTTTTAATAAAACATTGGAGAGTTGTAGTGATACGTTTATTTTAGATGATGAAAACGATTATATTAGAGTCGATTATGAAGAATCATTAAAACTTTTTAATGAAGGTTGTAATCTATATAAATATTATAGGGGGATGTCAACCAAAGAAGTTCAAAAAATTTGGAATAGAAAAGAATTAAAAACTAGTGAAGGTATAACTAAATTTAATAAAGTAGAATATATTCTTCCTAAATGGTGTGAAAATTTTACTGATTATTTAAGAAGTGCTATGTCATATACTGGTGCAAGAACATTAAATGACTTTATTGGCAAAGTTGAATTTTGTCAAATCACAAAAAATGCATATGAGCGATTTAATAAATAAAACTGATTATTCTGAATTAATTCAAAAATATAGTAATATATTAGAATTGATTAATGCTGGTGATAACATTTCAAACCTTGCTGTTGTTATTGATATTGGAACTAAATATATTAAAGAAAAACATAATGATTTAAATCCAGATTGGAAAACTTGGTCACTGTTTTATTTACTTAAGAAATATTTGAAAAATAATGTTCAAAACAAATTTGAGATAAATAAAATTATCGATGAATTTGTTATTTATTATAAATTAGAATATCAAAATTATAATAATGAATTAGAATTATATGTGAGTGATTTTGATAGAGATTATGAATTTGTTTATGAAAAACTTTGAAATAAACTCTGAATTACATGATCAACTTAAATTAATACATTCTTTTCATAATGAATTAAAAAAAATTCGAAAAGAAATGGGAATTGATTCATATTTTGAATTATATAATGAACTTATATCTGAATTAAAAAATTAATTAAATTTATAATAATGAACGATAAGCTTGAAGAATTATATAATAAAGGTATTGAAATTTTTGGTACTGAAATAGATTTTAGTTTATGGTTACATAAAAATTCTTATGGTTTAGGAAATGTAAAACCAATTAAATTAATTGTTACTTCAGAAGGTATTGATTTGGTATTAGATGCACTAACCTCAATCGAATTTGGTACAACAGCTTAAAATTTTAATTTAATTCAATTAACTATTTATAGAAAATAGTTTTTATGAAATCATTACTACAATTAATAAAAGAAGAAATTCATGATTTTGTCTCAGATTATTGGGGAGACTCATCGGCTGAACCAACATTAGCAGATAAAGTGTATTTTAGAAATCAAGGAATAGAAACTAAACCTGCAGAAACTCAAGTAAGCGGTGAATTGATTGGTTATATTAAAAAACAAGTAGATAGACCACTAAGAGAAGCTGTTCCAGTGTATAAAAATCCAAAAAATCTTAATGGATATACTTCTAATACTAGAGGTGTTTTATTAACTAATGGTGATTTCTATGTGGCAAAAAGTTTTAATGCACTACATGATAGTATATTAGATTTACTTGCTGAAAAAAATATAATACCGTTAGCATCTAAATTTGATTATGCTGAAAAATACCCCAAAGAATTTGTTGCGGTTCAGAGAATTGAAAATTCAAATACATTTGGTCAATCAAGTGCTTATGATAGTTTTCCAAATTATTATATTGAAATATTTGATAACGGAGAAGCAAAACAACCCTATGGTTTTAGTCAATATTAATATTTTTTTGTTTAATAAAAAATTTCTCGCAGATGAAGGCAAGTATTGAAAGAATTAACAGAGAAAAGATTTTACTTATTTTAAACTGGTGTGAAAAAAAATTTGGAAAATCAAAATATTGGGAAACAATGCCAAGATTGAGGGTTTATAAAACAAATGGTCACACAAAAATAAAAAGATATAAAGAAGGAATATTTGGATATTTCATAGATAATGAAATTGTTATATTTGTTGGGAAACATAATTCAATAAAAAGTTTGTGTAGTACAGTAATTCATGAATATAAACATTATTTATCTGATTTTAGAGAATGGGAAACAATTCTTAATAAGAAAAATAATTCAACCGATAGCATTCACGATTCTAAATATGATGTATACAATTCTTCTTTTGAAAAGAAGGCCAGAAGATTTGAAAATAAATGGAAAGACGTTTGTTTTAATGAATTAAGAAATAAATTATATCAAAAATAATTAAATGGAAAGTCCATTAGATAATAACAATCAATATTCTTTTATTCCTCAGGGATATGAGCATAACATTTTGGATGAATTAGAAAAAATTGTGAAAGAAGAAATTGAGAAATTAGCAGAAAAAGAAAACCTGAACAAATAATAATTATATTCAGGTTTTTATTATCATATTATTTACTAATTTTTCTTATTTTAATATTTCTTAATTGTAAATTTAAATTCTTTATTCTCTACATCCATAAACACATAATTCTCTTCACATTTTACTTTGTATTTTAAATCAATATTGAAAAATAAATTACCAATATTTTCTGGTAAATCACTTAAAATGGATGTTTTAATAAAAAAATTAATACTATTATCTAAATTAATCTTAGATTCGGTAACAGAAAAATTATCATCATCCTCCAATAGTTTTAATGCTATTAGTAAATGTTTATAGAGTTCAATCTCTTCTTTATTTGCAAAATCATACTTAAGTGCCAAATCAAGAATATTTGTGCTTTCACAACATTCATCATCTTCGTCATCATCGAATTTTCCCATAAGTAAAAAATATAGATAATCAAATGTATGAAATATTATTTAATAAAAAAAGAAATTTAGAAAATTTATGTGAATAATTTATCCGAAATTGTATGAACAGCAGCTCCTGACTCCAAACCAATAAAAATGAGAATAAATGTATGTGGATGAATAAATTTGAAAATAATATAAACATCATGATTTAAAAATAGAATAACTAAAGGAATAATTGAGATATACAGAATTCTTATTATTGTACCAATAATTAAACCATGACTGAAAATACTTCTATGGTGAAACATCAACTGATATGGTATCCACACCATTTTCAATAGCCACCATCGGTTATATGGTTTTGAATTCATATCCAAATCTCCATTGAACATCAAAGATGAAAATAAATATAAACCAAAAATAATGCCTGTTGTTTTAATTTCTTTAGTTAAATAATAAGTAATAACTAAAACTACTGGTGAAACAACTAATGTAATAATGTCATGTGTTTTTCCGTTTGGCATGATAATATGTATTTAATTCAACAATAATTATTATGGTTATATATTACGAAAATTATTAATGATTGTTACAAGAAATATTTTGAAATTTTCATTGCAAATAAAATAAATTAGTTTATCTTTGTTCTCTAATAACAAATTTTTAATTCTTAAATGACAAATTAAAGTAAATAATCACATTAAATAATGAAGATGATATAATATATCATTATTAAGCCAAATATCAAAAAATGGTAAGATAAACATACTTAAACATAAAAAATTAATGAATACCAAACCATATAAAATTAGAAAATCCTATAAACTAACAAAGAAAGATTTAAAACTAATTGAAAAAAGATGTGAAGAAATTAAAAAATTTCTTGATGATTCAAGAAAAATTGATTATGAACAACTGAATAAGCCAATGGATATATAAAAATATTTTATAATGGAATATTCTCTTAAAATTGCCGAACTCCTAAAAAGAGAAAAGATTAGAAACGATAAATCATTCGAATTCATGAATAGAATGAACAATATGGAAATCATTCAATTTGAAAGAGAAATAGAATTAATACTAACTGAAGAGAATGTAGAAAAAAAATATCCTGATTGGAATTACGAATTCCTGAATAAACTAATTAACAGAGAAGCATTATATAAAATTTTTATAGAGAATGAAATTGATAAGAAATTTATCGTAAAATAACATTTAATTAATATATTATGAAAACATTAAAAGATAAAATCTTTAAACTAAGAAATGAATAATAAATATATTTCAATAAAGCAAGATTTACATAATCTAGGTTTTAACATAACCAAAAATATTGTTTTAGCTGATATTTGCGATCTCTTCGAAAATTCGGATATCACCACCAGAATTACCTATAGATACGGAAATAAAAACTTTTGTTTAGAAAAACTAGATTTAAAAACAGATAAATGGATAACAATATTTAAGGGAATAGTAAATAATAAGAATGATTTAATGAAAATTCTAAAAAAACATGATAATAATTAATTTTAATTAAAACACAATTCAATGAAAACAAAAGAAGAAACAAACAATCTTGACCCCAATATTAATCCACAACTTACAAATCATGTTTATTTGGTAAAATATGATAGTGGTCTATGGGATACTTATGAGTGGAAAATAATTGGAATATTTTCAAACAGAATAGATGCACAAAAAGTTTGTGACGATATAAAAAGAAAAATTGAAGAAATTAAATTAATACCATGTCCAGTTGATGAAGAAAAAGAACTTGAATTTACAGAGGAAGAAGATGATCTGTACTTTAAATGGTTATGTGAACTTAACGATGCAAAAGAATTCAATAAATGTGTTGTTGTAGAATTTGTACTAGATAAAATGGTGGAATAAAACTGTGACTTAAATGTAATTAAAACTTAATATATTATGAAATCAGAAAATATAGATTACCTCTTTAATGAAGGATTTATTCCACTAATTGATTATGAAACCAAATTTAATGATAAATTATTAATTTGGTTCCCCTCTTCTAAATATAGAAAAAATAATATCATCGCAACTCCATATGAAAACCATATAATCTATTTTGAAATAACTAACGTTAATGTAAATCCTCTAACAGGATATAGAACACCTGATTTAAAAGAAATTAAATATAAAAATAATTAAAATAAGAATTTAAATTTAATAGTATTAATAAATAAAACACAATGATCCATACCCTTAAAATAAGTGAAATAGTCAATAGAAAAATCATTAGAAATGATAAGTCCGAAGAATTCCTTAATAAAATGACTGACGAGGAAATAGAAATCTATTTTAAAGAAATTGAACATAGTCTAAATGAAGAAGAGGTTGAACATAAATTTCCAGATTGGAATATTGCAGTTTTAGCTAAAATAATCGATAGAAGTATTTTATATAATTTTTTCATTGACAATGATGTGGAAAAACATATTAATAAACCAATAATTATTACAAAATAAAATTCAACATGATAACAAAAATAAAGGAAATTGGAAATTATTATGGTTCTTTACATGTAAAAAAAGACAATAGAAAATATTATATGAAAGTATTTTGTGAAGTATCAGAAAGAGAATGGAAAGAAATAAGCAAAGAACTTTATGATTTGTTAATTATACTAAATTGTGAATAAAATAATTTTATATTAAAACTTTTATTATGGGTGTAGATTATGATGCCAACTTTGGAATTGGTTACAGGCTTAAGAACAAATTCTTCGAGGATGATGAAAACGGTGAAGAATTTGATATGGAATCATATCTTGATGATGTAATCACTGATGATTTCAGATATTTTAAAACTGGAAGCGGTAGTTATACTGGTGAAGAAAATGAATATTATCTGGTCATAAAAAATCCTTTTGAAACAGGATTGGATTTAACTGAGAAGAAAAAATTGCTTGATGATTTCCTTGCGAAAAATGATCTTGAAGTCGATGGTGATTTTGATGTAGTTGGTGGATTACATGTTTGGTAATAATGTGTTGTGAAATATGTGCCTTAATGAAGGGGTTTTATAAATTATATTTGTCCAGTTTATTTACTAAAATACTGGACATTTAAATGATGGTATTATTAACAATAAATTTTATGAAAGGTATCTCATCGAAACAATTTTGCCCTACAAATGATTTTAAGGTAGGAAAACCAGAAGGTAAATGCTGGAGCAATGGTAATTATCATTGTAACGAATGTAAGTGGTTAAATCCATTCTTTTTAGATAAAGAGGTTTTAAATAATGCATTAAGTTCTCAAGGTGGAATTAGAATAACAACATTTAATAATAGGTTTTTGTAAATGGAGAAATTTTTTTATAAAATTTTTAACAAGTCACTTTTAATAGGGTGACTTTCTTTTTCTGGTTTTTATAAAAGAGGTTTTATTAAAACAGAAAAATTATTTTGAAAAAATTTTAACCTTTAGAAATATTACTTCTGTAGCACCCACAGGGGTTTTGACGGGAGGGACCGGCATCCCTAGAGCCGGAGGATACCCAATACCCATATACATGTAAGTTAGTTTAGAATCATTCCATATAACTAAATTAAATCAATACTATCTTTATTTACCTTAATATTATCTACATTACCTATAATAAAATCCCTGAACTTATCTGATCTTAAGTCTAAGTATTTCTTAATGGCGTTCTTTGCAAGAGTCTTATCATTGCTCTTTACTTCTTTATATTCACCCTTAACCAGAACAGTTTTATTAATAGCTTGACCAAAGATATGAAGCTCACAAGTTTCTTTATGCAGTCTTATAGCAGGAGTAAGATTTATATAAGTATCACTTTGTGCTTTACTCTGTGTTGATCTTTCGTCAGGGTCTTTACTAAGGTTTTTTTCTGCACTGGATAAAAGTTCCTGAAGAGCAAGTTTACAAACTTCAATAGCAATATTAGATTTACCAGCTATTTCCTTTAGGTTTTCATCATTACAATTACTTAGCTTTTCAAAATCTGTTTGTTTAGCATTATAAACACTAAGATTGACATTAATGATGTGATTAGCTATCTCACCAGTGCTTTTGCTTTTATAGTTGTTAAGGCTAATAAAAGAAACACCCTTAAGGGATTGAAATTTGTTTATAAGTTCTTTAGTGTTTTTCATTTTATTTTGCAGTTAAAGTATACGCATATTTTGGATCTATTATAATTTCTATTTCTGTTTTACCCAATTCTATTAATTTAGATGCAACCAATTTATTTGATAATCTTTCACCATCAGTATCAAATATATTTTGTGCAATACTAAATAAATCCATTGGTCTAAATTGTCTAACATCAATTACAGTAGAATTAAAAGTTATACCTAATTTTGTGTATGTTGTTTTCATTGTGTTATATTTTATTCAGTATCTAAAAAATCGGTTTTAGTATCATACATTTGTTCGTAGTTTGTATACGTGTATGTTTTGATTCCTGCTGCCTTTGCAGCTTCAATCATAAGTAATATATGTTCTTCCATGATGTTTTATTTTATTGGTTTTTCATATCGTTAATTACCTCTTGAAACTTATTTTGCAAATAGGTTGCTTCTTGTTTTGTTAATCTATCTTTGGTTAATACAAAGAATGCTGTTTCTTCGTCATTTATTACAACATCAATATTGTAGGTATTACCCTTAACTTTATTTCCTATTGACATTTCAATTGTATTCATGTTATTTTGTTTTAATTGGTTTATGAGAACAAATATAAACTATAGTTTATTGTTTTCCAAATTATTTAACACTTATTTTAGTTTAGATTCAAACCAGTCTCTAAATTTAGTCAAATATTTATCTGCAATAATAAAACTATATAATAGTAATATATAAAATGCTATGTTACCAAGTGTTGTAAATCCATATGTTGAAATTATTGCTATAGGTAAATAGATAATTAATATCAATATTATTATGCAAAACCATTTAATTATTCTCATAATGTTTTAGTTTTTATATACATTAAAATTTAGGTTTCTATTGTTTGGATTAAGGGCATATTTAAAATCTATTTCTTCTGGAGGTAAAAGAGAATGATTAATTGTATTAAATTTGTTTGTGTTAGTTCTTAGAAATATTTCATTCATTTCCTTATTAGGAATTGGATTACTGTACATGATCATTTCTTCAAAAGAAATTACATAGTCTAAGGTTAATTTATTCATGGTTGTTTGTTTTTATTGGTTTATGACAGTAAAGATATAACAAGAAAAATTTAAAACCAAATTATTTAACACTTATTATTTTAATAAACTTTATAACCCTTTTCTTTAAGATGAGAAATAGCTTGGTTATATTCTATTTCAGTTTCATATGATGTTAAATACATATAACCATATAGAGGATTGCTTTTATTCTCTGCTTCTTTCTTTGTTAATTGTCCATATATTTTATAATATGTTTTTTTTAACTGTATGTTATGTCTTTCACCTATGTAAAACTTTAACTTTTTCATTGCTGTTTGGTTTTTAATTAAGATTCATATTCATTACATCTATGTTTGAGATTCCAAGTATATTTGTTTTGATTATAGTTAAATATTATTTCTTTTACGAAGGTAATTATTTCATCATAAGATAAATTATCTAATTCAGGCAAATGTTTTTCATTAGGGTAATCTTTAATAAATTTTTTGTTTGATGAGAATTTAAATAAAATATTGCCAGAATATTTACCTAAGAAATTTAAACCTACTATTATTATATGTGTTTCTAACTCAAAATTGTGATCATCTCTGATCCTTCTAATATAAACAGTATGATCAGATTCAATAATAGTTCTATTGAATTCTTTTTCTATTGTTGAGGTATTATTGAATAGGTTTAAAGTTTTCATAATACTTTCTTTTTGGTTTACATCTATATTACGTAAGTTGTATATGATTTGTTACAAAGATGTTTATTTAATTCTATATATTATATGTCAGTGCATATAAATTAAGATTAATTTAGTTAATTATATTCTATTACATATAGTATTATGTTCACTCTTTTTATCTGTTCATTGTAAATGAACATTAGATTATATTGAACACTTTTATTTAGATTTAATATAAATTATGATTTTATTTAAAAATAAACCTCTTTAAATTTTTTTATTCTTATATGTTGACATATATTTGTATTCATAAACCAAATAAAACAAAAAACAATATGAAAACTTCAAAAGAAAACATTATTGACAATGCAATTAAAGCAAAGTTAAGCAAATTGCTACCTGACAGTAATTTTGGTGTCTTTATTAGACAAACGATATTCTCAATAACTGTTTGGAATTGGGTTATTGTGGCTAAACGAATGCAAAATTACTTTCCAGAAGAAAAAGAAAACATTCAAAGAATATTAGATTTTAATTTATCAAATAACGAAATAAAAAGATTTGATTATGAATAGTATTTTAAGAGAGGTTCTAACACAACCTCTTTTTTATTTTACTATTATTTCATATTTTTTCTAAAAATAAGTGTTAAATAATTTTTTTATTTCAAACCTTTGGTCTATCTTTGTTTTCATAAACCAATAAACAAAAAACAATATGAAAAATTTTAACCAAATTTACGCTCAGTTCTACACTGTAGTATTGAACTTCATTTCTTTTAAGCTACATAATTCTGAAGTAGCTGAAGAACTAACAAATGATGTGTTTATTAAGGTAAACAATCATTTAGAACAGTACAATGATAAGTACAGTTTTAAAACTTGGTTATTTGCAATTGTAAGAAATTGCATTATTGATTATTACCGAAGTGAAGGTAAAAGAAACAATCTTACTGTTAATGTAGGATCATTTGTTAACGATGAAGGTAAAGAGTTTTTTAGCTTTATCGAAAATGATAGTGCTTCGGACAATGTAGAAAACAACCAGCTCAGTAATAAAATTACTGAAGCACTTAACAATCTTAAAGGTAATTATAAGCTTGTGGCTGATCTTTTCTTTGTTCATGAAAAACAATATAGCGAAATAGCAGAGATTTTACAAATACCTATCAATACTGTTAAGGTAACATTAATGAGAGCCAAAGAAATGTTACAAACTGAATTAGTGCAGGAATATGAAAACATGTTAGCTTAAGAAAATTTAATAAAAAACTATTATTTTTAAAGAGGTTATTTATTGACCTCTTTTTATTTTACTATTTTTCATAAAATAAGTGTTAAAAAATTTGGTTTTAAACCTTTCTTGACTTATCTTTGTTTGTATAAACCAATAAACAAAAACTATTATGAAAGCAAAAATTAAAACAATAGATATTCAAGCCAAAGAATGGTTTGATAAAGTAAACGGTAATTCTTATTTTTCTGCAACAGTAACAATAAACTTCGGTTTAAAAAGTGAAGAGAGTTTCTTTATTCCTTTGCATTATGGCTATGGTGATCAGTATAGCCACGAAGCATTTAAACAATTAATTGCAAAGGGATATTTTAAGAATGTTCCTAAAAATATTGCTTATTGTAATTTCTTTGAAGAAAATAAAATTATCTTTAGAGCCAGTATATATAAGAATTGCTTAAAACGTGAATTAAGTTATTAAATACTTATTGGAACATTTACCACAATTTAAAATAAAGTGGTGAATGTTCTCTTTTATTAATTTTCTTAAACCAAACCACAATGAATATAAAGGAATTACCTAAAGGCACTGCACTATATGAATATAATCAATTATCTTTGAGTGCTAAAGAAATAGCCAGAAAAGAAATAATTGCAATAGGACTACAATATTATAATATTGATTTAAATAAATATAAAGCAAAAAGTAAAAACGAATATTCATTTTTGTATTAATTCACCTCAATTTAGATATCTCATGAGCAGAAAAATACAGATTAATAAATTAAATATACTTAAATATTGTGAGAACTATATAATTAGTAATGTTTCTCATTTTACTGTAGAAGGGAATTACGTAACTTTTTTTATTAAATAATACAGAATTTTTGTAACAAATAAGATTTAATTACGTATAATATTAAAACAAAACAACAATGAAATATAGATATAGAAAGACAAACTTTATGGTAAGGTTCTTTAAAAACTTTTTTAAAGAAAAAGGTAAAAAGTTATCTTCAAGTAAGGAAATGAGTTATAAATTTCATATAAGATCTTTTTTTGATGGTTCAGAATATGTAGAACCTATGGTTAATGTTTCTTTATCTTCTTTAGGTATAACAAACCTTTCTTTTAGAAAGTTCAAGAAAGAAATTGTAATTACAATAACACTTGAAAGACCGGGGTTATTAATTGGTAAAGGAGGATCAACTATTAATAGATTAGAATCTTATCTTTCTACTCCTGAATTGCCTGTAAATATAGAAATAATTGAGTCAAGGCTTTGGAATTAAAAATACATTCATAATATTGGTTTATTGGTTTGGTTTAAAAATCCCTTGATTATAGAAATATATTTCAGGGGATTTTTATTTATAATGATTTTAAATTAAAACTTTATTAAAAATAAACCCTAATAAATTTTTTTATTCTAGGGTTTTGATCTATCTTTGATACCATAAACCAATAAACAAATAATAATTATGAAAACAATTGAAACATACTTACCAATATTTCCGGGGTTTTATGAAACAATGTTTGAACCCTATGAAGATAATGAGATCGATCATTTCAATGACTTAAGGATTGAAAACAAATTAACTCCAGTTACTTATGATCAATTTAAGTTTGATTATGAAGAGTATGAAAACTCAATAGGTAAACAATGTTGTGTATTTATTGAAAATCAATTAAGTTCTTACATAAGTGAAATTAAATTTCAATCAATTTGCTCACCAAGAGAATATAACTTCGCAAACGATTCAATTAACTGTGAAGTTCTTTTGTCTGATGAGAACATTTTATCAATCAAAAACTTTATAGAATCTCATTCAAAGGAATTCGAAACATACATAAAAGATAACTATAGTTCTTATGATGGTTTCTTTTCTCATTATTCTAATAATCCTAATGAATGGATTAACGAACTTGATAAGGCATTAGAACATAAACACCAATTAGGTAGTATTCTAAATTTCATTTGCTTGTGCTTAGATGTTAACGAAAGTGATATGTTTGAAGCTTGTAGCGATATTTATTTTCAACCTGAAAATAGTGAAGATTTAGAGTATAATGAATTTTGCCCGGTTTGTAAAGAGTTTGTTTCTGTAAATAGTTTTGCTGGTAATTGCTGTACAACTTGCAGGGATGAAAAAATATCTAATTTCGAGTTGTTCTTATGTTCTAAGTGTAAAGACGAGATAACCAATGTACAAGAAAAAAGACATTTAACATATCAATTATTACACGGGCTAACATTGTACAGTGAAATACTATGCAATAAATGTCAATAAGATTATTGTAACCTTATTCAATTAATTACGTATAAGAAATATAAACCAATAAAAACAAAATATTATGAGCAGTGATACTAAATTTTATACTCCGGTAAAACCTTCATTTAATGAAATAATGATCGTTTTAAAATTAGAATTCGAGAATGTAATGATAATTGACGATAACAAAAAAGATGAATTTCGCTTTTTTCGTGTTATGTTAACTTACCAAGGTGAAGAGAGAATGATGTGGGTTTTCTTTGATTCACCTGATTTTGATAAAGAAAAACCTCATACATGCTTTGATTTAGGTGCATATAGTAATAGTGTTGAGATTATGCAAACCATTGCAAAGTATTTCGGCGGCTGGTTAATCGAAAATGATTGTAATGATAATATTAAACCTTATTACATTGAAAACAATTGTTCAATTGATAAGAAAAATTCAGATTATCTTTATGAAGCACTTGCAAAAGAATTCAGCTATAAAGATGTTGAAAAACTCTGTAAGTTTATTCAGGAAAACAAAAAGCTTATTACCGATCTTAATTTTGGTTTAAAATAAAATACTATAATAGATTGATTTTTTAAAGAGGTTCTAATAGACCTCTTTTTTATTTAAAAATAAGTGTTAAAAAATTTGGTTTTAAACCTTTCTTGACTTATCTTTGTTTGTATAAACCAATAAAAACAAAATGATAATAATTGCAAACATAAGATATGCTGATGAACCAAGCGAATTGATTCCATTAACTAAAATGAATATTAAATTTGTTAAAAGATATGGCGATACAAAAATAGGTTATTATTCTCTTAATTATAATGATGTTAATAATTTTGGATATGCTTCATTAGGTAAAGAATTACCCGAAAGTTATTTCTTAAATAAGAAAGTAAAATATATTAATTCAAAATACATTAAATAAGTGTTAAATAATTTGGAATACATAAACTTTTGTTATATCTTTGATAGCATAAACCAATAAACAAATAAGATTATGAAAACTAAAGTAAATAATACCAGAAAAGAAATTACCTACAACAAAATAGTTAATTTTGAAAACAATGAAATTACTGTCTTAGATGGTGTATTCAATTATGGTGACATACATAATGAAGGTAAAGTTTTTAAGGGTGCAACGGGTTCAAAATTTGAGGTTGTTTCAAAAAAACAGTATTGTAATACAATGCAAAAAAAGAACGTAATTGATAAATTGGAGGATCTTGAAATTCCTGAACATTTTGGCAAGGGTAAAAGTGCTTTAAATAAATGTTATTTAGCAATGAAAGTAAATAATGAGATTGAAGATTTTATGTTTGATCTTAGTTATTTTGAATTGTGGGATTATTTAAGAGAAGAACTTAATTTAAGTTTAGATCAGGCATATATTTTTAATTGTATTGGTGGTGGTCGTTGTTTTGAAAAAGATTTTCAGGGCAATATTAACCCTGAATTATCAGAAGTAATAAGAGAATACGAAAGCTAATAATTAATGTACTTTTTGCCCTGCTCTGAAATAAAAGCAGGGTTTAGTTAGTAGAAACCAAAAGATATGATGTTATGAAAAATATTATAATTGATAACTACCTAAAAGCTAAATCAGTGTTTAATAAGGCTGATGAAGATTTACACAAATATTTCAAAAAGAAACATGAGAAAAGTATTAATGATGCAACCTCATTAGAAGAACTTAATCAAATAAAAGAACAATTGAGAATTATGCCAGAGAGTGTGGGAAAAGTTCTTTTGTTTAGAGAAATTATAATTAAAGAAGAAAATATTAAACAATCTTTGTAACAAACAATGTCCAATGTACGTATAGTATATATAAATCAATAAACAAATAATGTCATGAGCTATAGAATAACTAAAAAAGATATTGAAAGACAAGTTAATATTTTAGCTGAACTTTCAAATACAAAGAAAACCGAAGATTGTAAGCAATACCTTGCTATTGATTATGCACCTGTTTATGGTGGTTATCGTTTGGTAATGGTAGGAAGTGAAAACGGTGCACATTACGGTGCATTTAATCAATCTTCATGCTGTAGTAGAATGAGTGCAAAAGAATTTAGTTTTTATCTTAGTGGTTTAATTTCTGGTATTGAATCAGTAAAGAAAAATAGTGTTATAGGAAATTTATAATTAAGTTTCCTTCTTAAACATTTTATTTTTATTATACATTTTTAAACCAAAACAATTATGAACCAGTCAATAAAATACTTTGAAGTCTTTAGAAGTAAATTTGATAAGAAAAATAATATTGCTTCTATCAATACTATTGCTATTTTCACAGATACTTTTAAAAGAATTAGTGATAACTATACACAATGTTCATTTAAAAATTATGGGTATGAGTGCTTAATGCCAATGGCTATGAAAAAATATGTAGCTATTAAGGCAGTAACAGCACAATTCATAAATGATTGTTGTAAAGAGATAACAGTTGATAAGGTAGATCAAATATTAATACAGGAAGTTAACAAAAGATAAAACGATCAATGTACATATTAATAACTGAGATTATGAAAATATAAATATTAATTTTTCATAAGGGATTTTTTATAATTTTTTATAAAAAAGATTCTAAAGAAATAGAAAAGAGAAAAAAGTTTTGTGTGTAAGCCCCCAAAAAGTAATAATATTTACAAATAATATGAAAAACAAAGAACTAAGATCAAAACTAAATTTAGAACTAAATTCAGAACTATATTCAGAACTAAGATCAGAACTAGATTCAGAACTAACTTCAATATAAGAATTAATAAATTATCCCATACTACCAACAATATTTAATATTAATTATTGTTACAAACTCAGTATTAATGCTATTTATTGAAAGGTTCATTAACAGTATGTTTTACATATTTTTATATAGTTAAAGTACAATTAAAACATAATTAACTTGGTTAAAATCAAATTTAGAAAAAGCATTATGAAAAACAAAGAACTATATTCAGAACTAAATTCAGAACTATATTCAGAACTAAGATCAGAACTAGATTCAGAACTATATTCAGAACTAAATTTAGAACTAAGATCAAAACTATATTCAGAACTATATTCAGAACTAAATTCAGAACTAGATTCAGAACTAAATTCAGAACTATCTTCAATATAAGAATTAATAAATTAACCTTCCTGTAACAAAAGATATTTATTCTCGTATAGTATTTTATAAACCAAAAATAAAACTATTATGACACCAGAAGAAATAATAAACGGGAATATATTAATAGCTGAATTTTTAAATTGGGACACCTGCGAATATATTCAAAGAATAACTAACTCAAAACATCCTTTATATAAGATTAAAAAAGAACCAATAACAGTTTTTTGTTTACCAATTGATCACCCTATTGTTAACGATATCTATACAGATAGACCCGGATTTAGTTGGAATTATGACAAAGAAGATGAAAACGGGAATACTATAATAAGATTAATATTCTTTAATGAAGATTTAATTTTTCACTCTTCATGGAATTGGTTAATACCAGTTATTGATAAAATTACCTCAACAAATGATTATTTTGATTTTAAAGATAAAACAACTAGCATTGTAGATGAAGGAGGTATTTTTATTAATTACAGGTTTATTGAAAACACATTTGAGCAAGTAATAGAGTTTATTAAGTATTATAATAGTATTCAATAATATTATTTTAAAAATAAGTGTTAAAAAATTAGGTTTTAAACTTTTCTTGTTATATATTTGTACTCATAAACCAATAAATAAAAAACATTATGGAAACCAATACAAATTTATTAAAAGCATTAGCCTTAATGCAATTCTTAGGTAATAATTATATTCTAATTAATGATACTGAAGATCCTGATCTTTTTCAGGCTTTTGAAGGTAATGAAATAGAAGAAAGAGATAAATATATTTTATATTGTTTCGAAAAAAATCTTACTGAAGAAGATTTTACCTTTCTTGAGTTCTGTAATGAAAACCTTACCGAAGTAGAAGGAATTGAAGGCGATGAAGAAAGAGAGAATTATATGGTTTTAACTGATGAAGAAGCTCAAGAAAAAGTAACCGAATATATAAAAGAATCTATTTGGGCTTTTAATGCTGATTTTATTATCGGTGAATGTGAATTGGATTTTTCAGGTGAAAAAAGTTTACAAAAAATGCAAAGTGATTCTTGTGAAAATTGTAACGATTTTTTACTATCATTAGTTGAAAAAACCTGTGGTATTGAGACATTTGTTGACGATGCAATAAGATCAGATGGTAGAGGCCATTTTATGAGTTCTTATGATAGTAATGAAAATGAAGAAACTGTAGAAGGTGAAACATTTTATATTTATAGAATAAATTAAGTTTTCCTGCTTAAACTTAATAAAACACCTTAGATAATTGTAACATTGTTTAAGGTGTTTACGTATAATGTACAAACCAAAATAATATGATTATGGAAACCAATAATATTAAATATGCTTTAACATTAAGAGAAATATCTAACGATGCTTTTGTACGTATACCAATAAGAGAAATTAATAATTGGTATGTGGGTAATATTAATCCACTAACATTTTATAAGAATGTACTAAAGGAATTTTTTAAAAAAGAATTAGAACCGATAAAAGAATCTAATTATTATAATTCAACTATTGATATATTAATTGCTAACGAAGTGAATATTTATAGTGATTTTTTTGGTTATTACAATAGTAGATTAATATATAAAAATGAATTTTTGTTTTTAAATCCAGAACCTTATAATGGTTCTCAGTCAGATTTTATGCTAAAATATGATGAAACATTATTATCTTATTTGTAACAATATTCTAATTTAATACGTATAATATCAATGTACATAACTAATATTGTAATTATGGAACCGAAATATATTGCACAGGGTTTAGCTGAAACTTGGAAGAAAGAAAAATTAAAAGATAGTGAAAATAATAAAGTAGCTCCTTTAATGAGATTTTTAGAATTTAATTATAATGAGAGATATGTTGCTCTTTGTTATAGATTAAATATTACTCCTGTTTCTTTAGGTAAATGGTTAAGGAAAGAAATTAAAGATGTAGTTTAAATACAATGTACAAATAGTTTAATTTAAAACATACTGAAATGAAAAAGGGTTATGTAATTTACAAAATTTTTGATAAGACATATTTTTTTGGTGCTAATCCTAAACCGATCTTTTCTTCTGATAATTGGATTATATTTGATACAGAAGAACAAGCAATAAACAGATTAAAAGAAGAGTATGAACTATTTGAAACATATTTTGAAGGACAATATTTAATTATTATTCCTATTATATATTTTGAATATTAGATCAATGTACATAACTAATACAATAATATCATGTATAACTATAAAGAAGAAAGAGAAAAGATATTTACAGAACAAGGTCAAAAATTGTTTATTAAAATAAGAGATAAATCTAAGGAATTATTATATATTTCTGGTGCTTTTAGATTAGATAAAGTAATTGAAGGTTGTTTGGGTAATAGTTGGGTTATGCTTGCTTGTATTGATTATTTAGTCGAAACAAAAGAAATTATAGAAGTAAATAAAGATCAGGAAATAGCTGCACAACACAGAGTTTTTGTTAAAGGATAAATAAAACGTTTTCTATTGTAACAATATCCATTAAACATACGTATAATTAAAATAATAATATTAAATATAATAAATTTTAAAATATGAGACACATTAATAACCTTAAAAAAATTAACGATTTTCTTTTATCCTTAGATATTCCTTTTAGAAATGAAGGAAATATTTTTTATTTAAACGAAGACAAATTTCAAATTCGTTATGTAGATTCAGAAAATCATAAAATGGATTATGAGAAAAGATTTGGCATTAAAGGCATTCCACATAATTACTTTATTAACATAACAAAAAAGAATAAAGAATTAGGCATTAGAACGATGTGGATCAAAGATTGGGAATTAGAGGAAACTAAAACAATTACTAGTATAGAAGGAAATGTATTGACTGATTATAACCGTAAATGGAATGTTTTACAGTCATATATTAAAACTGCAACGGGTAAAATTAATAACCGTGTCTTTGCCAGAGATTGTGAAATAAAACAAATAACAAATAAAGAACTTAGACCGTTTTTAGATGAAAATTGTTTCTACGGTTATAGAAGTTCTAATATTAATTTGGGTTTATATCTTAAGAAAGATAAGAATAATGTTAAAGCTGGTACATTATTAATGTGCTATACATTTGGACACCCTTTCTTTGGAAAGGGTTTGTACGATGTTGAAATAATTAGGGTAGCTACAAAACTAAATCACCAAGTAATTGGCGGTGCAAGTAAATTATTAACTAATTTCTTAAAAAATTATCCGGTTTTGAATATAGCTGGTAAAGAAGTTAATGTTAATAAAATAGTTTTTATAGTCGATGCTGATCACAATGATGCTAAATCTTTAGATACTTTAGGTTTTACTTTTGTCAGTCATTCTGGTAATGGTTTTATGAATGTTGAGGCAGCAACAGGAAAAGTATTTCATCGTCAACCAATGCACCATAAACTTATCATGGAAAGAATGGCAAAGGGTGAAGTTTATAGCGTTGCTAATGCTGGCTCAATTATTTATACAATAGATAAAAATGAGTATTTGAAAAAACTTGATAATAAAACAGAGGTTGAAAACTAATTTGTAAAATAGAGAAATTTTATAAATATCTATTCTTACAATGTCCACTTAAGATCGTATAATGTACAAACAACTTAATAAAAACAATTATGAATTACACTGAAATAGAAATTGAAACCATTAAAGCTAATGCCTTTGATAAGGGCTGGAGATATGGTTTATTTACTGGTTTAACAATTGTATTAATATGTTTTATTGTTGCGTGTATTTTAATATAACATTATTGTAACAATGTCCATAAAATATACGTATATTATAACATAGTTCATTCAAATGAATTAAGACTGGAGTTTAAGAGACTCTAATAAAGGATAAGCCAACTAAAATAAAAATGGCTAAAGATAAAATGTCTTTCGAGAAGAAGAGAGGAAGCAGTCAATAAATTTGTTTGAATGAACGAATAATTAAAATATGTATTAGTATAAATCAAACCAAAATTATTATGTATACAAAAGGAAATTGGACAATAGACGGTTCACAAATAGTATCTGTAGAAAACCATAAAGAAATGGATCAATCAAACGAAACTATTTGCGATTTTAATCCCGAAACAGAATATCCAACAGTACACGAAAGAAGTGTAAAAGAATCTTTTGAAAATGCTAAACTTATTTGTAAAGCTCCACAAATGTATGAAGCTATCAAAGAAGTATTAGATCTATTCGATGGTAATGGTGTTCCAAATATCGAATGGATTAAAAATCGACTTACTGAAAGTATATCTTAAAATAAATTAAATCTTATGCGAAGACATAAATTATTATCTGAAATATTTGAACATGCTAAAGTTATTGGAGCAAATACAAATACATTAGCTTTTTTAATAGCAACAATGACAGATAAAGCACTTACAAAATTTCATAAAGAATTTATGAAAAAACAACCATATAAAGAAAATAACAAATAATCTAATCTTATGTCAAGATTCATCCTTAGAAACCAAGATAAAATATCAAAAGCTTTAGGTAAGGATTATGTTAAGCTTTTATTAGATAGCCTTAAGGATCATTTTAATTCTAATAAGGAAATAGAAGAACATACATATGAGAATCTAAAGTATAAGATAATACACATACAGAATGTACAAAAGAATACTGATTCAATATTTGAGTTTGCAATAGTAAAGAAAACATTCGATGTTTATACTCTTGCTTATTATTCTTGTATGAGTTAAAAACCTAAAATAAATAATATCATGACTGTAGATGAATTTATAATAGTATTACAAAATCTGAATCCTGCTTTAAGAGCAAAGGAAATTGTAATAACTGCACCAAATGGATTACAGTTTGAACCAAAAGTAAAACAACAACTAATTGAACCCTATAATATTTTTGGTGGTATTGAAAACGTTAAAAGCATGGTAATAACTTATGAATAAATGTTTATTAACAATGTACATAATTAATACCATAAGAAAATGAAATATAATTCAATTGTATTATTAAAAAATAATGAACCAGTTAAACTATTTGATAACTGGTTCAATGCAGGTAAATGGACTGATGAGAATATTAAATCAGAACATACTTTATATTCATTTAAAAAACTTAATTATTTTAAATCATTATTATACAAATTAGAAATATGGTTATGAATAAAATAAACTTTTCCATGAGTAGAATGTACAATTATTTTATTTTTTCGAAAACACTAGATAAAATAAAATCAACACTAAGAAGAGATTTAGATTCAAAACTAGAATCAGATCTATTTACTGAATTATACTTAAAACTAGATTCAGAATTAGAAGTAGAATTCTATGATGAACTAGATTCAGATATAGCAAGATCTATTTACAAAATTATTTAAATAAAACCAAATGAAAAATATTTTATTAAAAATTGGCGATACTGTAGAATTATATAATGGAACTAAAGGTACTGTTAGTGCTTTGAACTTAGAAACATATGAAATTGAAATATCTAATCCAAATTCATATCCACAATGGTTTCATAAAATGAATATTAAAACCTTAAATAGTAAAGAAGTACTAGCTCAAGATTTAATAATTGAACCTTATTTTTTGTAACATTTCAATCTTATCTCACGTATAATATAAAAACAATACTATATGAAAACAATAATTGTAATTTCAATAATTTATCTTATTAGTTTTGTCGGTGCTTATTTCTTTATTAAAAAAGCATATTCTAAAAATGGTAAATGGTTTGATCTTAATCCAGATTTTGTTGATTTTTTAATTGTTATTTTACCTTTAAGTAATACAATATTAGGTTTTATGTTTATCTTTGGTGTTTGGAGAAAAGATAGAAAGAAATATGATCATAACCTATCTAAATTCTTTGGAGTTAAAAAATTATAATGATATTTACTTTTTTCATAATTGTTTGTTTGGTTTGTTTAACTCCCCTTCGGTTATTGGTTTACCTAGGGGAGTTTTACTGTTTTAAAAAGATTTGATGAGATGGTAAATATTGAATACAATAAAAATTTTAACCTTAATTTTATTTTCAATGTCATTGATAATTTATATTTTACTTTAGTTGATTTAGTGCAGCAAGAAGGTAGAATGATATTTGCTTCTGAATTAGATGAGATAATATAATAACATGTCTTATGAAGAATAAAATATTAGTTGATGCTTTACATCAAAAAGGAAATTATCTTAATATGGAAAATATTAATTTAAATGTAGATTTAAAAATGAGTTTTGGTGAAGATTTAGAGACATTTCACAGAGAATTTGATGTGGCATTATTAATTTCATTATATAATAATTAAATAATTTTATGAAAAATATAATTATTGATATTCTACTAAAAAGAGAACTATGTAAGATGAAAAGTATTATTAATTCTGTTCGAATGAATGATGATAACATAGAGGATTATTTAAATACTAATTTATATTTAATATTGAAAGCAAACTTAATATTTGAAATAAATAATGACTTTGGTATTAATTTAGATACAGAACTAAGTTCTGATATAGATACTGAGTTTTTAAACTAATTGCTAAATGAAAAAGTTTATAATAGACATATACAATAATAAGTTTCAGTTATATTTGGGTTTTACTTTGGTATCTGAGTCTGGTTTTAGTATTGAGCAACCAGATGAATTTTTTAATGAAAAATATTTTACACTATATGAATTAAAGACATTAGAGGAATTTCAGAGACAAGGATTTGCAAAATATTTATTATATCAGATATTTGATTATGTAAAGAATGAACTTAGGATTAATATTATTACATTAATTGTTTATAAAAATAATCATAGTGCAGTAAATTTATATTTAGATAGTGGATTTGAAATATATAATGACTATGATGATTCATATTCACTAATAAAAACTTTTGTCTTATGAAAAATGAAGTTTTAAATAATAGTAATATGTTCTCTAATTTACATATGTTTCATAGTGAATTAGGTACTGACTTAGATTCTGAATTATTTTATAAAGTTTCAATTAGAAATGAATATGTTGAATTAAATGTTATTTTTTATGAGGAGTTAAATTTTGATAATTAATTAAAATAGATATTATATGAATAATATTGAAAATTTAAATAGTTTGGAAAATAATTTATTTTTGTTACATAATAGTTTTAATATATTAACAAATAATACTCTAGATTTAGATTTATACTTTTTCGTTGATAAAACATTATGTGAAGAAATGGAAGTTGTTATATCATTAATTGAATTAGAATTAAAGTATGAATTACATTAAATAAATTTAGTAATGGTAAATATTGAAAAAGAAATTTATTTGAAGAATAGTTATAATTTGTTTATATACTTATTAGAATGTTCTTTAGATTTTAAATTAGATGTTTATTTAAATGATAATTTATATAATAATTTGAATGATGAATTAAGAATTGAATTAAGTAATATATTAAACGATGAGTTAAAATAGGTATATGAAAAACAAAGAGATTGTTTTAAAGAAGAAAGGAAAATTATATTATTCATTTGGTTCTAAAGATATTGATTTAAATGATGGGTTAAATAATATGATTAGAAAATCTATTAATAATAAGCTTTATTTTGAATTTAATGAATTATATTCTGATATTAATAACAACATAAATGATTTAGATGGTGATTTGTTTCGAGAATTGAGGTAAATATAATATTCGTATTATGATTAACAAAGTAGAGTTTATATTTCATCATTTAGATATTTTACGTAGTGATTTGACTATTGATTTAGATGATAAATTAAAGTATAATTTTTCTATATTATTAAGTAGGAATTTATATATTAATTTACGTTTAGATATGAGTAATGAATTTGATGTTGAAATAGAAAATGATATAAAACAATTATAGTTATGCTTAATAAAGTAATAAAACTAGAATTAGCTGAATTTTTTGTCTATGGTTTAGGAAACGAAATAGAAAAAGAATTATCTATGACGAACTTATCCTATTGTAATTTAAGTTTAGAATTATATGATACTATATATGATAATTATAATAATTTGGATGACGAATTAAAGAATGATTTAAATTAATATATTCATATGAAAAACAATAAAACATTAGAGTTTGAATTAAGAAGTAATTTATATGCTAGATTAAATTCTATGTTTGATTTTAAATTTGATTTAATATGTGAATTAGATAGAAAATATAATTTAGATTTGAGGCAGGAAATTTTTATTGAATTTGATGATGAATTGACATGGAATGAAATAAATATTATATAAATTGTATGAAAAACATTGAACTTATACATTCATATCCTTTTACTTATAAATTATATGATCTTACTGATGATTTAATTATAGATACAATAAGCAGTAATTTAAATCATAAAACGTTTGATGATATTAATATAATTGATTTAGATGAATTAAGATCAGAACTATCTTTAATATTAGAATAAATATTTATATGGTTAATAAGGAAATAATTGGAGTAAATATAATAGAATTTGATGATTTACTTCTTGTTGATTTAAAACAATTAAGGTTTAATGAAATTGAATACGGGCTTGATGATTATATTTATATTAATTTAATTAGAGATGTTTATAATACATTACATAATGAATTAGAGATTATATTATGGGATGAAATAGAAATTATATAAATGATATGAAAAATTTTGAAACATGTCTTTTGCTTGAAAGGAAAATAAATCTGGATATTTATGATTCTTTATATAAAGATATATTAGGTGAAATCAGTTCTGTTTTATATTTTTATACATATGATAATGATTTGAGAATTGAGCTAACAACTGAATTAAATCGAGAATTAAAGTTTATGTTAGAATAATAAAATAATATGTTTTATGGTTAATAAAGAAATTAAATTAGAATCTATTTCAGAATATTTTAAATGGGAAATCACATTAGATTTAGATTTTGCATTAGATTCAAAAGGTAATTTAGTTAAAGACTCTAATGAATTAACAAAAGAATTTAAGATTGAATATCTTGATGATATACCTCAAAATTATACCAGAGTTTATCTTTATGGTGTATTTGAAGTAATTAAGGATTGTATTAGATCAAATAAGAAATTTATAAAGTTTAATGAAGAACCAATACGTGTAATGATTAAAACCACTGATGATTGGTCACCAAATTTTGACAACAACAAAGTAAAATTATCTTATCTTGGATTAATAGCTAAAAATACATATAGAGTATGTATTTGGGGTGCTGATGATTGTGGAATGGAATATGATACTCCAAATAAAAATGATGCAAAAACAATGTTTGAAAAATTAAAACAACAAGGAATTGTTACTAAAAAGGAATTGGAAAAATTAAAATTTAATTTTTGTTAAGATATAATATGAAAAATAAAATTCTGATTCTTTGTTTTGATTCAAGTCTTTTTAGTGAGTTAACTACTGAAACATTACATATTCAGGATCATATATTTGGTTTTAATATGTATGTTGAAATTAATGACTTTGATGATATTTTAGAATTAGAATTAAATTTGTAACAAACAAGATTTTAATTAAAAAACAAACATTATGAAAACATTTGGAGAAATTGCTAAAAGTCATGGATTTGATTCTGTTAGTGATTTTTATAATAATGTCAATAAAGAAATTAATGTGGCTAAAAATAAATCATTTAATGTTGGCGATAAAGTTAAACTAAAAACAATTTATAATGCCACACATTTTGGAAAAGAAAATATATTATCTAAAAACACAACATTTATCATAACCGAAAAAAGTAATTTTACTTTAGATAGTTATAGTATAAAAATTGAAGGTTATGATAATTGGTTTTGTGCATCTGTTTTTGAGCTTTGTGTATAATAATTAATAATAGTTTTATTGTATTATTTTAATATTATATTCAATTATTTTGTAACAACTAAAATTTATTCTCGTATACTATAACATAAACCAATAAAAACAAAGGTCATGATAAAGCTAGAAATTTCAAAAGATAAGAAAGAACTTAAGATTGTTCTATTAAATAAAGAAGAATTTATTGAAAAATATGGAAATGACAATCCATATCCTGAAATTTGGGATCTATTAGAAGATAGCGGTTATTTAGGTAATGGATATTTTGATCTTACAGATCAGGTTGGGTTAACATCTTCTCCAATTATTGGTTACGATATTGACATAGATGATAAAGGAAATTTTGTTGAAGGCGATGTATATTGGTATCCAGATTATCAAGTAATTAATCCCTTTAGAATTTTATTAGAACAAGGTAAAGTTGTATTTGTAAATTCAGAAAATTAAATTATTATGAATAATATACCTTTTACACCTAATCAACAAATAATCTGGTGTTCAAGTTTTGGTTATGAGATTGGCTATTTTCTTAAAGAAGATCCTAATCAATATTATAAATATGTTGTTGATTTAGTTACTGGAGTAGTAATTGGTGAAGGTAGTTTTTCTCGATCTGAAATAAAACCATATTCAGAAGAATTAATTAATGAGTTAGCTAATGATTATGGCTATATAAAGAAATTTTAAGAAAAATAATTAATAATATGAAAAAATTTGATTTAATATTACCTGAAGATCCAGCTCCAATAAAAATTGGTTCTAAGGTTGTGTTTATTGATGGAAGTTTTACATTGTCCATCAATAAAGATTCATTTGAATTAACACATGATTCAGTTGGTTTATCCGAAGAAATTTATACTGTTATTGCAGTTAATGTTCCATGTCCAACTAAGGAAAGTACAATTGATTGTTTGAATACTCTTAACAATTGTATAGTAAAATCAGATGATGGTGACATTGTTTTTTGTTCTGAAATAAACATAATGAATATTAGAAAAATTGGTAAATACGAACCACCATTTAATTCAATTTTACCAATTAAACATATATGAAAACAAACAATAACATAAAAATTCAATTAGATAATACATTCTTTTATATTGAATCTAAAGAAGAAACATTCAAATGTTTACACCAACATGAATTTAAAGATTGTATTAATATACTCTTAACAAATAAGCAATACGAAGATTATATTTGTGAAGATATAAGAAAATTTGATGTTAATCAAAAGAAATTAGAAAAAATAAAAGAATATCTATCAGATAATATTTGGAGAAAAAATAAGTAATATTGTAACAAATTATGTTTTATTTCGTATATTATTGAAATAATCAATAAATAATTAATATTATGAAAAACAATAACAATTTACAGGTTGCATTAAATGATTATATTAATGATTTGGCTCAAATAAATAATACAATTGATCTTGATGCAGTAGCTAAAGGAGCAATTGAATTTGCTAACTCTAATGCAGTTAGAGAATATCACACGCAAGAAGATTTCAAGACAATGTACGATGCATTAGAATATCAATTAACTACAATTAAGAATTTGATTGCATCTAAGCCTGTGAGAGATCTGGATGAAACAATATTGTACAGTGAAAAACTTTTGGAAAAATATAAGAAATAAAATTATGAAAAAAATAATAGCAATAGTAGGTTTATTAATGATGTTTTTATTAATTTTAGGTTATGTATTGTATGATATGTTCATTGAACCAATTATTACATTGTATAATAAATTTGGATTTAATGGCATAATAATATTTATTATCATGTGGATTGTTATTATAGTAATATATTACCTTATTTTTAAATTCATTAATTGGGCAATTGATAATGCATAATATTCAAACCACAGTATTTCTCGAAAATTATTTTCATAATATAGGATTTAATGATATTTCTTTTGATGATAATTTGGATATTGAAACCAATAATGAATTAAATCATTTTCTTTATATTGGTTTGACATTTGAACTTGCTTTTGATTTTGATGTTGCAATACAACTTGATTTATGATAAACAAAGAAAATTTTGTTACGGATAATTCTATTTTGCATAACCTTGATTTTGATTTGAAAATTCAAATTAATAATGACCTAGCATTAAATATTTCATCGCTTAAACGAAATGAATTAATAGAATTACATAATGTTTTAATTCATGAACTTTTTTATTCCGAATAAAATATTATGATTTATGATAAACGAAACGATGCAAGAAAATTTATGTCAAAAATATTTATATAATTTTGATAATGTCCTAATTTTAGATTTAAACAATATTTTGTGTGATTATACATATAGTAAGTTAAATAATTTATTAATTGATAACATCAATATAGAATTAAGTGAATTTAATGTGGAATTAAATCCAGTTTTTAAAGAATTTAAGTAATGAAATATGAAAAATAATGTATTAGGTTCAGACGATGAATTAGAAGAGAAATTAAATTATTCAATAGCCATGCCACTTGATGTATGGTTAAAAAATAGTATTTTCGATGAATTGGATGATGATGAATTTTTTATAAATTTTAATGATGAAATTGAAATAATATTAAAATAATTTTACATATATTTGCAACAACAAAAAATTTAATAATAACTTTAAACTTTTAAAAAAATGAAAACATTAGAAGATTTAACGCCCGAAATTAAGGCAAAAATTCCTATGTACAAAGAAAGATGTACTAAAGATCTATATTCCGGCGTGGAATATGATAATTTTAATCCTGAACAAAGTACTGCTTATGTAGATAAGTTGTATGAGATATGTGGATTTGAAAAACCAGTTGTAATCTTTGCTGATGATCCAAATGATTACAAAAAGAAGTTAAAAGAACTTGAAAAAGGTAAGAAACTTCAGAAGGTATATGAACAGTATCTTAAGAAGAATAACTTGGAAAACGATGGTACAGTATTCGAAAATTGCAAATATGAGAATAAGTCTCATTGGCTTTTCTTGTGTTCATCTTATCATAGAGTGTACCTAATGTGGTACAAGTTTATTCAAGATGAATTTCAAATAGATCATAAGAATAAAGATATTCTTAATTGGTTGTATGAAAATGCCAATAACAATATCGCTCGTTGTTTCTTTACAAAGATGTTTGTTCTTGTTCTTAGAATGCCTAAATACATTCATAGAAATGCAATAGGTTTCCACAGTATAGATGGTGGTGCAATACATTGGCCTAATTATAATATGTATTACATTAATGGTCGTAGAATACCTGAAGATTTGTTCTTAAAAACAATCAATAAGGAACTTACTTTCGATGAGTTTATTAAGTTAACTGATGAAAATGTTAAGGGTTCATTGATAACTCTTATGAAAGAAAAGTTCGGAAATGAATACTTAATGGCATTTCTTAATGCCAAAGTAATTGATGAACAAACTATTAATCATAGTAGTGGTTATAGTGAAGTAGTTAAACTTTGGCACACCAATGAGAAATTTAGTTTTCTTGTTGATATTAACGGTGTTGAAAATCAACCTTATTCTTGGTTGGAACTTCATTGCCCCTCAACTGGTTCGATGTTTTTAATTGATACCAGTGCTCACTTTGATAATGCAATAGAAGCTTGTAAGTATCATAGACCTCAACAAATTCCTGCTGAATTGAAATATGATTTCAATGAGTTTAACAACTAAAAAGGTGTTTGAAAATAAGGAATTGGATAATGATCTTAAGTTATCCAATTCCTTATTTGATAATTTAAGACTAATGGATGATTTTAATATGTTGAATTATGAAGAGCATATTGAATTGGGTAGTGAATTATGTTCCGATATATAATTTCAATGAATTTAACAACTAAAATGAAATTTGAGAATATAGAACTGGATTATACTCTTCTGGAATTATCCTCCAGTTCTATGCTCATTGATTTAACTGATACATTTTCTTCAGATTTAGAATTTAGATTATTAACTAAAACAATTATAATGTCAAACAGTGAAGAGTTTGTTGAATTAGCCGATAATTTATTTAATGAATTAAAATAATATTATTATGTTTGATAATAAAGAAATAGATAACAGTTTATTTATTAATATGTTTTCATTTGAAAATGAATTAAGATATAATAAAATATCTAATGATTTAGATAATGTAATAAAAGAATTTGTTTTAAATAGTTTAAGAATTGAAATGTCTGTTGTATTAGGTTTAGTGTTTTATCTTGAAATAATTAATAATTAAATTCATAATATGAAAAATAATGAAATTGCTAATGAACTAGATATTCCAATATCTAATATAATCTCTCTAAAGATATGTAAAGAAAACAATAGATTTAGTGCCAATATATCATACAGCAAAATATTTGATTTAATGAATGATGAAATATTTATAGATTTACGTAATGCAATTTATTCTAATATAAGACATGAATAATAAATGAAAAATAATATACTAATAGAAAATGAATTTATTGCTCTAAATAACATGGGTGATAATTTTATTAATGATTTAATAAGTGGATTAAATTTTCATGATGCATTAACTGAGCTACGGTTAATGATAAGAGTTAATGATTTAGAAGAAATATTTTTTAAAGATTTTGATTTTTTTAATTAAAAATATAATATAAATAATGAAATTTCAGAATATTGAAATTGTTGATATGTTTTTTAAAAAATCAAATATGTTCTTTCAAGATTTAAAATACTCAATTTTAGATCTTAAGTTAGATGGAGAATTATTTGATAAAATTATATTTGAGGGAGATACAACATTATTGAACGAAATTGCTAATGATTTAGAAGATGAATTAAAATGATTACTGAAACTAAGAACGATATTGAATTAAGAAAAATAAAACTATTGATTGAATCATTATATAATGATTTATATATTAATATTCATATTGATTTAATGTTTAAAACCACCGATGAATTATTTGATGGATCATTAGGTGGATTAGAAAATGATATTGATAATGAATTAAAACAATGAATAATAGTGATATTGCATTAGATTATATGTTATCAAAAAATAATTTTATTTTTAATAATGATTTTAATGTTAAATTAGATATGACACTACAACATCAATTAATAAATCAACTTAGAATTAGATTATTTAGTGATTTATTAAATGAAGTTTACGATGAAACAGAAATAATAACCATATGAAAAATTATGAAATAAGTAAAATATTATCTTTTAAATTAGAATTTATTTCTGATATAACAGATAGATTTAATTATCATACTCATAAAAATATATATTTAGATTCTCTTGAATTAATTGAACTTTTATTAGATGATTTAAATAGTGAGTTACAATTAGATTTAAAATAATAGAATGAAAAATGTTACTCTTGAAGATTTGGATGAAAAAATAATATTTCTTGATAATGATTTCGGATTATTTATGATTGAAATTTGCTCATATGGTTTAAATGATTATTTATATAGAGAATTTAATGAACTATTTGCAGATTTATTTATAGAGATTAATAACGAAATTCAAATAAATAATTAAATTCATATTATGAAAAATATTGAAATTGCAAACCGAAGGCAAAATATTAAAGCAATTATTAATTTGGAAGATAAATTACACGATTTTTTATATTCTTTCTTTAATGAAAATGATGAAATAAATATTGATTTACTCAATGAATTAGATCCAATCTTAAAAAATAATTTACGAGAAGAGTTATTTAGTTTAAATATTGAAATCTTTATAATAATATAATATTGATTATGAAAAACATTGAAATGCTTTTAGATTTAGAGTTAAAATTAGATCCTAATTCAGGTACTATATTATTTTTAGAATTAAGATCAGCAGTAAATTCAAAATTATTTAATTTATTCCCTTTTACAGAACAAGAATTAATACTATATTTAGATATTGATATTTAATTAAAATTTTTCTTGCGTATTTAAAAATAATAGTATATATTTGCTACATAAAAACAATTTAAAATTAAAAGTATGAAAATTCTAAAACAAGTAGGTCATCAAGGTGACACACAATGGTTTGCAATAGATGCAGTACCAGAAAATGCTAAGTTGTGTAAGAAACAATTTATTGCAGCAAGTGAAAAATCAGGCAACGTACATGCTCTTAGTGGAAATTACGATATGTACGAGTATGAGGACGGATTCGTAATTGATGTGAAAGATGATTGCGCAATGCTTAATCATACAGCAATATCAGAACTTAACGAAAAAACTTGGAATAATCCTCAAGTACTTCCTCCACGTGATCATAGAAGTTCTGAGATTAAGAAGGGTGTTTATTTTGTAGGCATTCAAAGAAGGTTTAATCCTTTGAGTAAGCTTATGGAGAAAGTTAAGGATTAAGAATAACAAAAATTAAAAATTTAAAAGCTATAATGGTAATTATATCATAATTATTGTTATGGCTTTTGTTATTAAAAATGTAGGTATGAAATTTGAAAACTATATAGCAATTGATCAATTAGATAATATTTTATTTGATTATTTTAAAATATCGAAAGAAACCACATATAGTTTAGATAGATTTATTAATACTGAATTATTAATGGAGCTAAGAAATGAATTAGAAGATCAATTAGAAATTGAAACATATGAAAAATATTGTATTATTTGAAGAATTAAATTCTAAGCTTATTATTGATGATGAATTAACTACATTAAATAATAAACTAAAATTTAATTTAAAACAAGCAATTAACCATCAAATTTTTGATGAATCATATTATTCATTAAGAAAAGAAATTATTAATGAATAAGAATAACATGAAAAATACTATATTAAATAATAATTTGGATTATTCTTTAGATGGAGAATTACCAACAATATTAGTTGAAAATATTCACAATATATTAATGTTCGATGTTTTAATTATTGATTTAGATATATTATTTTAATATGAAAAATATTGAAGCAGGAAATGTTATTACAGAAAATTCAATTTTTATTAATTTAATATTAATATCTTCTGATTTATATAATACTTCGTGGAATGAACTAGATATAAAATTAATTAAATCAACTAGTTCTGATGATGAATTTAGAGGTGATCACATGAAAGAATTAAATGATGAAATATCAGAAGAATTATAATAATATGAAAAATACAATATCTGTTGATGCATTAGATTATGTATTAACAAAAAAATATTTTGATGATATTTTATCTCAAAAATTATCAATAAAATTATTTGGAGAAATTAATGAAAAATTATATGTTGAATTATTTACTGAACTAAATTTGGGTTTAGATCCAACAATTGGTTCAATTTTAGAAATATGATTATTGTAACAAAATGCATTTATTATTCGTATATCAAAAGATAAAAATATAAAACTATGAAAAATATTGAAATGGATCGGTGTGACATCATAGGAATTGAATTTCTATTAATGTCAACATTAAAAAATAATATATTTATTAATAGTAAGAATGCTTTATATTATGAAACAAAAAAAATTTTTATTTCTAACTTTAATGAAGATTTGGATATTATTCTTCGTGATGAATTACATAATAATCTGTAACAAAATCATTCTTTTATTCGTATTATAAACCAAATTTAAAACACAAATTTTATGAAAAAACAAGGCATTTATATTGAGAAACATTCAAAAACACAAACCAAGAAGTTATATAATAATGGTTATCTCACAATAAGATATTTGTTTCAGCCACATTCAATTAATTTCAAAAATGAAATGATTAATGATGACAATCAACATTTTTGTGGTGGATATAGTGTTAATAATATGGATTTATCTAACGATGCACTTCTTAATCGAGTATTAGTCGGTAAGAAACCAATGGGTGTTATTTATGAAAGAGATGATGAAAAATTATATAATTATTTTAAAAATATTGACATAACTAAATTTTTTGTTGAAGTATGTAAAAATACAATAACAAATTATAATTATATCATTGTTGCTTACAAAGGTAATTTTGATGATCTTTTTGATTTAGAAACATTAAAATCTGATTACAAAAATAGTGGAATTGATATAGATTTAAATGAAGTCAAAGGAAAAACACTCAAAGATTTTTTTGAAACTTGGGATGACAATCTTTGGATTACTGGATTAATGTTAGGATATCCAATTGAAAATACTATTTCAATTTATAAAGATGGTGTGAGATGAAAACATTAAAAGTTAAATTTAAATATAGGTTATTGGGACAATATTTTCCAATGATAACACAAGAATTAGTTAATGTTGAAAGTGATTCTAATGAAGAAGAAATGCAACAACAAATTAATTTTGCATATAAGGAATTTATTAAATATATTGGTAATAATGTTGTTGAAATATATCCATACGAAATTCTTTAAAATAAAAATTATCATGAGAAACTACGATAGGGATTGGTTTGAAAAATATGATGAACCGGGAAATAAAATTCTCAATCTAATTGGATTTGATGAAAATGATATTGAAATTTGTCATGAATATTTATGTGACAAAGATGATTGTAATTGTTCTGGACATTGGAAGGTTGGTAATGATAAAAATGTTCACACTTGGATTGGTCGACCTGTTTAAAAATATTTTCATAATTATTTGGTTTAAATCCTTTGAAGCAATAAAATGTTTCAAAGGATTTTTGTTTTATGTAACAAATTTATTTATTTTTCGTATAATTTATTTTTAACTAACAAAACTAAAATTATACGATATGTTAATCACTAAACTAGATTTAATCGAAGGCATAATAAACATGACCTTTGCTGATTCAATACCTAAGAGAAAGTATAATAAAATGATATTGAGACTTTCAAAAGAAAGTAATTTTCTTTTAGCTGAGTCATATTATAAATCGACTGGTAAAAGATTAAGGCCAATCATGCATGACATTTTTATTGATGAATGATTTTTTATTATGTTTGTAACAAACCAAATTATTTTTCGTATATTTGTTTAATCAAAACAATATTATCATGAAAAAATTACAAAAAATAATAACAATAGATACAGATAAAACATACCCAGAAACTTGTCTAATAAAGAAAGGTGATAAATATCATTATTGTTTAGCTGGTGGTGAGTTTAGAAGATTAGTTGCAAATGGTTGGCAACCTCAAGAATTAATATTAATATCTAATGAAGAAATAAAAGAAGGTGATTTAGTATTATATGAAATGAATAGTATTGAATATGCAACTATTGATTATATTGAAGCAAATTCTTATAATGGTAAAATAATTGCAGCATATCCTCAAATTGAAAATCTTCCTTTATTTTCAAAGGAATTTCTTCAAGAATGGTGCAATAATCCAGTTGAAAAGATTGGAGTACAATATGATGAGATAAGTACCAAAGTAAATAGAAATGGATTGTTAATTAGGTATATATTAAATTTAACATCAAATAATGAAGTAATTTGTAATCTACCTCAAGATTTTAAAAGTGTTAAACTTCTTAAAGAATATTTAGAAGAAACGCCAAAAGAAGAATTAACTAAACATTGGAATGATATTAATAAAACAAGATTATATAGTGAAGACGATTTACTTTCTTTAGCTAATTATATTAGTGATAGTAACACTTTTCATTATACCATTAAATCATTAGTTGAAAACTGGAAAAATCAAAAATGAATATATCAATAAATGATTCAAACAATAATTTCTTTAGAATTTTTGAGATTAAATTTTAAAATATTCTTTGGAATAACTTAGACAATAATTTAATTTATTTAGATAATGATGAAAATGTTGATGTTGAAATTGCTATTTCAAGGGAATTAGAATTTTAAAGTATTTTGTAACAAACCAAATTATTTTTCGTATATTATATCATAAAACAATTAAAAATTAAATATTATGCAATTTACTGTTACAACCATTAGGCTAAACTCTAACACAAAAGAGTTTCAGAACACAGAAACAAATAATTTCTTGTTGTGTGAAGAAGTAGTAAAAGAACTAGAACGTATCAATTGTGATGATGAACAATTTGAAAAGTTCTTTTCTATGAAAAGAGGTGAAAACATAACAATTGAAACTGTTGATGAAGATGAGAATAAATTGAGGTTTTGTTATATTTTTAGAGTTAGTTGATAAAAAGAAAAAACACAAATAATAAAATCATGATACTTGAAAAGAAATTAACAATCGAAGAACAAAATGAGATATTAGGTAATCTTTTTGGATTCCAATTAAAGGATTACGAAAACGATGGACGTTTTATTTTGTATGATGAAGAAGGACTTGAGTTTTACGGAAAAGATTCGAATTTAAAATATGATTTTTCAACCCTTTCGGGAATATTTCATTATGTTAATCAAATTGGCATAGAAAGAGGTGAATATAATAAACAACTAGAAATAAAAAGAGCATTGGGTTTGTAACAATTAGAATTTGTTTACGTATAATATTGTAAATTAAACCAAAAACATTATGAAAACAACTGAAAACGAATTTAAAACCAATATTGAAACTTCGATTCAAAAAGAAATTAATGAAGCATCTCGAATTTTTGGTTATGAAAAGAAATTGATTATAAAAACAGCTAAAGAAATAGTTAAAGAAAATAATCAAGAATTAGAAGCTATTCATATTAGTTTAGCTATTACTAAATTAGAAAAACAAAGAAGTGACATTCAATTAAAAATAAAAGAAAATATAAAACGAGTTGAGAGTATTCCTTATGAAACTCATTTAAAAAATTATGAGAATGCAATATCTGAATTAACTAAAGAAACAACTGTTGAAGGATTAAACAAATTATATTCTGAAATAGTCAATAAGCAAGAATTTATTGATATACCAGTTAATTTACAAATTGATTTAGCTGATGAAACAGATGAACTAGAACAAAAATTAATTAATCCGACAAAAGAAAGATATTATACTCTGTTTGATGAAACTGGCTACATTGTTAGAGATTCTCACGATAATAATAAAATTGTTTTCAAAGGTAAACATGTAAATGGTAATGACGCTAAGAAATGGGCCTACGAACATAATAATAAAATCGTTTAAATCATGAATAAATTATTTAAAGCAAAGAATAAGAATAATAATTTTCAGTGGGTAATTGCTGAAAATGAAGAACAAGCATATGAAATTTGCATTAAATCTAAATTTGTAAAAAATATTAATAATTATACATTATATTTAGGTGATAAAGACACTCCTAATTTTTATGAGTATTTTAAAAATAAAAAAAATGATATGACTGAAGTAGATAATAAAATTGGTGTTGGTTGTGTTTATATTAATAATGTTTCTTCGGTTTGGAAAGTAATGTGTGTTTAAATTTTAAAAAAATAACATGAAAGACGATAACGGTAACACAATTAAAATTAAATCATACACATTGTATTGGCTTAATGGCAAACGTCAAGTAATTAAAGGTTTTGATTTTGTTAATGCCTTTACTTTAGCTGGTTACAAACAAAAAGATTTATCTTCGGTTGATTTTACTAAAATGGGAAACTGTAATAAATATGTTTGGAACAAGAAAATAATTAAGTGGGAATTAACCGAAAGGGCGAGAATGTATGAACACTTCAAACAAAGTATATAAACGTTTTTCATAATTGTTTTGTTTTGGTTTAACTCCCCTTTGTTTATTGGTTTACAAAGGGGAGTTTTTTATTAATAATTTTGTAACAAATTTGAGTTATTTACGTATTATATTTAAGGATATTAATTTAAACAAAATAATTTATGAAAAATGTTGAACTAGAATTTAGTTTTGTTAATGATAAAAGAAAGTTATATGTTTGTTATTTACATGCATTTAGAACTGAAGATGGAGAAGCAAAACTTACTACAGAATTAAAAACAGGAAATAAAATTTGGATTGATATTTCTGCTTTTACTACTGATGGATCGTTTAAATAATACATTGTAATGAGTTAAAACTAACGGGTTTATGAAAAATATTGAATATATCGTTGATTTAAATTTTATGCTTCCAAATAAAACAATTAAAATATATTGTATGAATAAAAATTTAACATTTAAATCATATAAAAAATTAAAAATTAATTTATTTGATGTATCTTATGATGAATTATATTTTGAATTATCAAGAATTTTCGAATTTGAATTAGATTATGAATAATGTTGAATTTGAATGTTATTTACTTAATAACATTAAGCTTCCATTTAATTATCCTCTAAATGATATTAATTTGACAAATCATTTATATGTTAATATAAAAACACAATTATTTGGTACATCATTTAATGAATTATTTTCTGATTTAAATAATGATATTGCTAATGATTTAAATTTAATTTATCGTTTGTAACAAAATGAATTTTCATACGTATATTATAGAAACAAATATGTATTAACAATTAAAACAAAAATTTTATGAAAACAAATACTATTGATCCAATAAAGTATTTTGATGATTTTTCAGATGAAGATTTATATACTATGGCAATGGAATTACAAGAACCATTTATTTCAAATGATGCTTTAATTAGAAAACATTCTGAAATTATCTACGGTAAAAGTAATTTAGTTAATTTCGTTGGTTTAGGAACAATATTGTGCAAAACATTAGCTTTTAGATTAAAAGAATATTCACCAAATTTAAATGAATTATTATGAAAAAACAATTTTCTCAATGTTTATTAATGTCGTTAGGACTTACAATAATATTTTTACCAATATTTTTTGGAATGATGTTGAATAAACCCTTTTTTGTTTTTGGTTTAGTGATTATAATGCCAATTGGATTACAAATTATTAATATAGCAATTAATGATGATATATAATACTTAAACAAACAAATATCTGATCTTGAAGAAAGAATTTCGGAATTAGAAAATGAAGATTAATACAATGTGCAACAAATAAAAACTAAAATTATGGTAAGTCCAAAACTCTTCGAATCCCAGAAAACATCATGTTCTTGCTGTGGAGAACAAATGGAAAAAAATAATTGTTGTACCTATGAAAATGTATTGTATTGTGATAATTGTTTAAAAACAATAATAAAAAATGATCTTCAAAAATTAGAACAAAAAGTAAGTGAAGCAGAAAAGTTTGTAAGTTTAATTTATCCAATAAAATCAACTAATGTTTCATCTATTGACGATGTGATGTCAGGAACTACAATTAACATTAATCATTAAAAATAATTTTTATGAAAAAACAAACTTTATTTGCAATCGTTTGCGGTATTATGTTTGGTAACCTTACCAATGCAATTGGACTTTCAATATTAAATCCCGGATTTTGGATTATTGTTCTTCTTGGTTCAGTACTTATGAATATCATTTATTTTAAATGTAAAAATTAGAATTCTTGTAACAATTGCAAGGATTTTTACGTATATTATATCATTAATAATTTAAAACCAAAGTCATGCAAATAGAAGTAATAAAACAAATTGATGGTGAAAACAGAGAAACATATAGATTTAATATGTTTGATACAATTGCTGTTTTAGTTAGATATTTTAAAGAAAATAAACCAAAGGGCAAAAGAACATGGAAAATTGTAGCATTTTGGGATACATATAATACTAGAGAATCTAAAATTGAAGAACCTGAGTTATCAGAATCAATTAGAAACGAAGCTTTAAATGAATTGTTTAAACTTTGTCAAGTAAAGACATGGGCAGAATGGAAATCTAAATAAAGATATTATATGATTAATGATTATATTAGTTTAAATTATTGTTATAAAATTGATGGTGAAATTTATAGAAAATTAGATTTTGAACTAGAATTTTCGTTAAATGTTTATTTAACAAATTCGTTAATTAATCAATTGCGCATTGAATTTGATAATGATTTAACTTCTGCTTTAATTAATGTAATGGAATAATTATGAAAACATTAATCAATTTTTTTAAAAATATTTTTTGTGACATTGTTATTTTCATTCCTGCTCCAAAACAAATTTATTTTAAAATAAATACATTAAAAGATGTTCAACGGTATTTAAATAGTATTATATTCATCAACTCTGGTGGTTGTGGTATTGCTGCATTAGCAATGTTTAAGTGGCTTAAGAAAAACAATTTGATTGAAGAAAATACAACTAATTTTGTATTTCTATATAAATCTGACGATGGAACAGACTATTTAAACAATTCCTCTGTTTTAAAACAAAAATCAGGAATACCAGTAGCTCCAGCACATGTTATTTTATTTCATAAAGGTAATTATATTGATTCTGAAGGCATTGTTGAAGTTAACGAATATCATTGGTTGCAAAATGTTAATGAAGAAAACTTTGTTGTAAGAGCTAATAATAATTTATTCACATGGTGCGGTTTCTTTGATAGAAACAATATTAAAGATATTGAGAAAATGTTAGAAATTGATATGGACGATATTTTGATATTAAACTAAGAATGTAACAAAATAAAATTATTTTCGTATAATATTTAAACGATAAAAATAATCAATATGAAAATAGTATTAAATAAATGTATGAATATCAACGAAATGGTTAATACTGTTAGTTCTTTTTCTAATATTGATACTGCTTTAGATATTATTAATAAATTTAAACTGAATGAAAAAGTTGTTTTAATTTGGCATAATAATAAACTTATATTAAAATAAATCATGGAAAAATTAACTGAATCTCAAGAAAATAATCTTAAATGGTTAGAAGATTTTAGTGGAGCTGAAAAAGAAGTTACTTTTTCAGATGTTTCTAATATTAGTGATGCAATGAATAATATGTTTTTAAACGCTTATCTATATTTTTCAAGCGAATTAGATTCTGAAGATAGAATTAATGAACTAATCGAAATATATAAATCAGGTTATAAATTAATTTTAAATGATTAAATTATGAAAGCTATATTGAAAATCGGTGATACTATAAAAATATCAAATAAAAACAAAAATCATTCAGATAATGATGTTTGTGCCTATGCAAATATGTGTGGTGTTGTAACCAATATTTGGGAAGATAATTCCTTTGCTTTATGTTGTGGAAATTCAACATTAATTGTACCAATGCGAAATGCGTTTAAGAAAAAAATAAAGGGTATTTGGATATATTTAAATGAAGAATTATTATTTCATAAAAGCAAATAAATTATATGCAAGAATATATTACCACACATAAAAAAGAAAATAAAAACAAATATATTTATTTTACACAAAAAGTAGAATTAGGTATTGAGAATGAAATTGGTTATGAATTAATGTGGAGTGGTAAAGTTAGTAAAGAAGAATGGAATTGGTCACAAGAAATTGCTAATGAACAACCAAATAGAGTAATAATAAATGAAAATAATGTTATTTGTATAAAAAATTAAACATGACTGATTTACAAAATAAGATATTAGAATTAATGAAATCTCAAGATGAATATGAAAAATGGGGATTTTGTTGTATGGGATATAGAGAAATTTCAAATATATTAAAACTAGAAGCTATATCAGTATCTAATTCAATGCGAACAATGTACAAAAAGGGTATATTAACTAATTATTATTGTAAAGATCAATATGATGATACCCATTATGAATTAAGAAACCCTAATTTTAAAAAATGATTTATGAAAACAAAAGAAGAAATTTATAAACAAATTGATAAGGCTATGGAAGCCATTAATGAAGGTGGAAAATTTAATGGAATGTCTTATGAAGATGGCGTAAAATATGCATTAGAATGGGTATGTGGTGATTCGGATGAAGAACCAATGCCAGAAGAAAATTAATGATAAAATAATTTTATTTTCGTATATTATTAAAAACATTATTATGAAAAATACCGAAAAAGCAATTGAATGGTGGAATAGTTTAGGTAATTTATATAAAAGAAAATTAACCACAGAACATTTTGTTGGGAGAAGAGTTAATACATTATGTGATTCTGAAATTGAAGTAATTTATAATGACTTTAATAATTTTGATTTACCTGAAGATTGTACATCATTCAATGATATAATGTATGATTACAATAAAACAATTAAAATGAAAAAATATAATATTAATAATTATATAATAATTTACCCAAATGAAAGTGGTTGGAGGAAAATTATTGAATTAACCCAATCACATTATGAATTAACTCAAGAAAAAGCAAATGATTGGGTTAATATTAGAAAAGAAAATGGTGGTTTTAAAGAACAATTATGGGTGTTAATTTCAATTTATTATGAAATGTTTTTCAATGGAGAAAAATATTTTAATACTGCAATAATTGATTTATGTGGTGAAGTTATTGAATAATAATATACAAAAATAAATAATATGAGCTTAGAGTATGAAAATAATTAAATTTTCTTTATTGATCTTATGTCAATCGGCTGTACTCCTACAACCTCTACCTTATCTTACCTAAGTATTTTAAGGTTACATTTATTAGCTATTATTTTTGATTCAATACTTTCGTATTGTCTTGCTAATTTGTTATTAACTTTTATGATTTTACATTACCAAAGTATTAATTTAGGTAATAACCACAATATATCAAAGAACGTAAAGATAAATACTGGAAATTATGAAAAAAGTAAATAAAAAGAAGCAGAATTTATTGCCAATATTAGAGCTGCAATACAAAATGAATTAGGCGAGGATGAGTTTAACATATTAATAAAACATAATTTAAAATATTAATACTATGACACAACAAGAACTAGATGTTTTAAAAACTTACTTATCTTATGATGAAATCAAAGAGATATGTATTGAAGAATGCAGAAGATTAGTAAGAGAAGGTGTGAATAGTATCAAACCAGATAAAAGAATTGACAATTATGAAAGAATTATTTCAAATGCTGTTCACTACTATCTTGAAACTGAAATAGATCAAATACTTGATGTTAATACAAAAGAATTAATCAAATCAAATGTATTAAATATTTTAACAAAACCAGAATTTACAAAATATTCTATTTTTAGAACTAAAAATTCTTGGGATAATGAGGATTCTATTGGAACTAAATATCTTAAAGAAGCAGTTACAGAAAATAAAAATTATATAAAAGAAAAAGTTAAATCCGTAATTGAAGAAATTGATTTTAATAATCTTAAAGAAGATATTAAAGAATATATTCTTGAAGTTATTGATGAAAAATTTAGTAAATCACTAAAATAAACAACATTATGATTGGTATTGAATTTACATTTAATGATGGAACAAAGGACAATTATGATCCCATTAATTTTCCTGATGATTTCGAAGAAACTAATAAAGAATATATTTTACATATGGTGTATGATTATGTAATTGAGAAATCAATAGTAAAAAGTATTCGACATTATGAATTATGCCCTATTTGTGGTCATGAATTGTATGAAGACGGTTGTCACAATTATCATGAATAAAAAATTTTTCTAATTTATGTGGTTTATTTAAATAGTTTTAATATATTTACAAAATTTATTTTAACCTAAATAATAGAAAGGAAATTTGTGATGGAAGAAAATATTTGGAGTGAACTAAGATACGAAGAAACTGCTGAAAATATTGTTAATATTTTTGCTTGACTAACAGGTGAACTCGATGAAATTGGAACAGTACAAAATAATATAATAATATTACTTCTTTATGATCGAAACCATTGGCGATACTGCAATCACCTCTATCCCATTATCAAACTCGATGTTTGGAATTGCTTTTCTTAATATATTTAAACTCCCGTTTAAATCTGCATTTATCAATTTCTTTGATTTTGATCTATATAAACCCCTATAAATTCTTCTACCACTAAATTTATGTTTATTAATATCATTGTCTTCAATACCAATATTATTATTTTCACATTTTTTATCTTTCTTTTTATACACTGGTATCTCATCTTCATCTATAAAACTAGCCTTACTCGTATAACTTTCTTCCTGTATTAAGACATTTATACCAAGTAATTTAGCCTTATATTCTAACATCCATATAAACCTACTGTGTGGTATGCCTACAAATTTTTGATTACTCTCCTTGCCCATATTTATCTCTTGCTTCCACTCCTTATTATTACCAATTATTAAGGTATTAATATTGTTGTCAACTAAATGATTAATAATATATCGACTTGCTTTATGCAAATAATCATCAACTTTGTTATTCCTTTTATTTGTTAAATTCTTAATTCTATTGCTTGTCCCATATTGTTGTTTTTCTCCTTTCTTATTTATATAATGATTTAAATCTGATTTGTAATGAGCTAAATTTTTATTATAATATTGATTAATACTTTTTAATGGTTTACCATTAATAATTATTGATTTAATTACATTACTACCTATTGTTGCTAAATTATTTAAACCCAAATCAATACTAGCATACCTATTATTATTTGGCTTTAACTCAACTTCTTTTACTTCATATAATACTTCAATTACATAATGATTACCTTTTGGTATTACTCTACATTGCTTAATATTTTTAGAATTTATTTTAGTTTTAACCCTAATATTAGTTCTCGATAATTTAACTATATTATTTTTTAATTCTTTTTTCGATATAGCATCTAATGTATAAATCAACATAAATCTACCATTTATCTTATCTTTATAATTGGGTAATTCAGGCTTACCTTTATATTTAGATTTATTTTTATTATAATCCTTAATAGAAGCAAAGAAAGATTTCCAATTTTTATCTAATTGCATTAGGGTTTGATTTGATATTTTTCTAGGTAATTGTATATAATCAATATCATTAGAATCAATCATTAATCTATTAATATCATAATAATTTAAATAATTAGCATGATCAACTAAACCTAATTTTTTCTCATTACTTGTTTTAATAAATTCTTGTCTGATTATATAATTAGCTTTATTGTAAAGGTTTTTACTAAGAAAACATAGTTTATCAATTTCAATAAAATATTGATTAGATTTTTTAATTATATGTTTTTCTGTTAAAATCACTTTAAATTATTAATGTTATTAAATTATATTTTACTTATTTTAGTTTTCAATGAATTGTTTTATTTCTTCCTTATTCTTCTTTCTCCTTAAGCCATATATCCTTTCTGAAAATGAATAAAATATACTAATTAAATCATTTAGTAAATCTTCTTTATCTTCATTTACTTGATTTATTACTAATATTTGTTTTCCTTTTAACTTAAGTAATAATTCAATATAATTAAAACCAAATCTTGTTAATCTATCTTTATTTTCAACAATAATCATATTCCAATCATCTCTAACCAATATTTTATTTAATTTAGGACGATTATCATTCATACCTGAAGCAATTTCTTTAATTTCATCAATAATGATATACGCATTTTTTGTTGCAAAATCACGTATTCTATTTAATTGATTATCCAATTCTAATTTCTTGTCATTATTAGAAACTCTAGCATATAAAATTACATTGGTTTGATTATTAATTTCAGGAAATAAGGGTATTTTAACATGGTTGGTTTCATCTAAGAAAGCACCTTTAATTTTACCAGCAACAAATCTATTCCAAGCTGTTTTATAAGTAACTGAATTTTCTCTTGCATATTCGGATAATTTTTTATATATTTGTTTCATGAATAAAATGTTTTATATTTGTATATATAAATACTATTAATGTAGAAAAAGTTTATATAAATTTCAATAATTTTACATATTAATTATAATTAGTTTAAAATATGTAATGAATAAAATTTATAATTAATGTGTTTTAATTTAAAAATTTTTAATATATTTACAAAAATTATTTTAATTTAAACAATAGAAAGGAAAGTGAGTCATGGATGAGAATATTTGGTCAGAATTACGTTATGAAGAAACTGGTGAAAATATTATTAATATTTTTGGTTGGTTAACAGGCGAACTAGATGAAACAGGAATTGCTATTATTGAAATCAATGTTTTAACTGGTTTTGTAACTTATCTTGATGAAAGAGCTAAAGACGATTTATACGCTCAGGAAGCAGTTCAAGAAGTTTTTGATATTTACGGTTTATAATAATATCTATTTATGAAAAATTTAATTAATTTTATTTTCTTTAGATGGAGTAAGTGGGAAGTGTATATACCTAACATTACTGAAACAGTTGGATTATTTCCCGAAAAAAAAGTTGTTGTTGATATTTACGTAAAAACAAATATCTATACAGGATTAAAAAAATATAAAAGAGTTGTTAAATATCGAATTAGGCCAGAATGAAATCCCTTACTCAAGAAATTCTTAATGAATTTGTTCTTGATTTAAAGAAGAATCGATTCAAAGATATTATCAAAGATCTTAAAATAGATTTGTCTTCTAATGAAGACAATACAGAATACATTTATCTAGGTTTAATCATTCTTAGGAAAAAAGAAAGACATAAGGGATATGGTTCATTAATCATGAAAGAAATTATATCTTTAGCAAACGAATATAATCTTCCAATTAAGTTATACTCAACAGCAGCTTATGGTTCAAAGATTGATAAACTAAATGAATTTTATAATAAACATGGTTTTGTTTTAGATAATTTAATGTTGTGTTATTTTCCAAAAATTGTAACAAAATAAATTAATTTTCGTATAATTTTTAATTTAAAATTAATAAATGAATAATATAAAATATATTGAACCCAATAAAAGCTTAATGGGGCGAATATTTAGATTTTTTGGTATTGAATTAAACACTAAATTCAATGATGGATATTTTCATACATTTGGTTATTCTGGAAAACAAAAAAATAATAAAAGAGATATTATCATAATAGAAAAATTAGATGGAAATGTCATTAGTATACCTAACAATAAAAAATATTATACGTTTCAGAATAATTTTATTTATAGTGGACACATTAAAAATATTGAAAAGACTATAGATAATAAACATAACACATTATTTTTAAATGAAAAAATAAGTGTTAATTGGGACGCATAAATTATTTTTAAAGAATTAGTAACAAATTAGATTAATTTTCGTAATATAAACTATAATCAACAAAACAATAAAATTTATGAAAAAAGAACAACAATGTAAAATATGTAATAATAAAAAACTAATTGAAGTATTGGTTATGGGAACGGATGTTGATTGGGTGGAATGCCCATATTGTTCGAATAAATCAGAATATATTAAATTTCAAAACTCAGTTAATTAATAATCTTATGAAAGAATTAGAAATATCAATTAAGATCCTAAAGGAAGATAAAACAGAATTAGAATGTAAACTTTATTATTTCTTTAGAAATGGAAGAGTTCCAGATGATAATGAATATTATGAAATGATGGAATTATTAGAAAATTGGTCAATAATAAAATCAAATATTAAGTGTGTCGAAGATATTCAAAAAACAATTATTAATAATATTTAGAATATGATAATTTACACTGAAGCAACAATCAACTACATGGCTAACTTGGGTTTAAACAACGAAATTCAAGTTATTTTAGCTAATAGTGTGGTAAAAGAAACTGAAAAATTAAAGGTTAAATATGTTGTAATGAATGAAATTCCCGAAACAATTTAGTTTGAAATCATGTCAAATACGGTTTATTATATTAACACCAATATTGTTGCTAAATATCGAGAATTTAATAGAGAATCTAATCCATTTCCTATTTGGTTGGGTTTACCACTTAAAGATGTTAAATCTTTAGAAAATGATATTAAAATAAACGGCATTGTAAACCCTTTAGAAATAATGGTTTATAAAGGTAAAACATTACTAGTTGAAGGAAATCATAGATTATCAATTGCATTAAAACTAAAATTTAAAAAAGTCCCAATTAAATTTACTACTCCAACAAGTGATTATGATTTAAATTATTTTCAAGAAAGAAAAGAAAAATACGTTAAATTAGATAATGATTTAATAAAAATATTGGAGGTTTTATAACAAAAATAATTATTTTTCGTACTATATTAAATTTAAACAAATAAAAATATTTCCATGAAAATGCAAGAAGCACTTAATATTATTGAAACCAAAGAAAGTGGTTTCATGGTACATTTTGAAAAACGTGAGGGTGGAATGTTATCTTCAGATTATTTTCCTGACAAACATGCAGGAGAAGAATTAATATCAACATTAAATGAAGCATGGGAACTAGCAGAAAGATTTGCAAAAGCAACTAATGATACATATGTTAATATCTATGTTATAGATCATGATTTTTATCCTGTTGAAGCATATGAAATGAGTATACTTAAAAGATTATTAAAATGATATTAGATAAAAACAATACTAAATGTCCTAAATGTGGTGGTAGCTTTATCGGTGACATTGGTTACGATAACTACACTTGTTATAATTGTGAAAATTGTTGGAGACAAAAATCAAAAACAGGATTAGAATCTAATTTAAACTCAGAATAAAATACTAATTATGAAAAAATTACAGAAAATTGTAGCAATACCAATCGAAAAGCAACCTGAAGTTGGTGATATTTATAAGTGTGATGCTGGTGAGGGGTATTTTCTCATAACAGAAAAGAAACTAAATTGGACAAAAAATAAAGGGAGCGTATATCAATTATTGTTACTTTCTGATGATGAAATAAAAGAAAATACAAATACCTTTAAAGAGGGTATTAATGGTGATTGGTATTATAATAGTTTATATCAATTTATTGCTAATACTGGAGACATAACACCATATGATTTCAAAGTAATTGCATCTTATCCACAATTAAAAACATTTGATGGTTATGAAGAGGTTTCTTCAATGCCAATATATTCTAATTTACCTACATTTCAATTAGATTTTATTAGTGAATGGTGTAAAAATCCTGTTGATGAAGTTGAGGTAGAATTTGAAACAATTGACGATACTTATGATATTACAACAAGTTTAAAACTAACGCCATATAAAGAAGTAATTTGTAATATTCCACAACATTTACATAATATTAATTGTGATTGTGAGGAATGTGAAACAGAAGAAAATAAGAGAATTTTAGAACAAGCTAAGAAAAAAGCTGAAATTAATAATTCAATATATTCTGCAGCAGAAGAATTCTTTCCTATATATGAAAGTACTTCAGAAGAAAATAGAGAATTTATGATGCAACAAAGAAGAGCATTTGAAAAAGGTGCTTGCTGGATGAAAGAATATGTAATAAGTAAAATATTATGATAACCGACAAAGATTTAAAATTAATGTATCATTCAGATACTGGTAAAAACAACACAAACAGATATATTATTAGTTGTTGTGATGGAAGTGAAGATAGTGTTTGTGATGCTACAATTACAAATGAAGATACGCGGATAACCGATACTGAAATTACTACATATTCCGATGAGTATGTTTTATTTTTAGAAAACAAATTACTTGAATACTTAAATAAAGATTAATATGTTAACTGAAAGAGACTTACATAGAGAATTTAAACGAGATACCGGAATTGGTGATGTTATTGCAGTATTTTATGATAATACAGATAAAATATATAATAGTAATTATGTTAAGTATCTTGAAAATAGATTACTTGAGTTATTAAAATAATAATTTTTCAAATCAAGAACATAATTGTGATTATTACACATATTCTGAAGATGGGAATCGAAGATGGTGTACTGATTGTGGAAAAGAAGATATTGGTTTTTAATGTTAAATTAAAAAATTTATAATAATGGGATTACACTGGTTTTACTTAAAATATACATATAGATTCAATAATAAAATATTTTTTGTTAGTAAAAGATTAAGAATATTTACTGCTGGTGGTAATCCTACTTTTAGGTGGATACCTAACATTTGTTATGGTTATTATAAACATTGGGGGTTAACTAACTGTTACGAAAATCTTTAACAATCTTACACCAGATTTAACAATAATTAACATAAATTTAACATAAAAAGTGAGTTTTTTATAAAAATAAAACTATATATATGAAAAAGAAGTTTAATAAAATTATGGAAGATTTAAAAAATAAAAATCTAATTGTTGTTCGAGTTAATAAAATAGAATTTGAATTAGATAATGGAGATATTTATCCTATCCCATTCGAATTAGATGTTGATGAAAATATTACTCTCGAAGAATTTCAAAAAATATTAAATGATTCAAAAGATGATATTATAAAAATACTTGATAAATATAATGAGTAAACTATTATCATTACAAAAAGTATCAGAAATATTGGGTGTAACTAAGAAAACATTAAGAATATGGGATAATGATGGTAAATTAGTTAGTATTAAAACTATTGGTGGTCATAGAAGATATAAAGAAGATGATGTTAATAAATACATCGGTGAATATGTTGAAGTTAATATTAATAATGTTTTAACATATAGTAGAGTAAGTAGTCATGAACAAAAAACCAAAGGAGATTTAGATAGACAATCACAAAGAATAAGTGAATATTGTGCTAAGAAAAAATACAAAGTAGAATATATTATTAAAGATGTTGGTTCAGGACTATCAGATACAAGAAGTGGATTTGTTAAAATGGTTGATTTGGTAATTAAGAGAAAAATTAATAAAGTAATCATTGAAAATAAAGATAGATTAACCAGATTTCAATTTAATTTAATTAAAGTATTTTTTAATAGTTATGATGTGGAAATTGAATGTATTGAAAATACGAATATATCAAATGAAGAAGAATTTGTAAATGATATAATGATGTTAATGGCAAGTTTTTCTGGTAAATTATATGGTAAGAGAAGTGTGAAACGTAAAAAAGAATTAAAAGAACAAAAATTAAAAGATAAAAATTTTTAAAACGATACTAATTATTATGAAATTAATTCAGAAATATTTAAAAACCGATGATGAGATTGAATTATTAAGAGAGAGTAATTTATTAGTATCAAAAACACTTGCAGAAATTGCTAAAAATATAAAAGTTGGCGTTTCTACACTTTATCTTGATAAAATTGCTGAAGAGTTTATTATGGATAATAATGCAATACCTGCTTTTAAAGGATATAATGGATTTCCAAATACATTATGTACATCAGTAAATGATGAAATAATTCATGGAATTCCATCTGATTATATTTTGAATGAAGGTGATATAATATCGGTTGATTGTGGTGTGATATTAAATGGATGGTATGGAGATAGTGCTTATACGTTTCCTGTTGGTAAAATTTCAAAGGAAATACTGCAATTATTGGTATATACTAAAGAATCTCTTAAAGAAGGAATAAAAAAAGCAATCATAGGAAATAGAATTGGTGATATTTCTTATGCAGTTCAAACTAAAGTAGAAAGTGGTGGATATAGTGTTGTAAGAGAAATGGTTGGTCACGGTATTGGAAGAAATCTTCATGAAGAACCTAATATTCCAAATTATGGTAAGCAAGGAACGGGAATAAAACTTGAAAAGGGACTTGTAATATGTATTGAACCAATGATAAATCTTGGAAAAAGAGAAATGTTGTTAATGAAGGATGGATGGACAATAAAAACTGCTGATGGAAAACCTTCAGCACATTTCGAAAAAGCAATTGTGATTCACAAAGAAAAAGCAGATATATTAACAAATTTTGATTTTATTGAAAAAATTTTAGATAATAATGAAAATAATTAGGTCAACTAAATGTAGTTTGAAGTTTTCTACTAAAAAGAAAATAAATGATTTGTCAACTATATTAGCAGAATATGCTAAAGTGGTTAATATTTTCATAAATTATTTTTGGTTAAATCCTGACAATACAAATAAAAATAAATTATTAAAAGAAATAGTTGATTTACCTTCAGAAACATGGTTGAGTGCAAGATTAAGAAAAGTGGCAGCAAGAGAAGCGATTGATATGATAAATGCATCTAAATTAAGATGGAAAAATAAAGCAGTAATTCCTGTTCATAAAGGAAATAGGATGTATGTTAGTTGTACCATTGCTGACTTAGTTCCTACTAAAAACACTAATTATAAAACTGAAGAAAGTCTTAGATTCGATGCTTGGTTGCATATACAATCAATTGGAAATAAAATGATAATGGATTTACCAATTAAATATCATAAACATTTTAATAAGTATAATAATATAGGTAAAAGATTAAACTCATACATAATAACAAAGAATTACGTTCAGTTTAGTTTTGAAATTAATACACAACCTAAGAAAGAAGGTAAGAAATGTATTGGTATAGATACTGGTATTAACGCACTTGCTAGTTTGAATAATGGTAATCAATATGGAAAAGATATTAAGGAATGTATTGAAAGAGTAAAAAGATGTCAACAAAAATCAAAAGGATGGTATGTTGCTAAAAGAGCATTAAAACAGCGTATTGATGAAGTAGTAAAAGAATTAATGATAAAAGAGAATCCTGATTTAATAGTTGTGGAACGACTAAAGAATATGGGAGTTAAATCAAAAGCCAAACGTTTATTGGCTAAAAATATTAGACGTTCTATTGGAACATGGAACTGGAAGTATTGGTTAAAAAGGTTAGAAGGATATTGCGAAATTAACCGTGTTAGTTTTCGTTCGGTATTACCTTATTATACCAGTACAACTTGTCCTGTATGTGGTCATTCTGATAGGGGAAACCGAAATGGAAAGATATTCTTATGTCTTAAATGTGAACACAAAGACAATGCTGATATAAATGCAGGAAAGAATATTTTAAATCGGTTTCTTATGGGACTCTACGGTGTCCATTACAAAGAATGTGAAGATGTACAATTTTGTGCAACTTTAGTTTAACGGTCATTCACTTTAAGATAATAAAATGAAAAAGAATAGAATTATACCTTATGTTCCTCCAAAAGATAGATGTGTAATATCTGAAGGAAATAATAAAAAATTATCATATAAATATATTATGAACGAAAAACACATAATGATTGAAGATACTGGATGCTGGGTATACAAACTACCTAATTTCATTAGTAAATATTTTGTTAAAACATACACTATTCAAGGTGCTGTTTATGTTAAGAAACATGGAATTGATGAGAAACCCGTATTTTATTCAGATACAATAAAAGGACTAGAAATACTTAAAATTATATCAACTTCTGAAAAAAGAGCAGATAAACTATCGTTTGAATATTACAATAAAAAATATCCACAATATGGTGAATTTATTAAATTCATAAAATGAATTATATGAACTACAAAATAATCTGTGATGAGCAAAAACTAATTGATTTTATCAATTGGTTACCAGAACTTCAAAATGGTGAATGTTATTATGTTTGTTTATTTTGTAGATCCAAATATGTTAAGGGTTTACCATTTACGCATATTAAGTCAGATAAACAACAATTAAAAAGATTCACTTCAACTAAAGAATTTCTTTTTGAAAAAATTAAACAACTTGAAATTGAAGTGGGTTGTTATTATCAGAAACACACACCAATACCTCAAGAAGCACTTGCTGTTTACATTAATCCAAATCCTCGTAGTTATGAAAAAGCTGCTAAAGAAGGTCTTAAAAAGCTTGCTGAACTAATAACAAAACCATATAACGGTTATAATCCGCATCAGGAATTAATGTCTGAAATTCAAAAAGCTTGTAGTAGAAAAATATTTTTTGATATTGACTTTGATAATGTTGAAATAGAAACAATAAGAAGAGAAGTATTGGGTTTAATTAATCCAGAATGTTTAAACTTCTTACAAACACGTGGTGGTTTTCATCTACTTATTGAGTTAGAGAAAATCGATAAATTATTTCAAAAAACTTGGTACAAAAATATTACCAGTCTTGCAGGTGCAGATATTAAAGGAGATATGGTTTTGCCTATACCGGGCACATATCAAGGTGGGTTCGTGCCTCATTTTTATGAAAAAGAAGAAAATAATATAGTAATTGATTTTGATGTTAATAACTTTTTTAATATAATATGATGACATCCGAAGAAATAAAAAAAATAATGATTGATGGTGGTTATGAATTACATAGTCATTCTGGTGATGATAAATTATTTACTTTTATAAAACATTTTAATAATAGAGGACAACATGAGCCAGATGTTTTAAAATCAACGCATTTTATTTATTGTGAAGTTAATACTTCTAATGAATTTAGATTTACTGCAATTACAAATAGAATGTCATATTTTTTAGATTCTGGTTGGATGGGTTCTGTTGATAATGATCAACATTTCGTAACTAACGAATGTAATTTTGCTTATTATGCACGACTGATTCAAATTAATAATCCGTTTTAAAATATATCATTAAATAAACATACTTTATATATTTTATTATTCACAGCAATTTAAAACTTAAAAAACATGGTAGCAGAGGACAGACTAACAACAGAATTTAACTTACCTACACACGAGAATGAAATTTTTAAAGCAGAAGAGGTGCTTGAAAAGATTAGAACCAAATTTTATAAGGTTCAGTTATTAAAGAGTATTGATAATGAAACACACGAAAAACTGTATGAAGAAGCAATGAGAGTATTATATTATGTTGGCAGTTTATCAATGCCAGCATTTAATATTAGAGAAGAATTAGAAACAAAATATACATTATTATACATAAAATCACCACAATTAGGAAAGAAGTTATTTTTAGATGATTATGAAAAGATACATTATAATTATAATATCTTAAAAGCAAGATGCTATAGATTGCTCGATGATATTGATAAAGAATTCTTTAAAAGACACAAGAAAAGGCCAAGGAATTGGTAATAAAATATATTATTAGCATCTGTATTATCGGATGCTTAAATTTTCTAATAATTTAAAATCATTTAATTATGAGTTATGATATTTACGGAAATAATTTAGCTCGTGGTCATTGCGAGGTTCATCCTTGGGTTGGTGAAGAATACCCTTGTTCATTATGTTATGAAGAAAACGATAAACATAATAAACAAAATAAGATATATAATCAACAAGAAAAAGATTATTACGATGCAATGGAACGAGAACATTATGATGAAATAATTAAGAAAAATTATTTTAAATATAGAATATTATGTTTCATTGTATTAATTTTACAGAATTCATTAAATCGATTGAAAATCAAATTAGAAATGATTTATCAAAAAGAAAAACGAAAATATTAACATCATGATCCTCAAAAATAATAAAATTTTCGAGTCAATCTCTTCTGAATTGGCTCTATTTTTAGTAAATAAAACACGTTATAAGATTTACTACGTTTTTCATTTAAATGATAATCAGCCAATGATTCTACTAACAAAAGAAAACATTGATAAATATACTGAATTACATGATGATGCTATAAATAGAAGAGTTGCTGACAATGGAATATTTCAATGTTTAGGAGAACTACCAACTTTAGTAATTAAAACATTTTCGAATAATAAATATCCGATGCAAATCGAAAGTTTTTATGATGATTATCAGTGGCTTAATTGGTCTGAATAATGAATATTAATTTAATTCCAATTATATTAAAAGATCTAAGAAAACTATATCTTCTTGATAAGAAAATATTTAATAAGAATGATTACTATTCTTTAGATATTTGGAGAGATGTTTTAGATGAACATTTAAACGACATATTTTATGTTAAATATAATACTCAAATTGTTGGTACAATAATATCTTATGTTCTTGATGTTTATTATATAGATTCAATTGGTATTTTATCTGAGTTTAGAAACAAAGGCATTTGTGAACTACCAAATAAATCGGCTTCTTAACTAATGTTAAGAATTTTAAACGTTTCATAGATTGTGCCTATTGTTATAGGTCTTATTTTATCTCCACGTCTGTTATCGTTAGTCCCTAACGATTGTAATATTATCTTTGGTATTAATAGTTTGATTTTCATTAATTAAATCATTATTAATACCACTCTCTTTTACTTTTCTTCCTTCTTTTAAAATATTTAAGGCTGCATTTAGATCCCTGTCATGTTTCATCCCACATTTAGGACAAATCCACTCTCTTACCTTAAGAGTCAAGTTCTGGTTAATATACCCACATTCATTACATGCCTTACTTGAAGGATAAAAACGGTTTATTTTAGTGATAGTTTTATCACTCCAATTAGCTTTATATTCAAGCATGTTAATGAATTTGCCCCATGAGGCATCTGATATTGACTTATTTAATCCTGACTTAGCTGACTGACCATTAGGTAGGTATTTACCATTATCATCCTGTTTTGGTTTACAAGATTTTAACATACCTTTAATATTCAAGTCTTCTAAATAAATTTGATCATATTTTTTTATTAAATCTGTACTGATCTTATGTAAATTATCTACACGAGAATTGGTTATCTTCTTATGTATTCTCGCTACCTTTAATCTTTGTTTTTCATATCTATTACTTCCTTTAGTTTTTCTACTTAAATGTTGCTGTCCCCTTTTTAGCTTTTTCGCATATGTCTTTGTATATTTATTGTTTTTATATTTATAACCATCTGATGTAATAATTAGATCCTTAATTCCCAAATCAATACCAACCTCTTTACCAGTTTTAGGTAACTTAACATGAGATGTTTCAACCAAAATAGAAACAAAATATTCATTAGTTGGTGTTTTAGAAACAGTGCATTGATGTATTTCACCTTTAAATTTTCTGTCAATTATAATTGGTATTCCTTCTTTAAATTTAGGTATATGTAATTTATTTTTTATTAACTTTGTAAATTGTGGCACACAAAAACTATTTCTATCATGCTTACTCTTAAATCTTGGAAACCTTGTTCTTCCCTTAAAGAAACCATTATAAGCTCCATCTAAACATTTAAGAGATTGTTGCATGGATTGAGAATTAGTTTCATTTAACCAAGTAAAATCATTATTTTGTTTTAGTGTGGTGAGAGATTTACAATTATCAACATAACTTAAACCTTGTTTATTTGTTTTGTATTCTTCAATCCTTTCGTTTAAATAATAGTTATAAACAAACCTAATACACCCAAAATGTTTATTTAATAAGATCATTTGGTTATTATCAGGTTTTAGTTTATATTTGTAAGCTTTTAACATTTATTCTATTCTGTTACTTTAGAATAAATACTAAAATATTTTAAAAAAGTCAAGAATGTTTAATTTATTTTAATTATATTTGTAGTAAATGATTATATTATGAACATTAATTTACTTCCAATTACTTCTAAAAATCTCTTTAATGTAACACTCATTGAAGATCATTTATTTGATGTGAATGAACGTTATGATTTAGAAACATTTAAATCAATATTAATTGATTATCCAAACAATATATTTTTCATTAAATTAGATAATATAGTTGGTATATTAATATCGTATGTTCTTGATGAGTATTACTATCTTGATTCAATTGGAATATTACCCGAATTTAGAAATAAGGGAATGTGCAAACAATTATTTAACGATTATCTTATTCCAGAAGCTAAGAGATTATCTTGTGATGAAATTAGATTACACGTAAATAAAGATAATACTGCAGCAATTGGATTATATATGAAATTAGGGTTTGAAACTATTGAAGTAATTGAGAATTATTATGGAGATAATAGAAATGGATATTATATGAAAAAGAAAATATAACCTTGTGGGGTTATATTTATTAATTATATATCTGCAGGGTTATATTTTTATATAATTCTAAATGTTTTGGTTTCCATCTCAGGCCACCAATATTTACCATTATTAAAACCTTCGTCTTCGGGAAATTTTTTTAAATAGAAGTTTCTATCTTTTTCAATTAACCTTGCTCTCATAGCTCTGTGAAAATCTTCGTTTCCAAGCCAAAAAGGTTGTTCAATTAAATTACCATTATCATCTAATCCATCTTCCCAAATCATTAAAATATTGTGATTAGTAAATGCTGGATAAGAATATGCACAAGTAATATATTCTAATTTTGTGTTAATTTTATGAAAATCTAAACAATATTTAAGAAAAATATTATAATAATGTTTCAATAAATCATCATAATCCTTCCACATTTTTACTGCGGGGTGATTTTTATACTTTTGATTAATATAATCCTTTGAATTTTGCCATTCGATTGGAAGATTTTCTGTTCTCAAATTACATAACATTTGCTTTGCTTCAACAACTTGCTTCCAACATCTTCTTTTATCCAAAGAGACTGCACATTCAGTAAAAAACGGAGAACTAAGAAACGTTTGCATGTTATTTATTTTAAATTTTGTTTAATTCTGTGCCAAGTTCTATTACTAACTCCAATATATATCGATTGTTCATTTACACTATCAAATAGTAATTCAGCTAATTCAATCTTAAATGCATCATCTTTCATTAGACTTAACAACAATTTACTATCGTGCGAAACCTTAATTAGGTTTTTATAATCTAGCTTAGTTAGTTTAGATTTGTTAAGTAAATCAAAACCATGTGATTGTTGTAAATCATTGGGTAATACAAATAATGAATTAAGATCCTTATTTACATAAATGTATTTCATGATATTTTATTTTTAAATAAATCACAAATATTTCCTTCACCAACCATTTCGCATGATTTTTTATCACAAGTTCCACAATAATCTGGTTCTAATGGATCTTCATATATTAATTCATATGAATAAAAATGTATACAATCACAACAATCTGGCTTAATTTCTATTTCTCGAAAATTATTCATAATAAAATATTTAGATCACAAATATAATTAAAATTTAATGAATTTACAACAATAATTTAAATTATTTCTTCATACTTAATTTTGGGCATACTACCAGAAAGAATTGCATTGCCACATGTAATTAAACCCAAGTCCTCATCATAACTTGGAACAAAAACAATTACATCAAACCCAACTGCTTTTAATTCTGCCTCTGGTTTCTGATATGGGGTGAAGCATTCATAACCACCAGTTGTTTTAATATTATTCTCATCACAAGTCTGGGTTTGGTGCATTGGTGTAATCTTCACCATAAACTTATTAGGATTAAATAGTTTAGCCAATCTTTTTGCATTTACTTTATATTCATCAGCAAGTGCAAAATTTAGTGCAAATTTTCTTCCTTTAGGATCTGGAAGCATTACTCCAATTTCAGAAATTTCTTCTAATGTTAAAGAATTATTACTAAACATTAATTTTCTTTGTTTATTATCGGTAGAATTAATTGAGAACTGTAGACCAGCATCTCCACGATATGTTTCATTTTTGATATCACACCATTCATTTAAAAATTCCATCAATTTCTTATTTGCTTTAGGTAGCATAGTTGAAATAACTGGATGAATCATTGAATTTCCAATATAAGGCTTAACTATCTTATGTAATAATTTAGCGTGTTCTAATATTTTAAAATTAAACGTAGGTTCTCCCATCCTTGCATAGTGAAGATTTAATCTCTTAGTGCTTGTTATTTCAGGATGAAGTTTCAATCCTTCAATCAATTGATTACTTAAATCATTTAATGTTGCATTAACACCTAATCCAACTTTAGGAACATTACAGAATTTACAATTCATTGAACAACCATATTGAGTAGAAATAGTAATTACCCATTTTTCACTTAATGACATTATTTCTCCATTAGGAACTCCATTTAATTCTCTTGTTATCCCAAGAAAATCTGCTTTAATATTAGAATTTTTACCATAATCACCAATAGAAAGAAATTCAATTTTGCCTTTCTCTCCTTCCATTACACAAATATTTCCAGTAGGAACTTTTATGTTTCTAAGTATTGTTGATATCATTATTTATTTTTAATTAATAATTTCATCATTTGGAATAAATATAAATTTCGGTACAAAAATATTCAATTCCATTATTCTCACATAAACGGCATTACACATTTCCATTAGTATAAAACCATTATTTTTAGTTAATTCATAACCAGTTCCAACTTGTGTATATTCAACCATTAGTTTTTTACCTGTTTTATTATCAATAACATAATCTAAAATACCTTTTTTATTGTATTCTAAAATTAATTCACTATCACAATAATTTAAATTTATTTTCATGATTTACTGTTTTAATTTTTATTATTTAATTCATTTAATTTGTTTTGTGCTTCTTCTAATTTATTTGTCCATTCTTTAATTTCCTTATTTTCTTTATTTTTAATAAAATCATTTTTCTTTTTTACTAATTGAGGTGTTAATAATTCATCGCCAACTCCAACTAAATAATATTCATTAAAATAATCAAGAGGTTTTGAATTAATTCTCTTTTTTGTTATTTCGTTTAGTTCTTCATCTGTTATATCAATTAATAAACCATACTCAGGATCGATATAATTACTATAACCATTCCAACTATCACCATCGTTTAATTCATAAGTCCAAATGCTCATTTTACCTTCAAAAATAGAAAAACTCAACGAAAATTTCATACTATTTTTAGCTTTATCTGACACTGTTTGTGGTAAAAGTGTTCTGTCATTAAAAAACGATATTCTTTTAGCATTTTTAATTTCAGACTTATTAAAAATAAGTTTATTTAAATTTGTTTTTTGAGCTTTAATGTTTTCTAATTCATATTTTTCTTGATATAATTTTTGATTCAATTCTTTAAGCTCGTTTTCTTTTTCAATAACCTTATCATTAATTTTCTTATATTCGTCAGAAATTTTTTCAATTGGACAACTAGTAAATATTTCATTAACAACAATATTATTACCACTTGGTTCAATACTTTCATTTCCATCATGATCTTGATAAATCATAAGAGTTTCAACAAGATAACCATCTTCACCTAGTTCTTTTTTTAATAAAACTTCCTGTCCGTTTTTTAAAAATACTGTTTTCATATTATTTTTCTTTTAGTTTAACAATTATAAGAAACTTTAAAAAATTTATCATTTTTCAATTCAAATAATAAATATCCAAAATAAGAATCACCTTCAAGACTAGTGGTAGTTTGCCAAACATAACAATCATTAATATTTTTCACTTCATTAAAATTTCTTTTAATGTATAAAAGTTTTTCATTATCTCCAACAATTCTACAACATTGATTTGGATAACCATTTTGTTTTTCATTAGTTAATTCAATTTCAACAATATCTTCGGGCATCCAATTATCTTGAGTATTATTAAGCCAGTAATATAAACCATTTACATTTATTTGCCCTTTAAGTTTTTTTCTATATTCAGAATTTAATTTTTTTTGTTTAATTGCTAATTTTTTAATTTCTTTAGCATACTCATTCCACATTTTATCTTCTTTTTCATTTAAAAGGAAAAGATTATTTATTTCTTCCATATCTATTAATATTTAATGTTTCAAAAAATTCTTTTCTTGTTTCTTCACCAGAAACTTCACCATCCCACATAAAACAATCTCCCCATCCTTCTTGATATATAAATTTCATACATTTTTCAAATATCTCAATAGTAATTGGATGTCCTGCTTTAATTTCTGCAATAGTTTCTCTCAAATAAATTAAATTCCCTTTATATTCATTTTGAATCCTTTGACATCGAGGAATATTTTCTTTCATTTAATTTTTCTTTAAAATTATTATTTGTTAGTTTATCTTTATGAATCTCTAACCATTCATCATAACTTATTTTACTTAATCTTTCTGCTTCTGGTAATAATTTAATACGTTCTTTTGTGCTTTTAATCCAAACATCGATATTTAGTTGAAATTTTAAAAATTCTTTTTCAAAAGTAGGTTTAGTTGCCATATTACATAAGATTTATGTGAAATTCGGTTATTTTTCACATAAATAGTATAGTAAATGTTATGGTTTATTTAATACATATTAAAACAATCACAGTTATTATTAAAATCAAATAAGCAAGTAAAGTTAATATGATTTTGCTTTTAGTACACATAATTTTTATTTAACCTTAAACAAATATTCATTAATTAATTTTTTAAATTTTTCAGTACATTCACCACATAAATCTAATGACATATTTGGAAATGCATTATGATCATTTTCCGAAACATAACCACCCAATAATTTTATGTTAATTTTAATTTCACTACTATCAAAATAATGATATTTGGGTGACTCAAAATCATTTTGTGGTTTTCCACAAAAATCACATGAAATTTTAATTGTTTTCATTTTCTTTCAATAAAATTATGAACAAGACTAAATATTAATGTAGCATTTTGAAGATTAGGTTCTTTCTTTGCAGAATTAAACTCTTCTTTAGTTACTTGTCCAAATTCAATACTATTTCCATAAAAATAATAGGTATTAGTATCTTTGTGATATATCCAATAGCCACCACCAATAGTATTGCTTTTAATCCTATCTTTCACTAAATCTTCATGAAATTCAACTTCACCTAATATTAGAATATTGTCATTAATTACAAACTTTTGTGCCATTACAATAATTTTAGTTAAACAATAGTAAATATATTTCAATTAATTATCAAACCAAAAAACAATACGTACATCATCTAGTTCGCCTAATTGATTCAATTCTTCAAGATGTTTAAAAAACGACTCACCTAAGTGTTCTCTATATGTGATCATTTTTCCTTCACCTTCATTTGCTAATGCCGCACCATTAAAACAATTTGGTGATTCTTCTCTTGTTATCCTTCTGTCCCAAAGAATTTGATTATAATCAAATTCAATTAATTCACGTAATGTTAAATATGAAGCAGAGTGAGCATCTGAATCCCATCTCTCATATTCTTCTTTTATTTCTTCGCAAACATCTTCTGGAATTCCTTTTGACTCAGAAATTGGTTCACAACAACTATAGTTTCTAACACCAGCTAGAAATCCAAACATACTATATGATCTCCAATCAAAAGGATTGTCACCCTTTTCTTTATTATAATACTTACGATTAAATTCATCTAATGAAAAATGTTCTTTAACTATTTCCCATTTATTATTTCTTCTTACTTCAGCAAAAGAATGAATATCACATCCCATATTATTAATATTATTAAGTTAAATATATTATACGTAATTAATTTTATTTTGTTACAACTAGTTTACATTTTATTAAAAATCTTAAAAAATTTAAATAAGCAAATAATCTTCTAAATCCTTTTAAATTTGATTTTATTTTGTAAGTGAAATACAATTCATAAATTAATTGAAAATAATTAGGTAATCTTGTTTGAATTAAATCCCATGCCATTGCATCAGCACCTTCTTCACTATTATCATTATTAAGTTTTATTGAGAAATGATGTCCTATTTCATGGAAAAATGTTCCATAATAATATTTAATATTATAAAATCTATCTTCAATTGAACATAATAATATTTTGGGATAGTGAAGTTCTTCTTTTATTATATTACTTTCATAATTTGCTAATTTACAAATTTCTTCATATGTTTTATGGTATTTCTTTTCAAGATCATTTATTTGTTTCAATGTTTTATTTAATGAATTTAAATATTCGACATCTGTAACATAAATATATTTTCCCAATGCTTTATTATCTTCATTAGAAATATTAATATTTAATTCATCGTATGTTTTAATAAAAACAGAAATATTTTCTTTTTTACAAATATTTATTGCAGTTTTTTCTAATACCTCGATTAATGAAGGATATTTTTTAAAATCAAATAACAATATAAATATATTAAATTGTATTATATATAAAAATATTAGAGAAATTAGTAACAAAACAAATAATGTAATCATTGTTAGTATCATAATTTTAATGTTAAATTGTTTATACTATCTGTAATATACGTAAATAGATTTATTTTGTTACAATTTTTTAATTAACTTTTCTTTTAATTTCCATATTCGTAAACATCCTAATGTAGCAACTTTTAATTTTTCTTCAGTAGTTAATTTCCTACACTCTTTAATTCTACTTGCTTCTTTATCTATTCTAGCAAAACATCTACCATTTTCATATTTACTACATGTTATTATTCCAGCATCTTCTGGAATAAATTCAATACTTTTCTCTAATAGTTCAATAGGTATTGCATAGTATAACTTGCTTATTCTATTTTGTTTATCTTTGTGGTTGTGTCGTTTTTTAAAATCTGCCTTAAGATCAGAAATACTTCTTTTAATTTCTACTTCAATAGCGAAACCAGATTTCATAATTATAAAAAGATCGGTTTCATGCATTCCTACTAGTCCCCATGAAATATTTGGTACTATTATATGAGTTCTTATTCCAAACAGTTTAGAAATAGCTACCTCCATTTCAATTAATGAAATGGTTTTAGATTTAATGATATTTGATTTTCTTTTTATTCCCATTTCACTCATCAATTTTTGAAGTTAATACAGTTGCTGAAATACTTGGTCTTGTTAAACTAACATATTTTAATTGATTACGTTCTTTAACTAACCAATTATCATTCATATCAGTTTCTAATACCATTACATGTGAATATGTGCTTCCCTGTGCTTTATGTGCTGTTATACAATAACCATAATCTAAATCCTTAACAATAACATCACTATTATCGCGATGCGTTCCGTTTCGATGTTTATTTATTGTTATCATAATTAAATTATTACGCCTAAATTCATAATATTGAGGCCATAATTTCTTATTTGATTTTCCAAGATCTCTATAATAGTCATGCTTTTCCGCATATTTATGTAAATTATCATGATCATTTGAATCTACAACAAATACATCTTCATAATTAAATAATCCTTGACCTAAACTTTCTTTTAATTTAACTCTAAATCCTTTAATATTATATTTATTTTCTTCAAGATTTGATTTATATATTACATTATAGTCTGCAGAATTTTCAATAATATTACGTCTATTATTATTTGTAGTAATTGACCTATATCCCATAATAATATCATCCTTTTCAATAACATCCACATTATCACCAATTAATGCGGTTCTAATTATTTTATTACTTTGCATGACAGTAATATTTTTCCATGCAATTACTTTAATAAAATCACTATCGGTTTTAAATTCATTTGATTTAAATTTTTCAATTATTTTATTTCTAAATTCTTCTTTGTTTATAGTAAAAATAACTCCTTCCCCCAAATTATTAACATTTGTTTTTCTTTCGAATCCGCCATCAATAACATTTAAATTATTTCTAAGTGCATCATAAATAAATGCTAATGGATTTGTATCATTTTGCCTCTCTACTTTAGTTAATTGATGAAATTCATTTGTTTCTTGATTAAACACAACACTCTCCTTTTCTCCAACAGGAGGTATTTGAGCAGGATCACCCATGAAAAGTACTTTGGTTCGATTATTTTTTATTTTACTTAGTGTTAGCTTAATTAAATCATATAATGATTGATTTATCATACTTGCTTCATCAATAACACATATATTATAATCAGAAATTCTAGGTATTGCTATTGGATTAAATTGAGGTCGATTCGGATCAAACTGATCTAAATCAAGATCTGGTCTTAAACCAAGAAGAGCATGAAGTGTTTCGGCTTGTTTACCAGTTGTATTTTTAATGACTTTTTTTGCTTTATGAGTTGGAGCACTAACAACAATTCCACCATGATATTCATCTAATATTTTTTTAATACACGTACTTTTACCAGTTCCAGCATATCCTGAAAGGGTAAAAAACGTTTTATCACTTTTTAGCCATGTACGAATTTTATTAATTCCATCATATTGTTCATCATTAAATGTAATTAATTTACCATTAGGTAATAATAGTTGATTATCAGGTAATTTATTATCCATTTCAAATAAAGATATTGTTTTAATTCTAGTGATATTTAATTTACTTTTTATTGCCATATTTTAATTACCTTTTCTTTTTTTCTTGGGTTCTTTAATCTCTTTTAGTTCTTCTTTTTTTAATCTAAAAGATTTCCCTTCTTTACGTAATTTTTTCTTCAGGTCTTCTTTTAGTTCTAAACCAATTTCTTCTGCAGCAAATAATGCATTAACATAATGATTTAGATCTTTTTTATCATAAAAAGAACCATTTAGAAATGCAATTCCTCTGTAAATGTTTTCATGGGACTTGAAATATTCATTATTCCGTTTTAATTCTACTTCGACACGTAAAGTTTCGGTGTTATTATCTATAGAATATTCAAGAATGTAAATTGCTTTTAAAATCATAAGTTATAATTTTCTTTTAAATCAATTAAACAATCTTCGAAAGATTTTAATATCTTTCCTCCAGATAGTTCAATCGATTCCTGTATCATTAAATTTACACAATTTCCTTCAAATGATTCAATTATTGGAAATTCAGATTGTTTTAAATCAGAACCTTCTGTAATATCAAAATAAAATTGTATGATTTCATTCATTGTCATATTACAATACTCGCTATAACCATACATTAGCTTTTCTTTAGCAAAGCCCAAACCAATTTCAAAAGCAGTGCCATCATCTATGCAAACACCTCTAAATGGAACTAAATTAGCTATGATTATATCACAATTATTAATTTGTTTTATATTACCAAGAAAAATATGACAACTATGTTTCTTTGAAAGCAATTCACCATCAAAATTAACATCGTTGTCAAAAGGTGAAAGTCCTTCAAAACCATATTTATTACATAATGTTTTAAGCATTTCAAAATGTTTCAATGCATTTGCACGAAACACATCGGGTCCAGCTAAATAGATTTTTTTCATACTGCTAAATTATCATTAGATTCATCACTAGCTTTAATTACCCAAATAAAAAATATACAAATTCCAGTTATCCACCATTGGTAATGATTTGTAAATCCACCAATAAATGTTACAATAACTACAACTAATAGTAGTGTAACTAATTTGTTTTTTAAAAACCATTTCATAATAATATGTTTTATATTAATACTATTCTTTATTTAACCAATGAACTACTGGCTCATGTCCTTCTTCAACACCAAATTCTTTTAAATAATTATTATATGTTTGATCCCATTCATCGATGCTATACCACCATCCTTCAGGTAAAAACATTTTAGCTGCAGCATCTGCTTCTTCATGTGTTTGGAATACAAAGGTTTCTTCGCACATCAATACTGTAATTAAAAGTGGTTTAAAACCTGCTTGGATTATTTCTTTTAGAAGATCACTTTTTGGTGTGCCATAAGTATATTCTTCTTGTTCATTAATTGGAAAATTATTTTCCATAATACAACTCATCATTAAGTAGTTGAAAATTTCTCTCTGCTGTTTTTAATTTAAACATAAGATTATTTATTTCATCTTCAAGCCTAGAATATTCATTTATTATAATTTTCTTAAATTCAGGATCTGTCGATTTAATCACCTTTGTTTCAAAATCACCATCTTCTTTCATCCATTTTGGTATTTCAAAATGAATTGCATCACCGATGTTTGATGAATAAGTAGCAGCAGAATTAGCCTGTTTATATGAATTATAACCACTATCTTTAATTAGATATCTTATGGAATATTTCTGATATTTTTCTTGATTTGTCATAAAACTAATTTATTTAAAATAATAATAATACGAACAATAATTCATTTTGTTACAAAATTGAATTTATATTTTCATGTCCATCGGTCTAAATTTAACTCTTCCAAACCAGCACAACATCTCATAGCATTTACTATCTCAAGCCATTCTGATTGTAAACCTTTACTAACCAATATTTCTTTTACAATTTTAAGATCATTTAATGATTTCTTAAAATTTATCTGATTTTCAACATTAAGCCAATCCACTCCTTTAGAAAAACAATAAATAGGTGTTTTTTCTGTCAGAGGTTCTCCACAAATTTCATCTTCATATAGAAGTTTTGCTGCATTTAATACTTTTTCTGAAGTCATAATTAATTATTTTAAATATTATATAAACAATTTTTTTCTAACAAATTACAAATGTAAGCAAAAATAACCAAATTTACAAGTATTTATAAAAAAATATCTAAATACTTGCAAATTTCAAAAATTATTCAGATCTTTGCAAAAACATATCATATAAACGTATGATATTTCTCATAAAAATAACCTAATAAAAAAAATCTTATGAAATTAAAAAAATTAATAATTTATAAAATAATTATGCTTTGTATTACTTTTATTATATCTACTGATGTAATCAATAATGGTATAATAGCAAGTCCATTAACTAAAACGACAGGTAATAATAGCTTAAAACATACATATAATAATGTTATTACTCCTAGAATTATTTTAATGTATGAAAACATTTGGGGAACAATATATAATCCAGTAGCAAGTCAATGTGATGGTGATCCATCAAAAACTGGTGATGGTTCACGTATTAATATAAAAAAAGCAAGTAGACATCGTTGGATTGCAATAAGTCAAGATTTATTAAATGATACATATAGAAAAAATATAATTAATGATTCAACAGATAAACGTTTTGTTGGTAAGTTAAAGTATGGTGATACCATTTGGATTAGTAGTCCATATAAAAAAATTAATGGTTGGTGGGTTATTCATGATACGAAAAATTCTAGGTTTTCTAATAGTATTGATTTCCTTCAAACAGAAGGAGATTATAATTTAATTAATGATTTTTATATAAAAAAAAATAAACGTAATCTATGGCCGGGTAAATGGAATAATATAAGAATTTATAAAATTAAAAACTTTGATTATGTTTCTTTTCAAAAAATATCTAATCGTATTTTATTATAAAATAGATTATTATATTAATATTTAAAAATTTTCATATTTATTTTTATTTTAACATAATAAAATGAAAAACTTTTCATAATATTACAAAATGAATTAACATGATTTCTTTAAAACTAAGAAAAATGGATGCTGAATGGATTTTCTTGTGCGGAATGGTGGGATTTATTGTACTCATCTTTGTTTGTTTAAATTTACAAATGAATGGGACTTTTTATAGATTAAATGAAAAGATAAAGAAATGGAAAAAGAAAAATTAACTAAAAATAATATTCATGAATAATTTCAAAAATTTCTTTCACATTATTCCAATAATTTTTTATTATTTATTGGAATCTGCTTTCTTAGCATTAATCGTTAATATTATTTGGAGACTAATGTTTCAAAGTAGATGTAATATTATATTATCCTATGGTGATTTTGTTGCAATCATATGGGTGATAAAAATGTTATTATTTGATGTATTTAAAATTAGCAACACTTTTGGAAATAATCAAGAAATAAATAAAGAAAACAATAATTAATCATGAGTAGATATAAAAAAGAAACGTCAAGACTGACACTTAAATACATTAATGCAGATACTGAAGAACTTCTTTTTGAGGTGAGAGACAAAAATCATCTTGATATAGGATCATTTTTAAGCGATGGGGTAGTATCACAATTGTTACAAAATGAACTTAAGGGTAAAATTTTACCTGAAAATGTTATGGTTTTGGTTGTTGGTGAATTTAAATTAGTAGAATAAAAAATTTAAATATATTTTAGTAAAGTATGAATTAATATTCATACTTTACTTTTTTATAACTAATTAAAATCTACTAAAATACGTTAGTTGTTTTTTGTTTAACTAACAAACATAATGTTTTATCACAATCAAACATTTAATTTACATAATTCCCACCCAGTTTTTATTATAATATGTTGATTTACAAATGATTATAAAATAAATTAGTAATCAAATTTTGCCATTGTCTTAATTTTCAGGTATTTATAGTTAAATAAGAAACATTATAAATAATAAAAAATTAAAACAATGGCACAATTTATTAAAGTCGAATGGCAAGCAAGTCCATCACCAATTTCTGGGTATAACATATATCGTGGTAATTCTGATGGCAATGTATCTAATACACCCCTTAACAATTTTCCAATTTTAACGTCATTTTATGAGGACTACACAATATTTCCCGGTCAAACATATTGTTATGTAGTTACTGCTGTGTTAAATGGAGTGGAAAGTACTAGTTCATTACAAATATTTACTGAACCAATTGCATTTATTAACTCACCATCACCTTTAGCATTAAATGCTTTTGGAGGATTTGGGTTATTAGCTGCTTCTACAATCACTAATGTTCCGGGAACAGAATCAAGTGTTACAGGTGATGTTGGTGTATATCCGGGTTCATCTATTACTGGATTTGAAAATGTAAGAGTTTCGGGTTCATTTCACTTAGCTGATTATGTTGCTGGTTATGCACAAAATTCATTAACAAACGCATTTAATGTTGGTATGGGTATTACTGGTGCAACAACAATACCAGCAGAATTAGGTGGACTTAGATTAACTCCGGGTGTTTATTCAAATGTCACTTCAGTTCAAATTACTGGTACGTTAGTATTAGATGGTCAAGGAAATCCTAATGCAGCTTGGGTTTTTCAAATAGGTTCAACATTAACAACTGCAGCAGGAAATAGTCATGTAGTTCTAGTTGGTGGTGCTCAAGCCACAAACGTAACTTGGTTAGTTGGTTCTTCTGCAACATTAGACGTTGATACATTTTTTGCTGGTAATATTATTGCATATGCATCAATAACTGTTAATACCAACGCTTGTGTTAATGGTAGATTAGGTGCAAGAACAGGTGCAATTACATTGGATGATAATGCTGTTATTGTTTATGGTGCATGTCATGAGGCTTTACCAGCATCACCTCCAAATACACCTCCATCACCACCTTCTGCACCAACAGGTATTATTATTGTTGATAGAAATGCTGATGGTGTTAATAACAATGGACCAGTACTACCAATTGTATTTACATCTGAAATTACTGATATTACATCTACTAGTGCTAATGGTGGTGGAAACGTAACATTTGATGGTTACACACCAATTGTTTCACGTGGTGTAGCATTTGCTACTTCACCAAGTCCAACTGTATTAAGTACAAACAATGGTATTGGTGCAGGTATTTTCGGTAGTTCTATTACTGAATTATTGTCAGATACAAGATATTATGTGAGAGCATATGCGATAAACTCTGTTGGAATTTCTTATGGAGATAATGTAAGTTTCGTAACATTGCCAGCATAATAAAATTTGAACCATCAAAACTAAATAATTAATAATAGTTTTGATGGTTTATATATAAAAATAAAATTAAATAAAAATAAATAAAATTATGAGTTCAATATTTAGAAAATTAAAAATAGCAAATAATGCAACTGTCACAGCTACATTATTTAATAAACTAATGGATGCATTTGACAATGGTGTAGATGGTGTTTTTTTCACAACTCCTATTCGTTATTCTACTAATTATGGTATAACATCTCATTCAAGTGGTGGTCAAACACTAGCAACAATATTAACATCAGAAATAAATAATGTAAGTCTTGTTAGAGCAAATGGTGATAGTGTAAAATTAGTATCAGCAAGACCGGGTTATTCTATTACAGTAAAAAATAATGGTCAACATAATCTATTGGTTTATCCATATGAATTAGATTTTATTGATGATGGATTAGTAAATGTGCCAATAACAATGTTACCTGAAGAAACGAGAGTATTTAGATCAATTAGTGATTCGCGTTGGGAAAGTATGTCTGATAAAATTCAAAATAGTATATCTACACCATCGGCATATAATTTACATTTTGCTTCAACATTTGCGGTTCTTACTAACGGTACAATTACAATTAGTAATCCAAAATTAATAATACCTGATGGGGATTCAGGTGAAACTACGTTAACACCATTAACAGGTATAAAATTTATAAATGGTTCTAACAAAGGATTAAGTACAAGTGCAGTAACTAGTGCAAATAATTTATATAATGAATTAGTTACTTTAAGTGGTCATACTTTCGGTGCAGTAAATTTAGAAACTGTAAATGTTGGTTATGGTACAGGGAGATTTGTACCCGGTGTTTATATTGGCTCAACAGGTATAGTAACATCTGCTTCACAAACAATTACATTGGTTGGTGATGGAGATTATGTATTCATAAGTCAAGGTGCAATGACATTTGGTGCAACAAACACAATTTTATTAACACATGGTGCTCAAGCAAATAGAGTATTTTGGGTATCTGTTGGTGCAATCACCACTGGTGCAGTAAATGTTGTTAAAGGAAACTTTATAACCACTGCAGCAATTAATATTGGTGCAACAAATGATATAGAAGGAAGACTTTTATCAACAATGACAGCAGCAATCACATTTGATGGTACAGCGACTAACCTTTATTTATCAAAATAACAATTTATTAATGTTTTTTATCATGTAATAATATGAAAAATAGTAAACCCTTAAAAATAAAAGACCAGAACGATATTATACTCTGGTCTTTTATTACAAAACGTAAAAAATTAGAAATACTAAATGATTCAATAGAATTAATTCGAAAAATTGGTAAAAATAAACCTAAAGATTTGAATTTAATAAAAAAAATAATAAATCTTCATAATGAATATAGATTTCCATTGGTTCAACTTATGGACACTACACAAAAAAGTATTGATATTGCATATCAATTTTTAGTTTTTTTAACTAAATGAAAATTAATCAATAGATATTTATAAGTAATTATTAATATCATATCTACTATAATAAACTACTAAAATGAATGATATTATAATTGATTATAAGAAACAACTTAACATTAGTCTATCTAGTAATATTACAACAAAAACATTATCGTGTGTTTGTACATGGACTACTATTGGCTCAACAGTACTGACTATTTTTCGTACAACATTATCTAATGATATTCCAAAGGTAATTATACCAACTCCAATCATAAATAACGATAGACAATTAAATTATTTAAAAGTCACTAATTATGATAGTGTTAGTGCAATGGTTTTAATTAACGTAGGTAATGTTGATACCATAGGTTATAATATGAATATTATTAGTGTTTTATTATCACCCAATGAGATATTATCTTATAATATCAAAGATGGCTTTTATATTATAGATTATAGGGGTAAAATAAAAAATATTCAAAATACCATTGAGATAACTTCTATACCAATAAATACTGGAACTACAACCAATTCTATATTAGATTATTATACTAAGCCACAAACAAATTCATTGTTACTTCAAAAATCTAATACAGGTCATACACATTCTCAATATTTAACAGGATTAACAATTAATTACTCACTAATTAATCTATCTGGTATTACACATGTATTAAGTGGATATACACGTGGTTGGGTTACTGGATTAGATGCGTTTGGTCGTTCACAACAAAATTTTCGAGGTCAAAATTCGATATTAACTCTTGGTGGTTGGCAAGCTGATGGTAGTTCAACAATTTCAAGTGAAGGTGCTGTTTTTTATGGAGTAAACGCTAAAGGTATTCTAAGTGATGCTGAAGGTGGTTATGCTAGAATTAAACCAAACCGTTTTGGATTGGGTAATATTATTACGGGTATCGATGGTTCAAACTTATTTTATTATTTTAGAGTGGATGATATTGAATTATATTTAAAAGATAATAATAATATTAAAACCTTTGCTGTAGATAGAGCCAGTGGTGTAGTATCAGCTAATATGTTTCGAGGTGATATTGATTGGAATTACGTTACAACAAAACCTGATTTTTTGAGTAGTTATGGTTCATTATATGAACATAATTCAACTGGAACTACAATTACTGTATCAAATACTGAAACCAAAGGATGGATAACAGCATCAAGTTCTAGCAATCATTTAACTACCTTAACAAAAAATATTACTTCTGATAGAATATCTATTTTAAGCGGTGGTTCTGGTACATATCAGATAAATGTTAATATAAATAACAGTTATTCAAATAATACTCCACTTTATTGGATGGGTATATATAAAAATAATAATTTAATAACACAATTACAAACTTATTTGAGTGCAACAAACACAAATGATAGGTATAATTCGAGTATTAATTCAATTATTTCTAGTGTTTCAGTAGGTGATTTTTTTGACATAAGATTTAATAGTAATAATCCCACGCCAAGTAATATTATCATATATAATATATCATTTAATATGAATCGGATAGGTACTTAAAAAATAATTTATGATATTTTTAGATAAAAAAATTTTCAATATATGATATTAGCAATAAGAAATATGAAAGGAACTGCATGTATTATGTATGTGAAAAATGTTTTTAAAAAATTACATTTACACTATATCTCGATTGAACTTGGTAAAATTGAAACTATTGAAGATTTAGACGATAAAACATTATATAAGTTAAATGCCCTTCTAAAAGAAGGTGAACTTGAAATAATAGATAATAAAGAAATAACTATAGTAAAACAAATAAAATTAATCATATTTAATTTGATACAAAATAATAGATCATTAAACAATACTATATCTGTTTTAATTAGTAAAAAACTAAATAAAAAATATAGATATTTATCCAAAATATTTACAATACAATGCGGTATTAATATTAACGAATATATTAAACAAGTAAAAGTAGAGAAAATAAAAGAATATCTTAAAGAAGATAAGTTAAAGATTTCTGAAATTTCTACTAAAATGCATTTTAGTAGTTCATCACAATTATCACATATTTTTAAAAAAACAACAAATATAACCCCCACACAATTTAAGAAATTATATTTCAATAAAAAATAAATTTCATTATTTTGTAACAAATTCAAATCTTTTGCGTAATATATCATAACTTAAAAATATTGTCATGAAAAAGATTTTAATTATATTATCAGTTCTTTTGTTTACATTTACTGGATTTTCACAATCAAGTATATTTCTAAACAAAATTTCTGATACTGAATTATCCCAAGCATATACAACAACCTTTTATGAAGGTCATCAAAGAAAATATAATAAAACCATTGAAGATTTTATTCAAGAATTTATTCAAGAATATGGTAAAGATGAATTAAATCTAGTTCTTTCTAAAATAGAAGATAATACACTTGACGATTATCTTAAATCTATTGATGATAAAGAATTAAATTTTGAAATAATTGCACTTAATTACGTTCTATTGAATAAACTTTCATTTGTTTCAAATGGTAAAATTTTTGTACTTACTTATGAACCAATAAAAAGTAGAAAATCATTTGATAGGGACTTAGATATTATTAGTGAAAAAAATTTATATCTTTATCGTAGAGATGATGATGGTTGGAAAAAAGCATCTGATTTAATTAGAGTTGATTTCTTTTCTGATGTTTCGAGTAGAGAAGTAGATTATCATACTACACATTTCAATGATGGTGAAGAAGTATTTTCTCCATATAGGTTGGGTTTCGGTATTGTTAAAAAGACTTCAAATAATTGGGTTTACATTACTTTTAAAACAATATCTTGGCATTCTAATGTTGGTTATCAGAATTATAATTCAATATTAGTTTTAGTTCCCAAAGATAATAAAGAATATAATATATCTTTATTTGAACCAGAAAATAAGATTGGTAAAATAATTAAAAGATATCCTCTAAAGGTTTATAATTATAGTAATCAAATTTGGAATGAATATTTAAAAGACATAAATCTACCAGTATTATATGGTTTAAGTAAAATAGAATATGTTGAAATAGATAATGGTTTAACAATAAATTATTTCGATGGTAATAAAAATAAACCAATTACTGCGGGAACATTAAAATTCGAAAAGATTGATAATCAGATTATTTGTAGTGGTACAATTAAAATGAATAAAATTAAATAAATCTCACACATGGACAGTACGTAATAACATATAATTTATATTAACTCTTTATGGTCGAAACCATTGGCGATACTGCAATCACCTCTATTCCATTATCAAACCGATGTTTGGAATTGCTTTTATTAGCTATTATTTTTAATTCAACATCTAAAAGATATTGTCTTGCTAAATTGTTTAACTTTTATGATTTTACATTACCAAAGTATTAATTTAGGTAATAACCACAATATATCAAAGAACGTAAAGATAAATACTATAAATTTTGAAAATTTTAAATAAATTTATATAAAAATTATAATAAGTTATGAACAGCATTTTATTAAATAACATAGTTTTTAAAACGCAATCATTTAGAAAAAATTTTGATTTAATTCTTAAAAATGAAAATATTATAACTGAATGCGAAGGTACTATATCAGAATTGAGAATATCTGAACGTAAATTACCTTTAGTTATTGGTGAATATGGTTTCTCTGTTTGGAATATATCATTAGCTAAATTATTAAATATAGATTTAATTAAATTAATTAAATCACATGAATTAGAAAATAGTTATGATGAATTAATTAAACTTATCGAAAATAATAAATTTAGCATATTTAATTATGACAAAATAGTTATAATACATACTTTATTAATTCATCCTGATTATCGAAAATCAGAAATAACTGAAGAATTTATTGAATGTATATATAGAGAGTATCATTCAAATAATACTGCAATAATTGCATTAGTTAAACCCATACAAGATAATATCATCGATTCTGATTTTTATTTTAATCATAAAACAATTTCAATAAAAAATAAAATTGGAAACACTAATGAATGTAATTTAATTCCAACTATTGAATATTATTCTTTAAAAGATCTAATGAAAAATAAAGACAAAGAATTAAATGAATATAAATTATTTGCTGTTGCGAATAGATGTGGATTACAGAGAATAGAAGATTCATATTTATTTTTATTTTCTCCCGAAAAGACTGTTAAACGAATTAAAGAGAAAAATAATATAAAAGTTAAGTTTTGAAAAAACAAATAAATATATCAATATTATATTTTCCAATTATTTTAAAAAGAATTGTTGTAATATTACTATTGTTTTTATTATCACCATTGAATTCTAAAACTATTGATATTAAACCCATTCATAATAGAATTAGTTTAGAAAACGAAAATCTGGAATTAAGAAAACATTTGAAATTAATGGAAGATAAATTAACTAATTTAGAAAAAGATATCAATGTAATAATTGAGTATGATAAACATGTTTATGCTAAATTATTAGATATTAGTGATGATACAATTAGTTTTTCAAAATATTATAACGATACTATTAATTTAAATAAAGATAGATTTGATTCAATCATTATTAATCTTAATTATAAAAGTAAATATGTTTCTCAATTAATTGCTTTTCAATTAAAAAAATTTATTAAAGAATCTAAATTAATTCAGAAAAATAAAAAAATTTTAACATATTACCCAACAATAGCCCCAATTAAAACAAAAGATTTTATTTGTATAACAACAGGCTTTGGTTGGACTATTCATCCAATATATAAGATGCCAATATTTCATGAAGGAGTAGATATTTCAGCAAAAATAAATACACAAGTATTTGCTTCTGCTAATGGTATTATAGATGATGTCTTATATAGTAAATATGGTTATGGAAATCATATTGTAATTAGACATTTATATGGTTTTGAAACACTTTATGCACATCTTAATTCGATCTATATTAAAAAGGGACAATATGTTAAAAGAGGGCAGTTGATTGGAACTGTTGGTGATACTGGTATGTCAACAGGTCCACATTTACATTATGAGATACATAAAAACGATAAATCTGTTGATCCTCTTGGTTATTTTTATACTTATATTACTGAAGAATTAATTAACAAAAAGAAAAATAAATAATAAAACTTAAATTTATGAAAAAAAATAATTTTACTGGTTACTTTGATGATAATAATGAACCGATTTTTGTTGGTGATAAATTAAAAAGTGAATGGAATTACGAAATTATTGTTGTAAAAGATAGTGATAATAGTTATTACGGAAAATTAATTTGTAATGATAATCACAGTTGTAAAAACATTCCATATGCTCTTAATAATGGAAGTGGATATTGTAAAATTAACCTAATTGACAATTAATAAATTTAACATAATATGATAACTTATCTAAAAACAATTCACGAAGAAACCTATAGTGATAATAGTAGAACTCTTGGAGTTTTATTAAATTATAATGATGATGAATCATTTAAAGAAAGTTTTGTTTATATTTATCGTGATAAGACATACATTTTCTTTGAAACAATAATTAACATGATCGATTATCTAATGTATGGAGAAGTTAAAATGAAACGAGCATATATGGAAGAATCTGAATTTGATTTATTGTTGGATGCAGAGAATATTGATGGTAAATTTAGTAAAAAATTAAAATGGTGAAATAAGATGGCTACACATGTAAGAATTAAAACTGATTCGGATTATCTGGTGCACATAGATACACACAAAAATAACTATACTTTATGTGGACTTGAAATTGCGGGAGATAAAAGATTCGAAATTATGCCTTCGGAGTTAGTTCCTAATAAGAGAGTTAATTGTCCAATTTGTATTGAAATAATAGAGTTTTGTAAAGCAATTAATAGATATGAATATATTTAAAAATTAATAATGGTGACTAAAATTAATTTTAATCACCATTATTCTACTTCTATTTTACTAGAATATATCATTCTTTATATTTTTTCAGCAAAGAATCTAACATTAAATAATCACCTTCTGTTTTACAGATAGGGTTATTGAAACCAAAAATATAAACTCTGTAATCATCATTTAATTCTTCTAAATCATTTGTAATTAATTCAATATCATTATACATTTTAACATAATAACAATATTTTTCACCATCATCTTCATCATCAAATCTTTCAAAACCATTCTTTAATAAGAAATCTTCTGTAAGCAAATTATTATTTGAAGATAGATTATCTAATATTTTTGCCATTGATTTTTCTTTATTGTTACAAGATATAATATCACCCAATAGTGGAAAACCTAATTCTAATCTTTGTTTATTAATTTCTCTCATATTCTTAATTATTTAAATTCTAAAAACAACCACATCAACTCGTAGGATTGTTAATGTGGTTTAAATGATATATGTGGATCATTTTCGTATCATAATTGCCTTAATTCATTCATTAATTGAATAACTAAATTTGTTTGTGTTGCTGATTGAAGAGCAACAAATTCTAATGCTTCTTCTGGTTTATCACCAATTGTGTTCCAATAAAATTTAGATAATTCAGGTAGATCCATTAAATCAACCGTTTTCTTTAAATTAAGAAAATCAGCTACTAACATAAGCGAACAACAATCATTACCATTAAATTTCCAAACATTACAAGTATCAACCATAATTGACTCCCAAGGTTTGGAGTTTAAACAATTTTTAATGATAAGTGGAAGTTGTTTATTTACTCCAAATTCTTTCTTTTCTTTATTTATTAGAAACCTTTTAACTAACATTGGTATATCATAATTAGTTATATTATGTCCACATAGTGTTGGAAAATATTGTGGTGTAGATTTTACCCCTTCACTACTAAGTTGATGTAATACATCGAAAAATGTGGCTATTACTATTTCTTCTTTTTCGTTAACTATTTTCTTAAAGAATCTTTTTATTGTTCCATTTTCACTATATAATGTAGCGTATGTTATTGCTACAATTTTACAAAATTCTGGATGATAAACTGCTTTACTCTGATAAACATCATTTAATGTTTTTGTTTGAGTAAATTCATTTTGATATTTACTATTAACAATATCATACCATCGTTCATATAAGGCCGAATTTTTCTCTTTTAGTTCATCAAGAGTAGGATATTCCAATACGCCTTTAATATTAAAAAATAGCATATTATAAATGCTTGCTTTGTTCAGTACTTCATCAAATAGTTGCATAGTTTTTATTATTTAAATTGTTATTATTTACATTAATTTTCATTACAAATATAAGACTATTTATAATAAATAACAATATTTTATAAAAATTTTTATGGAAAATAATAAAGTTCATTTTCATGATATTCGTAGAGTCTTCTATGATATTTTACGAGACAACAATTCTGATAAGTATTCCATGACTAAATTTGCAACATTAGCAATTCTAATAGTATTATTATCTACTGTCGGAATAAGTTTAACAATCATGTGGCAAAAGAAAGAAATTGATCATGTATTAATTGGTGAATTAATTGGTTTAATCTTAACTCTTCTTGGGTTTAAAAATAATTTTGGTTTTTCAAGTACCAAAGGTAATCAAACTGCAGATTTAACTGGAAATCCTAATTTAACTCAAAACGATAAACCAATTGTTGATGATCCTGCAAACGCAAAACAATTATTAACCGAAGAAATTAAAAACATTGAGAATAAGTAATTCTTTATTGAAGATTAAACATAAAATGAAAGAATTTAGATAAAACATTTCTATTATTTTTAATTTCATTATGAATATTCCTCACATCACTAATTGAATAACTTTTTAGTTGATATGAGGAATATTTATTTTTAGAATGTTTTAAAATAAAAGTAATTAATTTATCTTTCTCAATCTCAATGATTTTCTTTTTTTCCTCAATTTCAGCTAATAAATCATCAGCAATTTGATTAAATTCATTAGCTGTTTTATTTTTATTTCTTTCTAAATCTTCATTAAGATATTCTGAAAAAGATAAATAATCCTTATCATCGTCATCAAAATCGATTGATAATATTTTTTTATCGAGAGGCATATAAATAATTATTCTGTGGATTTATCATCAATTACAACTTCATCTACTTTCTCAATAATTTTACTTTTTGTTTTTTTATCTTTTTTTACTTTGTTGTCTTTAATTTCATTAACAAATTCATCATTAAGTTTTTTAAATGAATTTTCTTTTAATTCATCTAATTCCTTATAAAACTCTTTTGTTTGATCTTCAAAACTTTTTTTCCATTCTTCCATTTTATCTGCAAACTCTTTTTCTTTTGTAGCAATCTTTTTATTGGTATCGATAATATTATTCACAAAAAGAAATAAATCATCAGAAATAATATCATTATTTTTTGGAAAAACCTTAATTAACTTACCTTCATCAGTTTCAAGAATTATTTCACATCCAATTTCAGTGTTTTCACTAAAAACCCAATTTTTTGGTATACCAATTTCAAGCTCATATATACCTTGCATTGTATTTCGCTTTAAGGTTGCAAAATAACCTTCTAATGGTTCTAATGCTGATTCAATTTCTCCCATTTATTTTAAAATATAAGTAAAAAATATTGCTAATGAAATCCATAATACTATTTTTTCTAAATTATTTAGAAAAAACCTAGTATTTTCATTCAATTTAAATCTCCCATACATTTTTATAATTAAATCACCTAAGATATAAACTATAAAAATAATGGAAGAAATAAACAAAAATTTATATAATTCTATTACTGTATTCATGATTTATTCTCCATGACTTTGACCTTGATGTACTTGTCCTGCTGGTTGTTGAACATTTACTTGTGGTTGGGAAACTGGTTCTTGAAAATATTGTTCAGCTAATACTAAATTTGCGTTTATTATTGAAATATTTTTCAATCTAACTACCATATCATTTATTTTATCTTTATAATTTGTATTGGGGTCTTGAGCTAAACGAACTAATTCAAGTTCTTCATAATACTTATCATTTTTCAATTTGTTTAATAGATCTAATTTTAAATTTGCCATAATTTTAATTTATTTTTAATAATGTTATTTTTGTTATACTAAAGAATATTTTTCTATTGTTTTATTTGAAAATGCATTACAAAATTCTGCTTCATAATCTTCAGAAATTGGAGTAATATTAAATTTTTCAACTAAAAACGAATGTTTATTCTCATTATTAGAAAAATCATCATATTCATTCTTACATTTATGAATAATATCAACAAGTTCTTCTTCTGTAATATCAATTTCTCTAACAATTCTATAAATTGTTGGAAATATCATTGTTTCAAAATCTCCAGTTATAGTGGGTATATGATTTTTCTTATTCTTAAGAAATTTTAACACATATTCCAATGCATTAGCTACCTTTTCTTTTCGTTCATCAATTATTCCTTCTAGTAATCCAATCTTTTCCCATCTTTCAAGTGGAGATTTTTTCATTTAATTTGTTTTTAATAATGTTATTTTTATTATACTTCTGTTATATACAATTTTGTTCTATTATAAAAATCTTTTCTTGAAACCAAACCATTTTGACCACCATTAATAATTTTAGTTATAGCAACAATATTATCCGCATCAGCTAGTGCATTTAAATTATGTTGATTCCAAAACCAACAAGCAGATTCTACTGCATAATCTGGCTTTTCTAATGTTTCTGGATTAGAAAGTAAAATATCATTTCCAAATAATGCTTGTGAACATTTTTCATAATTTGCTCGACCAGTTATTTGAATAAGACCACGACCCTTAAATTTTATTCCATCACCAGAATTTATATTACCCAAATCTTTACGTTCTTCATATGCACTTCCAGACGCAATTTCAGCTAGATAGTTAAATGAAGCACTCTCATGAGCAACTTGTGCAATAAAATGTCTTATTCGTAATAACGAATTTATTCCAAGATTAGGCATGTGTTTATTTAATGGATCAACTAAATCTTTTAGTCTATTATTATCAGCATAGGGACAAATATTTTTTAAAATTTCTACTGTTAACATTTAAACACTATTAAATCAAATTATTTTTGAGCAGGGAGTTGGATTCGAACCAACATCTCAACACTGGAGGTGTAAAGCATTAACCAATTATGCTATCTCTGCTTGTATAAAAATTAATAAAACAAATGTAATAATAAATATTTTATGTTGCAAGAGTTTTTAAACAATTTCCAAAATATTTTTTTCTTGATTAATTGATAAATCAAAAACACTATATACTTCAACTAAAATATTAATTATACTTTTATTTTTTTGTTTCTCAATATCAAAAATATTTCTCCAAAATTTTTCATGAAGAAGAAATAATGTATTATCATTTTCACCTTCTTTTTTATAAAATTGATTATAATAATATTCATAAAAATAATCTCTTAATCCAACATTATTACTGAAATCAATTCCCTCTAATTTAAATTCATCACAAACCTTGTTGTAGCACCAATTATAATGATTTCTTATATCAGTATCTTCACTTAATGTTTGTTTATCCAAATAAAAATCTACTATATAGTTAAGTAAATTAATTGTGAAATCCTTATAGATTTCCACTCTGTCTTTAATGATAATAAATTTCTGATTTGTAGACATCTCACTGCACCAATTAATAAAATTATTTTTTCTTTATCAAAATAAGTTATAATTTATTATAAATACTTTAATGAAAAAAGGCACTGAATTAATTTCAATGCCTTTGTAAAGATAGAAAAATAATTTTAAATATCCTCGGAATATTATAAATAATAATAGTAAATATTTTTATTTATAATACATTTTAATAAAATTATCATATTCATTTCTTGTGATATTAAGTTCTTTAGTTATTTTATTAATTCTTTTATTGTTTAAAATAATTGCAATTAATATTATTAAAACAATTGAAACTATTATCATTAAATATGTTATTATAACAATATGTATAATTGGTTTTGAAATATTTAAAATAGTACCAATAAAACCAATAAAAAATAATAACATTAAAATATCATTAATTGCATTACTTAATATTAATCTTCTTTTTTCATTTTCTTTAGAAAAATATTTATAAATAAATATTATAAACTTGTTTGGTAAATGTTTGTAGTAAATACTATTAAAATAATCTCTAGTTATGTTTTCCATGTTGTTAATTTATTATAAATACTAGCAAACTAGCCATTTACAATAAATTAACAACATTTTAATTAAAATCCTCTATTTTTCTTTACATTATTAGTGTTAGTGAAAGTATCTGGTTGATAACCCAAAAGATGTTTCATTTTATTAAATTCCTCATTAACCACAGGTTTAGTTTTATTATCTGATTCATTTAAGTTTTGAACTTGATTTTTCATTACAAAAACATCCTTGCCATTAGTATAGAACTTATTTTCATTCATGGCTTTATTTGCACCTTCATTTACTTTTACTTTACTAGTGTAAGTATTTCCAAGGCCTGAAAAATCTAAAGCAAATAAATTACTATTAACAGCCTTAATTTCTTTAGCTTCATTTAAATTGAAATCAATAAAACATTTCTTATTTAAATCATTGAAATATTTACCAGTAATAGTAGATTCTTTAATACCTTCTCTTTCATTCCAACCACTCTTTTCTTTATCAAATTGATTCTTTTCAAGACCTTTCTCAGTAGGTTGGCTATCCTTGTTATATAATGGCATTCCAGATCTTGCCTTTAATTTATCTGATCTTTTTTTATACAGCTCTTTACCCATATCCTGCTCCATTCGTTTTTCGAATTTCTCACTAGGTTTATTATCATAAACATAATCTCCTAATCCCAAACGATAATTATTTACTTCATCTTGTTCACTGGTAGTCATATTACGCTTTGGAATTTTATCACCATCATAATTATCATTATCGCCAACGTTCTTTAATGCAGTACCCTTAGTTTTCTTAAGAACATTTTTTTCAATGTCTGCATTTAATTTCTGTGGATCTTCAATTTCTGTTTGCTGATCTTTATATTCTAAAGAATTTTCAATATCAACAAGATCTTCTATTGAACTATCTTTTAAATCCTTTTTAAAATTCTTTTCGTTTTCAGAACCAACCCTATCTCTAAGGATCAATGCTGATGGTTTTCTATCTTCGCTCATTCTTTTTAGTTTATCATGATAAATTTGGAAAGCTTGTAATTCATTATTAATTTCTTCTATTAATTTTTCACTTTCATTCATTGAACCAGTTGATCTTGCACCCATATCCATATTAGAGCTTTGATCACCAGTAGGAGTGGCTTTATTTGACATTGAAGTACCATTAGATTGTATCATAGTCTGTGAATCTTCATCTACTTTTTCAGGTAGATCTTTATGTTTAGTTCCAGCAAAATCTTCAACATCCTTTTCTTTCATTGTATCAGCAGCTTTTTTTACTTTATCACCAACTTTGTTTGGTTCTAATTTACCTTTTTGAACAGCATCAACCATTCCCATAAACTTTTGTTGTTTCTGTGAAACTGCCTTTTCTTCTATATTCTTCTTTTCCATGAGTCCTAAATTTGGATTATCTAATTTTTGTGTTTTAATGTCTTTTTTTATAATATTTAAATTATTAGCATTCATGTGATCTAAACTACCATATTCTTCACTGTTTTTTTCAATGAATCCAATGGTCTTATCTTCATCTTCAGTATCTTCTTTAATTTTACCTGAAATACCATCATTTTTTAAATTCTTATTCTCTGGATGTGGAAAATATGAATGCTTTTGTGTCATATCATTATGAAGAATGTCTAAGTCCTCATCTTCCATATTTGCAGCATCTTGTCCTATATATAAAGTAGTATTCTTTTCTATATTATCTATTTTTTTAGCACGATTTTGACCTTGAGGCAATTCGCTAACACCTAAACCATTATTGGTTCCAGTATGTGTTTTATTATATTCATCATTTTTCTCATCATAAAAAGATAAATCTGCTTCGTTTAATTCATTAATATATTTCTCAAATCCAGCAGGATTAATTAGATAATTTTCTTTTGATTCAGCAATTACTGTTCCACCTTTCCATTGTGGTTTTCTTGCTGCAGGCTTACCGTTCTTACTCCAAATAGCAGGACCAGAATATGCACCAGATGAAGCAGCACCTGTTGTTTCTTCTATCTTCTTTTCATATCCCATTGGTGCTGAAAACGCACCTGAACCTCCTGCTGCACCAGTGGTTTCTTCGACAGGATTTTCTTCTGTTTTTGCTTTATCTTTATTCATTTTCTCATTACCGATTTTCTTCATTTGGGCTATACCACTAGCATCACGGCGAGTCTTTTCTTTAGGAACTGCTTGTTTATATTTTTGTAGATATTTTGGGCTATTCAGGATCATCTCGTTAAAAATTATGTTTAGAACAGTCTCATTGTAATGATAACCATATTTTTCAGGACCATTTTCAACCATTTTATCGTATTCTGCAGATAATTTTGGATCTGAAAATACTAATGCTTCCATCTTAGGCAAAGAAAATATTTTACGTTTTAATTTATATTCATCTTCTGCTAACATATCATCAAATTCATTTAATTTCACATCACTTTGTTTCATAGTATCATTAAATGTTTTTTCAAACTTTTTTGATTGTAAACTTACTGGTTTATTTATCGTTGGTTTAATATTTGCCATTTTAATATAATTTATTATAAATACTTTAATAAATTCAATTATTTATATTACCACTTTTAATATGTCTATTAGTATATGAACAAAGTGGTTGAAGATTAGTATAATGATTTAATTTAATTATATCTTCTTCTGTTTTTGCTGTTGATAATGGTATGATATGATCAAGATCCCATGCAGTATTTATTTCTGTTGGATAACCATTCCAATTACCATAATTTGACCAATTCATCCAAGGTTGAAATAATTTCTCAATATGATTTTTAAATTCTTCAAAACTACAATCTAAAATTGTTTCAGTTTTTGATGTTTTTGCATAACCCATTCTTTTTATTGATGTTGATATTAAAGATCTAATGGTAATTGTTAATTTATATTGTATGTCTTCTGATTTTCTTTTCTTTTTATATTCTTTATTATATAATTTTTTCTTTTCTTTATTTTTTAAATTATATTTTTTTGTGGTATTAATATATTTATTTCTATTCTCTTTAGTTTTTTTACTAATTTTCTCTTTATTATTAAAATAATATTCAGATCGTTGGTTTTTTATTTTTTCTTTGTTTTCTTCATGATATTCTTTCTGATATTCATCAATTTTCTCTTTATTTTTTTCGACATATTTTTTATTTTTTAAAATAATTTTTTCTTTATTGGTTTCATAATACTCTTTATTTTTTTCAACAATTTCGTCATGATGATCATTATAGCGTTTATTACTACGTTTTTTTATTGTTTCTTTGTTTCCAACATAATACTTAGCTAATTTCTTTTTTAATTTTTCTTTGTTTTTTTGAGCATACTCTTTTTTATATTCTGATATTTTTTCTTTATTCTTCTCACAATATTCTTTATTATATTCTTTTCCTAGTTGTTTCAATTTTTCCTTATTCTTTTCACGATATTTTTTATTATATTCTTTATCGTATTGTGCTTTTTCTTCTTTTGATTTCATTTCATAATATTTTCAATAAAATTATTTTATTTGATCACTCCAAAAACCCTTCCTTGACCAAAGTGTTTTAAATACTGCTTCCATACTATTTTTAATTGTTGAAATAAGTTCATCTCTTGAAGCACTATTTCCTTTATGTAATATTTTACCAATTTCCTTATCTAAAGAATCGTTAACAAACTTCTTAATCTCACTATTAACAATTCCTTTAACATCAACTTCTGTCATAATTTATTTCTATATAAATACTAATATCATTATTTTTTAAACAAAAATGAACAGACAACTATTACATTATCTGTTCAAAAAACATAAATATATTAACTTTTTTATTTATGTAAAAACCACATAGCACCAGCACCTGCTGCACCAGCAATACCAATAGTAACTATAAATTTACCATTGCCCGAAATCCAACCAGTAAATTTACCCCAAGCACTAGGATCAACAACTTCTTTTTTTAATTCAGGAATTGCGTAGCTATTAATATCATAGGTCTTAAAATATTCATTAGAATTACTAACACTAAAAGAGATTGGATAACCAAGTTTTTTAACACCCCAATGAAATTCAATAAATTGTTTATTAGGTAAAATAAATTTATTGAAATGCAACGTAGGTAATGTATTCATACTAAAAGGTTTGGCGTTACCAATTTCAATATTATATTGAATATTCTTAGTTGAATCACTAAAGGTAATACTACTATCTCTGGTGTCAACACTAACCTTTCCTTTTCTTAATGAATCAATAATAACATTAGTTTGAATTAAGGCTGCAGCAATAGTATAATTACTTTTTTCAATTCCTTTAACTCTATCCATCAATTCTTTTTGGGTTGCATCGAGTTTATTATTGAAATCAGTAACATTTTTAATAGTGCCTTGAAGTGTGAGTCTTTCCGCAACTAATTCATTATTTTTGTTCACATAAAAATGTGTGCTATCAACCAAAGCATTTTTTAATTTAACTTCAGATTGATATTTATCTTTGAGTGTTGCAATTTTTTTATTTTGAAAATAAACAATTGCAAAAAGAATTAATATTAAAACTACCACGATGGTAATTAATAAATTATTCTTTTGTTTTAGAAAACTCCAAATTGTTGTTAACATTTAATTTGTTTTATTTAAATTACATTTATTTTTATATTCTTTTGCTGCTTCAATTAATTTAGCATTAGGTTCTTTAGGATTTAAAAGAGCATCAAAAAAGACATCCTTATCTTTCTGAGATTTTAAAATTTCCGTGTATTTCATATCATTATTTTTGTAAAACATTATCCCGCCAATATTTATAAAAAGAATCATAATATGATTCAACCTTCTTGACAATCATATCGTTGTCTGGATTATCAGCACTGAAATCTGGTAAATAATTAAATTCAACTCCACTTGTTTTTTCATCTGGAGTTACTTTATAAACAAATTGAATAACACCATCAATAGTACCACCCCAAAAAATAAGATCATCAGTAACTTTTAAGTCAATAAAATCAATATCGACATTCATATCATCAAAGAAATTACGAAACTTTTCTTCTTCTCTATCTTGATCTAAATTAGTTTTTTTGTTTACGTTTGGAGTTTCATCATTATCTTCTATATCTTCATTTAACTTACGTGTTATTTTAAGCATATCACGCATGGTTAAATCTTTTTTTGTTTGTTCATTAGATTCATCCATTACATAATCATTCTTACGCATTCTATGAATGAGCGTTCTCATTTGGTTTGGCGTTGATTTATTGTTCATTTTATATTTTATAATAAATACTTTTTATTTATTATGTAACATTTTACTAAAATTATCAATATCAAACAAAGGATTAATATCTGAACTATCCTCAATATAGTTGCTTTTGAAAACAATACCTTTAAATTTAAGTGTATCTTTATGAAAATAATGAAATTGCATTATTTCTTTTGAAACGTTAAATTCTTCACATAATTTTTTACATAACCATGCAGCACTCTCAAATTGTTTAATAGGTATTTTTTCCCAATAATCATAACCTAACCATTTTTTTTCAACTACGTTTTTTTTATCGCAAGCTTCATTTAACCAATTAATATATTTATCATCAGGATCTTTATATAAAGATCCCATATTTTCTAATATTATTGATATTATTTTTTTATCTGCTTCTTTAATGCCAATATAATCACTATGATATTTAGGATCATAATGTTCGTATATTTTGCCTGTTCTTGAAATGGTATAGGTGTTCCATTTTTTTGTTTTACCATAGTCTTTATGTTGTAATCTCAAAATGTGATTACTTTCTTTTCTTAAACTAGTACCTAAAACAATCTGTGTCTTAGCAATTACTGTTTTATGTCTATTCTCTTCTGAAACAGAATATGTTATACTATCAATTTTTTTCATATTATTCATTTATAAATTCAACCTCAACACCACCTTCATTAAATATTATTTCTGCTATCTTCCAACTATTTCCCCATCTTTCGTGATTAAAGTCTGGTTTATTTTCACAAACAACTTTACTAATTCCTGCATTAACTATCAAACCAGCACAATTACAACAAGGAAAATATGTTACATACATAACACAATCTTTAGTTCTCTGTCCATTTTTAGCAGCATTTATTATCGCATTAGCTTCTGAATGCACAGTAAATGAATATTTTAGCGGTCTTTCTTGTCGTTCGGGTATTGTTTCATTTACTTTTGATGGAAATCCGTTAAATCCCATAGATATTGGATTTTTATCAATTGGGTTTACAATTAATGAGCCAACCCTAGTAGATAAATCTTTCGACCAAGAACTTACATTTTTAGATAATTCTACGAATCTTAAATCCCATTTGTCAATCATAATATCTTAATTTAGTTTCCAATAACGATTCTTTTTTATTTTCTTTGATTTCTCAATAAGATCTTCAATCTCATCAACATCTTCTGTAATATCTAAATCACCAAGTTTATCAACAATTGTTAATGCTTCTTTTAATAATTTTCCCTTTTCTATTGATTCAAAATCTTTCATATTATTTTAAATTTTCTAATATTCTTAAACTATTATCAAGATTTTTAATTGTTTCTAAAGCTTCTTGGAATGTCATTGCAATTAATCTTCTTTTTCCTTGTGTAGTAAATACCATAAGCCTATCCATTTCATGTAAAAACTCATCAACCACTTTACTAGGTAATCCGCTTTTTTCGGTTACTAATTCTTTCAATTCCAAACCACTTATTACTTTATCACCCGGAGATGCTTTACCATCATTATAAATAAATGTTAATAATGCAACATATCTATCTCTTTTTTGATAAATTTTTTCATACTTATTCCTATGTAGTTGATATAGAGTGTGTTCGAAGTTTTCTCTAAAAAATACACCCAAAAGAATAATAAGTTCACAGACTATAGCAATAATAATGAATAAAATTATGTTACTATTATCTTCATCTTTATTATTTGCTTTAGCAGTATCAAATTTATTTTTTAATTCTTCAACTCTTTGTTTTAGCTGATCATCTATTTTAGTAACCTCATTTTGATTACCCTCAATAGATTTAATATTTTTATCGATATTAGATTGATAATCATTTCTAATAACTCTATATTCAATAGGTGTTTGTAATAATTTATCTCTTAGATTATTATTTATTGTTCTTAAAGTATTATTATCTTTCTCATAAACTTCTTTCTTTTTTTCAAAAAGAATTGAAAGACTATCTTTTTTTGTTGTCATTTCAGTTTCAGCCTGATTATTTTTAAATAAACCAATGGATGCTAAATCTTTTGAACCCATTAAAGATAAATAAAAACTTAATAAAACAATTCCAATCGAAACTATGAACCAACCAAATACTGCAGGATTAATTTTTTTATTATTAGCAACATAATCAGAAGAAAAATTTTTAATTAAATATCTTTTAATTATCTCAAATCCAATTAAAAATACATTAGTAAATAAGAATGCTAAAACAGTTCCCCACATTCCATTAACCAGATTTATTGAGATTGCTTTCAATAATGATGGATAAACTAGAAAATAGGCGAAAAATATTGAACCAACATTTCCAACAAACGAAAATCTATATAACCAACTATCAAGTCCTTTATTATTACCTTCAAAATCTTTTACACTGATTTTTTTTCTTAGTTTATCGTATTCCTTCAAGTCCATTTTATTCAATTTTTGTTATTAATAAATAGTAAAATATAGTATTTGATATAAAATTTTATTGTTTTGGTTTCAATGTAATTATCTCATTTTTTAAAGAATTAATTTTATTTTCATATTTTTTAAATTTAATATATTCTTTCTTATATTTTTCAATTCGCTTCCTATTTTCTAAAGTATTTTCTGCTAATGACCAAGCATAATTAGTTGTTAATTTTTCACCAGTTTCTTTATTAATGAATTCATAACTACCATTAGGTAATTGAATAACATTTGTCATTATTGTTCCAAATCTTATTGATTTATCACCAAGTTGATTTGGAGTCCAAACCATATTAAACATATAAATATATTCTATGTTAGAATTTGGTTTACCATTATCTTTATCAATTAAAAAATCAAAATATCCCATGTTTTTAAATTTAATTTTTATTCTAAAGTTAATGTTGATAAATCGTTTTCATCTAATTGAACATTTATTGTATAATCAGGATTGATATTTACTCTATGTTCAACAACTAATATTTTTTTAACATAATTTTTTATTATGTGAATTAAATCACGGAATTCTTCTACACTGTCTTCATCCAGTTTCCCCATTACTTCATCCAATAAAAACATCATGGGTTTTGCTTTTACGTTTATTTGATTCAGTGCAAATTTTAAAACAATACTTGAAAATGTTCTTTCTTTTCCACAAGCACTAATACAATCAATTATTGCATCGGGTCTTTTATAATGCATTAACTTAGGTCTTAAATCATCTGGATCTAACCAAACTTTAAATTTACTATCAGATAATATTGTTTCAAGTGTTGAATTTATTTTAGGTATAATATAATTACTTAACATTTGAGTAGGAATACCATCTCTATGAACACAAGTTTTATATAAATTTATTACAGAATCTCTATATTCTTGTTCTTTAAATGTAGTGATTAATTCATTACTAGTTTTTATTTTATTTTGTTTTTCAGAAATTAATGATTTTTTTGTGAACATATCTTCTTTATATCCTTGCTCTTCTGTTTCTAATGTAGTTAATTTTAACTTAGCTGCAGCTATACCAGTTTCAATTTTTTTATTTTCTTCGATTTGAAGTAAACTATTGTTATAATTATCTATTTTTTGTTGTAAAATACTAATTTTCAGTTCTTCATTCTGAATCAGAATTGGTGTTTGATTTAATTCGGTTTGAAATTCTTTACGTTTTTCAACATCATTTTTATCATTAGTTAATTCACCAATTTGTTTTAAAATTACTTCCATTTTAAGACCAGCAGTCTTAATATTATCTTCAATTTTTTTTATTTCTTTATTTTGTATATTAATCTTGTCTTGATGATCTTTTTTATCTCTAGTTTCTTTAATTTTAATCTGATCTGCAATTTCAAACATTAATTTTTCTTTCTCTTTTATTAAATCATCAACATGACTTTGATGTTCAGGTAGAAGTGGTTGTTTACAAGTAGGACAAGTTTTACTTTCTTTTAGTTCAATAATTTCTGTTCTATATTTACCACCATCTTTTTTTAAATTAAAAATTTCGCCATTAATGATTTCAATTCTATGTTCTTCATCTCTAATGATTTGTTCTGCATTTTTAATTAAAATCTTTTGATTATATTCATTGGTTTTATGTTCATCTTTTTTTCCAATTAAATCAAGTAATTTTGTTTCATCATAACTTTCTTTAAGTAATTTAATGTTATCGTTTAAAACTGTCTCACGTGCCTTAAATTCATCTATGTTTTTATTATGAGTGCTTATGTTCCCATTAGTATTAACTATGTTCAAATTACTTATTTCAGTATCTATTTTAAATAATTTCTTTGTTAGATCTTCAACATATTTTTTCCCAATTGTTACTTTATTTTGTACTTCAGGAATTGTTACAGTATCAAATACTTTAATATCATTTTCGAGAGTAGTTATGTTTTGTGTTAACTCATCAATCTGTTGAGTGGTTTTAACAACATCAACAGTAATTCTATTCTTTTCATTAACCTTTTTTTGATATACTTTTAATGTTTCTAATTTTTTATCAAAAATATCTAAACCACTATCTCTCAATAATTCGTCAAGAAAGTTGGACATTTGATTGGTTGAAAGTATCTTATTGAGACTGTCTGATGTTGTCATAACTATCCTCATGAAATTATCATAATCGCCAATAATTCTTTCAATTTTCTTTTGTGTTTTTACTTTTCTGTCTTCATCTAATTTTTCTAATGAAGTATTTTCATTCATTTCTTCATCAGGATTAGAAAGTAGATAATAATTTACAGTGGTTGGTGCTCCATTAATAGTACCATCTTTTGCTTTATTTATTTCTGTTCTTCTCTTAATACCATAATATTCTCCATTAGCATCTAAAACTAAATAAGAGTCACATGAGGTTGCACCATTTCTATTATTCACATAACGTAAATCACCATATTTAATTCTGCTTTCAGTTTCTGGAGTTTTATTAAAAAGAGAATATAATATATTTTTATATATTGTTGTTTTACCATTTTCGTTTTTTCCAACTATCTGATATATACCATCCTGATCTCTCCAATTAATATCAAATTTACCATAAGACATGAAATTGTTACAGCCAAATTTAATAATATTCCATTCTATATTTGAAACATCGTCAATAATAATTTTTGAATTAATTTCATCAATATCTAATTTAATTATGTCTTCAATTAATTGTTTCTCTGTACCGATTTTTTCTAAATATTCTCTAAATATTTTATGTTGAACTGCAGAATTAGTAATGTTTTCTAATGTAATTTTATCTTTTACTTCAATCTTTTCATTTTCAATGAATTCATTTTTATTTGAAATTGTAATATTTTCATATTTTTTATTGAAATATTGTGTTAATTTATTCTCATTTTCTTTATTACGTGTTTGTGGTAAAGTACCCCAAATAAAACGTATTTTCATATACTTGGTTGGATTAGATATTTCATAATCCAAATCATCAAAATCAGTATAGGGTGTTATTTTAATATTTTTAAAAGAATATTCATTATAAACTGGAATTTCTTTTACTGTTTTATCGACAACATCCCATAACAAATAACCATGAAATGCATCATCTCCTTCAGAAAAATCTTGTGAAATAAGAGATCCTGAATAAGCTTTTGTTTTATTTTTATCTAAATATTGTTGCAAATGGATGTCACCCGCTAACAAATAATCAGATTTGAAGTCACTTATTTTATAATAAGATTTACTGTTCATTTCAAAACCAGTCGTAGATTTACAACCACCAATAGGATCATGAAACAAATCAATATATATTTTATTACTCGTTTGTTTATCTATTTCAATTTGCTTACCAGTTTTAGATTTCCAAGGATTATTATTTTTTTCTCCATGATGCCAAACTGCCCATGTTATATTTTCATCGTCATAAAATCCTGTTTTATCATAATAAATTATATTAGGATTATTAATCAATGTAACAATTGCTTTTATTGAATCAATCCTCTTTGAATTGTTTGCTAAATAATCATGATTACCTCTAGTAATTCTAACCGGAGCAATTAATGCTAATGTATTTAATAATTCTGAAGCCAATATTAATTGTTCTCCTTGTAGATTAACATATTCATGAACCAAATCACCAACAATCACAATTCGATCTGGTTTTTGTTCGTTAAGAGATTTAATTAAATTTATGAATACAGATTCATACTCTTCATTACGTGTTGGTGATTTACGTAAATGTATGTCTGAAAGATGTGCGATTTTAGTTATAGTCATTAAATATGTTTTTACTTTACAAATATATTTTATTTGATTATCTTTTGCAAGAGTTTATAAAAATAAATATTAAATATATGGTGTCAAATTATCACAATGATATTAAATTAAAATTTATAATCTGTCATATCGTCACTCACTTTCTTTTGGCATAAATTCTGATAATATTTTTTATTAAAAATAATATTATTAACTTAAAAATTTAAAACTATGGTAGTATTTAGTTCAAAAAATCGTTATTCTTCAATCTCCGATTTATTCTCAACTGTTTTTGATGAAATTATTGAATCATCAAACAAAATTAACAAACGACCTTCTTATGATATTATTGAAAATGATAATGAATATATCATCGAAGTATCATTAGCAGGAATGAAGAAAGAAAATATTAATATTGAGGTTGATAAAGATAATTTAATTATTAAAGCAAAGCGTGAAGAAAATAAAGAATTAAATTATAATCGAAAAGAAACTTATTTTGGAGATTTTGAAAAAACATTTAAATTACCCGATTCAATAGATAATAAAAATATTATATCTTCTTTTATTGATGGTATACTAAAAATTACTATTCCAAAGATTATTAATCCTAATACTAAAAAGAAAATAGAAATAAATCAGTATTAAGTTATTGTGCTTAATTAACGGGAGATAATATATTAATTATGTTATCTCCTTTTATCTAAATACCTCTTCACTAATATTCTTTTTTAGTTTGGTTTTAATATAATTAATTTTATTACTCACAGTACTACTAGTAATTTGCAATTTATCCCCAATTTCACTATAATTATATCCTTGAACATATTTTAAATCCAATAAAGTAAAATCATATGGGGATAATTGTGTTGAAATATAATTAATTGCGTTAATATTATCAAAAGCATTTGAAGTTAATGTTGAACAATTATATAATAAATTTGTAAAATCCGAAGAATAAATTATTGTTTTATTTCTCCACTTATCAACCATATAATTTTTTGTTATAGTAAGAACCCATGATTTAAATTTCGATTTATTGTTATCAAAATCTTTTATATTTAGAAAAACCTTAATTAATATCTCAGATACATCATCCTCAATATCATTATATGTAGAATATTTATATACAATATAATTTTTTACTATTTTTTTATATTTATTATAAATAATTTTTTGTGCTGCCTGATTTCCAATCAAAATTTTTTGAATCAGAATCATATCCTCTTCTTTCTCTGCTACTATCATAAGGTTTTTGTAATTTCTTCATAAAATAATCATCAGTAATTAAAGACCTTGCTGTATATAATGCTTTAATTACTTCTTCTTCACCAAAATTTCTCCTTAATTCATCAACATCATCTTTTGTTGGTAATTTAACTATCTTAACACTATCTTCACAACCAACATATATCGTTTCTAACATATAAAATAAATCAATTGCATTCGCATATGCATCTGGATCAAGTAAAACAATTACTTGTGGTTTTAATTCTTTTAATCTTAAAAATAAAGTTGTTGATAATGTCTTGCCTAATAATGGTATTGCATTTGGAACTGAAAACATATCAGTAACACCTTCAACTAAACATACTGGAGAATCCCAATTAATATATCCTTCATTAAATATTATTAAATCTTTATTTGATTTTGGATTATCATATTTATTTTTCAATTTCCTATCATAAGCCCTCGCTACAAAATAATTAATATCACCATTTCTATCATAAGAGGGAAATATTATCCTCTTAGCATATTTTCCTGTTGTACAAAAACCGATCCTATATTTTAATATCTTTTCTCTGTTTATTTTTCTGTCATTTATTAAATAATTATATGCCTCAAAATGTTCTGAATTATTTACATCCATTTGTGAAAATAATATCATTTCTTGTGGAAGACTGACTTGTACATATTCTTTTTCTTCATCATAATCGTTAGAAGAATAGTTCCCATAAACACTTAAATATGATTTATATAAATCATAATCTATTTTCGTTCCATATAATCGAATTAATTTACCTAAAGAACCAGAAAAATTAGGTTCTGAGCAACGCCAACATCTAAAAACTAACCTATTCCTATGTGTTGATATTTCTAAATTAAATTTATTATCGGCATATAATAATCCATCTCGTTCTTGACAACGAGGACAACATGTTTGTAGCTGAGAAGAAACACCTAATCCTCTTGTATCTGGAAAGATATTTCCAATAATCTGATGAAATTCAATACCATCTATCATAGTAGCAAATATAAACAAAAAATTGCTATAAAACAAGAGAGTTATAGCAATTTTTAAAAATAAGATAATTAATTACCGATTTTCTTCATTCTTTTTGTTTTTTAAAAAATCATCTTCGTTTTCACTACCAATGCTCTTCCTTTTATCATAGTCATTTTTTGCCATGCTGGCAAGGTCTACACTATTATTTACAATAAAACATAACTGCGAACTAGTATTCGTATTCAGCGTATTATAGTAATAATTCGTATTGTAAAAACTGAAACAAGAAAATACTAATGTGAGGCAATAGTGTACAATCTATAATCTATTTTACATTAAATATTCTTCATATAATTTTGTAAATGTCTTTCCACAATATTCTGCCTTTTCCTGACTTTCAAGGCAAAACCGCGAACCAGTATTCGCACCCAGCGCATCATAGTAATAACCCGCATTGAAAAAACCGAAACAAGAATCAGCATTAAAATAAGGATACCATTTCTTTTGATTATTATTAGTGTAATCAGGTTTCCAATCTTGATTTATTACATAGATTATATGTTCCAATTTTAATTGAGCAACAATATGTTTTTTATTAATGTTAAGATAATCATTTGGAACTGGTAATACTCTACAAGCATCATCATATGACTTAATGTCTCTCCAGTTATAAAAATTAACTAGCTTAAATACAATATTAGTTCTAGTTGATTTTTCATTATCAACTACATAACCCTCTGGAGCACAAATTCTAATTTCTTTTTCCATCTTATTTTAAATTTAATTATTTACTTAATATACGTAAACATATCTTATTTGTTACAAATTATTTTAATATAATCCCAACGATTTAAACCAATTATTAATCCAATCAATTCTGTATCCCCATTTACCCGAAATAATATATTTAATTGGCATTCCAATAAGTAAGATTAACATAAAAATCAATGCAAATGGTAATGTAAATCTAATTATTAATGGTGTTTCAATCTTTTCTTTTTTATAAAATTCTAAATCAGAACCACGTAAACGATCGACAATATCATCGGCATTACATTTCTTTAATTCAGGTATTCTATTTTGTAATTCAAATGCAACTGAATTATAATCTATTCTTCTTTGTTTAAAATAAAATGACATAATATTATTTATTTAATAATTCTATTGAACAATCATTATACCCTAATTTATATGCATAATCTAATGAAATTTTAAATGTTTCAATAAATTCATTTGAAAAATCTTCACCAATACTCAAACGATATTTACCTATATCAAAAACATATTTCCCATCAGCTATAGTAAGTTTAATTGGTGTTTCAACAATTATTACACCTTGTAAAATTTCATTTTCTTTCATAATATTAAATTTAAATAATTATCATTAAAACTTCTTTTCTCCTTCTAAGAAAGGAAAAAACATAATCAACCTATTCATAAATGCAGGTGGAACTATTACAAAATTTCTTCCTAGTTTTAGGTGTTGCTGTTGTAATTCGTTGAAAATCCTAACAACAGTTTGTTTTAATGCACTATCATCAACTACATTAGAATCCATAACATCTGAACTATTTGAACCATTTTTTAACCTTTGATTTTCAGCAAAAATTTTAGCATAATTTTCTTTTGCTTCACCTAATTCAGTCCTCAATAATTCCATTTCTGAAGATAATGCTTCTACCTGTTCTTGTAACCAAGAATTATCATTTAATTGAGTACTTGAAGCCACTTCAGATTTTTCCTGTTCCTTAACCTTTTCATTTGGATTCAATGGTATGTCCTCCAATAATTTTGCTACTGTTTCTTTAGCTTTTAAATCACGTTCTTCTTCAGGAGTAGTTTTTTTCACTACCTTCTTTACTTCTACTTTTTTAACTACTGGAACAACGGCTTTTTTAGCACCTTTGGCTAAACTCATTAATTTGTTTTCTTTCATAATATAATTATTTTTAATTCTTTTAATTTATTTTCTAAATACTCTTCAATATTTTTTACTTTATATGATATTCTAATTAATCTTATATTTTTCTTTTTACAATAATCATTTTTTATTTTATCATTAGCTTGTCTTAATTTTAACCCTTTTTCTCCACCAAAAAAATTTATAGCCATAAAATGTTGTCTACCATCAAATTCAATTAATACGTTATAATTATTAAGATAAAAATCAAATGATAATTTTTGTTTATTTTTACAATCGTCAAATTTTTTTTGTTGTTCAAAATTAAAATTATTTTTAGCTAAAAAATTTTTTATTGTTAACTCACCCCTAGAACTACTACAAATTGAACATCCATTACCACTTAAATGACTGTGTGGTGTTTGTAAAAATTCTCCATGAATAGGACAAATAATTTTTAATTTTTTATTTGATGATATATATTCTGTTTTAGAATAATCATATTTATTATTATGTATAATATTTGCTTTTTCAATAAAAAAATTAATGTTTGTTTTTGATCCAGAACATAATGAACATCCATTAGTTCTTAAATGAGAATTTGGTATTTGTTCAAATATTCCATGAATCGGACATTTAATTTTTACTTTAATATTTGCACTAATATAATTAGTTTCCGAATAATCATATTTATTATTATGAACAATATTTGCTTTGTTTATGAAAATTTCAGTGGTTTTTTTAATTTTATCACTACATTTTGAACATCCATATCCAGTTAAATGACCAGATGGTAATTGTTCAAATATTCCATGAATTGGGCATTTAATTTTTACTTTGATGTTTGCACCAATATAATTTATCTCTGAATAATCAAATTTATTGTTATGAATAATATTTGCTTTTTTAATAAATTCACTAGTATTAGATTTTTCTGTACCACCACATTTTGGACATCCATCTCCTATTAAATGATCATTTGGTCTTTGAATAAACTCTCCGTGTGTTGGGCAAATAATTTTTACTTTAGTTTTATTTTGTTTATATTCAACTAATGAATAATCATACTTATTTTTATGAATAATTTTTGCTTTTTCAATAAATTCATTAGAATTAGATTTTATATTACCCGCACATTTTGGACATCCTCTACCATCTAAATGATCGTTTGGTGTTTGTTCAAAAACATCATGTTTTAAACAAATAATTTTAACTTTAGTAGAACTATTAACATAATTAACAAAAGTATATTCATATTTATTTTTATGAATATACTTTGCTTTTTTTATAAACTCTTTTGTTGTTAATTTTTTACCCATTTATTCAATAACTAAATTTGAATTCAAATGAGCAACAAGACCGTTATCAAAATTCCAAATAAATGCATCTGCCGCTTTTATTTGACCAATAAATCCTTTAGTATGATGCCAATTATCAGTACCGCTTAAAGAACTCAAATATCTAACAGTTACACCCAAATCTTCATTAAGTAATTTTGATTTAGTGTCAATAATATCATATTTAATATTTCTTTTACGATGTATGTGTCCTAAATGCCACTCGTGATAGGTAGTTTCACTCCAAAATGGTTTTGATTCAATATCACTTGCCATTAATAAAGGTAATGAACTTTCCTTTTCTTCGCTACCATGTGTAAATCCAAGTAAAACTTTACCAAATCTATAATATTTTCTTGGCGAAGCACCATTATTTATATTAACCATTGGATCATTATTAAACCATGCTTCTAAAAAAGATCCAATGTAGTAGCTTCTTGAAAAATCATGATTACCACTCACAACAAGGACTTCAACGTTTACTCCTGTTTGTTTTAATAAATTAATTCCATCAACAAGTAATTTTGTACCAATTTGAAAAGTCTTTTGCCATCTTTCGTCTTCACTTTGGGGGGTTCCGTGACTTGTGCAATTTTCAATATTATCTGAGTTAAAAAAATCATTACCAACAGGAAATAATATTCTATTATATTGAAAACCACTTGCTCTTTTTAATAAAGTTTTTATTGCATCTAAAAACCTTTTGCTTGCAATTTTAAGATCATAATTTTCTCCTGTTTCGCCAGCCCAGCAAAGCTTTCCGAGGTGCAAATCCGCAACCGTTATTTCTAGTAAATTATTTTCTTCGTGATTAAAATTTGCTGGTTCAATATCTAAAATTGTTGGTTTATAATTTTTAACCATATCAACAAATATTTCTGCAGCATTTTTGCATTTAAAAAGTTCTTCAATTCTTTCTAATCTTGCTTTAACCTGAAAATTTTGTCTTGTATTAGCTTCACCATTTCTTGAAGTAGAAGTAGTGTCCCATTTATTAATAACATAATCTTTTACTTTCCAGACATCTAAATCAACATTTCCTGCAGCTAGTAATTGATCAACAGTTCTTATATGATCTTTTGGATAACTAGAACCACCAACCCATTCATATTCGGCATTACCACCATTTTGTTTAAATGTTGATTTTTCACCCTGAACATTTGGTAAAACATTTGTTTCTTTATTTGGTATTAAAATTTCCTTTTTATTTGATTCTACACCTCTATTTTTTTCGTAATTCTTATATGCTTCATTAAACAATGAAAAAGATTCACTATCTAAAGTACCATTTTCATGTTTTTCTAAAATAATTGTTTTATTATTTGAAACATAAGTACTTGCATAACCAGATTTAACAGATGCTTCACTTAACGAAATATTATTGTTTATAGCATAATTAATAATTTCAATAATTTTATTAATCTTAATATTAATATCCTTTTCTTTAAATTTAAAGAGATTGGTATTGTTACTTACATATTCATTATATAATGAACTGAATTTAGTAAATATTTCATCATCAACAATACCGTTTTCATATTCCTTAAATAAATCATCTTTTACATTACTAGCATATTTACTAGCATATCCAAATTTAATTGAACCTTCACTAAGACTAATATTAGTCTTGATCGCATAATTGATGATTTCAATTGCTTTATCTATTCTTTCACTTGTCATAAATATTGTTTTTAATTAATGTTATTAAATATTTTCAACAAACTTATTATAAATTATAATTAGTTGCAAGGGTTTTAAAAAATATATTGAATTTTTCTAAATAAAAACATTACCATTTTCTTTCAAAAACTTAATACTTTCTTCAATTTTTTTACATTCTTCTTTAAAACTAGCCTCATTTTCAAGGCTTAAGTTAAACCATTCACCTTCTTTTCTAAGATGAGTATATCTCCGATGTAATGTTCTTTCTACTTTATCTGCAAAATCACATTCATATACCTCAATAAATTTTAATTCTGATGAATTTCCGGTCTGAAGTTGTTTCAGCCTTTTTTTAGGATTAGTAGAAACACCAATTTTATAGTAACCATCTTCTTGGGATTGAATCAAATAAACGAATTTCATTTCTTTTTAATCCAAATTTTACCATAAAATAATTGAAATGTTAGGGTAAAACATAGAAATAAGATTAATGGATCAATATATAGATTATATATTGGTTTATAAAATATAGCACCGAGACAAAGACATACTATCATCATAGTTTTGCTGAAATGCCATAAATTAGTTAACCAACAAAAAATAGTAGATGATCCTAAGAATTTTTCACCTTGTTTATAATCACCATTTTTCCACATATTTTGCCAAGAAAATGGATTAATACATTTAATTATTTTGGGGTTTTTAATTTTACTAAAAACAGAAACATTCCATCTGGAATTAATAATATCCATAATAGAATTAAAAAATCCCGCTAAAACAAATAGTATTGCTGTTATCATTTCTTTTTAAATTTATTGATTAAGAATTTTGTTGGTATAATTATCCAAGCATATATAAGACTTACTAAACCAAACATTATTAAATAAGCAAGAAAGGGTGTTGATAACCAGAAGAATAAATCATTATCTGTTACTGCACATATTAAAAATAGTATAATACAAGCAAATAACGAAATAATTATTTTAAGTCCACCATCTTTTTCAAAAAGAAAATTAATTATATTTTTCATTTTATTTATTATTTTAGAATTCCTAATATTTTTAAATATGCGTAACCTGTTGTGTAACTGTCACTTAAATCGTAGTTAATATCTTTAGGTTCTTTAGTATCTTTTTTATAAAACCATTCAATTTGTGGTTCGAGTTTAGCAACTTTTTCCCAAATGTATCTTTTTTTGTCTTTTCTATATTTTTCAGGAAAACTAAGTGTTTCTATTTTCTCACCCTTTTTGTTATATGATGTTTTAACCAATTCAGTTAGAAAAAGTTTTCTTCCTTCATATATTCCAAGTTTATATGGAAATAAACCAAACACTTCATGAAGCACATATCTTGCCATTCCATTAAAACCAAGTAATAATGCAGTAGTATTAATGTTTACTGGAGTATTTTGTAATGGTGCTTCAACAACAATGTGAATTATTTCACCATTTAATTCATTTTCAATTCTATTTTTAAAATCAATACAATAGTTTTTAAATACATCGCATTTGTGAAGATCTCTGCAGTCCGTGGATATATTATCATCATTTTTTAAAGCCAGATGTTTAAGTTCAATAAGTTTACCTTTGTCATTCCATAAAGCACAACCTACATTAGTAGTAGAAATATCTAGTGACCAAATATATTTTTCCATAAATCAAATTTTAACATAAATCTTCAACATAATTTTTAATTTCTTCCATTGTTGCACCAGCTTCAATCATTTCTAAAATATCTGATTTAACTATATCATAATATTCTTCACTTTTAGCTGAATCAATTTCAGAACAAATAGTTTCAATATTATAATTAGTGTAACTCATTCTACTATTGGTGGCGTGACAAAGTACTGAACTATAATCACTCTCAAGTCTGTTGTAATCTTTTAATTTCCAAATTTGCCATTTAATGTACTCTAACCAATACCATTCTACTGGATGTGTTAAATCAAACCAAAATCTTTTTAATTTTTTCATTATTGTTTTTCTTTTACCTCATCAATTAATTTTTGAGTACCTTTGGGATCATATAAATATAGTTTTATTAGATCTTCGATGATGCCACCAATTTTTATGCTTTTACCTCTGCAAAGAGTTTTGAATTTATAATGTAATCCACCATCGATTATTATCGATTTAGATTTTGGCACATTATTTTTTGTTGTAATATTTTCCATTTAATTTAAATTATTAATATATTAATTATTATGTTTTTATTCAATTTTAATATAAATACTAAAAATTTATAAAAAAATATAAAATATTATGAAATAATCATAATTAATTAAATTAATCTCAAATATTTGTTTTTAAAAATCTAATGCAAAAACAATTGTTCTTGAAATTGTTGCATCTTTAGAGATTGGATCGTTTAATTTAGCAATACCAATTAAATTTTTATTGGTATCATATAATCCTATTTCGGTGATAAAGACTTGAGATAAGTTATCCCATGTAGCATTTGTACTTGAATTAAATTGATTTAATGGTAAATTAATAGCAAGATCAGTAGTATATGCAATAGCTTCAATATCGGTAGAAACATTGCCAAAAAAATATTCTTCATCACCAAAACATAATTTATCATCATCAACACTTAATTTACTTGGATAATTTAAATAATTTAAGTTATAAGATGTCATTGAATCATATTTATATAATGGTACGCCAAAAACAGATGATGTAATATTTGCTGGTGTTAAAGTAAATGTATTTCCTGTAGTATATCCGCTTACTTTATTTGTTACATCAAACATTTTCCAATTACTTGAAATTGGTTTAACGTCAGTAAGTTTACTATATGTTGAATTATTGATTAATTGAACTAAAATAAATATTTTATTTGCAGTAAATCCAGTGCTACCATTTGGTGATAAGAATTTAAAATCATTTTTATTATCAAAATGAAGATTAACTTCTTTATTAACTATTGTATCAAGAAGAATTGAATTAATATAATTACAGTGTATTGCTTCACTATAACCACATCCATTAGTACTACCAGAATTAGGTACTAAAAGATAAGAAAAATATACTGTGAAACCGTTTGCCATTAATAATTTTTATTATAAATAGTTAAAAATTCATTATTGAATTATTTCTATCGATATATGTTATACCATATTGATTTATTCCGCATGTTGTTAATGGAACATTAGTGTCTAACCAATCTTCATTTGAATTTAAATTAATTTGAAAATCAGACATACTTGGATTTTTATCATAAGTATATTGAAAATATGTTTCAATAAATCCAGGTTTTAATATTAATTGTCCCCCAATACTTGGTGATGGTCCAACAACATTTTCAACAATATTTGTATGAATTTCATCACTTAACGAATTGAATTTAAATGTAGTAATATTACAACTACAGCACGAAGAACAACATCCACATGAACAACAAGAACACGAGCAACAGCATGTACAACTACAACATCCACAAACATTAATACTATTAATTGAATAATTAACAACTTTTTGAGAAGTTAATGGTGCATTATCTAATGTTTTAAGCCATAAATATAATGTTGAAATATTTTGATTTGGATAACCACAATAGTGATTATTAATATTTGTTCCATTTACATTAAAAATAAGATTTTCGTCTTGAGTATTACCAATAACAATTGAACTTGTTGGTGTTTGTGTTGTTGTAGTAGTTGTAACCAATGGATCAACTGTTAATTCTTGTTGAAATGAACAACCATTTGAGTCTGTAATAATTAACGTATAAAAACCATTGGGTACATCATCAAATTCATATGCACCAATAGCATCATGAACATTAACTGGAATTAAACTAGGTGTTAATTCTGCAGTAAAAGGTGCTACTCCACTAACTATCGTATATTTTATTGTTGACATTTCATTTATATTTTATATAATATTTTTAACAACAACTGCCACATCCACAACAGCAACTATTGGAGGAAATAGTATTAAATTCACTAACAGTAGTATTTGTTCCCAAAATAAAATTACCACCAATTTTACAAGCAATCGTAAACATACTAACAGTAGCACAATTTGTATAATTATAACCACAATTTGATAAATTACTATTTGCTATGGCATAAAATCTTAATGAATTAATATTTGTAGTATTAATATCAATATAATCATAATTGTGACATAAACAATTGCTAGTTGTTTGTGCTTGAAGAACCGTATTTATTGTGTTACAACAATTAGTATCACCAACAGTACAAACATATGAACAAGATGAGATTGATTGAGGTAAATTAACAAGACTACTTGATTGAGCACAGTCAACAAAACAAATTCTAAAACTTTGTCCAGAAGTTAAAGCAGGGGTTGTACTTATTGTTCCATATTTACAACCACATACTAAAGGATTTGTAGTTAAATCAACGGGAACAAAATTTACGATAATTGGTGTTAATGTCGTTGTGGTAGTTGTTGTTGTAGGAACATTACTTTCATTTGTTTTTAATGTATTATTTAATATTGTTTCATTAAAACCAAACGGTATTGCACAAAATAATGTTAATACTGAACAACCACTTGTTGCAGTTGGTGTCGAACAACATGTACAGCAACTAGAAAATGAAGTAGATATGCTATAACGCAACAAATCTCCTTCACATAATGTAATCTGTGGTATTGTTTGAAAGTTATTATTTATATCATATTTTACACTTATCCAATTATTGGTTCCATTTGCTTTACATGAAACACTAACATTACTATATAGTCCATTATTAGAATCACCCAAAGTACATGAATTAAAACATAAATTAACACATTCACCCATTGATAATGCTGGTGATATGTTTAAACAATCAGTAACACAGCAATTATTTGAACCAGCAGGTGAATTTGGTACACCAGCTAAGTTAATTGTTTTTGTTGCTAATGTAGTTGTTCCTACTGTCACTGGTGTTGTAAATCCAGTACTAATTGAATTTCCAATATTATCTCTAACACTTAAACTATATGTAGTATTAGGAAATAATCCTCCAAATATATTACATGAACAACAAGTACTACCTGAATGCTCAATTATTTTTTGTTGCAAAACAGTATTACAACCATTTAAACAAATTTGAGCAATGAATGGTTCAAAATTACCACCTATTTTAAATTTTAAATCACCCATAATTATACTATATTAATATTTTTGCTTACAGTAAACATTATAATATTATTCAATCTTTCTCTAATTGAAACAACATAATTACCAGTACCATTAACATACAATTTTTTCGGTGCTCCAACAGTGCTAACCGTTTCCCAATTTAATGCTGAAGATGTTGATGGATGTATATTAAATTCTATCGTACCAACAATAGGATTAAAATTATTTGTAATAGTAAGTAAATAATTACTTATTGTCACATATTTACCACCACTATCAGAATTTTGATTTAATGTAAATAAAGAATATAGTGGGTTACCAACAGCAACATAATCTCTTGAAAGCATAAAATCAAATAAACCTCCAGTATCTCTAGTAACGATAGTATATGGTAAAGTAAACGTTAAGTCATTAAATATCGCTTCACCCAAATTAAATGATTGCCATTGAATTGTAAAATCTGGAGCACCATAAGATTTAATTCCTATTGATGGTGTACCATATGTTATTCCAATATCACTTTGAAGTATTTTAATATTCGTTGGTCTAATTTGAGTAATATTAAAATCTGGAATTAATCCACTTGGGGTAATTTGAGCATCATATAAATATAATGGACCGGTTGGGTTTGATATTGTAACACCACTTGTAACAACACAATTTGGTGATCCTAAATCATATAATTTTACTATATAATTACCAGTATTTAAATTATTAACTAATGTATTTCCAGTAATTGGTTGATAATATAACCTATTAGTTCCACTAAGAACTTCAAGTATTAATTGTCCACTATTATTTTGTATATTATATATATTTATTTTACCATCAGTACCATTAATAATACTTGGTGAACTACCGCTAACATTATAAGTAACTAAACACCTGTTGCATCCAATTATGATATTATCATTAATTCCAACATTATAATTAGGTAGCGTCCATGATCTATTTGATTTGTATGACATTGCAAATAATATTTCTTGATCTTCAATTACAAATATTTTTAAATCGTTAAAAATTTTACCAACAATATTACCCTGTAAATCACCTAAATTATAATATGTGGTATTTAATGATCTTGTTACTCCAGTTAATGTTTTAACATCACCAATAGCTTTTAATGTTAAACCTAATTTTTTATTTGGTGATTTATGCCACATTATAGTGGGAAGATTTAATGTAGGGGTATTTTTATATAATTCTTCTGCATATGTATTAGATGGTGAAGAATTTGTATAATGAATAATTCCTAGTTTTTTTAAAACAGGAGCTTGGTTTTGAATGTATGAAACAAATCCACCATAAACATTACTTTTATATTCACCAAAATTTTTATTTGTTGTTTGAACACCAATAATATTATCAGTATATACTATTGACATATTCCAAAAAGGAAATGTTATTGTAGGACATTGACTATTTTGAAGAAATGCAATAACTTCTTCATTAATATAATCAGTAGAACTATTATTAAAAATTGATGTTCCAGTATAATTTATATAATTATAATAAACCAAAGCACCTGCAACAACATTACTTGAACCACCAATTAATTTACTAAAATCAGGTAAATTTCTATCTACTTGAATAATCAAATTATTATTACTTAATGTACCCGATGCAATATCTTGAATTTTATAAATTAAATATGGTGTTGGATAATTAACATTAACACTATATCCTGTTGTATTAATACTATATGGATTTGTCCATTTAATTAATAATAGATCACCTATTTGCGGTTCATTAACATTACCTTGATATGTTGGTGCTTTAAATAATTTTAGTAAAGTACCTCCACTCAGAGTATTTAATCTAATCATTACATCTGGTTGTTTAACATGATCACTATCAGTAATAAATGTAGTTGTACCGCTATTTATTGAAAAAAATCCTATTGGTTGTACCGTATTTTGAATAATTGTTGGTGTTGATGGAACATTATTTATTAAATTATATGAATCACCTGAATTATTTTTTGTAATAAACGATAAGATATTTGGATTTTTGTCTGCAGGTCTTAATATTAAAGAATTAAATGGATTAAAATTTGTTTCATTATTAAAATTATAATCAATTTCACTATCACCAATTGCAAAATATTTAAAATTTAAATTACCTTTAGATATTAATTCTCTACCCTTTGAAGTTAATTTTATATTTAAAACTATTGGATCTTTTTTATCAATAAATGCCATTTAATTAATATTTTATTATAAATACAAAAAAATATTTTTTAATTATTCATATAATTAACAACAAGAACAACTACAAGAACAAGAGCAACTACAAGAACAAGAGCAACTACAAGAACAAGAGCAACTACAAGAACAAGAGCAACTACAAGAACAAGAGCAAGAATTACTTAAAGCATTATGCGTTGAATCGCAATGTTTATTTACATCTATACTTGGTATTATTCCAATGCTTGAATTAATTCCAATAATATCAATAATTGAACAAGCACATGATGTTCCATTATTTGCATTTAATTTATAACATAGAGTATCACCATTATTTATGTTAAACTGGATAATACCACTGTTTGGATTAATACTACTATCAACAAAACATTTGGTTAAATAAGTAGATCCTAATGATGGTTTACAACTAATTGTAACACAAGCAGTAGTATTATTACCACAACAAGTACTACCACAACTAATTAAACAATATGAAAGACAAGTATTAATATATTCACCAATTGGTACTGGAATATTAGTGTTAATGTAACCATTAGTTAATGAAATTGATGCATTTTGATTACAAAAACTAAGTGTTATTGGCACTGCTGGATTTATATTAGAAGCACAATCACTTTTTAAGGAAACATTAAGTATTGGATTTACACCAATTGACGATGTTAAATTAGTAATACATAATTTTTCACTAGAAGAATTACCGGGATTTGGAGAAACTAATGTTGACGTATAACATAAAGAATCACCATTTCTTGCAATTATTGTTGCTGATTGTGGTTGTGACATTAAATTATTAACAGTAGAAACAGGAACAAATGCATTACAACCACAAACACTATTTGAATTACATGTAAATATAATATTTGATGTGCCGCCAATGGTTGTAGTAACTGCAGATAAATTAATTGTAACACATTCTCCAACTGGAATTACGGGTGAAAAATTAAACACACCACCAATTGTACATGTTTTATTTGTAGACAAATATGTGTTTACTGTTCTATTTACTGATACATTTACATCTAATTGTGGCTTATTTGATATAACATTTACCGAACATTTCGTTAAATTAATACTTGGGTTAGTTGTATTTAATCCATCAACTGAAGTAATACTAAAATTAGCGTTTGAATTTGACGCATAACTAACTGCATTAGTATTTACTGCATAACAAACAATATCACCATAACATAATGTAAGTGAACCGTTTCTCGGTGAAATTCCATTAGTATTTGTAATATTAACAAAATTAATAAAACAATTACAACCATTTGGTTTACAACTAAAACCAATTGAAGAACTACCATTACCAGTAACCAATGCATTAGCAACATAATTTATCTGAATTTTTTGATCAGGAGCTAATACAGTTGGATTTATTTCAAAACAACCCGTTTCATAATTAGAAGTAGTATTAGTGACTGAAGTAATTTTCTTTATACTAACCACTTTTGGTGTTAGAGTAACTGTAGTACTTGGTAATAAAATAAACATTGAAACTATTTTTGAATATTCGCACACAACATAATCTTTTTCAACTATATAATCTCTAATCATTACATTATATATTTCATTTGGATCTAAATTTAAGAAAGTTGCACTATTTTGCCAAACAAAATTATTTGAATCACCCGTTGAGGGATAAACCTTATATTGCATTATACCATTTGCACTACCAGCATTAGTTACTCTAACCCCACTAAGAAATTTATATATTAAAAAATTTGTATTTAATGTACAAAAATAATTACTGCAATTAGGTTCACTATATGTTGAACCACTAATTAATATTTTCTTATGTATATCACTTTCAATATTAATGTGATTTAGAAAATCATTAATCCTATTATTATATTCATTTATTGATATTGATTGTAATTGTTCTGTTGTTAATGTCGAATAAGTATTGGAATTAAATGTAAATGAATTTAATAAATTACATTGAACAGTATTACCAGTATATGTTCCAAGTCCACAACTAATAACACAACTCATATTTAAATTATATTTTCTGGCAGTTCCCATTTTTAAAAAATTATATTTTGAAAATTATTTTCAGTTTCTTTAATTTCTTTCACATAATTATATGAACAATATTCTTTACTACATTTCAATTCTTTATTAAATGGTGATATTTGATGCTGTGTTTTTAGAAAATAATACCCATTATTTATAACTGCACCTGCATTATGATAAATATTTGTATTTTCCCATTTTTTTATCACGTCTGTTGCCCAACAAAAATCAAGTTTTTTCATAATTTTTGTTTTATGACCAAAATACCAAGCATTCCATAAAACAGCCCACATATCTGCAGTCCATGCTTGAATTGGATGTTCTGGATTATATTTGTGTGATGAATTAACCATAAATACATATAAGTTTTCTGAATCTTTTTCAACTTTTCTCCAAAAATCAGCATTTATGTTTTTCATTAAATATTGTGCACCACCTGCATTTTCATCATTTTCCTCAACAAGATTTGAATTAATTCCAACAATTTCACACATTTTATGAAATAATTCTTCACTTTTACTTTTAATATATTGACTACTAATATATGATCTAGTATCACTTAAATACCATGTATTACTTTTTTCTAAATCTGCAAATTTCATTTTTTTAGTAAAAATTACATCTGGATCAATATAAAAAAATATTTCATTTTCTGCATTTGGATATTTTTCAAAAAATTTAGCCAAAATGTGTGGTCTTAATGTTGATGAATATTGTGGATTAATTCTCTCATCATTAAAAATATAAAAACTACATTTACTATTAGTTTTTGTCATTATATTTGTCAACACACTACTTTTTTGTATTGAATTTTTACCTATAACATAAATAACATCTTCATCTAGTCCAAGTTTTTTAAAATTGTTTATTTGGACAAGCATTTGCCATAAAAAATAATTACTGTCAGGTAATGCAATTAAAAATTTCATATGTTATGGTGTTGATATTGTTGTGGTTATTATTGGTGGAACAATTATTGATATTTCACCATTTGGTGTAACATCTGAAACTGTTGGTGTTAATTGTGTTAATGAACTAACTATTCCACTTGGTGAACCAATTAATTTTAATGCTTTGTTTTCTATAGTAATTTGAATACTATCTCCATTTGTCATTGAAATTATTGTATTATTTACAATATTTAAAATATTTGCAGTAGTTTCTGAATTATTCATACTATAAATAACTACACTATTCTTTTTTATTGTAATAAACGAATCTGATTCATTTCCAGTACCACCAGTAATATATAATTTACTAATAAAATTCAAGCTAATATCTACATTATATCCCGGTAATATTGCTGGTGATACAACTAAATCATATGTACTTTGACCATAATATCCTGTTTGTATATTTGTTGATATTGCTTGTTGTGCTGTTTCTGATTCAATAAATGTTAATATTGCACTAAATGGAAATGCTGTAGTTGTTGTAGTGTTTGTTGGATATGAAATAGTAATGCCACTAACAATAAAATTTTTACATAAATTTTTAACACAAACAAAATCATTTGTCCATTCAACTTCTTGTGATAATGGTCTTTTCAAGAAAACACTACCATCATTTCCCATATAATTTAATTGAGAATCAAAACTATATTTTACTCCACTACCTAATGTATTTGTGTTAATAAATCCCATATTAACACCTCTTTTATATGTGAATTTTTGTTTAGTAAAAACAGTATTTCTAACTAATAAACCACTTTTTCTTAATATTATCGTAGAAGAAAGTAATTCATCAACAAACTTCTGAAAAAATGCATTATATTTATTTAAAAATGGATATAAATTTTCAAAAGTATAACCATTAGAATGTAATGGATTATTAACAGGTAGTTTACTTCTTTTTAAATAATCACTATAAACTTTTAATAATGTTGGATACCAACCTCCTTTAGAATCTGTAACAACTTTTCTGTTTCGAGCATTAATTAATTTTCTTTGTATTAATTCAATAAATTCAAGAAAAGATAATTTACTTATATCACCAACACCAAAATCATTACCTATTATTGGATTAAAGAAATCATTACCACCTATAAGATAATAAACACTAATAACACTATTGAATCTCAATCCTCGTGGCAAATATATTTCATATGGATTATTTAAATTAAGACTATAATCTGTTTGAGGTTCTAATGCAATACCATCAATTAATATTTTTACTTCTGAAGCATTTTTTACTTTATAATTTAACTTATAAACAAATTTATTTGCTGAATTATTAAAATAAATTTTACTACTATTAAAACTATCAATTCTTAAAACCTCACTTCTTGCAGCAATACTTGTATTACCAGTGACAGTAATATATGCTACTTGTACGTAAGGATCTTCAGATAAATATGCAATAACATCAGAATTTTGAATTATTAATTCACTACTATTATTTGGATTAACAATATAGTCAGCAATAAATTGATTTGTTCCTTTAGTTAAGGCAACACCATTTATTGTTAATTGAACATCTCCATTTGGTAAAGCGGGTAATGGAACAATCGTACCATTAAGATTTGGTTTTACTCTAGTTGCAACATATTTTACTGTAACACCTGAAATTGCTGGTGTTAACCCATTATTATATAAATAAGTAGCTTCAACAACATCTCTATTACCATTAGCATTTACTGCAGTTCCATTTATTTTAAACGTACTACCAGTAATACCATAATCACTCTCAAAATTAGTTATTCCTGTTGCTCCTGTTCTTGGGGTATTTAATAAAATTCCATTAAATCTAACTTCAATATCACCGTCTGGAGTAAATGGAAGCGTAAATTTATTTGCACTAGTATTATATCCTAACGATAGGTTAACATAAGTATATGGAAGAGTATAACCACTTGAATTTGCTGGAAAATCAATGTCTTTAATATATGAGAACACATCATATTCAATTCCTCTGGCTAAATCTAATGATACCTCAGTTTCTTTTGTATTTAAAACTAATCTACTATCTCCTTGATAATATTGCTGTGTTGAATAATAACTTCTAGTTGTTGCTCCTGTTTGAATCCAAGATTTTTTATTATCAACAGTTTGCATTAAATTAAATCCAGCCAAACGAAAAGCATCCATATATGCTTGTCCACTATCAGTATCACCAGAAACTTGGAAAAAATAATTACTTGTTTCTAATGGTGCAACAGGATAACCATCAGTATCATACGGTAATGAATTCGAAGGAAAATCTGCTTGTGTTAATGTTACTTCTCTAGGATCTATTTTTCCTTCAACAGTATAAACATATTCATTAATACTAATAAATGGTTCTGGAATACCAATCAACATAAATATTGATTTAATTGCTTCTCTTGTTCCTTTTGATTTCCAAAAATAATTGGTATTCATTAATATTCTTCGCCATAATTCAATGTTCACCTCTGCAGGAAGTAAATCAGTATGTAAATTTCTTTCAAGATTATCAATTGTAAAAAAACTATCAACTAATTCAGCTTCATTCACTAATGAAAAATAATCCCAACCAAACGTCCTAGCTAAATTACTTACTAATTGATCTGGAATATTATTAACTTTATCATAAGTAATAGTATTAATATATACCAACGAATCAATAAATTCTCGCATTAAATCAAACTCTCTACCATAAATTCTTAAAAGTTTGGTCATTTTACCATCTTCTGTAAGATCATACGTCTTTAATGATAAGGGAGTTAAAAATCTTGCAATTAAATCAGTTTTTATACTATCATACTTTGAACCAATGGTTAATGCAGTATCTAAAAATTTTTGATATGGTGAAGCACTAATATCTATATTATATCCATCAGTCGTTGTCCATAATACTGTTGCATTTGCGTAAACTATATTTCCATCGTCTAACAGAGTAGGTTCACTCATTTTAAATTGAAAACCTTGAATATCTACTCTTTCTGAAACAATATACTGTTCATATTTTTCTAAATTTGCCCTAAATTCTTCGAAAATAAAATTATTGGGTTTCATGTGATAATCAAAATATCCAGTAGTTGTATTACCAGTATTAAATGGGAATGGATTACCTGAAGTTTTTATGGTAATATGATTTACTCCTGAAGTATCACCTGTAAACCCAACTACATTATATGAATTATTTGCATCGTATTTTGACCATATTACATATTTTTCAAGAGATAAATTAATGTTTTTAATCTCTTGATTATTAGGAACACTTACATTACCTTGATTAAATATTAATCCAAATTTATTTTTAATAAATTCAGAAGGAACATCAAATGTTGATATATCTGTAAGTGGATCATAAACAAAATTATAAAAACTAATATTACCACCTCTATTTACCTTTGAACTAATATATAAACTTCCGGGATATGCTAATATTATATTCTGTATCGAAACTCTTAAAAGTTCATAAGCCGAACCAAATCTAACAAAAGTATTTAAATCAGACTTATCGAGATTTAAAACAACATTGGTTGAAAAATCATGAAGCATTGAAGACTGACTAGAATTAACTCCTAGAGTGTCTAATGTTACTGGCCTAACGAAGGAAGAAAGCGAATTTGAGTAGTCGACATTTTTTTTTCCATCAAAGTTTGAGGTGATACTAAAACTTCCTAAAGTAAAGATAGTCTCAGAAGTAGTATTGTTGAAATTTTCACCATTTAAGTTCTGGTCAAGATTATTATTAATTACCTTTACTTTTGCCACAAATTTTGATTTTTATATAAATACAACAAAAAATAAAACCCAAAAGATTATGATTTTTCTTTTGGGCTTAAAATGTTGTAAGTTATAATATATTTTTAAAAATTAGTTATGGTGTTAAAATCCTCGCTTGTATCAATATTAGATCGATTTGATTTCACTTCAAAGAGAGGTACTCCACCAATACTATCCTTAATTTCGTATAAATCTGCTTGTTGCACGATGGAATGATTCTTATCATACCAGCTAACGATTCCTTTAGTAACATCTTTAATTTGATCACCCCCTACAATTGTCATAATACTTTCTAAATTAACATCTGTTAGTTCAACTTCAATAGAAAGTGGAGTAAAAAATGTATTCGATATGATAATCGTTTGTCCCGGATTACCAATAAAAGGTGTTATATTTGGTTTTGTATTACTAGCCGATGAAGGAGTTAATTCTAAAAACATTAAAGAACCTGAATCATCATAAGTATACCTAATTGAGCGTTGCGAACTAGAACCTTGGTTACTAGAGATCGGTGTTACTTTATTATTTGAAGTGACATATCTGATAACGTTACGCATTTTAGTACCATCAATATTAATATATTCGATACGGTATCCTTGAAGACCATTATTTGAGCGTAATGCAGATGGTAAAGAATTAACGTCTACAACTATGCCCTTCATATTTGGAAGTGAACTAAGCACCGAGCAATCGTTAACCACACAATAAAAAAACTTAGGTTTAATATAAATTGTATAAAAACCAATTTGATTAAAAACAGTAGCAGGTAACTTAAGAGTATAAAGGCCCTCTAAAATATTTTCATTACCGCTAATTTGTTCAGTAGGTGGTAAATAATTATATGATAATACCTCACCTGCGTTTAAAGGAAGAATAGTATTATTAAGTGTTTCTCTATTGGGAGTATAACTATAATAGATGCTAATATCGTTAATGCTAACATCCGAAGGTCTGTTTACTCCTATTGTGCCGATTGACATAATACTAATTTTAATAATTCTTCTTTAGTTATTGAACATTTGGTTCTTTTTGTCATATTATCTTTCCAAGGTATGAATTCTAAATTATTTATTGAACCAATCATTTGAGGATCTATTTTATTGAAAAAACCTTCTGAAATTGAATATTTATGATCTAAATTATATGCTCCAGCTTTACCAGAAACCCCTCTTTTTTCATAATTTTCTAATGTTTGTATTGGTTGTTTATTTGTTATTTTTATAACCACTTTTCTATACTTCTCATATTCTGATATTGTTTTTAAATATTCTTTATATGTTGTAACACCCCAACGTTTAATTAAACCAACTGAAACACCCTCACTTCTATTACGCATTAATTTATTTTCAACTAAAAATTTTCTTATCACACCACTACCTAAAGATAATATTTTTTCAATTGTTTCAACACTTTCATATTCATTAACATATAGATTTATTATATCTTCCTTTTGTTTTTCATTTAAACTCACCATTTTACCATCACTATTCCCTTTTCTTAAAATATTTAAACTTCTTAATAAATTTTTTATTGGTGTATTACTACAATTAAAATAATCACCAATTTTACGAGTATTTAAATTTTCAATCAAATACATGTTTTTTATTTTTAAAATATCTTCTTCAGAAAACATAATTTTAAGATCATCTCTATTTTTAATAAAAACATTATTTTTTATCAAAATTTTAGTTATGAATTTTTTAGAATGATGTGATATAGTTTCAATTTGTGTAACACTATTTCCTTTTTGATATAATAAAATAATTTCATTAATTTCGTTATCACTATATTCATCTAATTGTTTTCTTTTATCTCTATTTTCTATCCAAACATTATTCTCAATTAAAATTTTCTTAATGTTTTTTTTATCCATCTTCATCTTATTTCTAATTACAAATACTGACATTCCAGAATTATATAATAAAATAATTTCTGAAATTATTGATTCACCATAGTCTTTCATTTTTCAATTTATTAATAATAATTATTTTACGTATTTTTTACAATATTAAAGAATTTACCTGCAGCATAGGTTTCAATATCAACCAAACTTTTCATATATTCGAGTTTATAATTTTTATCAAATGCCGATAATTCTTGTCTAGTTATAAATACATCATTAATGATTTTTGGATTACTAATGATATTATCTTTATTAGGATCTTTAAATATTGGAGCATTAATAAAATCAGGACTATTAGTGCCTTGTGGAGTATAACTAAAACAAGTACAATTATTTACACCACAAGAATTAAATTTATCAATATATTTGATACCACCAATATAATAAACAACACATTGTGAAACACTTGAATTCTGATAATCAACACCATCATTAACTATTGATGAACCACAAGAACAATCACAACTAGTTCCACTATTACTAATACGAGCAATATATTGATTATTAAAATCAGATGTTATAGTATATTTACGTAATTCACTTAATCTACTTGTAGAAGTTCCAGTCACTGTTGGCAATAAAGTCCAAACAGTATTATTAGTAGTTATACCTGTGTAAGCATCAAAAAAACCAATGTCTTGTGATTCAGAAGTTAATAGAATATTAATATGGTAAATAGCTTTCAAATCAGGTATTATTGTTCTACAATTACCTGTACATGTAGAAGTAATACCTGTTGTAACTATTTGTTTTATCTTTTTTTTAATTAATTCCATTAAAAAGTATATAATTTAAAAAACATTTTATTAACTAACACTTTTACGCAACAAAATCTTAATATCTTTCGAAGGTTCCTTGATTTCAAACATACTATCCTCTGTTGCATAAATTGTATTATTAATTATGTTAATCTCACCAGTACTTGAATTTAGTATTTGTTGAGAAATAACATTATTTGAATACGTACCACCAACCTTATTAAAAACTTTGATATTAATAACATTAATTACTCCATTTACAGCATTTATTTCACTTTGAAGTTGTGCTAAGAATATATTGGTGTCCATTTCATATTTATTTATATCAAAATAATTAGTAACAACAGTAATAATACTATTTGCTATCTGATTATCTGATATGTTTTGAACATAAACATCAATTTCAAAACCTAAATTAATTATTTTACCGTCTTTAATTTCAATAAAATCATTCATCATTCTATATCCGCTCAGATATTCAGTAATATTATTTTTTAATAATGTATTACTAGTATTTGATAATTTACCATCTGCCCCAATACCTAATATACTTATAACTACTTTATTGTTTAACTTAAATGCATTTGCTCTAAATGGTGAACCAAACTTACCCGGCATTTTATAAACCTGAAGCAAATAATCAGTTAATGTTACTGCCCTTCCTTGACTACTAAAATTATAACTAATTAGGTTTCTAATCTGTTCTATACTCAAACCATCATTTCCGCCAATTGCTGGGATCGGATTAACTGCACGGAGACTTTTTTGGACAGCCGTATTCAAATCCTGTCTCGATCCATTGACCCGTAGATTAGCATTTCCTATTTGAGTAAGAATATTAGCTCCAATATTAGAATTACTTCCACCACCAGTTCTATATCTTACAAATAATGTATAATTAGGTTTTAGTTTTTCTCCTAAAGCAGTGTTATTTAAAAAATTATCGAGAAATGCTCTATTTGTTACTCCTTCTTTAATGAATCCATTTTTAAATGCATTAACATCAGAATCACCAGAACCAAAAGTTAAAACACAAAATCCATTATCAGTATATTCTTTAATAAATTTTTTAGTTATGTCCATCCATATAGCAGCTTTAGTACCACCTGAAGTAACTGAACTATTTAGGTTTTCAACAAATATCCTCTGTTGTGCTAAATAATCTACTTCATAATAAATATTATTTGCTGTATAAAAATCTGAAACTGAAGGGTTACTTGAAAAATTTGTACCTTCTAATAGTATTACATTTTCTATTTCAATAACATCTGGATCTGGTAATGTTATTGAAAAAAATGGAACAACATCATTAGTGCTTATTACTCTTTTATATATATTTGTGCTACCATTTATAACAATTTCTCTTTTAGTAATAGTATAACTTACAACAATACCATTTGAATCTAAATTTGGTATAATAGAACGATTTGGATCACCTAAATTACTAACTGGAGATGAAAAGTCTATTGTTTCTGTAGTTTCAAAAATTTTACCACCTCCGATTGCTTGAAAACCCGGTGGAATTTGAGGAAAATAACTAGGATCTGGACGATCTCCAAGAACCGGAACGCTTACGGATATGTCTAATAATGTTACAGACGGCCTACGTGCTGGTATATTAAACCCCAAATTTTTAGCTATATTTCTTAAACTACTGATTTGCTGACTGTTAGCAAGTTGAGTTTCATTAAAAACTCGATCTGTATTTATTGATAAATTATTGGTAACACCAGCATTTAAATCAATTAATAAGGTTCCAATTGAAGAATCGCTAAAATCCCCCAAAACTTCTGGATATGAGGTCTTTATATAATTAATTAAATCAGTTTTTATGTCCGAAAACGTTAACGAATTATAACGAACTATATTTGTAATATTTGTATTATTATTTGCCATTTTATTTAGTTTAGTTTAATTTGTTCATCTAAAATCTTTTCAATATTATCATAATCAAAATAGGGTATTCTAATTAATTTAATGTTATTATCTCTAGCAAATTTATTTTTTATTTCATCATTGATTTGTCTTTGTTTAAATCCCTTTTCTCCACCAAAATGTTCAACTATTTCATAATGTTGTTTGCCATCAAATTCGATTAATATATTTTGTTCAGGTAAATAAAAATCAAATAATAATAAATTTATATTTTTACACCCTTCAAACATTTTTTCTTTCTCATATAATATATTATTTTTTTCTAAAAATTTTCTAATTTTTCTTTCACCCTTACTTTCAGTACATTTTTTACAACCAGATTTACCGTTTATGTGCGTATGAGGTGTTTGTTCAAATTCTCCATGTATTGGACAGATAATTTTTATTTTAGTGCTATGATTAACATAAATTACTTTAGAATAATCATATTTAAAATCATGTACAATATTTGCTTTTTCTATAAATTCTTCTGTTGTTAATATATTTGATGTCGCACTTTTTTCAATACCACATTTTATACAACCACTCGAAAAAACATGTCTACTGGGTGGTTGCATAAACTCACCATGTATTGGACAAACTATTTTAACTTTGGTGTTACCATCCACATATTCAACCAAACTATAATCATATTTAAAATTATGGAGAATATTAGCTTTCTCAATAAAATAATCTTTATCCAAATATTGATTACCACATTTAGGACACCCCGATTTTTGAGATATGTGAACTGTTGGTGTTTGTTTAAAAATACCATGTCCCTGTTTATTACACATTATCTCAACATTAATTTGACTACCAATATATTTTACTTTAGAATAATCATATTTATCACCATGTATAATTTTGGCTCTCTCAATAAACTCTTTAGTTGTTATATATTTATCACTACATTTTGGACAATTATGTTTATAGTGAGAAGCAGGTGTTTGTTCAAAAACATCATGTTCAGGACAAATTATTTTTACTTTTGTATCACAATTCACATATTCAACCAAACTATAATTATATTTATTATTGTGAATTTCATTTGCTTTTTTTATAAATTCTTTTGTTGTTAATTTTGTTTCAGTACATTTTGGACAATTATTACTATGATAGATATGATTATTGGGGGTTTGTAAAAATTCTCCATGTTCTCTACAAATAATCTTAACTTTAGTACCGCCATTTACATAATCAACTAAATTATAATCGTATTCATCACCATGTATTTTTTTCGCATCAACAATAAACTGTTCTTTTGATTTAACAAATTTTAAACGACAAACTTCTGTACCGCACTGAGGGCAGTTATGATTACTAAGATGGTTCATTGGAGTTTGCATAAACTCTCCATGAATCGAACATACAATCTTAAGTTTAGTCCTACAATTAACATATTTACTTAAACTATAATCATATTTATCACCATGAATTTTTTGCGCTTTTTCAATAAAATTTTCAGTAGTTAATGTATTTTTTAATTTCATTGCTTCACGACCACATTCATAACAACCACATTCTGAATGTGTTTGTGGTGTTTGTAAAAATTCTCCATGTATTGGGCAAATTATTAAAACCTTAGTTACATAATCAACATATTTCACCTTAGAATAATCATACTTATTACCATGAAAATTTCTTGCTTTTTCAATAAACTCTTCAGTTGTTAAAAATTTACCCATTTTTATTTATTTTTAGATAATATTATTTTTCAGTTTAAAAACTTAAATCCAGACTTCCATTTTCAAAGAAATTATCTTGACTATATTGAAATAGTATATTTACATTTATTTGTGTTTCTGGAATAGGATTACCATTATCATCAATATTCCAATTAAATGTTACTTTAGTAATTTTTAATGCTGGTATATAAAGAGACACAGTATTTTTTATTTCTTCTTCAATATCACTAGCAGAATTTTGATCGTTCATTTCAAACACATATTTCAAAAGACCCGTTCCAAATTGCGGCATCATATATCTTTCTCCACGCTGCGTTAATAATAATAGTAATAAATCAGAGGTTAGTGCATCTTTACTAACTTGATTGGTTGAAAAATATGTGTTAGTATCAGGACTATCAGTTAAAGGAAACTTTATATTATATGAAATCATTATTAATATTTTTTATAAATACTAAAAATAAAAAAAGTCCCGAAACTAATCGAGACTTTAAAAAATAATAGAATATGAAAAAAGTAAAACAAAATCTCCTATATTTCAGCCCACAATTGAACATTATTCAAATCACCACCAGTTCTAAATTCTCCCCATTTTTCGTCAAATTCACCCGAATCACACATTTCTTCATTCATATTATCTTCATGAAATTCATTATATTTATCATTTGGTATTACGTACCAATGACAATCTTCATCTTGAACTGCTTTTACTTTCTGTAATGTCGTGCTCACATTATCTATTTTTAAATTATCCATTCACCATCAACTCTAACCACTTTACTTCTTTCAAGAGGAAAAACTTCATCAGTATCTCCATCAACTAAATTTTGAATCCAATGAATTCTACCAATTAATTTTTCTTCTGTTACCTTTTTTCTATTTACTCTTTTGGTTTGAGTTTCTAGTTTTTCGGTAAACCATTGTTTATCATCAGAAATAAGTAAATATTCTTTAGTTAATTCAAGTATTTCATTTTCCAATGTTTTAATACTTTCTTTTTTAACTTCAATTTTCGATTTAATTAATTCTCTTTCTGTTTTCATATTATTTAATTTTTTCGGGATAACTAAACGGATAATTAATCGGTATATTAGATTTTTGAGGTACTGTGGTACGACAAGAACAACACACAAATATTATTGCTATTAATACAACTAAAACATATTTAATATTTAACATCTTTATTTTTAAATATCTCACTTAATTCTATATCAAAACATTCGCAAATATTCTGCATTTCAAAAACAAAATATCCTTCTTTCATTATGCAATCTAATCCATCATCATCAAATATAGATGAACCAAGTAATTTATTCCATTCATCAATATGTTGTATTTCGACATACATAAACACTTCACTATCATAATACCAATGATATTCAATATCATTTTCTTTTACAAACTTATATAAATCAATTGCTTTCATAATATTATTATTTTATTCAAAAAAAGTAAAACCATCAGGATCTATTCCCAAATATTTGCACATAAAAATACTTGATGTACTACCACCTTTATTTGTGTGTGACAATAAATATTCTTTAACCAATACCCAATTTAAACTAGATTTTCGCCTATTTTTAGGCATATTTTGTTCAATATTTCTCATCACACCAAGTAAAAATTTTGGTTCATTAGCATCAATTATTTGTTCCATTTTCTTTATTTAAACTTAATAACATCTTTGTTAAATTTTCGTTTTGTTCTCTAAGTAATTTATTTTCTGCTCTTAATTCAGCCAAATCAACTGCAGCTTGAATAATTCTTTCAAGTATATTTTCTTCTTGTTTTGTCATTTCATTTTGAATTTAAAAACAATAGCATTTGCCAAATATTAATGTTATCATACTCCCGATAATTTCTTTCTTTATCAGTAAAATATTTCACTGAACAAACAGCACCATCAATATGATAATAATCAATATAAACATTTTCATTACTACCATTTCCCTTTAAATATTTTTCCAACAACTCTTCCATAACATTAAATCATTTTAATTATTTTTTATTTATTAACATTTTCTTTATTAAAACCCAATCACATTTTTCGGTAAAATACGATTTTTCTTCATCAATTGCAGATATTAAGCCCCCGCCAGAATATTTTAATCCATGAATATTAGGATAAATTTTTGATTTAAACCTTTTATATTCATATATTAAAACATATGATTCTAAGAAAATTTTATATTCATTATTAATATTTATTGGAAACCAAGCAAATTTTCTAATTTCTTTTTTATCTCCAATATTAATTAATGTTTGTTTTTTAATTAACATTGGTTTATATGATTGTTTATTTATTTTCCAAATCATTTTAAAAACATTAAATTATTTTAATTCATCTTCTATTATTTCATTTATCATTATAAGTTCTTCGTTAGATTGCAACATATTGTGTAAATATGAATCTAAATCATAATCAACAGAACAATCTAATTCAGATAATATACTTTCAGCATATCCTAAATTTTTTTCAAATCTTTTATGTCTTTCAATAACATAAGGTTCATTATCCACAATATAATCGTTTAATAATTCACGAGCATCTTCACATCTTGAACCTTCACACATAAATGTAGAAGTATGATGTTTACATCCTAAAATATTTATTTCGCATAAATCGCACATTAAATTTTCAGTATAATTATTCATAGTATTTTATTTACGTATATGTAATTCACACATTCCATGTTGTTGTTCGAAAATCATTCCTTTATTATTATCACTACAAATATGTTCCACAATACAAACATACATTCCAGTACTTTCAGAAACCTTACCTTTATTAATACTATTCCAAGGATGTTTGAATAACTCTATTTGATTTTTACAATTACAACAACAATCACCATCATGCCAAGCTTTGGCATCAAAGCATTTAACATATTTTTCAGATTTCATATTATCTCATTGTTTTATAAATATTCATACTACCTATAACAATACAAACTATATTTGCAACTAAATAAATAATTGTAGATACACTAACATAATAATGCGTTATTTTATCAATATTTATAGCTAATCCTATTGATCCTATAAATAATAAAATTAATCCCCAAATAAAAATTCTTGTTTCTTTATTCATAATCATCTAATTTTAGAATACCCTCAATACTAGAATTATCTAATCTATCACCATTACTCTCAAGTTCTAATACAACAATTCTTTTTACTGATAAATCACATTTAATTCTATTAACTCCTATAGCAATTACATAACCACTTTCGGAATAATTTTTAATTTTAGTTTTACACAAATAATATTCACTATCAACTAAAGTTATGTCTTCAATTTTTTTTAATTTCATAATTAATTTGTTTTATGTGGACATTTAATTGGATTATCAGAATATTCCATACAACAACGCGCTCCAAATCCTTTTAATGATCTTTTTACTTGTTTACATCTACACCAAGCACCAGAATCATTAAATTTACAATTAATTTTTAATAACATAATTGATTTAAATTAAATTTTCAACAAATATAATCATCTCATCTAAAATTCTATTAGAACCTTCCATATATGGAGTAATTTCAACACTATTTAAATTACAATAATCATCATTTAATATTTTCTTACGTTTAAGTTCAAATAAAATATTTTCAACATTATTTTCCATATAAATTATTTTAAGATTTAATAATAAAAGAATTCTAGCTCAATAATTAAGAATAATGATCTACATTTCTAATTATATTGAGCTAGAACCACAGATTTAATCAACATTAAAACTTTTCTTTTTACTTTTTTTATCTTTAGTTTGAGCTTTTGAAACATCCTCATTTTGTTTCTTTAAATCAAACAAAGATTTAATACTTTCATGAAGGCTAATAATCGGGGCATGACCATATTTTTCTAATACACCTCTATATGTACTAAAGTTTGGTTTTTCCACTGAAACCACATCAGTATCTGAAACTGTTACTCCGGCAAGACATTCATTTATTGCCATTTTTTGCTGTTCTACTGTTAGTTGTTCTAGGATTTCTTCATTAAAAACAACAACTATGTTGAAATTACATAGTGTTTCAACCATTTCATTCAACTTAACTATCTTATATAGTTGTTTTTGTTTATTACAAGATAGAACTTCAAATTCAATCCATTGTGGAATCGATGTACTGTTCCTTACTTCTTCAAAAGTTTTTACTACATCTTCACTTGCTTTTTCAAACTTACTCATTTTATTTTATTTTAAATTGTTAATACTAAACTATTTTTTATTATATACTAAATTCCACTCATAATACATATCAGAAAACCATTCTTCTAGTGTAGAATTACATTTAGCTATTTGTTGCAACGATGTTAAGTAATATTTTTTACTTCTTTCGTTAATAATATATTCAGAAAATGTCATAATAATTAGCCTTCAATTTCCTCAATGTCTATTGCCATCCAATGTTTTTTCATTTCATCTGTTAGTTCTTCACAAAAACAAATGTTTAGTTCATCTAATTTTATTGGGTTATTTGTTGGTAAGTAAACATCATTTAGAGTTACACTAGGTTCTCCAAAATCATTAATATTTGTTTCCATTCGAGCCAGAAACTTTTCTTTTGCTTCTTCTGGCGAATTTGCTTCAACGTCAACAAACATCATTCCAATGAATTGTGCTAATACTTCGTATTTTTTCATAAATTTTATTTTTAGTTAGGGAACATTTAAAAAGTCCACCGTATTGTTAAATACTTCTTTTCTGTTGTATACCAAATTAAAACAATCGGAATTATTGGAATCCAAACAATTATTGGAAGTAATATAATCATTCCAGTAATACTATAACTATCTTTCATTTTACAATAAGTGATTTCATGTTTAAACCAATTTTTGTAAGTCATCCAGCAAACATATTCTTGAACAATTGCTATAATTAATATTACAATTTCTAATGTTGTCATAATTTTTAATTTTAAATTTGAACATTATATATGCCATAATTTAATGAATAATCACCATTACTATTATTAGTAGTATGTGTTATCCAAGGTTGTTGCCAATATGGAGGTGAATTAGTATATGGTTTATAAGGTTCAATAACAATTGGATTTGTCCAATTTATTATAGTTTGTGTTTCGAGTTTAAATTCTTTCCATAAACCATCAGGTAATAATATTTCTATTGCTTCAAAAAATTCTTTAAGATTTACTGATTCTTCAACCTTAATTAATTTTGCTGTTGTATCTAGCTGGATTTTCATAAATTTATTAATTTAATGTTATTATCTTTATAAAACATTTCATTAAATTCTCTCAATAATTCCATTTCTAAATCATCTCTTTCTTTTAATGATTTGATTGCTAATTCAAAACGTTCTGGTGTTAGTTCATCTAAAGATGAAATATAAAACCTTTGTGTAGGTATAGTAAACACACTATAACCATTATTACATCTATCGATGGTGATACCATTTACAATATATTTTAAGATTTCTTCTTTCATAATTTATTTAGTTTTATGTGCTTCTTCCAATTAATAAATAATTCATATTACCAGTTTTATTTGGTTCAATAGTACCGCCATATGAATCCAAATCACTATCTTTTGGTAATTTAAATTTACCCTTTTTAATATTACTAAATCTTAAATATTCTAATCCATATTCATAACCATTAACCAAAACAATAGCATCTTGATCTTCTTTTTCAAGTCGTTTAATTAATTCTTTAATTGTATTCATAATAAAAATTAGATTTATTTCACCACAAACATACAAATTATTTTAATCTCTTACAACATATTTTGATTTTATTTCTTCAATTTTTAAAAATAAATCTCCAAATGCTTGATTTTCTGATTTTAATTCATTTCCAAATTTATTTTCTAATTCTTGAACAAAAGAATACATATCTTCAATGCTGAGTTTAACCATATCTTCGATTTCAATTAAAGTGGCTAATTGTTTGTTGGCAATATTAACACTATCTTTTTGTCGTATTACTTCCATCTTTTGTTCGTATTCAGATTGTAATTCAGAAGCTTCTTTTTCTAATTCAACGTTTTCTGGTTGAATTTTAGGAAAATTTACTTTACCATCATTATATTTATTTTTTATTTTTTCATCAACTAACTTGTTGATTTCATTAATCTCTTCTATTTTCTTAGCCGCGTCAGAATTAAATTCACCTGTTTCAACAGCATTCTTTAAACTATTTAAAAAATCTAAAGCCATAAATTTTTCTTGTTAAATATTATTATTTTTTAATTTTATATCAGTACCATATACACTACCACACACATAGCCAAAAACAAATTCTTGTAAATTAAATATTTTTGATTTATTAATTATATTAATGAGTTTTATTCTATATTCTTCTGATTGAAGACTAAGTGTATCTGCAATATCTAAATCCCCACCATCTAACATTGTTAGCATTAGAAAATCCCAATTAATTTCATTTTTCATTTTCTTATATTTACCAAAATGAACATGATACCATTTTTTAGGAAAACTATCATTAGCTTTTTTTATAGAATTTAAATTACAATAATCTCTTATTGTACTTTCTAAATAACTTTCTTTCCAAGGTCTTCCAATTGATATGTAGAAACATAAAAATTGTATTTCTAAATAATTAGCACCTCTTGCTTTCCAAAAATAAGAAAACCATTTAGTTCTAAATTTTATTTTAAACCAAAACACCCAAGGATAATCATTTTGTCTTTTTTTCATATTTTTTATTTTAAAACAAAAATAAGAAAAAATATTACAACTTGCAATACATTTCCTTATTTAAATTCTCTATATTTAATTATTTTTCTCCAGAACGATCTAAATTGTCCCCATATTTTCCATCTCAATCCCATTGAATTTAATGACTTCATGAGTATTATTATAAACTATTCTCTTTGAATATTCATTGATTTTAAATCCAATCAATTCTCCATATTCATTTTTAACTGATACTTCAGATATATTTAAAATATCTTTGAATATATCAGAATCATCTGAAAGGTTTGTTGTTTTGAATTTTAATGGTATAAAAAATTCTAATTGTCTATATTCAAACCCTATTTTTTTAACATGAAGAAATTCGGTTAGTTGTTCAATTTTATTTACAACTTCTTCTTTTTCTCTAAAGATTTTAATTGGGAATTCAAATTGTTTTGATTTTTTAACCATATCTTGAACTTCATATTCAAAATCAACATCTTCTTTGTTTGTTTTTTCAACAACATCAAATACTTTGCCCAATCCTACTTCAATTGGTATGTTATTGAATATGTATAATAATTCATAATCATCATCCTTAGTTCGTCTCTCTTCTTTCTCTAATTCTAGTACCTCACTAATACATTTTCCGGCGTATCTATGACCCTCGTCAAAAAAACCATAGTGCTCATATCGCCTCCCATATTGATCTTTCATTCCATAACTAGTATGATATTTATCTGCAGCAACAGCCATTTTATGTGGTGATGCAGTTTTTATAAATTTCTCGCTCTTCTTTAAAATATCGTAATATAATTCAGTATATTTATCATTTTTTTTGCCTGCATAGAATTCTTCTAATAACTGATTTCTATGTCGCATTCTCTGAATTCTTTTATCACCCTCTTTTAAATCAAAAGGATTAGCCTTAAGTATCTCAACCTCAGTATTATATAAAGCAATTGAAATATTGATTAATATAGAGTGAATTTTTAAGTAAATCCAGAGAAATATGTTTTGAAAGATTTTTTTCATTTATAAATTATTTGTTATTATTCTTTTATTTAATTTAACTGCATTATATAGTCTAATGTAACTATCTTCAGTTAAATTTCTAATACCAAAATTAGCTTTAAAATTATTATAATTAATTGTTTCTAATCTTTCTTCCATTTTTCGAAGAATCCAATCTGCTCTACGTTTTCTAAACCCATTTAATTTATTTACTATATAATTATTATTTTTCTTAAAATAATTAGAAATATTTTTTATAAATTTATATCCAAAAATAGTATTAAATAATTTTTTTGTTTTATTCCTAAAATAATTTTCGTGAAAAACTTTTCTTTTTTTACTAACAAAAATATCATTCTTGTTTTTTATTGTTTCAAGATATTTCACACCAATTTCTTTGAATTCATCATCAAAACCTTCATCTTCATCACGTTTGGTTGAAGCCAAATTAAAATATTTAGATATTTCTAAACTATGTTTATCAATTAAATGTTTATTCGGAATCTCAGACATGATTTTAGCACTGTTTCTTTTTCCTCTTAAAAAATTAATAGCCCATTTTTCGTCTTTAGTTAATTCCGGTGATTCAATATTAATTTTTATTTCTTTGTTATAACCATAGAAAAATTTAAGTATTTCAACAATTAAATTAAGAAAAACATGATTATTTGATTTTTTTAATTTCTGTTTTTTCTTAGAATGAAATAAATTAAATACGTTATATTTCATTCGGATTTGTTCTACTTGCTCATCAAAATTACAAATAATATTATTTCTCCTATTCGATTGTAAATCACACATTTTATCAACCAATAAACTTTCATAAATAATTTTAGAATATTTTATTACTAAATCATTAGAATTTTTTTCATTATAATTAACATAATTAATAATCGGTTTTAAATTATTTCTTAATTTAAAAAATTCATAATTATTCTTTTTGTAGAAGAATAACTTATTAAATAAGGTTTTCATGTTTTTTTTTTTGATAATATTATTTTTAAACTTCCACTAATTTATTAACAACAACATTTTTATAAAACTCAGCACGTTTTTGTGTAACATTGGCTAAATTATGTGATTCTTTGAAATCTTCATACAACTGTTCACCTAATTTTTTTCTAAGATCTGCATCTAAAATAAGTTTTTTGAGGTATTTAATCCAATACTTCTTAGGATTTTTTTCTTTTTCTGCAGGAATCAGAATACAGTTTTCCATATGTCTACCATGAACCGAATATGGGATCATATTTGTGCAAACGATTGGTAATTTTCTTGTCCAAACTTCTGCTTGCTTTAAATTCGATTTCATGGAGTTGAAGAAATTTTTATCGAGCGGAGCGATAACAATATCACACTCATCTAATATTGTTGCATAAATATTTGCTTTTTGTGTCCAACGTCTACCATAATTACCCTCATTTTCATATTTTACACCTCTTTCAAAATTCATTAACCATTGTAAATAATCTTTATTTTTTATCATTCTATGGTTATCTGTTAATATTTTCTCATATTGAAAATAAACACTTTCTTCTGATCTAATGTCTCTTTGGCTAGTACTAAATACTTTACCTCTATATTTATCTTTCAATTCCATTGATATTGGTAACATATCAACATTACCTCTAGTTTTATTGATTATTTTAACCAAATCTGGTGTCCATAATCCTTTTTTCTGAAGTTCAGCACCAAACTCTTGATTGAATGTTACTTCGGTTGTATTTCCATCACAATCCCACCCTCCAAGAATAAGTGAAAATTTATCTTTAATATCAGGATCATTTGATAATACATTCATTACTCCTTCAAGTTGTTGTAAATCACCTAAATGTGAAGATCCACCTTGATAACAGATTCTTACTTTACCATCAGGATCTGGTTTCCAATTATTTTGGAATTGTTTCATCCAAGTTGGATCTACTGCGTTAAAAAATACACCAACATTATCTTTTCCAGTTACTTTCCTAATTTCATCTGCAAAAGCATCTGTTGTTGTTGTAACATAATCAGCTATCTTAAGATTTTCAATAATATTTAAATGCATTTTATTTTCTACACTTAAAGAATAAAATGGATGATTCTTATGTAATAACCAATAATCATCAATATCAACAATTAATACCACACCAGCTTTTCTTAATTCATTTGCTAATTGAACCATTTGTTTAGTATCTTGCAATATTTGACGATGATAATGTATAATATTAAATGATTTTAAATAATCCAATGTATTAGGATCGTTAAAATCTATTTGTTGATTAAATTCAACATAAAAATCATCTGAATGATCACGTTCTAATTGTATTGCGGGAGATTGTGAACGAAAATATGATACCCCAGCCCCGTCTAAAGTGTAGAATAATATTCTAATTTTTTCTTTCATGTATTATAATATTTTATAAATTAATATAATTTATTATAAATACAGCAATTTTTCAAAAAAACACTAAAAATTAAAAAAATTTTAATAAAAAAGCCAACTATTTTTAGCTGGCTGTATAAGACATTGATTAATAATAATATTCTATCTATAATTTTCAGTTAAATTACCATTTTCATCATGAGTACCAAGCTCAATTAAGAATTTTCTAGCACTTTCTTTACTGGATAATACTTTTTTTAAATATTCATGTAATAAATTTATTTCAATATTTTCTTGTTCTTTTGTCATAAAAATATATTTTTAATTCTCAATATTTCTTTTTTTCTTTCCACCAGCAGATTTTCTTTCTGATTCTTCAGTTGTTTCATGTTCGGCAATTGGTTGAGGAATAACTGGTTTATTTGCATTCATTCTATTATTAAGTTCAGTACTTGTTATTTCAACAACACTAACCAATTTTTTAACTCTTAGTTTATGAACTGAAAGAGGTAATGAAGATATTTTTAAATAAACAGTTTCACCGGGTTTAACCTTAATTGTTTTTTTATTCATTTCATCAACATAATCAATATTTAATATTGTATTATATTGTAAATCTCTTTTGTTGGCAAGATTAGTTATGTTTGTTATTTTGTATGTGTTCATTTTTATAATTTATTATAAATACGTTGAAAAATAATTATTTTAAGCCCTGTATTAAACTATCACCATATTTAATTCCATCAAAACCATGACTTTGTGCTTTTTCAACAATTGCCTTATTCTTAAGGTTAAGCACAGGCACATTATATTTTTCACTAAGGCTTTCAAAATTAACATGAGGAAACCAAACTTTAGCTAATACTTCTGTTGGTATTTGACTATCTTTATAATGAAGACCTAAATCATCAGTATCTAAAAGATTATCAAAATTAATTTCATATTTATCATAACCTTCCATTGGTTTTAACATAAAAAAATTACCTATTACTGAATTTTCTTTAATTGGTTCTTTTCTGTATCCTATTATTGTTTTTTCGTTATTGCTTGGTTTTTCTGTTTGTATTGAATCATTATCTTCTTCTAAAGATTTTAAAAATTCATTATAACTAACACCGGAATTAATATCATTATTTGCATTTAAAGCATCTTGTCCTTCAACTTCTTCTAATTTTTGTTGTTCCTCATATTCATGAATATCTTGAATTTTATTCAAAATCCTACAAGCATCATTAAAACTAAGATTAACTTTAATTGCCTTAAGCGGAACATTATCGTTAATAGCTTTTACTAACTTGTGATGACCATCAATTACTTCATCATCTTTTGTTAACCAAATAGGATTTATGTCATTAAATTCAGCATTACCCACATCATCAGAAAAAACAAATGGTTGAGATACTTTTATTTTTTCAAATTCTTCGGGTTCAATCTGAGTGTAATTATAACCAATATTTTCTTCATCTAGTTTACTTGTCAATAAACCAATAGGTGCATTAAGTTGTGGTAAATAATGTGGTGATGCTTTACTCATTTATTGTGTTTTATATAAATACAAAGATAGTATTTTAAAATTTAAAAAACTTGCTTTAGGTTAAAATTCTAAAGCAAGTTCTAATTATTATTTTTAATATTTAAATATTAAAGGTACTTGAATATCATTAATACTTGTATTACCAACCATCCAACCTAAATTTGGATTATTAAAAAATACTGATTGTAATGAATTATATGTTACCGGTAAATTTAATGTTTGTCTGGTCCAATTTTGACCACCATCATTAGTGTTCAATATGATAAAATTATTAGTATTATCATAACCAACAGCCCAACCATTATGTTTATCAGTAAAATTAACTGATGATAAGTATCCATCTAATGAAATCAAATTCTGTATCCAATTATTACCACCATCTACTGTTTTAAAAATAAGAATATTTCCATTATCATTAGTACCAACAATCCAACCAATGTTTTCATTAATAAAACTACATGATTGTAAATTGCCATCAATTAATGGTAAGGTTTGTTGAATCCAATTATTACCACCATCTACTGTTTTTATTACAACTATTTTACTATCAGAAAAACCAACAGCCCATCCAATATTAGAATTTATAAATTGTAATGAATATAATGTATTTCCAGTAACTGGTATTGTTTGTTCAATCCAATTTTGACCACCATCAGTTGTTTTCAACATAATGTTACTACCATTATTTTTATTTCCTACTGTCCAACCAACATTTCCATCGATAAACTGTATTGAAAATAATAAACCTGTTGTTGTTGGTGTTGTTTGTTCTATCCAATTTTGACCACCATCAGTTGTTTTTAATATTATACAATTAATATTTGCAACATTACTATAACCAACAGCCCATCCAACATTAGAATCAAGAAAAAATAATGATGTTAATATAATTGGATTAATTGGTGAATTTTGACGATTCCAACTTTCTCCACCATCTATTGTTTTTAATATTGTTGCATTGTTATTATAATCTGAACCAACTGTCCAACCAATATTATTATTAATAAATTTAATACAATTTAATACTCCACTTATTTTTGGCTGAGAAGGTAATAACCAATTATTTCCTCCATTAATTGTATTCATTAATAATGTTTCATTTGTTGTTAAATTTTCACCACCAATCCAAACATTATTATTGTTTACTGGAAACACTTGTTTTAAATTAGAAGTAGTTATCGGTGAAGTTTCTTGTATCCAATTTTGACCACCATTTGTTGTTTTCAATATTAAACCACCATTACCAACAATCCATCCATTATTAATATCAATAAATTTTATTGAATTTAAAATACCAATACTTATCGGTGAAGTTTCTTGTATCCAATTTTGACCACCATTTGTTGTTTTTAAAATTATTGCATTATTACTGTTATTTTCTCCAACAGCCCAACCATTATTTAAATCAATAAAATAAATTGAGTTTAATGTACCACCACTAACTAGTAATGTTTGTTTTATCCAATTTTGACCACCATCTGTTGTTTTTAATATTAATTCATTATTACTTTTATCTTTACCAACTGCCCAACCTACTGTAGAACTAATAAATCGTACTGAATTTAATGTACCAACAGTTGATGGTATTGTTTGTTGTTGCCAACTTATTCCACTATCGGTGCTATTATAAATAATTCCGTTTCCAAGATTATCAACCCCAACACTCCAGCCATTATCACCATCAATGAAATAAACCGAATTTAATGTTGTGTTAGTTAGTGATTGTGACACTGAATTCCAACCACTAACACTTCCATCATTAGTATATAATATAATTGCTTCATTATTTATGTTTTTTCCAACAGCCCAACCATTATTAATATCAATAAATTGTATTGAATTTAATGTAGCTGCAATAGAAATTGATGATAATGTATGTATCCAATTTTGTCCACCATCTATTGTTTTCATTAATATTATGAAACCTGATGAATCATTACCAACTAACCAACCATTATTTTCATCAATAAAATTGATTGAATTAATTATTCCATTTATTGTTGGTAGATTTTTTTGAACCCAATTCTTTTTCAACAATTCGTTTTCTGTTTTTGTTGTATTTTTAGTTGTAATGATGTTTTTTGTTACTACACCATTTTCTGTAATAACAATATTTTTTGTTATTGTCGTGCTTTTTTCTATCATTTTTTATTTTTTATTAAATTAAAATTATTTTTAAATATTTTTAGGTGTAATTCCCATTTCATAGGGTGATTTTCCATTTTTAAATAAAAAGTTTAAGTAATACCATTGTTTAGGTGTTAATTTTTTATTCTTAATTGCAGCATTATATATTGTTTTAAAGAAATTATCATTAGTATATTTTGAATTTACATTATTCCATAGTTGTTTAATATAGTTTAAACTAACTTGTTTATCACCAACATCTACCATCTCTTTATTAAGATCTTCTGTTAAAACAGCCATATCAGTTAATGTCATCAATAAATCTTTTTTTAATTTTTCATCGTGTGAAAAATCTTCATAATTATTTTGAAGAAATTCAAGCACAGATGCTTTTGATGGATCTTGATAACTAACATTACCGTTTTGATTATTCCATTCATTATATTTTTTAATAAAAAAATCAATATTAACAATTTTGTTATTAACTAAATATTTGCCATCAGCAATCTCACGATATTCTTCATTAAGAAAATTCTCGATTTCTTCAATAATTATTCTCTTAAGCATAAAATGTTTTATTTTTTATTTGACTTACTTCAAGATCGTCAATAATATTTTTATTATTCATATATAATTCTTCTATTTTTAATGGTGTATTTTTAAATAATCGTATTTCTTTTTCATCTTCACCTATATTAATATCCATGTTTAATGCTACTGTATTTTCCCAATCAATATTTTCTTCTTTTATTGAAGATTTAATTAAAACCCTATTATTTCCACTTTGTCCCCAATGTGCTTCTGCTGCATTTTCTTCCCAAGACCAATAAATACCTAAATGTTTTCCTTCTTTCATTAAATGAATAACCCAACCATTTTCAACAGTCATCATCCTCCAAATATCAATTCTATTATCTGGTTTTATTTTACTTCTTATATTTCGAACAACATCATAATACCTATCACTTAATTCATTCATCAACCAATCTTGAAATTCTTTACTATTTTCATCTATTTCATCATTCCATTCAATATTATTTTCATATTTAAATCTATTGACAAATGGTTCATAATTATTGTTCTGTTTTAAAATTTTAAGATATTCTGGAGTAATAACATCATTAGTATTTAATGAATGAACTGATTTTTCATTAAGAAAATTCTCGATTTCATTAACTATAGTTTCATTTAATTTACTTTCCTCTTTACCATAATATGTTATTTTATCATTAATGAATTCAATATTCGGATTTTTAATCTTTGCTTTATCTAAAAATTTTTGATAAAAGGGTGCAGCTTCATCTCTGGTTGGAAGTTTATTCCATGATTGTAAATTTAAGGATTTATCATATGTATTTCTACGTGAATCTGGTATCATCGTTTCGTTCGATTCACCCAATAAAAACTTGTTTGTTTTCCCATACCTTTGTACAGTAACAAATTCAGTAGGTAAGGAACTATACCAATCTAAAGGAATTCTTTTTAGTATACCAATTTTATATAAACCATTAATTAAATTATCGTGCACTACCGAATTTTTTTCTTCAACAAATAAATTTCCTTCTCTATCAATTAATCCCCTTACACTAGGAGCAATATTATTTAATGATTTTGGATTTTTAATTATATTAATGTCTTTTTTATAATCTGTATCTATTTTAATTATCTCTTCTTGATTTTCTTTATTCATTTCTTTATTATATTTATTATTAAATTCACCATTAGTGTTTTGTATATTAAATTCTTTTTCAGCATAAGTATCACCTACACCTTCATCTTCTATTTGTTTTTCATATTCAGGAAAATCCTCTTCTTTTAATGATTTAATGTTAAAATTTTTAACATCACCCTGATTACAAGCAATGCTAGTATTACCTAATCCACCAAGCCTACATTTCTTCTTAACATCAACACTGCTACTACCAGCCATTGAGGATAATACTCTTTCGTTTACATTATATTCATGACCATTATTTGAAATAATATTATCATTGCCACTTGGTACATTATTATCAGTAAGAACAGAAGTATCATTTTGATCATACAATGGAAAATCATCCCTTCCAATTCCATCATCAGTTGAGAATTTTGAAGTACCATCTTCGTCAATATTTGAATTTTTTATTTTATTATAAAAATTTATTAAATCATTTTCTCTTAAAACAGGAATTTTATTAAATCTTAAATTTTTATATGCTTGTAATTTATGATTCCCATCAATATGATTATTATTTCTTAATATAATAAATGGTCTTTTACCATTTTTAATAACATCTTCCCATGCAAGAATTACTTCATTATTCAATTTTTGATTTTCTTTATATTTTTCAATGTTTTTAATATCTTCAATTTTAACTAATGGTTCTGCTGCTTTTCTCATTTCATATCTAACATCAAAATCAGTAATTATATTTTTTAAAAATTCTTGAACATTTTTTGAATTAAATACTTGTTCCCTTAATTTATTTAAATTATCATTATTTATTTCTTTTGTTTCATCAATTTCAACTTCTTCTGGTTGCTTATTTGATTTAGCATAATAATTACCAAATCCAACATCAAAAAATCCTATACTTCCATCTTTTTTATAACCAAGATTTTCTGGATTCAAATAATCCATACTTTCAACACCATGTTTTTTTGCTTCTTCAGCAATTTTTAATAAACCATTAAAATATTCAGCATCTTCAGGATTTTTAGATAAATATTTATTAATTTTATCTTTATTTACATTATTACCATATCCATCAATATAAAAATCAATAACATCACTTAGTTTAACACCTAATATTTTTTCAAATGCAAAATTTAACTTATTTCTAATTTTAATAAAATAATCACCATTAGTTTTTAATTTTTCTAAAATAATCACATATAATTCATCTGCATTTGATTTAGATTTAATTGAAAATACGTTATATGGTTCAGCTATATATTTCAATTGTTTACCAATAAGACCTAAATTTTCAACAGCTTCACTTTTATCTGAAGTCACTTTTAATATTTTATCATTACCAATATCATAAGCAGCACCAAAATTACCACTACCAATAAATTTAGGTTGATTTAATTTATATATTTCAGCTACTTTATTAGCTATTGTATCAGCATTTTCTCTACTAACACTCTCATCCAATAATTCTTCACCTTCAGGTAACATGATATTATTTTGTTGAGGAATTTGAATATCATTAGCTCTATATCCACCAATATCAAAATAAGTAAGAACACCATTTTTATAACCTAAATTTTCAACATTGCTATAATCATTTGATTTAATTGCTAATTCATCTAATTCTTTTTTTATTTCAAATAAATCTTGAATAAATTTATATGCTTTTTCTCTATCTGCTTGTACTATATTTGCTTCGGGTTTATTTGTTAATATTTGTTTACTTGATTCAATAAATTCATCATATTTCTTTTTCTTTAGTAAAATCATTAAACCAACAAAATCATCGTTTTCTGAAGCAGATAATTCATTTATTATTTTAATATATTTTTTAAACTCATCTATGGGCTTATTAATAATATTATCTTCAATAAGTGCATAAACAGCTAAATTTTTTTCACTATCAATTAGTTTATATATTGAATATATATCAACTAATGATTTTGGTTTAGCTCTTTGTATTTTTAATCCTGCATCCACTTCACTAACATCAGTAGTTAATTTCAATATTTTATTACCATTTATTGAATATGCAAATCCATAACTACCACCTCCAAGATATTGTGGTTGTCCTAAATTCATTTTTTCAGAAAACATAGTGGCAATATTATTTGCATATTCATTATCTAATCTCATTGGTTCAACAACAGGAGTATCTTCTTCATTTAGTTCAACCATTTCTTTTTCTAATGGTTCTCTATCGTAGAATTTACCTCTAATTAAATAATCTTGTAACTCTAATAAATTATTATAAAATTTCTTTTTATTATCAACATGATTTAATACTTCATTAATATTATTTACACAATCATGAAAATTATCCAATAAATAAGGAGCACTTGGTAATACTCTGGTTGGATATTTATCTCTATTTAACACAAATGAAATGAAATCTTCATTAATAACACCATTACCATCAGAAACACTATATGGCATTAATCCCCACATATTATGTCTAACTTCACCAGTATTACCTATATCTGAAAGAATATCATCATTACCATCTTGAAAATTATAAAGTTCATAAATTTTCTGTGATTGTTTTTTCTGTGGATTATAATAGGTGTCATAAACCTCATCACTAAGACCATAATCAGTTAAAACAATTGTAGGTTGACCATCATGAAGCACTTCGCCATATGAACTTGGCCTTCCAAAATCTCCAACTTCAGCAGAATGATTATCAATAAAATTAGTTAAATCTTGTACAAATTCATTGTTCGCTAATTCTTCTTCAATTTCACTATCTTGTCCAAAAATCTTCCTACCACCATTCATTTGAGATTTATAATTTCTGAGATAATAAAATAAATCATTTAAACTTCTAATACCAGTTAATTCTTTAATTCTTCTTTCAGTAACTTTTTTTGCTTTCTCAGCAATTAACCAAGTATCATCGTCTGCAAATTCAAATATTTTAGTTAAAATAAAATCATTATTACCATTAGCATTCACACTAGCTTCTTCAGCATTTTGTGCAACACCCTTAGTATTTTTAGCTAATTTAAAAACTTTAGTTCCATCAATATCATAAACAATTCTACCTGAACCACTACCGATTCTAGTTAAGTTTTGATTCGCATAATCAATTTTACCTTTAAAGGATTTTATATTAAGAAATTCTTTTAGAAAATTTTGTAAAAAATCGTTGTAAGACATTAGAAATAATATTTAATTATATGAATTAATTATTTTAATATAAATACAAAAAAATTTGTTTAAAATTATTTTAATTAGAATAGTATTATAATGAAAAAGACACCCTAAGATGCCTTTTTATTTTTTGCTTGAATTTCTCTTATCGTTTCATATACCAGAGTTTTTACCATCTCTTTATTCTCATGAAGTACTTCTTTTATTCTCTCAACAGCATACATTTCTATTATTGTACTTTTAATTGCTTCTTCTATAACTGGTCCAAAATTTTCTGATAAATATGTATTAACAATTTTCTTCACATTCTCAACTAAATATCCTTCATTAATTTGAGATGTTTGTTCTTGTAAATTCTGTTTATTATTTTGAGTTGTACCGGGTTTAATGTGACTTTCTATTGAATCTGCAAGTGTTTGTTTTTTTCTTTTTTCAAATTCAGCATATAGTAACTCATCTCTTTCTGGAGACATATCAATATTACTTTCATGTAAATTAGGTTGTTTATTAATAACAGGTTGTGTTTTACGTGATTGAACCACTTCTGTTTCTGAAACATTATGTTGAAATTTTTCACCATTCTTTGCTGCTGTCTTATTTTCAACCAATTTAATTAAATTAGATGCTGGTGTTGATTTACCTGTATGTAATGAAGTTAATAATCCATTTAAAAATTCATCTCTTGGTTTACCATTACTCACAGTAACACTTTCACCTAATTTAGATGAAACCAAATTTTTACTATTTTTACGAGTATCAATTTCAGTTTTTAACTTATTTAAATCAACCGATTTTAACGATGCCATAACTATAATTTATAAATTTTTATTATTTTTTATAAATACTATATTATTTGAAAAAAGTACCTTTATTTGGATTTTTTTGATTAGTTTCTTTTATTGCACTATTTTCCATTTTTTTAAAAAAACTAGTATCAACCTTTTGATTAGGCTTAATATACTTTATATATAAATCTTTTAAATTACCTACTATTGATTCTGGTGGTAACTTAGTTTTAATATTCTCATCTTTTAATACTAAATCACCATTTTCATCTGTAACAACCAATAGTTTTTCTGGAGATTTCTTTTTAATTCCTTTAGCAATTGCCCATAAATGTTCAATCTCGTCAGCAGTAGCTTCTCTTTGTTTTTTACCTGCATTTGAAAAATATCTGAACTTTTCTTTTTGTCCAGCAAATGCCGATGTTGGTTCAGGTAATTTTTGTTTAATTACATCAGGCTTTTCTATTGAATCAATACCAGTTGCTTGTGTTTGTGGTTTACCTGTACTAATCTGAACTGCAGCAACAATATCTCTCATTTGAGAATCATTTGGATTATAACCTTCTGGCATTTTTGATTCATCAGTACTAAAATACTTACCAGTAGGAAGAAATGATGTTATTTTATCAACTCTAAATAATCTCCATCCATGTTTTGTCCTACCTTTAGGATCACTATATTTTTTATTACTATCTGAAGCACCAGCCTCTTGCCACGCTCTTAATAATAAATAATCACCACCTTCTTTGGTCGTTTTTCCTAACGTGTAACCACGAATTGTCCTGTATCCTTTTTTTAGTGTATTATCTCCGGCGTAGTATATATAAACAATTTTATGTTTATTAATTGCATCAACAACAGTATTTTCATCAACCCCTTCTTTTAAAAGTTGACGAAAATGATTCACATTATCAAAAAATTGTTTAACTTCGTTAAGCATTATATTCATATATTAAACTACCACAATCATAAATATTTAAACAATGTTTTTTATGCTCATCATTATAATATTTAATTCTTTTACCAACACTAAAATACCACATATGTGGTTCTGTTACTTTAACCAATTTAAAATTATTTAAAGAAATATTTTTTTCTGAATAATATCTTCTATCAAAAGAAATAATTATTTTTGTTTGTGAATATTTTTTAATTAAAAAATCAATTAAATTATTTTCTACATCTAAAATTAAATTATTTAATTTATTACAAAAATTAATAATATTTAAACCATTATTAAATTCATTAATAGACATAACATAAACCAATTCATTATTATAATATAAACCTAATTGAATATTACTTTTATTATATTCATTAATACTATTTTCAATAATAAAATTTTTAGCAACATTTTCATCTAGTTCAATAATTTTACAATCACTAAAATTTATTGTATGATTATAGCGATTTAATTTAGATTTTATTATCGATTTAACCACTTCTTTTTTATGTAACCATTCATCTTCAAAAACATGCAATAATTGAATTTCTTGTTTTTCACATTCGATGGTTTTATTTAAATGATATTTAATATCTTTAAATTTAGTTGAATGCCAAAATAAACCATTGTATTCGATTGCTAATTTATTATCTGGAATAAGAACATCTAATTCTAATTTATTTAATATTAAAATATCGTTTTCAAGAATACTAATATTATTTTCAACTAAAAATTCTTTTATTTCTTTTTCTGAAATAGATGATGAATCATTAACTGAGTAACATTGAGTACAAATTTTATTGTTTGTATTATGAATTCTATCGTAAAAAAGATCTTTATCAATTTCAAACTGAGAATGTTTGCTACAATAATTATCAATGATTATTGTATTATCGGTTAATTTTATATTTGAAATGTCTAAATTAATTAATTTAGCAATATCTTTTTTATACTTTTCTTGTTTTGTGTTTTTTATTTTTTTGTTAATCTCTTTATTTTGTGATGGATTTTCACAGCCATATCTTTCTAAATTTGTTTTCTTTGATTTATTTTTTATTTCTTTATTTTGTTGTGGATTTTCAAATCCAAATTTAATTATGTTTGTTTGCTTAGTTTTTTCTTTTATTTCTTCATTTTGCGTGGGAGATTTAACACCATATCGTTCTATGTTTGTACCATCCTTTTTTTTCTTACTTTCATTACTTTGTGTAGAATATTCAACTCCATATTTTTTTAAACATGTTTGTTTTGATTTTTCTTTTATTTCTTCATTTTGTAATCCATATTCAGTACCATATTTTTTTAGATTCGTTTGTTTAACTTGCTCTTTATTTGAATCAAGCATTAGATTACATTTAACACCAAAATTATCTATGTTTTTCTGTTCAATTTTTTCTCTAATTTCACTATTTTGACTAGGATATTCAACACCATATTTTTCGATACATGTTTCTCTTGACTTTTTATTTACCTTTTCGTTTAGTAAACTACATTCAGTTCCATATTTTTCTAAACTAGTTTTTACTGTTTTTTTTCTAATTTCCTTATTTTGTTGTGGATTTTCACAGCCATATTTTATTATGCATGTTTTTTTTCTTTTTTCTTTGGTTGATTTAGAATTATATCTACATTTTTTTGAACAAGTTTGTTTATAACCAGCAGAAAAACCTAAGAATTTAACAATATTAATTTCACAACAATTACATTTTGGTGGTAAATCAATATTGTTAATATAATTATATAACATTTGACTCCAATCAATATTTTTAAAATTTTTATTAAACTCTATAATTTCACGATATTTCTCATTTGAGAATTTTTTAATGAAAATTCTTTTACCATAAAATTTATCAATTTCATTTAACATAATATTTACATTATTTAATACAATTATTTTTAAGCCGTACCCTGATTATATTCTTTATTATAGCTAAATTTGTTTTTAGCTAATAAAGTTTTACGTGCTTTTATGTCATCTAAACTTCCAGTATCCCCGTTATTAGTGTCTTTCCCGTAGTTATCACCATCTGATTTTACATCTTTAGACCCCGGATTGTATTCATTATTATATGAATATCTATTTTTAGCAAGTTCCTGTTGTCTAAATGGTAAGTTAATTTCTTCTAATTTGCTCATTATTTTTTATTTTATTTACTTCAAATTATTTTATTATAAATACAAAAAATATTAATAATTACTAATACTCTTTGAAAACTAAATTAATATAATCTATCAAATTCGGAACAGTATCAAGATATTCCATTTCTGATACTGAGAACCACCCGTAACTGTCATGTTCTTCATTTAATATAATATCTGTTGGTTCACCTTCATATCTACAAGCGAATATATGTTCAACGCTTCCGGGATTCCTTTGAATAATCACTTTTTCAACAAATTTATTAATTTCTAAGCCAGTTTCTTCTTTGATTTCTCTTTCACATGCTTCTTCAGGTTCTTCATTTTTTTCAATAGTACCACCAGCTAAAGCCCATTGGTTACTTCCCCACAAATCTTTAACATCTGCTCTTTTTAATAATAAAATTTTGTTATCGTCATTAACAATTACAGCAATTGCATGTTTTTTTAAACTATCATAATCATTAATATCGTATTTTTTATCTTCGTTTAATTCTGGTGCTTGAAATGCTTTATTTCCTAAATTAACATCGACATTTATATCTTGTTTAACTTCTTTTGATGTCTTCACTGCATTTCTATCTGATCCTAATGTTTGTTCAATAAATGCTTTCATTAAATTACCACCAGCAAGAGCATATTGTATTTTATCATCTGTTTGTGGATTAAAATAATCGAAGAAATTCTTTAACCTTTTCATTGCTTGATATGATATTTGACCATTTTTAAGCATGAATTTGGCTCTTTTTGTACCTTCACTATTAGAGTGTGATATTAGTACTCCATTAATATATTTTAATATATCTGAGGGTATTTGATACTGTTTATCATATAATTCTTGATTTGCCATGATTATTTTCTCTCCAACAAATTAATTAACTTATCAATATCTTTTTTTTCTAATTTATTAATTAAACCAGCAATTTTCTCAATTTTTTTACTTTTAATGCCACCATCTTCACTCTTTTTACTCATTTCATCTTCGCTTTTTTTCTGAATAACTTTATCTTCAGCAACCTTACCTTCATCAATTGTTTTAGGTTCTTCAAATGCTTTTTCAATGTGAGGTGCAATTGTTTTAATTATTTTCTTTGCCCATTCAATATCATTTTTTTCACATTCATCTGAATGTTTATCATTTTCTGAAGCTAATCTATAATCACTTTTTAACTTATTTGGATTTTTATAATAGTATTTCAAAGTCTCTAAATGCTTCTCGTGCATAAGTTCAGATAAATCATTTAGTAAGTCTGATTTATTTATATCTTCTTTACCCTCATAAAATCCCATTCCTGAAAACCCCATTCTACCTAAGAAATCAAACCGATAGGGCTGTGTACCTATTTTTTGATTATAATCTGTTGTATTTGATGCTTGAGTTTCTAAATTTGCTCCACTAGTGGGAACATCATTTTTTCCAATTAATTCACCATTAGAATCAATAATTTCATCTAATTCTTTTTTCTTATAAATCATAATAACATATTTTTATATAAATACTAAAAAATATGAGATGATTAAAAATATGATTTAAATAATCTTTTTTTGATTACATTTAGCTTCAGGATTTTTATTACCACCACCATATTTACAATCATCACAAGAAATAGTTGTATTATAACCACAATCGTGATCATGCTCCAAACCAAATCCCCACTGAATGAATCCTTTACAATTACCTTTAATATTATTATAATTCTTCTTCATTTATTTTTGATTTAAGTTCGTTACCAGTAATTGATTTATATAAATTTTGAAATTCGTGAACATAAAAATGTTTCATTAAATCCTTATTCCAAATACAAATAATATCACTTGGTATTGTATTGGGTTTTTCCGACTCTCTCAAATAAAGATAATCTCCTGAAAAAACTAAACATAACTTACCCTTTTCAAATCTTGATATATCATAAGTAAATTCATGAAAACCATCTTTTTTAACACCAAATAAATTATGCCATTCTTCTGTTAATTCTATTGGTTCAACAACATCTAAACTTAGTGTGCATTCACCTAAATTATACCAATCACTTTCGTTCCACTGAAAATTATCATTAAAATTAGATAATTTACCATCATCATTTCTATAACTCCATATAGAAACATTATGGTGAAACCAATTACCAATTTTTATTTCATTAACATCTATCATAATATTATTTATTTAAAATTTATTATTTACATACTATCTTCATCAACCTCTTCTTGTTCTGTCTCTATTTGAGCATCATAATTTTTAACATATTCATCAAATGCAGCACTAGCAGTATCAACTTCCATAAACAGTCTTTCCATTGTAACATCAGAAGGAAGCTTAAAATCAATTTTAAATTGTTCAAAATATTTATCACGTTTTTCAACCATTGATTTTAATTCTTTATCCTTTTCTGTTTCTACTGCCAAAGTAATTTCAAGATTTTTAATCTTTTCTTCTTGTTCAGCTCTTTTTCTATCGAGTTCTAATTCAATCTCGCTTTTAGGTACGTCAATATTTTCTCTAATGATTTCCATGAAAACACCATTATATCTTCCTAAATTATATTGACTACCATCTTTAATTAAAACTAAATCATTAGTACAATATTTTTCATTAATTGATTTAATTCTAGGCTTATTACTTTTTGACATTAAATCATTTAAATATTTTAAAGCACCTTCATATATTTCAAAATATACTTTACTCTCTTCATGCATTTTAAATCCATTCCAAACTAATCTTGGATCATAACCAGTTTTATTCCAAAAATCAACTTCTTTTTCTTCTAAATGCATTGATTCTTCAATTGTATCACTATCAAAATTTTTAAGTTCTAATTGATCATTACTATACATATTTCGAGTTAATTCTTCGACCACTCTTTTATTTCCAAATTCATCCTTAGTTTTCTTCTTCACTATTTTTGATAGCATATTTTTCTGGATTTCTTCATCAAATCCAAGTAATATTGGTTCAACTCTTTTATTAAATGCATCCAAATATTTAACAACATTATAGTCTCCAATCATATTAGGATTTTCAAGTAAATCATTAGCACTAATTAATGTAGATGCAAATCTTTCAAGTCCAGTATTTTTATCTTTTATTCTACTTGAACTACCATGTGATTTTAAATAACCAGTATTAACGTGATAAACAACACTATCTAATTCTGGTTCTTGTGGCATGTAATTAGCAACTAGTTTTGTCTTTTCCTCAACACTAAGTTTTTCTTCTGATTTACTAAATGTTAATTCTGATTTATGTTTTTCAAACAATTCGCAAGCAATTGCATTTCTTTTTTCAAGTAATAATTCCATATATGCTTGCATACCTTTATCTCTACCATTCTTATCTTTACCTCTTTTCTTATAAACCGCTAAAGTACTTTTTATTCTATTTTTAGTTGCAATTTTCTTCAATGGTATACGTTTATAAAAAATATCTTCAGCATAATCATAATAATATTGAACAAATTCAGCACCCTTACCATGAAGAATTAAATTCAAGCCCTTATCAATAAATTCCTCCACATATTCAGGCATTACTTTTGATTTAATTGTATTGCCAGTGAGTTTAATTTTTTCTTTCATTTCACCAGTTTTTTTATCCTTAACTAAAGATAATGTAGCATAATTAATTCTTGAAAGATTTAAACAGGAAATATATTCTCCATCATTGTCAACACTCATGAAATTGCCTTTCATCTCTTCATTATTATATTTTTCAATTAAAGCACTAATTCCAATCTTATCTTTATAATGCCACATGTTTTCAATTAAATCTTCTGTAGTTTCAATGATTTGACCAAAATCAGTAATTCTAATATTTGTTTTATTTGGTATTTGAAAATTTATACCATCAGTAACTGCTAATAGAGCAACACAATTATATTTACTGAACCATGAAATTGCATGTCTTAATTCTAAACGACCTGAACAAGTTATTCGAGCAGCACAAACATTGTCTGACCAGTTAAATGATTTATTACTACCTAATGCACCAAATAATGAGTTATTAAGAATTTTTATTGGTAATTGTTTAACCTTAAATAATAATCTATCTATTTCAGTTATTTGTTTATTAATATGATCATTATCTTCTGCAGTTATATTATCATTCAATAATTTCTCATGTATATTTGGATCAATTTCTTTTAATAATGCAATTTCCTCTTGATTTAATTTATCGTTAATTGCAAGTTTCTTATATATATTACGTGTTGTTGTAAGATACAATAACATTTTTTCAATAACACCAGTAATATCAAACATCGGAAATATACCCCAAGTTAATTGAAGCATTGGATAAAGTGAAGCATAGTCAATTTTCACAATTCTAGTGCTATAACCAACTTTATAACATCTAGCTAAACCACCTGAAAATTGTTCACTTATGTCTGGATGTGGAATAGCTAAATCATTTTCATAACTCCATGCAGTTAAAAGTAAATTCCAAATTGCTGCAGTACCCATAGTACAAACCCTTTGAAATGTAGTTGGTACTATTTTAGCTAACATGAATGCTGATTGATTATATAATTCATCAACTTGTTCAGTTTCCCAAAGGTCATCAAGTAAATATTGTTTTACTAATCTTTTACCTCCAATAAATTTAGACATTTTACTCAGTAAGGCATTTTCTTTAAACCAAGTAATGAAATTTGGATTTTCGTCTAAATATTTTTTCCTTAAAATACTATATTGTTCCTCAGTTATTTTAGTTTTATTTGTTTGAAGAGCATATAATTTTTTACTTACTTCTTGGTAATCATCTGGAACTATAATGTATTCATTTTTATCGTTAATAACAAATATTTTATTTTCATTATAATATCTACCAATTGCACCATCTTCACCGGGAATATATGTTCTATTAGGTTTAGCTATTTTTTCATGTTTAGCTATATATTTTAATTTATTTTCCTTAATATCACTATTAATTGCTGCAGTTTTCTTTACAGCATGTAATATATCAATAACTGAAAATCCCCACATTTCTGTAGCAGTAAATTTATCGGCCATATTACCATATTTAACACTTACATTTGGTCTTCTCTTTAAATCTACTCCTTCTTTAAGTGTTGTTGGAACTTGTGATAAATCAACATTTAATAATTTTGCTCGACCTAATATGAATTCAAAGTCAAAATCTTCTGAATTATACCCTGAAATGATTGCTGGTCTAATATAATTAATTAATTTAAAAAAATTCTGAATTAATTTACCCTCTGATTCATCATCATTTGATTTTTCTACTTCAAGTATTGTCTCAAAACCTCTATTATCTCTAACTCCAATTGCAAAAACTCTTGACATTTGATACCTCAAACCAGTTGTTTCAATATCAAACGTTAATTTATGTATGTTTTTATATTCTTCAAATCCCTTAAATAATCTCGATTGTGTTGAAATAAAAAATTGCTCAGTTGTCCTTGGAGAATAAAACATTTCTCTATATAAGTAAATTGGATCTCCCTTCTTATCTTTTATTTCATTACCAAAATCATCCCTTTCTTTTTCGTATGGAAAGATTTTACCATCTTTTAAAAAATTCATTATGGCATTATAGGACTTACTACTAGTCAATTTGAAACAATAACCATTTTTCAACCTCTTATGTCCACCAGTTTTTAATGGTGTAATCGTTATACCATATTGAATTAATTTATTTTCGTATATTTCGGGATTTTTTGCATATAATTTTAAATTAAATAATGATAAATCCTTCATATACATAAAAGGAGTATATTTAATTTTTTCAATTCTCTTTTCTTTATTTGGTTCATGTATAACACAACTAGCCATATTTGTATCTGGATCTGTTTCTACATTTACAAGATATTTTAAATCTTCATTATAACCATCAAGGAAAGATTTAATTTCAGATAATGTATTAAGTTTATTCATGTTTATATTTTTAAGTTAAAAAATTTTGTTAATATTAAATCGATACTTATTTTAAATTTTCATTTTTCATGTAAGGAAGTCCAAGTAATTCTGTTGTAGAAATAAAATTATTAAACCATTTTGAGAACATAAAAGGTAGTATCCTATGATCATTAAACCCATACAAACCACAACTAAAGAAATCATGAACTTCAATAATTACAGTACAATTAGTATTTGTTATTGCAACGTCTAATGTAAATGCAATTGGTTGTGATTCATACATGTTAATCATTGATTTTATTATATTCACGTTAGGAAAAATATCGAATTCACCTGAATAGTTCTGTAAACCAACTAATTTACCTTCATAAACAAAACATCTCCATTCGCTTTGAATATCAATTAAATCAGATATTTGATAATTTCCTTCTGGTGCTGATTTACATATTTTAGTAAATGATTTTATTCTATCATTCGATTTTACAAACTTTTCTCCAACAATATCTTTTTCTGTCCCATTAATTACATTTCTTCCAGTCCATTTAAAATCCATTAATTCTAATGGTACATTCTTAGGTTTTGGAATTAAATCATAATGATCATTCAAATATTTACTAACAAATTCAACACTTCCAATTGGAATACAATTAGGGATAGTTGCTTCATTCGTAAATAAAACTTCAAATGACTTATCATTCCTCAACCAATTTTGATATTCAATGCTTTCAAGCAAAGCAAAACTAAAATCATGTTTTACTTTACCATTTATTGTTTGAATCAAAAATTTCATAAAGGTAATTAAAATATAATTATTAATGTGATTAAAATAAATAATAATACTAATATTACTATTGTTTGTATAAACAAATAAAATATAAACCAATTAAGATAATATCTTGGCTTATTTAAAGAAATAAAATTAAATAATCTTTTCCACCAACTATTTGAATCATCTGAATGTGAATACACTTCTTTTCGATCAGTAGTTAAATAACTTGGAGTCAATGGTTTATTAAAACACATTAAATTTAACCATATTCTACCTAAAAATAAAACTCTTAATCTTTCTTTAAACGATAATCTCCAACAAGAAATAACTTCACCATTAGGACTATCTAATTTTAATGCTGGTAATGGCTGATATTCTGGTTGATCTTTTGCAAAAACAACATTCTGATGTTTAAATTCAACTGGTTTCATAAATAATTATTTAAATAAATTTATATTTTAAAGTCTTTGTTTTTTCGTTAAAAGTATACACAATATCACCAACTACACATTCATTATTTTTTAAAATAAGCATGGGATTCTCTATTGCGATGCCTAAAAACCAAAGACATGTTAAAATATTATTTCCAACTATTTTATAACTATCTTTAGTTTTTTTTATTTCATAATCCAAATATATTAAATCTCCCTTATTTTTCATGTATGATTCTAATAAAAGAATCAAAACACCATTTAATTCTTTCTTAAACTCTTCTGTTGAAATATCAGTCTCATACATTAATGAATTTATCAATACATCTTGTATTGGATTTTCATCCCATTCGTAACTATATGCCATTTTATTTAGTATTAGTTAAAATATATTCGTTTATTTCATTACATAATAATTCAATATTTTTATCTACATCTTTTAAAAATTCTCTCTCATTAATATAAATCATTTTACATCCAAAGTTTTCAACTAAAAATTTTTGTTTTTTTAAATCTTTTTCAATATTCTTTTTACTATAATGTCTAGGTTCATTCCATTCAATACATATATTATATTTTTCTATATATCCATCTATCCAATATCTTACAAATTTCTTTTCTCCACCATTTAAACCATGTTGAATTTGTAAATTTAATTTTTCTGAAAGCATATCTAAATAAATTATTGAATTAACATTATATGATGGGACATATTTCACATAAATTTCACCATATTTTTTAATCGTTGTTTGTTGTGCTTTTTCTCTAATCTCTTTATTTTGCATAGGATTTTCAGTTCCATATTTTTCTAAATTTGTTTGTTTAACCTTTTCTTTACATTCATCAGTTTGACTATAGTTTTCAGTTCCATATTTATTTATGGAATTTATTTTTATGTTTTCTTTAAACTCATTAGTTTTTGAATAATGATCAACACCATATTTTTCCAAATTTTTATTTTTTGTTTTTTCTCTAATTTCCTTATTTGAAATATGATATTCACAACCATACTTATTTAAATCTGTTTGTTTTGTCTTTTCTCTAATTTCTTTATTTTGCATAGGATATTCATTACCATATTTATTTAAATTTGTTTTTTTATATTTATTTACAGAACATTTATCTGAACAACCATAAAATAATTTACCATTTTTTGTATTTTTATTATAAACTTTATATGTTAAAAATTTTTCCTTACTACAAATATCACATTTAACATGTACTAATACATGACTTCCCATTTTTAGATCAGTAACTTTAACTAAAAAAATATCATACATTTTTGTAAAAACATATCCTTTATCAATAAAATATTTTTTATTACCTGAAACCCATTTCATTTCTACAAATTCATCTGAAATCACACTAATTAAATTAAACACATAATATTATTTTTTTATTTCTAATTTATCTTCCATATCTTTTTCCATAAAAAATCTTAATCTTTTAGATAAATTATGTCCATTATCATCACAAAATTTTTTGTAATTTTTTAATAATACAACAGACATTTTAATTGTAAGACTTTCAATAAATATTTTTTCTTTTTTCATATTATTATTTATTATTATAGATAAATACTTTAATTTTTAGTTTTCTTATGTTTTTGCATTATTATTTTAATTAAATCATTAATAATACTTTCATTAATATTTGATTCATATTTCTCACCATCAATTACTTGTGAGATTTCTTGACGTTTTTGCTCACATAAATTTATTACATATTCATCAATAGTATTTTTAAAAATAAAAAGATATGCATTAACAGCATTTTTTTGCCCAATTCTCAACAACCTGTCAATTATTTGATCCAATATTGTCGGAGTCCAAGGTATTGTTAATATACCAATCTTTGATGCTTCAGTAAGTGTTAGACCTTCTTTTGTAACTTGTTCAGATCCTAAAAAAATTTTTATTTTTCCGTTTTCATCTTGAAAATCTTTAACTATTTCAGCTCTTTCAACATCACTAACGTCACCAGTGTGTAATGCTGATACTTGTGGATATTGTTTATTTAATTCAATTAAACTTTTTTTATAAAAATCAACAGCAACAAATTTTTCTCCACACTCTAAAATTGAATCAATTAATTCTTTAACATTATTTACTTTTAAATGTGATGTATATTCTCTTAATTTTCCCATTATAGATAATGGGTTATTTATGTTTTTATTGAAAAATTCATTAGCAATACCTTCCTCAATTTTTTCATAAACATCATACTCAGATGGTGACATTTCAAGTATAATTTTTTGATATGTTTTTTCTGGAAGATCTTTTAATATTTCATTTTTTTTCTTACGATATATGAATGGAGATATTTTATGAAATAATTCATCAAATTTAGTCAAAGTAAAATCAGTTTCCCAACCATAACCATCTAAATTGTACTTAAGTCCACAGTAATATTCATAAAAAAATTTCTTTGTTGGAAAATCTAACGGTGAAATTTGATTTAAAACAGTGTATAATTCCGCCGATTTCGAGGGACATGGTGTTCCAGACATAAACACCTTACATACTTTTTCATTTCTAAATATATTTTTTTTAAAGATTTTTTTGAAGTTAGAAAAAGTGTGACTTTTATTATTTTTCAAGCGGTGGGACTCATCGCAGATTAAACAATCAATTTTTCCAATATCTAATTTATTAAATTTAAATAAAACTTTATTATGGTCAGACGAGTTAAAATATTCATAATTAACAATAATATATCTACATTCCGATAGTGAATATTTATTTTTTTTACCAATAATATAAGCTTTTGAATATGAGAACTTTAGAATTTCATTATAAAAATTATATTTTAATGAATTAGGAACAATAACAAAAACCTTTTCAAATTTATTCATTTCAGCTAATGCAATAGAAATGAGACTTTTACCAACGCCCATGTCAAGTGCAAGTAAAGCATTTTTTACTTCATTAAGAAACATCGTACTTATAATTTGGTGAGGGTAAAGTATAACCTCCGGTTTTAAATTTGCATGTACTCTTTTACTATATTGCTCATAATTTTTTTCTAGTTCTTCTTTATATTTAACCCATTTTTCTTTATTCTGATTAAGAATGACAATAGCATTTCGTTTTTCTTCTTCAGAAGCTTCAATTTTTTTAATTTGGGAAACGAATATTTTACGACTATCGTCACTACCAAAGTCAAAATAAATTCTATTTGATCCTTTAAAAGATTTAATTAACGTAAGTAATGAAGAAGTATTTAATTCCCAAGCAAGAACTACATTATTCCATTTCCTAGTTTCTTCAGGTAAATTTTTTATTTTTTCAACCAACCCAACATTATATGGAAATCTCACATAATAAGCTTGTCTTTTTGAAATTCTTTCACAATGGACAACAAATAATGATGATAAATTTTGCATTAAAATTATTTTAATCTCATTTATATTGCAAATATATTTTATATAAATGAGATTAGCAATAAAAAATAAAAATAGTGGAAAAGTTTTTTAAATCACGCTTGTTTTTGTAATACTATCAGAAATAATTATATTGATAGTATCGTCAATTGGAAGAGTTAATTTAAGGTTACAAGAATCATTATTTAAAAAATCAATTTTAAATTCACCTTGAAATCTACCTGTTTTACGAGTTTGATGTAATTTAAATTTATAGACAAGAGTATATGAAAATTCGATTAGGTTTTGTGGTCTTAATTTTTCTATTTTTAATTCTGCTGGTACATTTGCAATTCTAAATAAACCACTATCTGCATCAATCATTGAGAACGTAACTGCAACATCATCAAACATATTAGCAGTGATATTATATTGTTCTAATATTTTCTGAATAAGAGGATATTGTAGTTCAGGAAAATTACTATCTTTTTTTATAAAAAAATTCATTTAAACTAGTTTAATATAAATACTAAAAAAATATTATGAAAATAATCATACCTTCAATAATTACATATAGTATAATTAATATTATAAACAATGTTTTAATTTTTATTTTTTCGAATAACATTAGATTTTATTTATAAGTATATACAAACCTATTATCAAAAACAAAAGTAAATGATTGATCACCATTAGGAAAACCAACTTTCCAAATTGTACCAACTTTTAATATTTGTTTAATTTTTCATACTGCTGCACTTGGATCTTTAAAACTAATTGTTGTACCAACATATATTTCACTATCTGAAACTTCATCCGCCATAATAAGTGGTTCATTATTACTATCTCCCATAACTAAATCTTTTTATAAATATTATTATTTTATTATAATTCAGTAGAACAAAAAACACCAGTATTTGTAATAGTCATTCTCCATCTACAACCATTTGGTGATTTTAATATTACACCACTACCCAAATTATTAATTTCAACATCACTACACCAAGAAATTAATTTTGGAACTATAATAGTATCCGTATAAGTATTTCCTGTTACAACTATGTTATTTCCTCCAATAATCCCCGAATTTGTATTACCAGAATAAAGAACATTATTATTTCCACCAATAACCAGAGCATTGTTTGATGATACAACATTACCATAACCAAGAGCAAATGAAAAATCAGATTCTGCTTCACCATTATTTGCAGCCATTGAATATTGGCCTAATGCAATACCACCTGTCATTGCAACTGAACAATTACCTCCTGCATATCCAGCACTCATTGCAACAGAATAATCACCATTAGTAACACCACCAGCCATTGCTACTGAATTATTACCACAAGAATAAGAATTATAACCAATTGCAACTGAATTATTACCGCAAGCTTGACCACATGATGTTGCAACTGAATAACAACCAAACGTACAACCTCCAGCCATTCCAACTGAATTACATGAACAAGCAAAACCAGTTGCCATTCCAACTGAATTATCACATATTGCTTGACCAGAAGCCATCGCTACTGAATAATTACCATTAACATTACCTCCAGCCATTGCAACTGAATTACAACCAGCAGCAGTACTACCAATATTAAATTTTAAATTATCATTATTTGAGTAATATACTAAACCCGTATTACCTGTTAATGTACCATTATTATTAAATATAATTTCAGTATCAGTAGATTTAATATTTGTTTTACCTGTTATTACAACAGATTCAATACCGTCATTATCTTTTAAAGATATATTTTGAATTATTATCATTTGTTTAATTTTAATTATATTGTTTTCTTGTGAATAATATTATATTAATGTCGTACTTAACACTCCAATATCACTTACGGTTATCTTATACCTACATCCACTTGTTGATCTTAATATTACACCACATAAATTTGTTGTCACCTCAATATTTTTATTCCAAACAATTAAATTAGGAACTGCAACAGTATTACAATATGCATTAATTGACATAGTATAACCACTTCCACCAATAATTACTGAATTTATATTACCTGAACAAAGTAAATTATCGTGCCCCCCAATAATAACACCATTAATTGATTTAGTAACATTTCCAATTCCAACACTAAACGAACAATCACCACATGTAGTACTACCATTTATTGCAACAGAGCCAACACCACATGCAATACCACATGTCATTGCCACTGAATTAGTACCAATTGCAGTACTATTTAAAGTAATACCCATTGAATTTTGACCACAAGCATTACCACCAGCCATTGCAACAGAATTTTGACCAAACGTATTACCACCAGCCATTGCAACAGAATTAGTACCACATGCTAACCCTCCAGCCATTGCTACTGAAGACATTGCGTGTGTTTCACCATTAACCATTGCAACAGATTGCATATACATTGCTTGACCACCAACCATTGCAACAGAATAATCACCACAAGCAACACCACCAGCCATTGCTATTGAGTTACACGCATAAGTTAAACTATTAACACCAATTGCAATTGAACCATCACCAGAAACAGTAATACCACCTCCCATTGCAATTGAATTTTGACTACATGCAATTGAATTACTACCTAAAGCAAACGTATTACTACCCATAGTAATACCACCAATAATAGCAACTGAAGTATTACCCGATGTAATACTACCATAACCCATAGCAAATGAATTAATATCACAAGTAGTCCCACCAATCATTGCTACAGAATTAAAAGAATTTGCTATACTAACACCCATAGCAACTGAATATTGACCGTAAGCACAACTTAAACCCATAGCTACTGAATTATCACCAAAAGCTTGACCACCATTCATTGCTACAGAACTAATACCACACGCTATCGAAAAACTAGTATTATTAATATCAAAACCAACAGCAAATGAATTAATTCCATATGCTTGGCCACTACCCATTGCTATTGAACCTTGACCCTGTGCACAACTACCAGAATTTACTTGTAAAGCATCGATACTTTTACAATATTTTAAATTAGTATTACCAGTCAATGTTCCACTATTATTAAATATAATCTCAGTATTACTCGAACAAATGCTAGTACCTCCTGAACTACCTGAAGTTAATTCTATTTTTTTTGTTAATGGATTACGACATAATACATTACCACTACCTGCTTCAACATTCCAAATTGCTAAATTAGGAACAATAACAGTATTTAAATATGTGTTTCCGGTAGCATTAATATTATTACCACCAATAATACCTGAAGTAGTATTACCAGATGAAATAACATTATTACAACCACCAATAATTACACTATTTTTTGAACGAACAATATTATTAAATCCAATTGCAATTGAATTACAATTACATGTCATACCATTAATCATAGCAACAGAACAAATACCACAAGCAGTACCACCAATCATTGCTAATGAATTACAACAACAAGTAGTTGCGTTACCCATCGCAATTGAACATACACCATAAGTGAGACTATCTATTGCAGCAAACGAATAAATGCCATACGATCCAGCACTACCAATCATTGCAACTGAATTACATCCATTTGATGAAGCACCTGCAATACCCACCGAATGTTGGGCAAAAGCGCAACTTCCTAAACCTATTTGTAACCCATCAATACTTGAACAATATAATAAATTTGTATTACCCGTAATTACATTATTTTTATTAAAAATTATTTCATTATTTGTTGAACAAATACTACTACCCCCTGAACTATTTTGTAAAGTAATGTTACCATTAGAATCTGATGTAGCTATTTTACCTGAACCATGATTAGGTAAGATTGATAATGTTCCACCACTCATTATTTTTAATTGTCCAATAATTAAAGTGCATCCAGATAAATTTAAAACATCAGTTGAACACTGTCCAAATTTATTATTATTTAAATATAATTTAGTATTTACACTCATAAAACATTTGTTTTAAATATTACTTTTATAATTTTTTATAAAAAACTCATTACTAAGTAATTATTTTAATATAAATACTAAAAAAATCGTAGTTGATCAATTATTATAAAAATAAAACCACTTAAAATTAATTAACTGGTTCTACAAAAAATAAATATATGACGAAAAGAAAATTATTTTTGCCTATTTACTGCATCTATTATTTCATCTATGTTAAAAAGATTAACTGTGTCATAGGGAAATTGCTGTATTTGTCCACTTATATCATCTGTTAAATATGTATATTTATCAAAATTATTTATAATATTTGCATTTGGTAATATATTAATATTTTCGGGGTAGCCAAAAACTGATGGTGAATTACCAATCCAACATACTGTACTTTGTAAACCTAAACCAGCAGCCACGTGCATGGCGAAAGAATCAATAAATAACCTTTTTGTACTCAATCCAAATACTCCATATAATTCTCTTAGTGGTAAATTTAATAATTCAGTACCTTGTAATGCTGGTTGTTCTGGAGTTCGTATATGTAAAATGCGATATGTTTTACTAAAATAATTTACTAATTGTTGAGCTATTTCTATTGGCATATCTCTATACCAAGATTTTTTAGAATATTGCGAACCATTACCAGCACCTCCGTTACTTTGTAGTAATAAAATAGGTCTTCCATCTGGTTTTATTTTGTCTTTTGCTATTTCTAATTCACGTGGATTAATATAAATATCTGGTTTATATCCATCATATTTAACATTAAATAATTTACACCATGTTTCAGTAAGATGTTCTTTTCTTAGAATATGATTAGTTTCATTATATGGATCATGTTTCATTATTATGGTATCTTCTTTCAAAAAATCTTTCATATATCTACCTTCACCATGTAAATAAAAACGAAATACATTAGGATTATAAAAAAACGGAGCATCCCAGCTACAAATCACTACAACATGATAATCTAAATATTGTTTTTTTATTGCTCTAATAACGGCTGTGGACATGCAATTCTTACCCTGACCACCAGCTACTTCTAGTATTATATACTTATTTGAATCTTTTATTCTGTTATCAACTATCATAAAATTTAATTTTTAATATTATTATTTACATCATCTTTATATTTCCAAATATAACCTCCTGCAGTTTTTGCTCTACTTCTTAAACAATTAGATATTAAACCGCAAGATAAGTTATTGATTCTTTCTGCTTCAGCAATAGATAAATATTCACCTAAATAAACATTATTTATCGTATATTTACATATTGCTCTTATATAATATTTTTCTTCATGTTCATATTTTTCAATATTTTCGGGTATTTCATTCTTATAATACCAATAAAAATTACCTGCTTGTTTTCTTTTTTTGTTTAAACATTTATTTATATTTGGTTGAGGAATATCTATTATTTTAGATGCCTCCTCTTGACTTTTAAATTCTCTAATAAATTCACCATTTAATGAATATTGAACTATCGGTATATTACTTTTACGTGTTTCCTTAAATTTAAATGAATTTGCTTTTTCTTTAGAAAAGAAAAAATACATATTTTTGTATGAATTTCTTCGTTTTTGATCTATTACTCTTGATATTGCAGGTATATTAGTATCATAAAAATCAGCAACTTCTGTAATTGATGTAAATTCTTTTAAATATTCACCAGTTTCTGAATATTGAAAAACTCTTTTTTTTGAGGAATTTCTACAACCTCCATCACCTCCATTAGTCAAATTAGTTAAGTTAACACCTTGATCTTTATATTTTTTAATGTAGAAAATTTCTAATAATTCATGTTCATATTTATTATTTTCTTTGTTAAAAACATAATTACACTCATCAATAATTTTCATTTCAGGCTTTAATCCAGAAACAAGTATTTTATTTATAATATTATTTTTATGTGGATTTTTTTCTCTTTTTTTACCATATACATTAATATGTTGATTATACCTTCTTTTTAAATTTTCAGTAAAACCCACATAAAAAACCTCATTATTTCTAGGATCGACTAAAGTATAAATATAAACTTTCTTATCTGACATTATAATTTTTTATATTTTTTTATAAATACTATAAAAAACGACAAAATCACAATAAATATGAAAAAAATTTAAAATATTTTCATTAAAAAGATAAGGATAGAGTATTTAAATTTTAATTAACTACACCTAAATTTACCCAAGAGCTAATACTAGTACTATAAGTAAATTCAAGTTCACCATAGTTGGTATTAATTAAGGCACAAGAAGATCCATCAATGCAAACATTACCGCAGATTTTAATATTATTAACTAAAGCACAACCAGAAACATCTTTAATTCTATATGCCTGACCATTAGCTGGTGTACTAGGAAGAGTAATTGTACGAGAAGCTGAAGGAGAATTTACAAGAACAATATATTGTTTAGGTGTTAAAGTAACATTGGTGGTTACAGCACTAATATTATAAGCAACACCCTTAACAACTAAAGCACCATCAGTAATATCTGAACCATACCAAAATTCAACATTGTTAATATTTACAGTAAGACCAACATATCTCAATGATTGAGGTATTGAAGTATTAACAGCAGTAATACCAGTATATGGTTGGTTTGAAGAATTTAAATATTTACTATCAATTGGGTTTCCAACATTTATTTTCAAGTTATCATTTAAGGTAATTGACATGATATATTATGTATTATAGATATTATCTTATTTTTAATATTATTTAATTACTATTATTTTATAAATTTTCATATTTTTAACTTAATGCCATTGCTGAAATCGATGCAGTTTGTTTATTTGAAATATAAACTTTATAACTACAACCACACCAACATGCAGTAGTAGCACTAATTGTATCTGGTGCAGGAAATAAATTACAAGCAGGACTTACACCACCACCAATAGTACCATTATTTAGTGCATTAACACACCAACAAACTTTTGTTGTAGTTGTTGCTGGAACTGCAAACCATAGATAATCATTACTTCCACTATTAAAATTAATACTAATAGAACTAGAACTACTAGCCAATACTTTAGTTCCACCAATAACCATAGCACATGTAGCAGTAGGTCTATTTGCACCAGCAGCACCCGGACAAGTACAAACACCATAATAATATGGTAATAAACCAGTTACAGTATAAGTACTCGAACCAAATTGAGTATTACAACTATTTTTAGCACTACCACACCAAATTTGATTATCACCACAAAAACTAAATCCTCTAGTAGTTATTGTTGCAGATTCTGGTGATGTTACTGGACAATTTGTAGCTAATATAGAACTAGTTGTAACATCAACAATACATAAAGTATTTGCAGCTACATTACTTGTATTAGTAAATCCAAATGTAAATGATTTTGAACCACTAATAATTGTACCAACTTCTATTGGTGTACTAACATTAGTACTAAAGCTACTAAATGCAGGTAATAAATACGGTACTAATATTTCTTTAAGTAATTCATTAGTACTTTTACCAGTTAAAACAGTACCAGCGGTAATTCCACCAACAGTTGCTGTAGCGGGTGAACTTAAATTATATATTGTTTGACCAGTTACAGTAACAATTTTACTATCAACATATTGTTTATCAATTATTTGAGTATTTCCCGTGAATGTTGGATGTACTGCATATTTTAAAATTCCTGTTGACGCAATTATAGTATTTCCAGACAAATTTACTGTTTGACCAGTACTTTGATATACTTTATCATTATTAATATTTATCTTAGTGTTAAATGTGATTGCCATAATATTAAATTTATTATTTTTACTTAATTAATAAATGCTATTGCACTCCAAAAATTACCATTATTTATAACTGAAATTGATCCATAATTAGTATTGATCGGAAAACATGTATTACCATTAATACATTTCCCATTTCCATTAATAATTATATTATGCACTAATGCACAACCACTAATATCAGAAACACTAATTTTTTGACCAAGTTTAGGTACTGAAGGTAAATAAATTGTTGACCCACTTTGAGCACCAATATAATTATTATTTGTTGATGCAGTATATGAAATAGATCCAATTAAACATACATCAACAACATTTGATTTAGTTTTACTATATCCTGTTACATAATTTACGTCTACAAGTGAATATGTACTAAAATTTGTACTGTAATCATTACCATATTTTAAATTATATTTTGATACACCACCATCAAAAATAGTATTTCCTGTTAATATTCCACCTAAACTAATATTTTTTCCTGTTTTATTTAAACCATTTGTAGCACCTGTTATATATTTTAATTCAATAGTACCAATTCTAGTATTAGTATTACCAGTATATGTTGTAAATGATGTTTTATCTAATTTTGTACCTAATACTGTATTTAATGTACCACCACTAATATTTACATTTAATTGTGTGCCATTCCAAGTTAATGAATTACCTGCAATAGTGCCATTCACAGATACTGTATGTGTTCCATTTAATAATGTTACTGTAATACCTGTCCCACTAATTATATTAGGAATTTTATTAAATAATACAAAATTTAATGAACTAACTCCAATAGTTATTGGATCTGGTGTTGTTAATACCCATGCAGTATTACCATTAGTATTTCCAGTAAATATCCACATATAACTACCTGATAAAACACCACTAATAAAATCGCTTGCACGATTCCATGTACTCGCTGATGCTATATATACACCATTATTTACACTACTTATTTGATCTTTAACTAAAACTCTATCACCATTAATTACAGTAATTCCATCAATAGTAATTAAACCAGTTAACGCTATATTTCCTGTTGTTGCTACTCTAACTTCCATTTTCGGTTTTAATCCAATAGCAATTGTATCAACATATTCTTTATCAACTAAAGATCGATTAACATAATTTCCAGATAAATCATTTGTATATTGAATTCCCTTAAAATTTGTATCTCCACTAATACTAAATGTTTTATTATTGACATTAATTAATGTATTTTTTATTAATGTGCCACCCAATTGAATACTTGTTCCTGATATATTTATACCATTTGTTGCATTAACTAACGATTTACTAATTAAATTAATATCTGCAACACCATTTTTATACCAATATTCTATACCACCAATATTTACGGTTAAACCAGTATATCTATATGATATTGGAACACCCAAATTTACTGCAGATGTAGATATCCAAGGCGTAGTAACATTTAAATATTTACTGTCAACTGGTTTACCAGTATTAATCGCTAAATTATCATTAAGTATTATTGACATCTCTTTATTTTATTTTCATATTTTTATTTTAGCTTACACACATTGGTACACCACATGCTGTTCCAGTTGTAGTACAACTAACATATACCATATAATTACAACCAGTCCAACAACCTTGTGCTGATGTTACAGCAACAATACAATCCGTTGCAAATAAATTCCCAATACCACCAATACAACCATTATTTAAACTACTAACATACCAACAAGTTTTAACTGACGTACCATTTGGAACTGCAAACCATATATAATCACTTGGTGAACTGTTAAATATTATTGGTAGTGTACCACTAGCTGAAGCAATACATTTATTTCCTGCAGCAATATCAGAACTACCAAGTACCTGTGATGTACATTTTCCCCAATACCAAGGCAATATACCAGAAATTGATGATGAAGCAAAACTTGTTGTTCCAGAAGACAATGGAGAACAATAATTACTACCACCACTTCCTTTTGGTTGAATACCAGAATTATATGTTGTATCTACTGACCATGTTTGACTTCCACCAGAAACAACATAATTATTAGCTGTTTTAACTACGCTTGAACCACTACAAACATATAAACCCGCTACTTGAGAGCCAGTAAAACAATATTTATTTGCAGTTCCACTTCTAAATGGAGAAGTACTACAATATTGTGGACTAATAGATCCTCTATTAAAACATCCAGTAATATTTAAACTAGATATTGAACATCCGATTTCAAATGTACCTGAAGGAGATAATAAAATTGATGTACTTGGTGCAGTTAATGTACCAAATAATTCTGGTGCTAAAATATCTTGAAATAATTGAAATACTGTTTTTCCTGTTAATGCAGTACCAATAGTAATTCCACCAACAGTACATGTTGCTGGTGAATTTAGATTATATTTTGCATCATGAACTACAATAGTATTACCTACTTGGGATAATGCAGTACTACCACTACCCAATAATGAATTAAATCGTAAACAATTGTTTACTTTAGAATCAAATAAACCAATACCAGTTCCAATATTAACAGCATTTGTCGTACCTGACGTAGTACCAGTGCTTGTTTGTGTTGCGCCAGAAATAAAAACAAAATTATCATCATAAGAAACACGTATAAGATCATTTGTTTTTGACATTATGGTTCTTAAATGAAGTTGTTGATTTGTTTTATTTACATAAACTGGTCCACCAATATTATATGTTGTTCCAGTAGTTAAACTACCACTAACATTTAAAACAACATTACCACCATTATTATATGCTCCTGTTGACCATGTAATACCACTATACATTGCACCAACAGCAGGAAACGCATTTAGAAATGTACCAACAGTTTTTGTTATGTCACCATCAACCAAAATCCAACCAACTTGATTTGTTAATCCAGTATAAGTATTATATATCCATGATTTAACTGGAGTTGGTATTGTTCTAACATAACCTCTTCTTAATGGTCCATTATAAATTGGAGAACCAATCCTAATTATACCATTAATATCTCTATAATAATAATTATAAACCGAATCATATTCACCATTGTAAGCAGGATTAATAGTATTTGATATTATTAATTTTTGTATTCCAGTGCTTCCACTAAAATATCCAACATTTGTTGCACCAGTAACTGTTTTATTTAAAAATGTTTGTGTTGTACCAGTATATGTATTAAACTGTCCTAATGTAACACCTAGTTGTGTTTGTGTAGTTCCTCTATATTGTATAACAATACCAGTATTACCACTAGCTAAAGTAATTAACATTGGTTTAGAAACTTGAGTTAAACCAGTTGGTGAAAATTTAGATAATTTTCCAGAAATACTTGCTAAATAATACGTTCTCCCTGCAGTTAATGTTCCACCACTATAATCAACTACACCAGTAGTATTAATATTACCAGAAAAAGTTAAAGTAAAATTACTAATATCTTTTACAGTACTTACAATACCTAATGGTTCAACCGAAATCGCAGTTGTTGTAGAAACTTTAATAAAAATACTACCATTAAATCCAATTACATCTCCAACAATAAAACCATGTGTCAATTGATAAAAATCTTTTGATATTTTTTCCCCCGCTGTAGAAGTACCACCACTAGTAAGAAAAACATTCCAATTGTTATTATCAGCAAGTGCAGTTAATTTTTGATTAGTAGTATATCCACTCCATACAGAATATGCTACAGATGGTTGTAAATGATATATTATATTATTTTCATATACATGAATAAGCATTCCTAATCTACGTTGTCCACTAGACAATCCATCAAAATTAATTCCATTAGTATAATCAACTGGTAACGCATCTCTTTCTACTATTGTCGAAACTTCCATGTATCCACCAACACCCAAAATTGAATGATGTGTACCATAAGTATCACCAGATGAACCTCTAACTATTGGAGAAGCTAATAATGTACCTGTATAATATTGACCTGCCATTTCTAATTTATTTTAAACTACTATAATACTAAATGTTCCAGTTACTCTATTATCTGATCTTGCAACATAATATTGATTACTATATCCATTTGTGTTTACAAACGTATTCGTATACAATGTACCAATATTTATATTTCCCCATGCATTATTTGGTAATCCATTTACAGTAAATGTTGGAGTTCCCAATACTTTAGGATATGTATAATAAAAAAATTGATTATTTAACGTTATATTAATATTAAGTGCTTTAGTTGTTGATAATATACCAGTCGTAGCACTTAAAACTGGATTTATTGCTGAATTACTATATAATGTAGCGTTACCAAAATAAAACTTCTTATTTTGCCAATTAATTGCTGTTGTTGAAGTAGTTGTTTCATTACAACACGAAATTGCACATAAACTAAAACCAACTGACGTGCAAGTAATTCCTGAAGCTGGTGTTGTACAAATAAATGGATAAGTATAACTTACTGTTCCACCTGTTGTCCCAACAGAACCATTTGTTAATATTGCACAATTATATAATCCACTTCCATTAGTACTCCCACTTATATTACGAATAGGATACGTATTCCTTACTACATTCCAACATAAATTACCCACACTACAATCACCAAATTGCCTTGATGCACCACCAGTTGCAATACTTAAACTTGATGAAGGTCCAACTGCAGGAAAAAAATAATTTTCAAGAAAGCATTGAACCGTACATCCTGTACCTGTATTTACTGCTGGAATCCCAGAACGAGTAGTAATACGATTTGTGTTAAAAACAGGAGTACTACCAGCACCAGAACAGTGTAATTTAATTTTACCACCAATATATGTTAAAACAGTACCAGTAGTAGCACCAGTTGTAGCATCAATTTCAATTCCCTTTGATTTTAATACTCCAACAAAATTAGTCGTACCTGACATAGTTAAAGTACTACCAGTCAATTGTTTAAAACTTACATCTTCCAGATTAGGCCTAGCAAAGAACATATGTCTATATTGTATTTATATTATTTTTAATAATTTTAAATAAATTATATTATGTATTTTAATTTATTTATTATAAATACAAAAAATTTTAATTAAAATCAAAAATCCTCACAAGATTTAACTTATGAGGATTTTTAAAACAATAGTATGGCAATACTATTAAAACTTATTTTTATTCATTTTCATTAATGTATTAATTAAAAACTTATCACTATCAGTCATTTCATCAACATTATTTATTCTACTCTCAACATCTTCAATACTCTCTTGCGTAATATTATGTTTTTTTAAAATATTTTCATGTATCTCTTTATCAACATCAACATTATTATCAGATTCAATTTCAAGTAAATCATGTGCTGGTTGAACATTTTCTTCAACAATAATTGCTTCAATAATATCATTATTTTTAGAATTATCAAACTCTTTAATATTATTTCCAAAATCCATTATATCCCCAACAGTTCTATTATCAGAACCATCTGTTGGGATAGCATCACATATTCTAGCATGAAATTCTACGGCACTTGCTTTACTCTCTAATTTCTTAATTTCATCATCACCATATTTTTTTATACCTTTATATCTATTACTAGTATATCTATCATCCTTAATAATAATTTCCATACTATCATTATTGAAAATACAGTCTTTAAATGTTTGTCCATCTTGAGCAAATCTAGCTTTAAGAATTCTAATATTAGCCAAATGTGCTTCTTTTTGATCTGGTGTTTTAGCTACCGACATAAAAAAATGTGCTTTCTGTAATCTTTTAATTGATCCACCAGTATGATGTGATTCTACTAATTCTTGATCGATTGATCCGCGTCCTCCCTGTAATGCCGACCATGATGGTATATCAAAATCTGCTGCCATTGCTTCAAATGATTTTATTACGACAAGTTCAGCATCATTTTTATCATTTGTTTTTTTATGTGAATCAACACAATCAAGATAATCAAGAACTAAAATATCAAACTTAAATCCATGTTTTTTTTGATATCTTAAAATCCAACTACGAATATCTTTCATTGTTGTATCTTCTTGACTCATTCTTTTAATAATAAGTCTACCCTTATTTCCTAATTGTTCTATTTTTTCATTTACTTTCTTTATGACAATATCATTATTATCATTAATTTCACTTAATTTAACATCACTCCAAATAGTATAATGTTTCCTTTTAATTTGATCTTCCGTATCTTCAAATATTATTTGAAGTACATTATAATCTAATTCACGTGCAGTATTAGCTATTTTAGTTAAAATCGTTGTATTATGTGTTAATATATAATCATCAGTAACATATAAATGATCATCATTTTCAACATATATACATTGTGCATCTTCTTCATGTGAATAAGAAATATTCGAAATATATTTATTATTTTTATATTTTTCTCTATAAATAACACGATCTTGTTTTCTTTTTAACCTAAATGGTATTAACGTATTGTCAGAAAACGATAATGTTAAAATATACGATTTTTGTCCAATTCTTATTTCATTATTATATTTATATTTTGGTATTTTTTCTCGTATACTACAAAATCCACCCAAAGATAAAATTAATTCTTTTACGTCTAAAGCTAATTGTTTAGAAACACTACAATATTGTATTCTTCCATTTTTTGATGCGTAACCATCAGTATCTAATAAACCATTTAATAATAAAATTCTATTTTCAATACTATTATATTTGTAATCATCAGGTATAAATTTATTATTAGATAATTTATCAAATAAATTATATTTTTTTAATTCATTTGAACATTTAAATAATCTTATAACAAATAAATCATTTTTTTTATTTTTTAATTGTTTTATTGATATATTTTTATCATAAAATTTTTTAATATTATTAATAATTTCAATATCTCCACTAGTTATACGACTATCTCTCATATAACCATCACCTAACATAGCTCCAATTACATAAGGATGGATTAATACATTTTTCTCATTAAAATTAACTGGTTGAATTATTGGTATTCTGTAATTTAATTTATTTTCTGATTTTCCGGTCAACCTATAATTTTTCAGTAATGAATCAACGGTTAATGGTTTATATGTATAATTTGGTTTTTTTATATATTTACCCTTTATTTTAGTACTTAATGTTCGTTGATTTATTGAATTTACTGCCCAAAGATGTTCTTTATCACAAAATGTGGTTGTTTGATCATTAAATTCAATTTTATAAATCGGCCTTTTCCCTTGTGGAAAAACACCTAAAACCTTTTGTGATTTTCCATCACTTCCAATAACTAAATCATTAACTTTAACATCACCCATTTTAATCCATCCATTTGGTGTAAGTATTTTGGATGTAAGAGGTTGTGCTTTACCAACGCCACTAGGTGTTAAAATTAAACCAATTTCACCTTTACCAAGACCCCCACCAGTTAATTCATCAATTACTTGAATACCAGTTGGTATTGTTTGTCTAAATTCTTTTCTTAATGCTTTTTCAATTCCTTCAGTAACATCAGTACCATAATCTTCATCATCACCAATATGTCCAATTTTTTGAATTTTTTCTTCAATTAAAGCCAGAGTATTTTTTATTTTAATATCTCCATTTTTTGTCTTATCTAAAATAAATTCACCTAATTTTCTATATTCTTGTTGTCTTATGAATGTATGTGTTGCTTTTTGAATTACATCGCCATCGTGTAATAATTGTTTATTTAAAACTCTTTCATTCCATAATTCAATTCTCCTAATAACTGAAAATAATGATTCTTCTTCAATTACATTATTCGGAGTTTTAAACTTATTTATGGCTTGATGTATACTTTGATTTTGAAGATTAGGTACTTTCTCAAATTCCTTAATAAATTCAAGTATAATTAGAAATAATCTTTTTAAATTAGGATCATCAAAATATTCAACAGCAATATCTGGTATTATTTTTTCTGCAAATTCTGGTTCTACCAACAGTTGCCACATTAATCTTTGTTGAAATTCAGGACCTAAATATGCTGTTAAAGTATTATCTTTATCAATATGCTCACTCATTATTAATATATAACATATAAAAATACTAGGAATATCTGTAAAAATGTTATTATAAGATCAAAAATTTAGTTCAATCTTATAATAACATGAATTTTAAAAAAATTGTTTTAACCAACAAGTTTTGTTAATAAACTACCTACTTCTATAAGTTTTGCATTTTCTATTGTCATTTCGTTAAGCAAAACATATAAATTATCTGTAATATTTTGTGGACTTTTTTCTTGAATATTATCAACTTTTACATCAACGTCTGGTTGAGTAAATTTACTAACACATCTTGAGAGGTAATTACTATTATCTCTCATTTTTAATATTTCGTTTCTAAATCTATCTAATATTTTATCAAATTCAGCTTTATCTTCAAGAATTTTATCTTGAAAAGTAGGATTCCTTGTACCATAAGTATTATTAGAATTTGATTCATTGTATGCACCAGCTATCATAATATTAATTTTTAATTAATGAATCTCATTATTTTTAAACTCTAGTCATTCTTCTTATCATTTCTTCCCTTTTTGGAACTGAAAGTTGTCTTATTTGATCAATTGTTAATCCACAAGTATTAATCAAATCATAATCATTCCACATATTTTTAATATCATTTTTCTTTATTCTATCAAAAATACTATCTGTTATTTCAACAACAGTATCTACTACATCAACAGAATATCTTGCAACTGGATTAAATCCATCAACATAAAATAATCTTTCAACTATTGGATTTTGATTTATATATAAACCCATTTTACATTCAACACCTCTAATAGTTTTTTCTTCAATATGTTGAACTCTCGTTTGTGGATTATAACGAATATCATTTCTATCTTCTTCAGGAAATGAATTTATTAAATTCTGCTGGTAATAATAAAGATCATAATATATATTCGGAGAATTATCAACATTAATATCTTCTCTTCCTACTTCAGCAATTACATCATACTTCTTTTTTGATAATACTTTCTGTAATTTACTTATTGCCTTTGGCAAAATATCCCTAATGTCTATGGAATACCTAGTAAAAGGATTAAATACATCAGCATCAAAAATTTTTTCACATAATAATACATTCCCCTGATATAAGGAAAACCTAAAAGCATTGTTATTATCACTCATATTTTTAATTATTAATTTGTTTATAACACAACAAATATAAATTATATTTTTTAATAGTAAAAGGGTTTTTAAAAAAATATAACAGAAATTAAAATAATTAATTGCACTAAATAAAATATTATTAAATATATGGCAAATAAAAACCATATAATTAATTTATTATTAGTTCCAATCAACTTAAACACATTGATAATTCTTTTCATAAAATTATTTATTAAAATAAATTAAAATAATCACTACACAATCCTCCAAATACCATTGCAAATAAATAACCAACAGGTATTGTACAAAAGAAAAACATTAAATACCAAGGATCGAAATGTAAATAATGCACCCCAATATAAGGAAATAACATTATTATAAATGTAATAATTATAATAATTAAGAAACATGAATAACCCACAATTTTTTTCATAATTTTTCTTTTAATTAAACATTTTCAATATTATATTCTTCAGGTATTAATAATTCACATTTATTTGTATTATATATTCCAAACGTACTATCAATTTCTCTAAATTTATCTTCAATTTTATTTAATATTAATCCAGACAACATAAAAAGTTTAGCATTATATTCATCATAAGGAAAATCAATAATAATTTTTTTAAATTTTATTTCTTCAACAACAGGAATTAATTCATTTTTACTATATTCTAATAATTTATATAATAAAAAATTTTTCTTAATATTATGATCAAATGAAACTAATTCTAAATTTATTTCATTATTATTCGTATTTTTTGAAATAAAAATAAAATATTTAAATTTTTCTGAATCATATGTGCCATTAATCTTAATTTGTTCTTCTTTTTGTTTCTCATATTGTTTTCTTAAATCATCAAAACCTAAACGAAAAACAGTATTTATTTTTTCTTTTTTCATATTAATCATAATTTAGTTTTACTATTTTTATAATACTCTGTTAATAACTGTTTTTCATTCATTATTACAGTATAAAACGGTTCGATATAATTAACAAATGTACTTCCATACACAGTCAAAAATTCATCTTCCACCATCATTTTATATAAATTCTTACTTCCTCTATTCTCTGGTGATAATGGCATTTCTAATTGTTCTAACTCATTTAAAGCCTGTTCATTTAAAAACGGTTCTTTTAAATTTATTAATTTATGATTTAATTTTAACCTCTCGACATTATTTAATAAATTCTCAAATGCCTTTAATGGTTTTAATTTCTTTGAAACTCTTTCCTTATTTAATTCTGCAGCTTTTTGACACACATCTTTTACACTAAAATGTTTGAACTGCATCTCTGGAAAATATTTTAATAATGTCGGTTCTTTTAACCCATCAATTCCTTTTATATTATCTGAAACATCTCCACATATTATTTTCATTGTTAATGCATTGGAATAATGATAACCAAAATTAAAAAAATAATTGGACTTTGTTACTGGCTGCTCTATATTTGAAAATATTATCGTTATATTCAAATCTAATAATTGTGAAAAATCTCGATCATTGGTGAATATATGAATTTCTTCAGTATTATTATGATCTATGCAATATTTAGCAATTAGGTCATCAGCTTCCACCTCTAATATTTCTAACTGTCTTACGAAGATTTCCTCAAGATAAGCTTGCGTCCTCTTGCGATTTGATAAAATACTCTTTGATTTCTCTTCTTCTCTTTTGATTTCAGCTTCAGACATTTCGATCTGGCTGTACCACTCCTTATTCTTTCTTGTAGATTTATAATCACTTGATAATCTGTGTCTTAGAACCCCACCATTTTGTCCATCCCAACAAACAATAACTTTATTTATTTTATAATCTTTAATTAATTTACGTAATTTTGTGAGAAATCCATATAATCCAGAAATTTGCCCAAATGATTGTGTAAAAGTACTCTTACCTCCTTCAAATGAACGTTTTAGTAAATAATTACCATCAATTAATAATGTTCTATTTTTCATTTCTTATTTTGTTTTAGGGAAAAAATCATCTAACCAGCCATTTTTAGATGCAAAATCATAGAAACTTCTTTTTTTTGCTGCATAGTCTTTTCTACATGAATATTCTGTAGCATGATTTTTACAAATAACATAATTATATTCAATTTTAGGTTTTTTTGGTAAAAATTCATCCAACCAATTAAATTTTACACAAACACGATATAATGTTTGGTTTTCTTTAGATAAAATACATCTATTCGAATATTTCAATGTTTCTTTTCTAGCATTTTCTTTATTTAAATAAAATTCTCTTGTTGTTAAATCTCTTTTTTTAATGGGGAATAATTCATCTAATAAATTAAATTTAGTACAAAGACGATAAAGAGTATGATTCTTACTATAAAGCTCACTTCTGTTTTTAAATCCAACAACCTTATTTCTACAATAAATTTCATCTTTATTTAATATTGGAAAAAATTCATTCAACCAATTATTTTCTAAGCAAATTCTATAGATTTTGGGGTTAGATTTATATAATTGTGTTCTATTTTCAAACTTTATTACTATATTTTTTATTTCTTCTTTATTTATTTTATTTTCAATTATTGGGAAAAATTCATCTAGCCATTTAGATTTTAAAGATTTAGAATATGCTGTTCCTTCATAATCGAAAAATGCTCTTTTATTAGTAAATTTAGATGCGACTAATTTACAACGAGATTTGGTCCAATAATTTTTTCCTTTAGATTTTTTTGTGTTCATATTAACACATACTTCATCTAAAATCCCCATTTGTTGAGCTGTTGAATAAGCACTACTGTTTTTAGCAAAAGCTGTACGTGTTTCAAATTTTTTTGCTTCTTCGAAAATTAGTTCTTTAGTCCACTTTCTTTGATTTCCACCTAAACTACCAGTTTTTGCTTTATTAATTTTTATTAATCCTTGTTTTTCTTTTTCTTCGAGAACAACACCTTCCATTTCAGATGCTAAATGAGCATTAATTATTCCAGAAATTTCTATTACTGGTTTAACACTATTTTTAATAATATTATTTTTTTTTATAAATTCGAAAATACTACCTTCTCTCATATGATCACCATGTCTTCTTTTTATATTATTAGTTACACCAACATAAACATATTTATCAAAAAATGTATATGAATATATCATTCTTTCTGTTTCTAAAACAACCGATTTTTTATTCATATGATCACATATTTCATTTAAAAAACCAGATTCTTTAGAAAAATTATAAATTTCTCGATTATTTTTATGAAATTCAGATTTAGTTTTCCATTTTTTAGAAAATTCTAAACATTCTAATTTAGACCATTTATCTAATTTAATACATTCGTAAATTTCAGTAAGCCATCCATTTTGTCTAGCTACTGCACAAAGTGATAATTCTGAATGAGCCAACTCAAGTATTGAAGAATAAGTTCTAGCTATCTCCAAACATTTTGTTTTATTCCAAAATCCATTTGGTTTATGTTTTCTATTTAAATTTTTTAAAAGTTCTTTATTCCACCCTTTTCTATAAATTAAATTATAAATGATTTTATTTTCCCTTTTTAAATCAATTAAATTCTCATAATTTTCAATTATTTTAATACAATCTTCTTTAGTATATAAACTTTTCATTTTAAAATACAATTAAAAAGTGAATGGCATTTTACTACCATTCACATATAAATTTATTTATTCACCTTTTTTTTCTAAAAAATTACTAACATAAGATGAATCATCATTATTAGTAATTTCAGTAATTTTCGTTTCAATATCTTCAGCATTTATATCATCACCAAAAAGATTTCTAAAATAAAGTATATTTTTCTTCTTATATAAATCAATTTCATCAGGAAATACAAAACCATGTGGTGTTGATATTATAGTACCTTCCATTGATATACCCCCTAGTGGACCATCAACATGATTTTTCGCGATATTAACCTTTGCCTCTATACCATAAGACACATCACGTTTTTTGGAAGTAGCTGTAACTCTTTTAGTTCCATGTGTAATTATGCCGCCAAAGTTATAAATTAATCTTGAACCGAAGAAAAACGTCTCGCCCCCTTTGTGCTTAACTACTTTATTCATAGAGTCGTACCAGATCTTTTGAACACACACGATAGTGTTAGTATATTGTTTATTTATTTTTCTACTATTTGGAATCGTATTATTAAGTAATGACATAAATGATTTTTCATATGCTCCAGAATTCCACATATTATTATCACTCTCACTCTTTTCTAAAGCATTTATTGTTTTAATACAATTTAACGTACCAATTGAATCAATTCCAAAAAATAATTCATAAGGTAAATTACCTGCATTTTGTTCATCTAAAAAGAAGTAAATACATTTAGCAAGATCTTCAATAGAAGCTTCATTTCTATCTTTATCTTGTTTTTTACCGAAATTTTCAAGTAAATATTCATTATCAATTAAAATATAATCACCTTTCCAATCGAAACCCATTAATTCTAATCTATCAACACCTAAATTATTTTCAGTATCGATAATAATTGGTAACAACCCCATTTTCTGCGCGTTAACTAAGCCACGACAAACAGCGGTCGATTTTCCGGTATTGGAGTACCCACGACACAAATTAACAAATCCCTTAGCAAAGCCGGGCAGTCCAGTTGATTTTTCAAGTGCATCATCGCATTTAATCCATTGTAATGGTTTATCTGGTATATCTTCAGCACCAACCTTTTTCTTAAAATCATTTAAAGAAAATTCCTTTTTTGCAGTAGGTTTTCTAACTGGATTATTAACAGGAACTTCAATATTTTCTTTTTTAGCCATAAAATTTAATTTAAAATATTACAATTATTTACTGTGAAATATATTATTCACATATTTAAAAAATAAAAAGATAGGGACACTAAGTTCCCCATCCTTTAAGAGTATGAAATTAAAAGGGTAAATCTTCGTAGTCGTTATCACTAGAGCCACTAGTTTCATCAATTTCTAGTGATTCATCAGCAACTTTACTTTTAGCAGTAATATCGACAGCATCTTCACTATAAGTACCAACTTTACTAGGAGTAACATTAGTAATGTTTACACGTGCATCATTTTCGTCTAAATCAGAAGCTTGTTGAAAATCATCTTCTTCATCAGCATCAAGATTTCTTTGACGAGTATTAGCTTTTTCTTCCAAGTCAGGACGGCCCGGAAAAACCCAATGTTTATTTTTTTGATCAGTATCTTCCCAATAAGGAGAAGTACCATTAACGATCATTTCAAGGAATTCTAAAGCAGTTGTATTAGGAGCAACTTTAGGTTTAAAAACATCTCTCCAAGTAATATCATCTTCAAGCCATTGTCTTGCAACAATAGAATCATTATGAAGAGGTGATTTACCACGTGCAGTAATAGCTGAAATAGACTTATATGTCTTACCCTTTTCTTTACTAAAAGTAGCTACAGTATCAGCCATAGTAATATAAAGATCAGTACCATTATTAACATCAGCAAAACTAACACCGTTAATGTCAATATAATCTTCAAGAACTGGATATAACTTATCTATCGTACCCTGATTTTTGAAACTATGTTTAAATCTCCAAAATTTAACACCGTTATTTTCTCTCGATCTATCTATACCCCTTACGATATAAAATCGTTTTGCTTCCCAATTATTTGCTTCAAAGAATATAGCTTTATTTTTTTCAAAAACTACTTTCTGAGCGTCAGTTAAAATTTCTTTTTTAATGAACTTAATTGATTGATCTTGTTTAGCAAGAAGTTTCTTAGCTCTTTCACAAAGAGGACATGGAGCAGAAACTAAAATAGGATTTCCATTACCGTCTAACATCACATTACCATCCTTATCATATTTTTTTACTTTAGGATCATTGTGAGCTGGACAATAAACAACTGTGTTAAGTTTTTTAAAACCACCTGCAGCGTTAGTTGGAACAACGTGAAAGAATGCTTCTGTGTAAAAATTTTTAGATTTGTAAGGTAAGATTCTAAAGATTTCTTTAGTGTTTCGAGGAACAAAATACTTTGCCAGTATTTCTTCTTTTGTTTTTTTCTTATCTTTCACTTGATTTTTTTGGTAGTCAGAAAAAGATTTTCTGAATTCAGACAAATCACCACCTTGTGGGTTTGTTGTTGCATTTTGATTTTCCATTTTTTGATAATTACAAATAAAATTATTTTTTTCAATTATAAAAATTGACAATACAAATATATTTCTAAGTTTTTATAAATACTAGAGTTTTAAAAAATAAATTAAAAATATTTTTAAAACCTTATTCTTACATTATCCCATTTGAAGCAATTGTAAATAATAAACTTTGTTTATTTTCATAATAATTTCCATTTTTCATTCTAATTTGAAGATAATAATCTTGAGGTATTAACCACGAGGTGTCTAAATTGAATTCAAAACCAGTACTAGTTCTATTTACAGCAGTAAATGGTATAACATCGATTTCGTATTTACTTCCAACTGTAATATAAACACGATATTCAATTTCTAAAGGTAAAAAATTATTTTGATTTGGGTATAATTCTTTAAGACTTAATCTAATTTTTTTAATAACACCAGCGATTATTTTTTCGTTTTCATTAATTCCCCAAAAATTAAAATAATAATTAGCAAAATTGATTTGATTTGAGAGGTTGAAATTATAATATCTATTTGGAGAAATTAAATAGAATTCATTTTCATGTACAACTTGTTTATTGTTAACTGTTATTGTCCATAAATCTCTAAATAAAACTGCATCTGGATATGTTTGTGAATCAATATTTAGGGTAATTTTATATATACCTTTAGATACGTGAGTAACATTATTACCACTTACTGAAGTAACGATATTATCTTCATGATCATAAATGTCTACTTTATTAACAATAATGTCTTGTGAAGAATTACCTATATTAGAATATAAATATAGATCATTATCTTTATCTAAAAAGAAATAATTTCTATCATCGGTAATTGTATCATCAATTATTGTTTCAATATATGGTTCATAGAAGGTATTTGTATGTTTTGCATGAAAAGCAACGGCATTAATAAATTCAGTTTGTAAATCCTCGATATCGTCAGGAAATTTAATTCCAATTCCAAATGTATCACCATTATATATTGTTGTTCCAGTATAACCAGTTCCTAATAATCTTTGATTTAAATAATCAGTAATATCTAATTCAATATTTTCATTACCCATATTAAATTCTTGACTTCCAATAATATTTGTTATTCCAGAAATATATGATCCTCCTGCAACAGTCCAATCGGTACCTGCTTTTCTTTTTTCCCAATTAGCAATTTGTTCAGGAGTTAATACTGGAACTGTGTCTACATATATTGTTTGATTATTAGAATAAGAAAAATCATAACCAGCACCCTCATCCCAATCTTCATTTATATTAAAAAAATCTAAACTAAATGCAGAAGCTCTTTCAATATTTAAACTATATGATCTTTTACCAATGTATTGTGAAGCATTGGCAATAGTATTCGTCATGTGAAGCACATGTTTAGTTATTCTATTAGGATTAATCAAACCCGAAGATATTTTAGTTTGAAGAGGTTCTAAATCAATATCAAAAATAAATCTACTAACTTGCTTATTAACAGATCCATAAAAAATTTCGTGGACTGGATTTAAGGAATTATTCGTTAAATTACTACTAATTAAAGTATCATTCTTTTTTAAATATGAATGGAAAATACTCATAACATTTTTTATATAAATACTAACAAAAAAGAGTATAATTAAATACTCTTTTAATATGATTTATTAATTGTTTTTATCTTATTTTACACCCCTAAATTTCTTCCAAAGATTAAATAATTCTTCCCTTTGATTATCATCTAAATTATCAAAACCAGCTTTTCTATATTCCAAATATTTTTGTTGATCTTGAGGTAATGTTGAAGTACTAGAATCTTCTTGAATTTCATCATTTTCTACTTCATCACCAACATTTTTTGGTTCAAAACCTAATAACATATCTGTCATTTGTTTATCTTTATCGTCATCAAAACCCATTTTACTAAAATCTGGTTCAATTGCAGGTATTGGATCTTCATTTCTATCTAATTCTCCCGGCATACCTTCTTGATTTTCTTCAGCATCCATAGCTGCATTATATTGTGCTGAATCATTAGGACTATCCTTAACTGTGTAATACTTTTTATTGGTCGAAAGATGATCGATCACAATTTCAATAGCAAACATAGGATCATTAGTATGTTCCATTTCTACCTTTAATCCCATTAATATTTGTTCAGGATCAAATTCTAATGTTGAATTATTTTCACCATCACCACCGGGAATTAATTCACCAACTTCTTCTTTTTCTTTAGCTAATTGTTGTACTTTATCTACATCTGATTCTTCTGAATCATTATTAATTTCTACTCCCGTAGGTATTTCATCATTTTCAATTTCATCTTCTTCACCTAATTTAACCTTCTTTGTTTTATTTTTCTTTTTTTCACTAGGATAATTTTTCTCAGGACTAAATTCTTTTCCAATTGTATCTGGATAATCCCCTTCATTCATTCCTGTAGATATTTTTTCTTTATAATATTTTTCACCAGAAGGATCGTTATCTTGTTTTTCAAAAATATCATATTTTTCGCCTTTAATCATGTAACTACCTTGATAAATTCCTTTACCTTCATAAAATTGACCAACTTTATATGTTAATGATTTGTTTTGTTTTTTTGAATTATTAATATTATTTGTTTTTTCTTTTTTTAATCTTTCAACTTCATTTTGAATTGAATCAATTGTTGTTTCTTCACCTCTATTTCTTAAATTAGAAATTGCTTGACGTATAATTGCTTGCTTATCTGGTGAAATATCGGGAATTTGTTTATTATTTGTTCTAGGTTTAGTTCTTGTTGGGTATTGGTCGGTTTCGATTTCATTAACGTTTTGATTTTCTAATTTATTTATTTCAGCTTGAATTTCATGAACATTAGGATGATATTGTGGTCTACCCATCTTTACTATTATATTATCAATTGCTTTTAAAATTAAAGCTTTCTTTTCTGGAGATAAACTTTCTAATGGAGATTTCGTACTTAAAATGCCTTTAGGTTTTGCTGGATATTCATTTCTAATATCACTTAATTCTTCTGCAATATATTTTTCTAATTCTGGAGATTTAGTTCTTAATTCAGGATTAACTGGTTTTTCATCTGCATATCCTTTTCCTGTTTGCATTCTATCTGAACCACCACCATAAGGATAACTATCTTTTTTCATTGCATCGATCATTTGTATTGCTTCAGCTAATTCATCTGATTGTAGTTCTGGACTTTTAACATCAACAAATTTACTTACAACATCATATAATTCATTACTATTTTGAGAATTAAAATTTGTTAAATCATTTTCATTCAATTCAAAAGTTTGTGTTCCATCACCATTTTTAAATGAAAACTTTTTTAATTCAACTGTTTTAATATTATAAGTTCCATCTTGATCAGCTTCATCATAATTTACTTTAAAAATAAATTGATAATTATTTTTATTATCGTCCACGCCATTTATTTGAACAATGCTTTCATCATCAGTCATTTGTATAGTGGTATTATTACTTCCACCACCTTGTATAGATAGTTCACCATTTTTTAATGCTTGAAATCCAGTAGTTAATATACCATTAACGTCAATACCAGTATTAATATCTTCATTAATTTTTACTTTATTAACTTTTTCTATCATTTCAAAAAGTCTATCTTTACTACCTCTGGTTTTATAAATTTTCATGTTCTAAAAATATAATCTAATTTATTGTTATTTTTTCTTATTTTATTCGAATATTTCTGGATATTTTTTCCCAAACTCTCTCATTATTAAACCAGCTTTTGAATTTGCTTCGTTTTCAAATTCACTACCATCTTCACCCGAATCTGATTTTAATTTACCTTCTTTATATTGTTTAGTGTGTACTAATTCATGTCCTAATGTTCTTAATACATCAGCTAAATTTCTATTAATTGCCACTACTCTTATTTCATTTGCTTCTGGTGTATTTTTACCAAAAGATTTCATTTCTTGAGCTTCCTTATTATCATAAGATATTATGATTCTTGGATTATCATCACCTAATTCAAGTTTTTCTTTAACAAAATCAATAAAAATATTAATTATTTTATTCTTTTCATTAATAGGAAGTACTTCTTCGTTTAATTTCTTTACTGGTTTTTCTTCTTTTTTTTCAATAGGTAGTTTATTAACTTTTTTCATCATATCAAAAAGTCTTTCCTTGCTACCTTTTTGGCTAAAAATTCTCATTAAAACATGTGAATTAAAATAAATTTATAAAACATTCAATAATTATTTTTATCAGGAATCTCGCTTCCGCTTCGAACACCATTAAAGAAATACTTAGTGTTCACCCTTGAGTCACTGTTCTTCCAGCTAAATAATCTACTCTTTGTATTGAATGTTTTTATTTTCAAATATTTTTTAATCGTATTGACTAAAACTATTCTGTATATCTATTTTAGATGACTTCGGTAAATCATCAAAATCTGCAATATATGTACCATCTGGTAATTCTCTTATACCTTTTTCTTTACCATTTCTTTCATTAAATGAATTGCCTTGCCAAAAATCATTTAAATTAAAATAATAAGGATATGATACATTCGTTTTATTCATTAATTTTTCACTATTTGTAGGTTCTCTAACCTCTTGAACATCTGCATTCAATGCTTCTAATTTAGAATTTAAACCCTGAACAGTAGTATTTAAACCTTCTAATTGATCATTAATGCTTTGCATTGCTGCAATATTATGTTTAATTATATCATTCTGAATATCATCAACTTTTTGAACTGGTTGAATAGATGCGTTAATATCTGCTCCCATTGGATTTACTGGGGCAGTAGTTGTAGGTGGAGCAATACCTGCAGTACTATCAATAGGTGGTTGTGTTGCTTCTCTATCAATTGGCTGATCATTTGATGGTGCAGGAGGTTCACTTCCTTCTGGTTTAGGTGCATCTTCTTGATCACCAGCTTCATTTGTAAAAGAAGGACTTGCTGGAACAGGTAATCCATCACTAGTATTATATAATTCAACAGGAAGATTATCAAATTCTTCGTTATTATCTACCAGTGGACGATATTTAGGAGATTCATTGATCTTATAATCATAACGATATTTAATCTTCCTAAGTTGTTCCTCAAAAAGTTTATCTTTTTTTATATCTTTCATACACTAAAAATATTAACCTCTAAGCAATAAACGACCATCTTCGGTAATAAATTGTTTTTCTAATCTTTCAACTTTAAGATTTAATTTTTTTGTTTTAACACTTTCTTCCTCACTTTGAGGAACATCATTAAAATTATCGAGTGTTTTTTCGATGTTTTTATCCATGATAATTTATATTATTTTATATAAATACTATGTAATTATCATTTTGTTAACAACGTAACTAAAAATCTTTTAAGATGAGTAAAATTTGGAAGTATCTTATAATATTCAATATATTTATCACCATCTAAATCGATGATTGAAGCATTTGTTCTTTGTAATAATTTGTCTTTGATTTCATCAATATTAAATTGAAAAAATTTGTAAATATTAATGTCAACACCAAATATTTTATTTTCAGATAAGAGATATATCATCTCATTTTTAAAATTATATAATATATCTGCTTTTTCTGGTATTTTATTTAATAAGTCTTGAATGTTTTTTATTTGAGAAAATATAGGATCAACAATAATATATTCATATTTAGAAAAGAAATAAAATTGTGGTACTAAATTTATAAAATTTTCAATACCATTTACATGAGATGATTTACTTTCTTCAAAACTACATTCCCAATATAATTCATTTGTTATTATTTTCTTTTTTAGAATATCTGCATTTTGAATAATATTATTATTTGGATTACTAGCTTTCATAAATGACCATCCTACATATAAAGTAGGTAATCTTTTATCTAATTTATCGTATTCAATCGATTCTTTATAATAATTTATATAATCAACTTTTATGTGGTTAACTAGTTCTTTTTCATAGATAATATTAGCAAGTTTCATTTAAATATCATTATTTAATATATTATAAAATTTACTATTTTTATTAATTTTATTTGATTTATTTATCATTTTTTCGGTAAGTATTAAAATTTTAATTTTAAACCAACCATCAGTATCTTTATACACATAACTATAATCAGAAACTATTTCATCATTTTCTTTTTTACATTTACTTATATATTTTTTTCTTTGTTTATTTAATTCAGTTTTTGCTTTCAATTTAGTTTTGTATCTCATAAACATTTATTTACTGTTAGCAATAAAATGTGAATAGTAGGTGCTTGTCTTTATATTTTTAAAATAATATTTTTCATCATCCGAAATATTATTCATATCGGTATAATACCAAGGAACATGCCTAGCACAATAAGGAATATTAGTTCTTATACTATTAAATGATTTAAGTCTTGTACGATATAAAGAAAATGTGGTATCTGTTGCAGCATCAAAATACATATCATCTAACGGTCTTGTCCAGTATCCACCTTCTGTTTTCCTAACAAAATTACTAAATTCAATATTAGGTAAATCATCTATTCTTAAAGATAATGCACATTTTTCATATTGAGGATATTTATCTAAACCTCTTCTTAGTACATCTAAGAAATCTTTAGGAACTCCAGTTAAATCTAAATCAGAATCTGTTACTATGTATTCATCATCTATTCCCAATTTAAATAATATTCCAGCATCCCAAATAACTGTGTGACCAAAATTATGATCTAATAAAACCGTTTCATATTTACAATTTTTATAATAATCTAATAATGGTTGATATGTACTTGCATTGTCTATAAAAATAGGATCTACCCCACAATTATGTAAATAATCTGCCATTTTCATTGGCAACAATAATCGATTATTATTTATTATTAATGCTTTCAAAATATTTTAAAATTTTAATATATAATATCCTTATCATTAATGCCTAACCAAAGCGTTCTTTGTAATACATCAATCATTTCTGGATTTCCATTACTATAACCACCATTACTAAAAATATGCCAACCAGTTTTTCTTAAATAATTAACCATTTCTTCATCACATAAATTTATTTCTACATGATACTTATAATTTTCCCAACCATTTGGTAAAATTTCAGTATTTGTCATTCTAGGATCAAAAAAACTCATTTTATTTATTTTTAATTAATAATAAACCTTCATATAATCCAATTTCGAGTGCTTCTTCATAAGAATCATAAGTAACATCATTTTTATCAAGATTAATAAACGCATAGAATTGTTTATAATTTACATAAAGATGATATTTACATTCAGAATTTTCATTAGTAGAATCAATTGCAAATGGAACTATAACAATTTGAATATTGTGTTTTTCTCTTAACCATTTTTGTAATAAACTCTGTTCTGGTGCTGCAATATATCCTCTATATTCTACACCATAATATCCACATAAATTAGAATAAACTTTCCATAAAGAGGGACTTCTTTCTTCATTATTAACAACAGGAATTCTATATTCCATTACAGTTTCTTCATCAAATCCAACTTCTTTAGCTAATACTGCAGTTTTGTGTTCAATTATTTGGTTTTCCATTTTAATTATCATTCATTATTATTTCTTTATATTCTTCAAAACTAACTAGTTGTAATAATTCTTTTCTATTTTTATCAAAATCTTCCCAATTAAGATTGTAGATATTATAATCTAACATTTTATTTTCTAAAATATTTCTCTTCGTAATAATAGTACATCCCCAATCTTCATCAACAACAAAACAACTCCAATCTTTTAACTCATGTTTAATTAAAACAACTGCTTTATATACATCACCATTCCATTGTCCTTTTGTTTTTAAATATTCTTCATAAGATCTTGCATGATATTCTGTTGGTGGATTACAATCGTGCATTATTATAAATCCACCTTCATTAAGACATTTTATTGCGTTATAGACATCCTTATATGATTGTTCTGCAGTATGCATTCCATCCACAAATATAACATCATATTTATTATTACCTACTCTATTATAAAAGAAATTATCACTAGTAGTAATATATGTACAATTACCAATAGGATTTGGATCTACCGATTCTTTTATTAAAGAATTTATTTTATCGAAATTTTCTTCTGGCCTCTCTACACCAATTTCAAGATAGGTTTGAAAATTATACTTTTCAAATAGTAGATTAATTATTTCTGTTCTAGTTGTCATAAATTTTTATTTTAATTATTCTAATTCATTATTTAATACGTTTGCCATTTCATAAAATATATGATCATATATATCACCATCAATATAATCAAATAATTCAGCAAATAACATATTGTTTAGATTTTTATCTAATCTTACTAAATGATTAAAAATATCATTTTCAAGATCACATATTATATCTTCTGTGTTTCTAAACATTATTTTAATTCTTCATCTAGTATATTATTCATTTCAAAATCTAAATATTCTATATTTAAATCATTCCACATGTTACATATATTAACATTCATATTATTATTTAATATATTATGTATATTCTTAATTAATTCAACATTTAAGTTTTTAATATAATTAAAATCATAAGAAGATATTTTTTCATTTTCAAATTTATTTTTCATAACCCAAAATTAAATAATATTTTCATTTAATTCCATGTTTATTAAAAATATTTTCAATTATTTTAATATCTTCTTGATTTAACTCAGCTTCACCATATATTGATTTATGCCAATCTTTAAGTAATTTTCCATGTTCCATCACATGTCCGAGAGCAACTACAAAATTATTTACTGGAAGTAATATTGCTGCATTATCATATTTTGCAGTATCTCTAGTTTCCCATTGCCAAGGATTTATATTCTGAACTAAATATTTTTTAAAATATGATGTTTTCCATATTGAATATTGTAATGATAGTCGATAATCAGCATTTTGATTTATTTCAGAAATATTATAATTACCAAAATTTTTAATACAACTACTTCCACCATAGAAATCTGAAGGTGTTTTTGTTAACCACATTCTTCCAAAATTTGGAATTTCTTTAATGGTTTTAATTATTTGATCTAAAAAATCATTATTAAATTCAGTAGTAACAACACAATCATCATTACCATAAATGAAATATTCATCATTGAAATCATTAAAAAATTTAATTAAATCATTACTAAAATTCTGTGCTCCGGTATCTTCACCTAATGATATGAATTTCCAATTACCTAAATCAAAATCTAATGTTTTATATCCTAAAACTGTAATATCTAATTCAGAACCACCAAATTTATCTAATGAATATTTATTAGCTTCTAAAATATTACGATATTTATCACATGTGGGAATTATTATTTTCATAAAAAATATAATTATTTCTTATCTTTAAGAATATTCATCCAATTATTCACCATATCTTTCATTAATTCTTCCACTGTTTGTTCTGGTTTCCAATTAAGAATAGTTTTAGCTTTAGTTGCATCACCTCGCAAATATGGTAATTCTTCTGAACGTAAATATATTGGATTTTGTACAACATAATCTTTATAGTCCATATCTAAATATTTAAATACCATATCACATATTTCTCTAATTGATGTTGCTATTCCTGTTGCAATTACAAAATCATCAGGAACTTCATGATTTACTATTTTCCACATAGCTTTAACATAATCAACACTAGAACCAAAATCCCTATATGTATCTAAATTACCTAATTCAATATTTTTTCTTAATCCCAATTTAATTTCTACCGCTTGCTTACATATTTTTTGTTCAACAAAATTTGAACCCCTTCTTACACCAGTGTGGTTAAAGAGAATTCCCACACATGCATGTAAATTATATGCTCTTCTAAAATGACGAACTAAATTAATTGAAGCAACTTTACTTATTCCATAAGGACTTGTTGGATTAAAAGGGGTGGTTTCTCTTTGATATAAATCTTCATCTACATTTAAACCAAATGATTCTGAGCTTCCAGCAAAATAATATTTAGCATCAGGACAAATTAATTTATATCCCTCTAAAATATTTTGATTTCCCTTAAAATTAACATCCATTACATAGGTTGGCACGTCAAAACTGACTCGTACATGGCTCATAGCCGCTAAATTAAAAATATAATCAGGATTTGAGTTTTTTAAAAATCTATTAACTGATACTGAATCAGTAACATCGCCATATTCACAATGAATTAAATTTTTAATGTGTTCTAATCTATATTGTTGATTTTCGGCAACACTATGTCTTCTGACCATTCCATATATGTTATGACCCATCGATAATAAGTAATCAGTTAGGTTACTGCCGTCCATGCCTGAAATTCCAAACAATGCAATATTACTCATGTTTATATTATTTATAATTTAATTTTATTAAGATGCTATATCTAAAGTATGTTTTTTACCACATCTTTTACATTTAAAAATTTCTAATTCAAATTTTTCTAAATTACGATGAATATCATCTATTAATTTTGTTTCAATAGGTTCATCATTTAACCAATCAATATCAGATTCTAAATTTAATAATTCTGGACAAAAACACCAATCTGGATTATTCTTAATTTCTTCTTCTAATTGATATTTTTTTCTTATTTCTTTATTTAATTTCTTTTTGTTACTCATTTTATTATTTTTAAATATATCCATATTAGTTAAATCAGGCCAATCAGTAACAACCCATTGTTTAGGTGGAGTATTAATAGCATTATCTAATCTTTCTAATCCCAATTGTGCTGCTTCCGGTGTTAAATAATAGTGATAACCAATAGTATCAATATTTTGTTCTCTCCAAGGTATATCAGGTAATCTACCATCATATGAATTTTTTTTCAATTCTAATGCAGCTTCTTTATTATCTGTTAAAATTATTCCAGCACGTCCAATTTTCAAATGTTTTCTATATTGGAAAGACAGTGACATGAAAGTATTTGGAATATAACTATTTCTTTTCCAAAGAACTGCAGCATCAATTACTTTTTTAGTTAAATAATAATAATCAACCCAATTTTCATCTTTCCATTCTAAATTAATATTTAATTTATGTGCTAAAAAGGGAATTGATAAATATGTTCTTTTAGGAACTGTTATTTTGGTTGCCTTTGTATGTCTTAAACATAATTCAATACCATGTGTACATGAATCAACAGCAATTGCATATGGAGATCCAAAAAACTCACATATTTTATCTTCAAATAATTTTACTGTTTCAAAATTTATATTATTATTCATTAGGTTTTTAATGATTTTAATTATTTAAATCTCTATCTAATTCATTACTTATTTCAAACAATTGTTGATTATCACTCACCCAAATTTCCCGATAAATTTCATCATTCAATTTTAAAATTAAATCACAATATAACTCAATACTTATTTGTTCACAATATAATATTTGTTCCTTATTTTCAACTAAATAATGAATCATTTTTAATCTTTATTATTATCTTTTTTCTGAAAATCACCATCTGCATCACAATGTGACGGAGGATATCCAAGCTTTTTCAAACTATAGTGACGTAAAATTCTTTGTATTATATTATAAATACCAGTAAAGATACCACCAATTAAAAACATAAATCCTAACCAAATCCAAAAATCACTAAAAATAAATTTTAATTCTTCCATAATAATATATTTTATAATTAAATTTCAACTAATATTTCATCATTTTCTAATATAATTATATTTTTAATACGATTTTCTTCGCCAGTTTCATTATTTATTTCAGGTAATGAATTTATTTTCTTTTTTAAATTTTTAATTGAAATACTATTTTCCATAATTATAATTTTTTATAAATATTCTTTTTTAAAAAATAATCTCTTATACCAAGATAACTTAGAAAATTTATCTAATATTTTATTGGTATTATTTTTAATTATTTCATCTATTTCTTCTTGTTTTAATTTTTCGTGTTCTTCTTTTAAATTAGATATTAAATCAATACTTTCTTCTAAAATTAAACACATTGTCCCATTATCAATAGCAATAGGAATTCGTTTTCCTTTTAATTTATTAAGATTATTCCACGATACAATATCACATTTAATATCATTAACTAAATCTTTACCGTAACTTATTTTGTGAGCTAATAATATTTTTTCACGATCATAATTTTTAACTCCATCAATCATGAGTTTTGTATGTCCACATCCCCTTGTATTCAGATAATAGTCATATAATATTATAAGTTTTTCTAATGTTTTAGTTTCTTCCATGATAATTTATCATTAAATAATATTATGTTCTCTTAAAATTTTCTCAATATTATCATAATCAAAATACGCAATTCTAATTAATTTAATATTTTTATCTTTAGCAAATTTATTTTTTATTTCATCATTAATTTGTAGTTCTTTAAATTTTTCTTCTCCACCGAAATGTTTAATAATTTTATAATGTTGTATACCGTCAAATTCAATTAGAATGTTTTGTTCTGGTAAATAAAAATCAAATGGTAAAGATTTTTTATTTCTGCAATTTTCAAATTTTTTTTGATAAATAAAATTTATATTATTTTCTTTTAAAATTTCAGAAATTTTATTTTCACCCTTTGATTCGTTACATTTAGGACAACAATTATCACGATTTATAAAATTAATGTAACTTACATACCAAATATGATTATCTTTATTACATCTTAAATGAATTTTTGTTTGATTATTTTTATATAAAAATTTTTCTATTAATTCATAATTTTTCTTTTTGCATTTATTTAGAACATTTTTTTCTGCTTCTTCTTGTGTTATTTTTAAAACATTAACACATTTAGAACATCCATGATCTTGACTCACAAAACTACTATAAATTGTTTTCCATATATAATTATCTTTTTTACATTTTAAATAAATAGTTGTTTCATTATTCACATATATAAAATTTTCAACTAATTCATAGTTTTTTTCTTTACATTTTTTCAAAACTTTTTCTTCAGCTTCTTGTTGTGTTATTTTTATACTATTTCCACATTTAGGACAACCTTGATTTTGATTAATAAAATTATCATATTTAACATTCCACACATAATTATCTTTATTACATTTTAAATGAATTTTTGTTTGGTTATTTTCATATGAAAAGTTTTCAACTAAGGTATAGTTTTTTTCTATACATTTTTTTCTGCTTCTCCTTGTGTTATTTTTGAAACATTACCACATTTAGGACATCCACTTTTATTATGAATAAAACTATCGTATGTTGGTGTCCATTTATACTCATCAATAGTACATTTTAAATGAATTTTTGTTTTTGTACCTTTATAAATAAATTTATCAAATAAAACATATTTTTTTTCTTTACATTTTTCTAAAACTCTTTCTTCGGCTTCTTGTTGTGTTATTTTTAAATTTCCATTACATTTAGGACAACCTTGATTTTTATTTATAAATTTATTATATCTTACAAACCATTCATGTTTATCTTTATTACATTTTAAATGAATTTTTGTTTTATGGTTTTTATAAATAAAATTTTCAACTAATATATAGTTTTTTTCTTTGCACTTTATTAAAACTTTTTTCTCTGCTTCTTCTTGTGTTATTAATGGTCTATTACCACATTTAGGACATCCACTTTTACTATGAATAAAACTATCATAAATTATATTCCATATATAATTATCTTTATTACATTTTAAGTGAATTATAGTATCGTTATTAACATATATAAAATTTTTAATTAATTCATAATTTTTTTCTTTACATTTCTCTAAAACTTTTTGTTCGGCTTCTTGTTGTGTTAATCTTAAGTTTCCACTACATTTAGGGCATCCTTGATTCTTACTAAGAAAATTATTATAAGTTACATACCAATCATACTTATCTTTGTTACATTTTAAATGAATTTTTGTTTTATTATTTTTATATGAAAAATTTTCAACAAGAATATAGTTTCTTTTCTCACACTTTTTAAAAACATTTTCTTCTGCTTCTTGTTGTGTTAATTTCTTTAACATTAAATAATTTTAAACATAAATTTATTTTTAAATTTTAATAACAATATCCCAATTCCTTAGCCCCTTTTAATATTAATTCTTTATCTCTTTCACCTATTTTTCTTGCTGGACTTCCACCATAAATACACCACTGTTCAGTACTTTTTTTCAATAATGAATTTGCTGCTAAAACACTGCCCTCTGCCATTTCAACATAAGGTAATACAACAGAATTAACTCCCACTAATGAAAATCTTCTCATGATTATTTTATTACCAATAAGATTTCTATATTTTAATGGTACTATTGGATTTATTAATCCTTTTGTAAAATCATCACTTATAACCACAATTTTTGACCCCGATCCAATGTTTGTGAAGTCTTCCATAATTAATTCACCTGTAGGGCCACCTAGCACAGATACTCCATTTCCAATGTGTATATATGATCCTAATTCAGCAGAAACAGAAAAATAAACATATCCATCAATCGAAACATGATTTTCAATTTCAACTAATTCTGGTTGTGTTATTTCACACCACTGATGGATTCTAACATCTTCACCAATTTTCTTAAAAAGATTATCATATCTATCGGTTCTTACCATTTAGATTCCTCCATCGATTTTTAAATTACTTCCACAAACATAATCATTTTCAATTAAAAAAACAATGGTTTTAAATAATTCTTCAACAGTACAAAATCTTTTTAAACCTATTTTATTTTTCGCCATTTCAATAAATTTCTCATCTACTTTTTCACCCATTCCATATTCTGTATACCCCAATTGAATTGTATTACATGTTATTCCATATTTAGCATTTTCTTTATTTGCTGTACTTATTAATCTATCTAAAAATGCTTTTGAAGCACAATATATTGAATTCTTTGGAATGTTTTGTTCAGAAAATACTGACGATATTGCAATTATTTTACCACTTTTCTTTTCAATCATTCTAGGTAAACAAGCAGCTAATATATTAATATTTCCCATGATATTAACATTTAACATATCAATAATTGATTGATAATTATCTTCATTAATATCATTTAAAAATACATCAAATTTTTTACCAGATAAATTCAAAACAATATCAACATCGTTGACTTCAAAAAAATGTTGTACTTGTTTTAAATTAGTAACGTCAACAATTTTACTACTTATTGCAAGTACTTCATAATTTTCCTTCAATAATGGAATTAATTTAGAACCTAAACCACCTGTTGCACCAAAAACAGCAATTGTTTTCATAAAATTTTATATATTATTTAATATAATATTCCATGTTGGTGTAATATTCAGAAAAGAACTAACATTATTTTCAATAAATTCATCATCAATATATTTAGTATGATTAAATATTACCATTTTCTCATCAACATATAATTTATTATTATATTTTTTGGCATTAAATTGGATATACCATGCACCACATTGGTATACATTATCAACAATTTTTATTTTTAATTTTTCATGTGTTATTTTTGAGATCATCCATTGAATCCCAGCATGATGTGAATTAATTTTTACAAATTCATCCCACTCTAAAATTATATTATCTCTTAGTTTAAGAAATGTTTTTTTATTTCCAATCAAAATCGATCCAGTAAATTCATTAAAAATTTTTAAATATTCAAATTGTTCAGAATTAATAAAATTTAAATTTTTTGTAACGTCATATAATGTCATAGGTGGATTAGCAGAATAAACAGAAATAATTTGATCTTCTTCTGGTATTAAATTATTTAATTCAATATCTGTCATTTCTCGTTGCATTATTGTATCTGCATCAATCTGAATTATTACGTCATCATCAGAACAATTTAAATAATCAATAAATTCACCACCTTGTGGACAAACAAAATCACATCTATTTTTTGGATAATCAGAACGATACGTATAAATTCTTTTTCTTTCCATTAAATAATATTCACCAATATAATCATTAGGTAAAAAATCAATAAATCCAACAACAAATCTGTCTTTCCAATATTTTTTTACTGAATCAAATAATGGTTTTGATTTTTCATAATAACTACTTGTTACTTGCGTTGTTAATATAAATTTCATTTTTTATATATAATATTTCTAATTAACCTAATGATCATATTAATAATATTTTTATCTAGGCTTTGGATATTTAGTTTCTCCCACAACATCTAAAATATCTACATTATTCCAATCAAAATTATTAACATCAGCTATTTTTTTACCTAAATATTCACTATGACAATATAATCCACCAACTGGTCTATTTCTCAAATATTCATCAGCTAATAATGAAAATCTTCCAACAATTGGATTTGACATACCTGCCTCAATACATTCAAAACCAAGTGCTTTTGAAAATAAACACTTTAATGCCATATCACTAAATTGAAAAAAATGCCAAGGTCTTTCATGTGAAGAAAAAGAAAAATGTGTTTCAATCATTACAATTCCCCCAATTTTTAATAATTTAGAAATTTCTATAGCAACAATCCAAGGCATTGCAAAATGTTCAAAACACGCACTACTGAATATTATGTCAAATTTTTCATCTTCATTAAAATATGAAGAAAGTTTATGTGCATCACCAACAACATCAACATTTTTTCCTGCATAAAAATCAAATCCAACATATTCTGCATTAGAAAATTTATTTCTATTTTTAGCGTTAGTTACTTCACGACTCCCCACTTCTAATATTCTCATTCCACTTTTATTCCCAATAGAATATAAATAATTTTGCCATTTAGAATGATTAATTGTTTCTGATAGAGGAACATCTGGTGCTAGAAATTGTCTATCATAAAATACGTTATTTTGATTTTCCATTGTTAGTTTATTTTAAAATTTAAAATTATTTTTATTTGATTATATTAAGTTTTGAAGTTATGTTTTTATGTTTCTTTCTATGTTTAAGAACACGATATGTTGGTACTTCAAACTCTTTTCTTTTGAAGACTCTTTTCACCATTTTTTTACATAATTCTTTTATTTCTTTATTATTGAGTTCATATTTTGATTTTAATATTGAATATATTTTATGATAACTAACATGTATTTCATTATTATCTAAATCATATGTTAAATACCATTCTCCTTTTCTGTAAGATTCAATTATCCCATCATTTATATTATCTTCTAAAATTATTTCTTTAAATTCTGATTGTTTAAATGATTTCAATAAAAATTTACTTGCTTCCTGAATATTTATTTCGTTTTTCATATTATGAATAATCATAATTTTATACTATTTTCCACTTCATTTCCGAAAACGTCCCAACCTTCTGTTTGTTGCCTTGCAAACAATTCAACACGAGGTAAATCACCCATTAATTCAATTATTCTTTCTCTAAAAATATCTGGCTTCTTAGAATGTTTTTCATTTAAAGCAAATATTGTTTCTTCGTTAAATTCTTCTTCAGCTAACTGAACAGATCTTATACCATGATTAATTACTTTAGGTTTTCCTTTAGTTGCAATTAAACAAAATTCTGATAATTGCCTTGAATAAAACCCCATTCCAAAACCAAGTTTATCATTTTTGGTTGTTTTAACCCAATTGAATCCTGACATTGTTTTTACCTTAAAACCCCAAGATTTAACAACTCTAAGTGCTTCTTCTGGTTGTGATGCCACCCACCACATAAATAAAATACAATCATCTGCAGCTATTTCACTTACTGGTAAATTACAAATTTCATCAACAGTCATGGTTTTATATTGTGCTTCAGAACCACTTTTCATACTACCACCAGTATTTTTATTATTAAAACTCCAAGGACAATCAGCGTATATGATAGAATATTTCATGATAATATTTTTAATTAAGATATTTCTGATTGAATAACTTGACCCACATTATATTCATCTAATGTATATTTCAAAAAAAATGTGGAATTATCTAATGGATTAACAATTTTCCAATCTTCTAAATATCTATTCCACATTTTTTTATAATATAAATTACTTGATTTATTAATTCGATTTTTAAAATATTTTAAAAGATATTCGTGTGCTTTGATTTTATCTTCTGCCATCACAAAATATTCTTCACCATGATCGTTTGGATTAAAATGATATTGTTTCATAATTTTATTATTAATGTTCTCACAAAATTAAATAAATTATAATTAATATCCTAGTTTTATTTAAAATATTTTATAATTGATACTCCCCATGTCCAACCTGAACCTACTGCTGGCATAATTAGAATATCACCATTTTTTATTTTATTTTCTCGATATAATCCATCTAATGCCATTGGTATTGAAGCACCTGCAGAATTACCATATTTAATCATATTTAAAACTACTTTTTCGATTGGTAGTCGAAGTATTTCTGCAGTTTTAATAAGAACATTAATACTTGGTTGATGTGGAATTAGCCAAGAAATGTCTTCAACACTTAAGTTATTTTTATTTAAAGAATCTAATATTGTATATGGTAATGTTTTTGTAGCAAATTCAAAAACTGCTTTTCCATTCATTTGAAATGTTTCACCGTGATGACAAGTAAAAATATCTTTTCCTATGCCATCACCATAAATATCAGTACTTATCCAACCACCTTCTGTTTCAGAAATAATTATACTTCCAGAACCATCGCCAAAAAATACGCAATTCCGATCACTCCAATCAGTAATTTTAGAATATGTTTCTGAAGCAACCAACAATATATTTTTATATTGTTTTGTTTGAATTAAATTAGTTGCTAATTGCATTCCATACACAAAACCAGAACAAACTGCATTAATATCAAATGCTGGACAAGTTATATCTAATTTTGACATTAAAATACATGCTGTTGAAGGAGATATTCTTTCAGGACTTGAGGTAGCAAATATTATTAAATCGATTTGATTTTTATTTAAACCACTATCTTCAATTGCATTTAATGCTGCTCTATATGCTAAATCTGAATTACTTTCTTCTAAGACAACATGTCTTTCTTCAATACCTAATTTATTTTTAGTCCACTCAGGATTTGTATTTTTATTTATTAAATAAACTTCTTCGTTATTTAACGTTTTTAATGGAACATATGATCCAATGCCTTTTATTCCAACATTGTTTATTTTCATTTATTTTCTGGAATTAAAATATTTTATTATTATATTTCTATAAAATTCATTGGCAATAAATTTTTCATCTTTTGAAATAAATTCAAACTTAAAAAAATTATTAGAACATGTTGAAAATGCAATTGGAATTGGTGATTTAAGATCAACAAAATCTATTGGGTATTCATCACCAATGTTTTCTAAACCAAGAATATTTAATATTTGATTAGTCATATGAATAAAAACATATGATGTAGGATGACTTGCATATAGAAATAATCTTTTCTTGCTTATATTTTCTTTTATATAATCATGTACTTTTATATCGGTATATTTATCTTTTTCTTTTAAAATCTTCATTGTTTTATCATGTCTTTCATCATAATTAAAATCAATTTGATTATTATCATATTTCAATAAAATTTCATTCAATGATAAACCAGATTTTATTAAATCATCAATAATTTCGATATTTTTAGTAACACTATTATACCCATCCCTATTGCACCATTCATCAGTAACATCTCCATTAAGTGCAGGTACTAAAGGCCATAAACTAAAATTATATACATAAGGTATTGAGATTGTTATACATGTTGATTTCAATAATGACTTCAAATAATTTGTTGAATTTTTACCATATCTATCGTCTAATGGTTGATAAATAAAAACATCTGTATCTCTTAATGAAGTATAATATTTGTCAATTAATATTTCATCATTATGAATCATTTGATAGTTACGAACAACGTCAGTAATATTATATTTATCTCTAAATTCTTGACTTTCATTAAGAAATTTAGCAATTGCTCCACCTTGGCAAGTAGCAAATATAAAAACATTTAATTTATTCATTTAAAAACACTTTATCTAGCTTCTGTCCTTGATATTTCCCCGTTTTCATTTCCAGTACTTTCGTTTTATCTTCTAATATAGTATAGGTATGTCCACCTCTTAAAGTAAAGCTACAATCACCTTCTTCAAGTATTGATTCAGCAATTATATTATCATCAATATCATAGAAAGTACATTTAACCTTTCCTCTTAAAACAACCCATGATTCTTGAGCAATTCTATCATTATCGGTTACTTCTCTTATTATGTGTTTATGTGGCCTAAATGTTTTACCTTTATCCATTTTAAGTGCTGCACATTGAATAAAATTATCTGGTTCAATTATTTCAAACCTAAAATCATCCATTTTATCAAAATCATCAAATCTATATATCACATGTAATAAAAGATTAGGATCTACTTTTGAGAATATTTTTTCCATTTAATTTATTATATTAAAAAATCTTTATATATTTCATTATATTTTTGAAGATTAGATGTAGTGCGTTTCACAATAAAACCATATTCTGGCGAAATATAAAATGTATCCCAAACACTGCCCCAATCTAAATAAGTATTTTTATTATCTGTTTTAAAATAATCAATAATCACATTAGTTGCCATGCTTGCACTAAATAAATAATAATTATCATTACCTAATTTATTTATGTTTTCAATTGCATTAATAATTTCTTGTTTAGCTAAATAACAATTTATTGTTGGTATACTAATGTGGGTAAAATTAAAAAATTTGCTTAATTTCTCTAAATATTGTGGTCCAATCAATACTAATTTTTTTGTTTTTAATACGTCTAATAATTTTAGGTATTTTTCTGGACTTTGTTCATGGGTAATCCTAATAAAATCATAGTTTAAATATGATAATTGTGGATTTTTATTTTTTAGATCATTTAAAATATTTTTTACGTGAGGGAGTTGAGCATACCAATAATCAAAAGATTCTAAAACATAATTTTCATCATGAACATAATTTAATAATGCATTTTTTAATTCAATCGACATTTCTGGAAAATATACATGACCATCACAATTAGCGTTATTTGGAGTTTCACCAATTATTGCAATTAATTCACCATCATTATATCTTGAATATTTAAAATGTTCATTATTTTTAATTTTATTAAAATAATAATCAAAATCTTTTGTATAAAACATATTATTTATTATTTGTTTTATTTTCATATTTGGTTCAGGAATTCTCTCACAAAGACCAACATTTGTTGTTATATTTATTTGTATTAATTTTTCTTCTGCTAATATTCTATAAAAATTTTTTGCATCATTTTTTTGAATTTCATCTATATTTGAAACAGTTGCACGAGTTTTACTACTGTGATGAATAATCGGAGAACTATAAACTAAAGCAACATTATAACCAGCATTTACTGTTTTTGCAAAAACATAATCATCACCACCAAAAATTATTAATTCTTTTGGTATTTCTGGCATTATGTTTCTTCTTATTGTAAAATCCCAACCCTGATAATATACTGGATCTAATATCTTATATTCTAACGTGCTCTTAGTTTCAATATAATTAGGATTATTTGTTACATGTATAACAAAACCAACTTGTGTTTCTAAATTAAAAACATTAATAGTATCATCAATAAATTTATTAGATAATTCAACATCGTTATTTAAAAAACACAAAAATTCACATAAACAAATATTTTTAAAATTATTCCAAATATGATTAAGTGGTACATTCTCAGAATTTCTAAGTACGATAATTTTATTGCTTTCACAATAATTTAGAAAATCTTGAGTACCTTCTTCACTAGAATTTTGATCATATAAATATATTTCAAAATTTTTATTTGTTTGATTTAATAAATCATATATACACTTCTTTGTTAATTGAAGTTGATTTAAATTTACTACAACAACTCCAATTTTATTTTTTTGAATTTCACTATTCATGTTTAGCTAAATTTAAAATATAATTATATTCAAATAATTCTTTTAATTGTGTTTTATAATCAGGAACAATAATATTAATGTTATTACGTATTGTAATTAATGAACGATCACATTTTATTGGTGTCCTGAGTGGAATAACATTTACATTTAATTTATATGTTTCAGAAACTAATTTAACTAAATCATATTTATTTATTGAATTTTCAGTAAAAACATGTTTTACTCCTTTCCAAAACATATTTTCATTAATTATGTCTTCACATATTTTTACAAATTCTAAACAAGTAATGCCATTCCAAATATGATTAGTATACCCGTTTACTGTCTTATTTTTATTTGATTTAACAAATTCAATAAAAGACATTTTATTTTTTAATTCTTCACCAATTATTGAAGTTCGAATAACAGTTGCATTTGATGGTTCGCCCAATGCTTTTGTTTTTCCATAAACATCTATTGCATTTGTAGAATCTTCTTCTGAATATTTACCACGTAAACCATCAAAACAACAATCTGAACTAGGTTGTAGCATATTAACCTTAAATAATTCACAAATATTAGCTAATTTTCGTGGAAAAACAGAATTAATATTAATAAAATCTAAATCATCAATTCCATTTCTTTGTTTTATTATTCCAATACAATTAATTACCACATCTCCAACATTAATATCTTTATTTTTTAATACTAACATAATATCACTAGAATTTGTTAAAGATAAATCATTAAAATCTTTTCTGTTTATATCAATAACATCAAAATTTTTTAATTTAAAATATGTACTAACATATCTTCCTAACATTCCGGTACTGCCAAATACAAAAATTTTCATAATAAATCATTTTTTTAAAAAACCACCATTCATTAGTAATTTATAAAGATAATTCTCATCTTTAATATTGTCTGCTGATGAAAATTCTATAAAATTAACTTTTTTATTTTTTTCTATATGTGAATAATCTTTATTTATTTTTATTGAAGGTAAAATTATAAAATAATTTTCATTAAAAATATAAGATTTTTGAGATTCATGTTCTGATATTAATACTTCATGTATTTTTTCACCTTCTCTTATACCAACTTCCTCAATAATAGTATCTTTATTACCATAATAATCAACCAATGCTTTACCCAAATCTTTAATATAAAAACTAGGCATATTCATAACAAACGTTTCTCCACCAATACTATTTTCAACTGCTTGAAATAATAATTCAATTGCTTCTGAAAGTGTTAAGAAAAATCTTGTCATTATGTTACTAGTTATAGTAATTTTATTATTCGTTTTGATTTGATCAATAAAATATGGCACAACACTACCATTAGATCCTAAAACATTTCCACCTCTTATACAAACAAAATTAGTATCAGTTGTTAAATTATTTGCTTGAATTGTTAATTTTTCACCAACTGCTTTAGTTAATCCATATAAATTATTTGGACTGACCGATTTATCTGTTGATACATCAATAAAATATTTTATTTTATATTTAATTGCTGAATTAATTAAATTAATTGTACCATTTATATTTGTTTTAATTGCTTCTTGGGGTAAATTTTCACAAATAGGAACATGTTTAAGTGCAGCTAAATGAAAAACATAATCAATATTGTTATTACTAAACAATCTATCTACTGCTTCAGCATCTCTAATATCACCAATAACATATTCAATTATTTTATTATTAAATTTTCTTTGCATATTTACCTGCGCAAATTCACCTCTTGAAAAAATTATTATTTTCTTAGGATTTTTTAATAATAATTGTTTTGTTAATTCGTTTCCCCATGAACCAGAACCACCATCAATTAATATTGTTTTATTTTTAAACATAGATTATATTTTAATAAAATTCGGATATTTTATTACCCATTCTTTTAATTCTTTATGATTTACTTCTTCTAAAGAAACGAATCTTTTTTTAAAGATTTCATCATTTCTATTAAATAGATCAATACCACTTTCCAAACATTTTATAATATGTTCTTCATTATTTATTTCAACATTATTTGTTTGTATTTCAGAATATGATTCTAATTTTAATTTAATTCTATCTTTATCACCAAGAAAACTATAATGCCAACCACCATTATTAATTATCTTAATATCTCTACCACTAAATAAACGAGTATCTTGTGGTGATTTTACGTATTTTTTCTTGATTACTACTGTACCAAACCATTCTTGATTTTGTATGCAATTCACATAATAATAAAACAATTTTTGTTTTAATTTAAAAATATCATAATTATTATTAATTCCTTCTAATATTGCATCTGGATTAGGAATTTCATCAACATCTGAAATAATAATATAATCATTGTCATTTGCTGAACTTAAACCTTGAATAATTAGATTTCTATTATAGAACTCATTTTCCCATGCATCACTATATGGTAATTTATCTACACTAATATAAATTATCTTATCTGAATATTTTTCAAATAAATTTTTATTCTTTTCATAATACATTTCTTTTTCATTTCCAGTAAATGTTGTTCCTGCTTCAACTAATACAAAATAATCAACCACATTATATAATGTCATCAACCTAAGTTCTAATAACTCAAGTTCATTAAAAAATATAAAACAGTCAAAAATTTTCATAAAAATCTATATTTTTCCTAACAAAACATTAATTATTATGTCTGAAACATTTTCAATCAAATAACCATCGGGTACAATCCATTTATTTTTTCTTTTATTTATTATATTATATGCTTCAATAATATTTTCTGTTTTCGTACCACACAATATACTTGAACCGCATTCAATTAATTCTTGTCTTTCAGTATATTCTCTAATTACTAATGATGGTATGCCAAAAATACATCCCTCTTCTGGTGTGGTTCCCGAATCACTTATTATACATTTAGCGTTTCTTTCTAATTTAACAAAGTCAAAGAATCCAAACGGTTCAGAAACAATAATATCTTCATTTAATTTTATGTTAAATAATTTAAGTTTATTTCTAGTTCTAGGATGTATCGAAAATACTATTTTTTCTTTACTATCTTTATCTATAATATTAATTGCATTTATGATATTTCTTAATGTTTCTTCATTATCTACATTTTCAGAACGGTGTGCAGTAACCAAAACATATTCATTTGAATAAAGATTTAATTTTTTTAAAATATCACTATTACTAATATCAAAACTATAATTTTCTAATACTTCAAATATTGGATTGCCTGTTTTAAACACATTATTTTTACTAAATCCAATATCTAAAAGATTTTGTTTACTATTTTCGATATAAGGAAGATTATACGTTGATACATTATCAATTATTCTCCTATTCATTTCTTCTGGAACTCTATTATCAAAAGCTCTATTACCTGCTTCCATGTGATATACTGGAATTTTATGTTTTGCAGCAACAATAGCAAGCAATGCTGAATTAGTATCTCCAAGAATTAATATTTTGTCTGGTTTTTCTTTTATTAATATTTTTTCAAATTCAATAATAGCATTTCCTAAAAAATCTCCAAATGATTTACTCTCGTGTTCAAAATAATAATCTGGTTTTCTAATTCTTAGTTCATTGAAAAATATTTTACTTAAATTATAATCAAAATTTTGATTAGTATAAACCAAAACATGATCAACCAGTTTGTTTAATTTTTCTACTATTACTGATAAACGTATGATTTCTGGTCGAGTACCAATTAATGTTAATATTTTCAAAATATTTTAAATTTTATTATATTTATTTTTTATTTACTTCGTAATCAGTTTCTAATGTAGTGACTCCATAATATAATAATCTATTTTTATTACGTAACTCATCAAGATTAGGCATTGAATAAAATGCTCTTGGATGATATTGATGTACAACTGAAATATCATCAGAAATACTTAAATTTAACCCCAATCTTTTTATTCTTAATAAGAATTCATTATCATCATATTCAATTCCCTTTGCATATCTTTCATCAAAACCACCTAATTTTTTCATGTTTTTTCTAGTCATTGCTGAACAAAAATGATAATAACATGGTCTATGTTTTGAATGATTATACCAACCAACATCATTTGTTATTCCTTGTGGCAATGTTTTTAATAAATTAGGAATTGTATTATTTTCACAATATTTATATAATTCATTTGTTAATTTTTCATCTAATGAAAATGTTGACATAGTAATATACTTAGTATCATCAATATTTTTATTAACATAACTAAGTACATCATGAACATGTAAACATTCAGGATTTTGAATTATAATTATATCCCCAACAGCAGCTCGTATTCCAACATTAAATGGTACACAAGGATTGACATACCATTTATCTTCTTTTTCTAATCTAATTATCTTTAAAAATGAAAATTCTTCAAGATATTCTTCTAATCTATGTTCTGGTGAACTACAATCATCAACAACAATTAATTCAAAATTTTTAAATTCTGATTTTTCGATAGATTTAAGTGTTTCAAAAAACTGCTTCTTTCTATCGAAATAAGATGTGATAATCGATATTTTTGGTTTTTGGTTTTTAATTAAAATACAACCATTTTTATCTGTTTTTGTTTTAATTACTTCGTTAGCAATTTTAGAAAATGTTGTTTTATATTCATTATGATTATTTTCATTTAAAATATTATTATATTTTTGTGATGTAGCATGTCCACCATACCAATGATAACCAATAGAATTTAAATTAAATTCATTAATACCTAATGATCTACTAAAACTATAATCAACTTTAGTCCAATCTAAACCATATAATAATGTTGTCGATAAATTATAAAACTTTAAATTAGAATATTTTGAAATTATTTTATTATATATTTGAGTAAAAGGGCTATGACCAAATTTTTTATAAATTAAATGAACACCCATCGATTGATAATCACTTTCATTATAATTATTTACACCAAATTCAAATAATTTTTTATAATATTCATTATTAATTGATGCGCCTAAAAATCCTATAGTTAACCACCAAACCTTATAATCTGTTTTAGATTGATATTCATGGATTATTGTATCATAACCACCATCAACAATTTTATTATAAAAATCATCTATCGGTCTAAAAAACAACACGTCCATATCACAATAAAATCCACCACCAACGAATAATTGATAATATCTAAATAAATCGCTTTCGTGTACTGGTGATATATTTTTTAATTTATCTTGTACTTCTTTGGGAAACTCAACCATTTCTATTTTAATATTTAATTCTTTAAGTTTACTAAAATAACTACTACCAGTATACATATAATAATCTTGTTCATCTGTTCCTTTCCATGCTTTATCTTTTACATTATTATTTGATACAAATAAAGTAATATCCCAATCTGGATTCATTTTTCTAAATGAAAATATTGTCATATATCTCATCCAAGATAAATCACAACCACTCCAATAAAAAAATATTTTTTTTGGTATTTTTCTCGATAAAGAAAAAGTATTAACTTTTTTTATTTCAATAATTTCTTTTTGTTCTATATTTGCTGATATAACAGGAGCTTTAGGTTTACCGTATATTCTTAATTTATCTGCTTCATCCATTTTTTTATTCTCTTTTTTATCAATAAAAATTCCTTGCTTATTTCTAAATTCTATATTTTTTTTTATTTGATTTTTTAAATTAAACCTTTCTTTTTTTACTCCCATGTCTCATTTATAACATTTTCATATAATTCTAATATTTTTTTAGTTGAATAATTACTATGATATTTTATAACATCTTTTGGAACTTCTTGTAATTCTTTACTTAAAATATTACCCTCTTTATCTACACTATAAATAATTCCGGGTTTTCCACATAAAAATCCTTCTATTGTTGTTCGACCTTTAAATATTCCTGCAGTATAATCACATTTTTTTAAATAATCTTCAACGTTTGATTTAACTCCCAAATATTTTACGTGTTGATTATTTAAATCAAGTAATTCATTAATGTAATCATTATTATCTGCACCGATAATCCAAAGTTCTTGATTATTTTCTTTTGTTGTTTGAATCAAATCTATTATAATATTTTTTCTCAAATGATCTAATGTTCCTATAAATAGTACTACTTCTTTTTCATTTTTTATTTGTTTATACTTAGTATTAAACCTATTAGAATCAAACGGATTATCTATTTCAACAATATTTTCTTCATCAATACCAAAATTTTTAATATAATTAGTAATTGATTCTCTAATTGAAATATATTTTTTTATTGTTGGATTAATAATTGGTTCTTCAAATACTGGAATAACTTCACTTCTTACATGCATAACTGCAGGAGTATTTGGTATTAATTGTAATATTAACTCACCAATAGGTTTATGATTAATATGTATTATATCAAATTCAACTTCATTTTTAATAAAATTAAATCTACCTTCTTGATCTAAAATATAATTAGGTAAATTTGCATATGAATATACTTTAACACCATTTTTTCTTGCTTTATCATATAAAGGATTACCAACAACAGATGATATAATTGTAACATCACACCCTAATTTAACTAATTCTTTTGATAACTCATAGTTTGAAACTTCTGAACCAGTATAATTTTTAAAAAATTGACAACAAATTAATACTCTTAACTTATCTTCAGAAACATGTCTTATTGGTAAATCATATTCTTTTACAAATTTTTGTCTATTCTCTTCCCAACTTTGATTAGTTATTCCAATAGATTTATGTAAAACTCTTATTGAGGTAATTACTCCTATGTTATTGTTACTCAGATAGTTATCTACTACGAAGGAATGATCATAATAGTGGTACTTACCATAATTTTCATTAAATTTATTCGTAATTTTATTACAATCAACAGCCATAAATAATCCATCAATTGTTACAACTGGTTTTATTCCTTTATATTCATTTGAATATTCACTTACCCAAGTATTAATACCATCTGAATGTTCTACCACCCCCACCATTTTACTGCGATCGCTCCAAAATACAGCACTATCACTCATAAACGTACTACCTGCAACACCTAATATAGAATAATCACTATTATTAAAATAATTTAATAATATTTTACCCCAATTATTTGTTTTTATAATTATATCGTTATGACAAAATACCATTATAGAATTTTCAGTATTATGTTCTTCAATAGCTTTATTATAAATTTCAGATAGTGAATATTGATTATAGTTAGTATAACATATTACTTTATGTTTTACACCAACAGTACTATCTATGTGTTTAATAAATTTTTGATTCTCATCATCAGAAAGATGCGAGGAAAATACGACAACTATATTATTCTTCATTATTAATTTAATTTACCAAAAGCAAATGTAATTAAATTAATTTAATATTGCAAGAATTAATTTTTTTTAAATGCAGTTAAAGCTGTTTCGTAATCTGCTTTTGCTTTTGATAAAGGAAATGGAATTCTAATAACTTTTTGATTTGGGATATCAAATTCGCTAACATATTGATTATTACTTAATAAAATTAAAAAATCGTAAAATGGACTACCATAATATTTTTGTGATAATTTATCTAATCTACTAAATTCAGTGTTCCATGTTTCATACTTATCACTTGAATTAACAGGTAAATTAACAAATGGCATCATGTCTATTGTTCCATCATTGTTTCTTAATATTGAATATCTATCGTAATCATTTTGCTGCATAATGTACTTTATTTTAATATATTATATCACTTTATTTAAAGTATTATTACAATTATTTATCTAACATTAGTTAAAGCTTTTGTTAAGTTATTCTGTTCTACTGTTAAAATATTACTCATATATGCTTCTTGTTTATCTGCCTCAGTAGAAGGACGATAATACATACCATCTTTACTAAAAGTTGAATTAGCATATTGATTAAAAGTAACTGCATTCTGAAGTGCATCAATTGGTCCTTTTAATGATTGACCACCTAAAACCTTCATTTGTAGGGTTATTTTGGCACTCATATATTGTACACCAAAATTTTCGGGATTAGTATCTAAAATTGCGTCACTATAATCAATAGTTAAATTTTCAATAATAACTTTAGTATAGAATTGATCACCAATTCTTAAAACACATATTGGTTGACGGCCAAATACAGAATTTCTAGCAGTTAAATTACCTTGTGAATCAACAGTATCAAATCTTTTAGCAGAACCTTGTCTCATACATTGATGTAAAAATGTTAATCTTCTATGAAAATCTTCTGGTGTTTGACTATGAAAAACAGGGTAAAAATAATTACCAGAGATCGATTTAAATCCTTTGAGAATACCACCATCATTTGAACCGTTTTCTAAATCTACTGTTCTTTCTTTAAAAACATTTTCACTGGCCTTATTACTGTTTTGTTTTTTACTTATATTATCAGCAGCAGCATTATCTTTTTTTAAATTTTGAACTGCTTGAGTATCTGTTGTTGTTAATGGTTGTACTTTTTTATCAACAGCAACATTATTTCTAATTACTTTAATTTCGGCATATCTTTCAAAGATAACAGCAGGATCTTCATTTTCTAAAGCTAAATTTCTATTTTCAGCAGTAGTACTTCCAATAGAACTATATGTAATATTAATACCTAATTTATCTGGTGTATTAGCAAATATTGCTTTTATTCTTTCAGTAACAAAAATTTGAGCTACTTGTGCTCTTCTTATTCCTAAAGATTGATTATTAACATCAGTACCACTTTTAGAAGCAGCACCAGTGATTATAATATCATAATATTTTCTATTAACTTCATTACTATAAACATTTCTTAATATATTATTTAATGGACAATCTCCATTAAGATTATATTGTGAAAAATTAGGTGGCAATAATGATAAATTTAAATGTAAATTATTATCTGGAGCACTTCCTGTTAATCCAGTAACTATATACACACTACTATTAAAACCATTACCTTTAATTTTAGTTGATTCAAAACATCCATCATCTATTTCATAAGCCATTGTTTTATACAAATAATCAATAACTGTTGTTAAATTATCTTTTTGTGTTGGATAATCATTCGGAAAATACATTTTAATTGACTGAGGTGATAATACATCGGGTTCTGCCATATCAACTGGTCCAGTTATTATTTCTTGTTTTTTATTATTTCCGTCCTGTATTTTATTTGGATTAACAGTAGGTGGTGTAATTGGATTATATGATTCACCCCCAAATGCAAAAAATTCCGAAATTAATCTATGTTTATCAGTACCTTGATATAATTGATTTTTTAAATTCATTGGATAGTCAACAATTAAAGAAAAACTAACTGTCGCACTTCTTTCACTATACATGTAACTATACATTGGTTCATTTCTACCAACCATAACAGTAGGTTCAAATTTAGCAGATTCACTTTCATTTACTTCCATATTATATGGAGGAAACCACATTAATCTACCATTAAATTGTCCTACTTCACTAATTGGAATTGTTGAACCATATTCATCATCAATAATACCAACACCATCACTACCAATAACTCTAACAGCAAGATTTTCAATACTAAACATTAAATTTTTACTATTAACTTTACCTTCTTTATCTAAAGTAGGATGAATTCTAGGTATAACACTATTATATGTTACTGAATCAGGATTTCCACCATAAACTTGATTTCCATTAAATCTAATTGCTTTAGCAAATCTATCGTATTGATCTAACATTGAATGTTGTCTAATACCAGTTTTTCCAGCAGTTCCATTTTTTTGAGAATATGTACTATTACTAGCAGCCCACATTGCTGAACCATTAAAACCAATTACATTTTGTCCTTTTTTAAATGCTTTTCTTGTAATATCAACAACACCACCTTCACTTGCATTTAATAAATTTCTAGTATATTCTAATAATCCAGAATATACATTAAATCTAGTTAAATCAGGAGTTAAATTATTTACTTCTTTTTGAACATTTAAACTATTACCACGTGAATCAGCAATATTTTTATTTGCATTTGAAGATATACCATCTCTACCCCAAACTATTTTATTATGAATATCATCATTTTCATCACTAGTACTAATCCAACTATTTTCTATTTGACTTATTTGAAATTCATCTTTTTTTACTGTTTCTCCAAAATTATACTTAACAAAATTATAATCTGGTGCATATTCTTGTGTTGTATTAGGATATTGAGGATTAGTTCTATTCATAGAAATAACCATATCTCCATTAGCATCATTAATTGATCCTTGTTTTGATTGAGTACTACTATATGGATTTAAATTAAAAAAACTATAATAATTTTTAAATTTATTAAGTGGATTAGCAAATGAACCAATAATATTATTTCTTTTAGTTAATGGCATTTCAACATCAACACTAGATTGATTTAATACTGAATCATTATTAGAACTAATACCAAAATAATTTGAAGTACTAAATCCTTCTTTATATAAATTTTGATTAAGTGCTTGATATAAAAATGTTAATTGTCCACTACCACTATTTTTTATAAAATCAGCATTAGTTGATGTTTTAGTAAATGGATAATTTTGTTCTGGATTAGCAAATACTATAGCATTTAGAAATTGTTGAAATGTAGATATACTATTAGGTTTAGTTATTTTATAATCTATATTTTTATTAAAAACGTGAGTATTTTTACTTCCATCAAATAAATTAGCTAATTTAATAGTTGGTAACGTTTGTTGAGAAATATGTGAAGTAGCATTATAAGCTAATTGTGTACCTAACATTGCTAATCCAATTTGAGCAAGTGGTGTATTTGGAGTACTTACTAATCTACCTATAACAGTATTATTCAAATCAAATGCTTTGAATGGCATAATTAGACTAGTAACACTATTAACTGAATTTATTATATTTTGAGATTTAGTTTCTTCAGTTAATGGATATATTCTATTTGAATCATATAAATTCCTAGATAATAGTTTTTTTCTAAAATTATTATTTTCAATTAATAATCTTGATGGACTTATATTAACATTATCTATTGACGTTGAAGTATTATTAATTGGTTTACTACCAGCCATTGAATTTATTTTTTATAAATACTTGCTTATTAATTTTGATTGTTGTAGTTTTACCTTGGGATATTATATACTTGGCTTAAAATACTTATATATCTATATTTCAATCTCTTAATGTTGAGGGTGATATTAAGGTTTTCTTAATAAGAATTAAAGAAAGATCTTAATTTAAGTAATTCTTCTTAAATTAAGAAGAAAAATATTTGGGTATAAATATAGTATGATTTTAAATGAAAAATATTCAAACCAGAATTTATTCAAAATAATTATATATCTTTGTTTTTAAAACTGAATTTCAAAAAGAAATGAATATAATATCCCCTTACTGTCGAGTTTTTATTAAATTAATTAATTTAATCACAAACATTGTAAATTCGTTTTTGCTTTGTAAAAGCGAGAAAGAGTTTTGTTTATATATTTATCTTTCGTAAGAAAAGATTCGTTTGAAAGTAAAAAACTTGTCGAAGTTACAAGAAATAATTTACATTTCAAAGTACTAACTTAAATTTTCGTCAAAAATATTTAAGTTATTTTCTAAGTACTTAATAATCAATAAAAATATTTTTAAATTTTTTTAAAAAATATGCTAGTAATTTTCTAATTAAGAAGAAGTTTTAATAAAATATGGTTTTGAAAATCGGGAATATTAATTTTATACTTCAATAAAATCTAATTATATTTAAATATTTACTTTAAATACGATCTCATATAATTCTATTACTTAATTATTTATATACGTTCACTTAAAGTAAAGTGATTCTTTAAATAGAATATAATAAGTATTTAATTTAGAAAAGATTATAATGTTTTATTTAAAGTAAAACTTTAACGTTAACCATTTCCAGTTAATCCAGCTTTACCGTCATAATTTTTATTTCTAATATATGCACCTGTTTTAGTAGCCTCATGAAATTTATAACCATCTATATTCATAGTTATATTAGAAACAACAGCAACTTGTTTATCAGTAAATTCAACTTTTACTCCATTTTTTAATAATTTAGATATTTCAGCAAATATACTTCCTCCTTTTGTATTCATATTAGAAATTGATTCAACTGCATTTTTTACTGCAATAAAATCTTCTTTACTACCAGACATAACAGTATTTATTTGTTTAAAAGCATCACCTACTCTAGCTATAGCATCTGCATGTCCAGCAATTGTTTTCATTGTACCAGCAAATACTAATAATCCTAAACCTCCTGTTGTAAATAATGCCATACTACCAGCTAATGTTGCAATTCCAGCACCTAAACTTAACATAGATGCACCTGCTCCTTTACCAGCAGTAACCAGTTTTGAGAGCCCATCACCCATATATCCAATACCTGCAGCAGCAACTCCAATACCTCCACCTACCATTAAAACAGCAGCACCTAAAGCAAGTAATCCTACAGCACCAGCAGTGGCAGAACCAGCAACTAAAGCAATTCCAATAGCAGCAGCAGGAAATGTAATTGCTAATGTAGTTGCAATTGATTTTAATGTATCTGCTTGTTTATCAGTTAATTTACTCATTGAATCAGCCAATTTACTTAATCCAACAGCAGCAATAGCTATACCACCACCAACACCTGCAGCAGCAGCACCTACCCCAACACCCATACCAAGTGCTTTTAAGCCTTGTCCTTTAGCTAAAGCACCACCAGCATTCATTTTATTTACTTGACCAACATCAAATGCTCTTTGAGCACCCTGATTAAGAGGAAGACCATTTTTACCTATTGTTGGAGTAGCACCACCAAAACCGGGTAATTTACCAACTAAAGAACCAGCAACTTTATTTAAAATCATTCCACTGGCTTTAAATGCTACACTAGCAGCCATAAATGTAGCAGCAACTTTAAGCCAAGCAGGTGCTATTTGTGGTCCAGTTAAAAATTTAATAATACCTTCAGCATAGGGTCTAACAGAAACCATTACTTTATTTATACCTTGTAATATTGGTAATAATCCAGTTTTTAGTTCAGCAATACTTGCTTTAAATGCACTCTCTAAATCCTGTGCTGCTTTTGCCCTATCTTCTAAACTTACACTTTGTTTTGCAAATGCTTCTGCTTCTGTTTTAGTTAGAGATGAAATATCTCTCATTTGACCACCAAGTTCTACTTGAAATTTACTACTTTTACTGTTAAAAATAGCAGCTCCTTTAATAAGTTCTTTTTCACGTCCAGTTAAACCAGTTCCAGATAATTCTGAATTCATTTTATCTAGTTCTGCTCTTCTTTGTGCAATTTGTGTTAACTCACTAGCTTGCATTCCTAATGATTTAGCAACTGCAGCAAGTCTATCTCTATCAGCAGGACTAATAAATTTTTCAAAAGTTCCATCGGCCATTTTTCTAAATGAAACAACACCTTTGGTCATATCTGAAATTTTTTCAGTGAATTTAGCTGGATCATTACGACTTAAAAATAACATTTCAAATGGATCTGTTTTTGCAAATTCACCACCCATGACTTGTAATTGTGCAGCTAAATCAATAGCACCTTCAAGACTTTTAGCAATGTCAGCAGCATTAAGTGCATCAGTCATACTAACTTTTAATTTTTCTCCACTTGCTGCCATTTGAGCAATACCTTTTGCTCCAGATTGAAAAGTATATGTATTTAATCTTTTAAAATTATCATTAACATTTTTTAATACCTTAGTAGTATTAACACCCATTCTTTCAGTAGTATCAACAATACCTTGAACAAAATTCATTGTTGATTTAGCATCTAAACCAATTAATTCAAATTGAGATCCTAATCTTGTTGCTTGTTCAATTCCTAATCCAGTTCCTTTACCAATAGCTGCAATATCTTTAACCATTTCTGCAGATAAAACCCTAGCTCTTCCAGTTTCATCAGCAAAACCTTGCATTACTGTTTGTATGTCTTCAATATTACCACCTAAACTAGCTACAAATCCAGCAGACTGTTCAAATGAATTTCTCATTAATTCTGCTTTTGTACCTGACATTCCAAGACTAAGAATTGTTTGACGAATAATTTTGTCAGACTGCATTAAATATTGAAAACCAGATTTTAATTGAGAATTAAAGCTAGTAAGTGTAGAATTTATTGTTTTTCTTAATTTCTGTTCATCAGTTAATTTATTATTAATACCACCTTGACTTTTCTCAATATCAGATAACAACTTTTTTTCATCTTCGGTTAATTTACTACCTTTAGATTTTAAATCATTTATTAATTTTTGATTATTTAAATTAATTTCTTCTTGTTTTGCTCTGGCCGAACCTAAATCATTAATACTTAAAGATAAATCTCTCTGTGCTTTTAAAGCATCATTTTGTTGTTGTATTAATCTTATATTGTCTGAAAAATTTTTTTTATCATCAGCAGCCATTAGAATAGTATTTTATATAAATACAAAAAATAAAAAAATCGAGATTTAATGTCTCGATTTACTATTCGCTTGATCTTGTAATCTTTCTATTTCATCATTTTCTTTTTGTAATAAATGAAGAAAATATCGTCTTTTATAAATAGGAATATTTTCTATATAATCTGCTTGAAATTTTGCATGTTTAGTTAAAATATAAATTTCTTCCTGAACCATACGTTTATAAGATTCTACTAGTTCGAGGGGAAAAAAAAATCCACACCTACGCTCAAAGTAGCATTAAATTTATAACCATCTTTAGCTGTAAATTCATAATTCATATCTACATCAGGACTAACTTCTAATATTTTTTTACGAATAGTATATGCATCGAGTGCTGGCATAGCATCAACAAATTTATCAATATAAGCTCTTTCTGTTTTTTCATTAATTGCAACAATATGTGCTTTTAATTTTAATGTATTATATTGACTAACATCTTCATTATAAGCTTCTTTAATTGCTTCTGCTTTTTTAAAAATTTGATTTTCATCACCTGAACTAAGTAATCTAAATACAACTGTTTTTTTACGCATAGGTAACTCAACAACGAAATTTCCATCTTCATTTGGAAGTTCAACTAATGTCTTATATTTTAATTTTAATAAATTAACAGTGGTTTTAAATGGAATACCACTTCTAGGATCAGTTACTTGTACAGTATAATCTGAACCATAACTTGAAGTACGAAGAAATAAAATAATTGCATTTCTATCACCAGCTAACAAATGTTCAGGATTAACTCCACTGGTTTTAATTTTTCTTTTTAATAATAAATCTAAAACACTACCATTTTCAATTAATGAAGGGGTTGTTAATAAATCTTCATCTTTAGATGTCATATATTCAACATTTACTTCAGAAATGTGATTAGCATCGAATAAACCTTTTGATGGTAATTTAATTAATTCATAAGAAGTCATTAAATCAGGATCAGTTTCTTTTGACATTGTTTTCTCAAAATCTTGAGGATTAAAAGGTTTGGCTCTTGGTACTGAATCAGTAATTACTTTATTATTGTTTGGTAATGAATCAATATTATCTGATGTATTATTAGTACTTTCTTTATATTTTTTTAAAACATCAGAAATGTTTTCTTTTTTTGGTTGATTCAAATTTTCTTTCATTTTATAAAATTTTATATTTTATTATTGTTTTTATAAATACAAGCATTTTAAAAAATTTATAAAATAATATAAAAATAATTCAAGATTATTTAAAATTTTACGTATTAGTAGTTAAAGTAAAACTTTAAGTAGAATAAAAGAATTAATTTAAATAATAATTGTATTTCATTGATTAAATGAAAACTAAAATGAAACAAAATAGTGTTGATTCTAAAAAAGAAGAAAAAATTTTAGAAGTAGAAAATAAAAATTCTAATAAAGATGATCTATTAGAATTGGATGGAGAAATAACAGCATTATAATATTTTTATATGACTGAATCAAAAATATTAGTTATTTATATTGGTGTTGCTGGAATAAGATCTGAAGACATTTCAGATTATGTTAATAAAATTTATAAAACAATTTGTCCACCAACATTTTCTGGCTCGATTGTAGTTATTCCAATTCAAGAATTGAATACTAGAATTGAGTGTATTAATCCTAAATATATTACGAACGAAGAATTAATAAAAGAACATACAGAATTAATGACTAATTTACAAAAAGAATTAAAATTTCAATTAGAACAACTAAAAGAAAATAATAAGATTAAACAAAATAAGAAAAAGAAGAATGAAAATAAATAATATAATAAATTCATTTAAAAATAAATTTCAAACAAAACTAAATCTTAATTCTAAATTAAAAATAGGAATTGATATAAATGAAGTTCTACGAGCACGTTGGCTACAAATGGATAAATATTACTATTCTGAATTTCAAAATGAATTATTAAGTCCAGATCAACCTTATGTTTATGACTTTTTTAAATACTATAAGTGGGAAGATACTGTTGAAAATAGTAAAGTATTACGTGAGCCGGGAGAATTACCTGAAGATATTAATCCTATTGATTATCAAGTAGATCCAATTACTGGTGAAGCTCCTGTTGATTTTCTTTTATTTAAAAAAGATGAGGAAAAAAAATTAACTGCTAAAGAAGTTTATAATAGGTTCATGTATGAAGATTTTGTATTTGAAATATTTGGTACTGCACCTATTATGTATAAAGGAATGGATTTACATGTTAAAAATTTTTATGAAAAATATAAAAATACTGTTGAATTTATTCTCATCTCAAAAGAAAATGAATTTAGTATACCATCAACACTTATGTTTTTAAGCAGAATGATGAGTAGATTTACTAAATATAAATTTATTAAGACCGATGATGAAATATGGTCAGATGTTGATATTTTAATAACTACAGATCCTGATATTATTGATTCTAATTTACCTAAAGGAAAAAAAATAATTAAATTAGATAGGCCATATAATATGAAATGTAAAAAAACTGGTTTAATTAAAGATTTAATTCACATAAACGATTTATTTGATAATGAAGATTTTAAAAAAATAATTAAATATGAGTAATATTAAATATAAATTTGAAATAAACGATACTGTTTATTATATTGAAACAACACCAAATCCACATAAAGAAATATGTGAAATGTGTTTAAGTGAAGGATTTCTTTTAAGAAAAGACAATAGTAGTATTATTTGTCCAAAATGTGAAGGTAAAAAAATGTTTTTTAATTCTGGTTCAATAAAACAAATAATTAAAGAAGATAATGTTAGAAACATAACAATTAAAATAAATGAAAAAAATATCATTGCTAAATATTATTTAAGAAACAATAATAAAAAATTTTATGAAGATGAATTATTTTTAACAGAAAATGAAGCAGAAAATAATAAATTAAAATAGTTAAAATGAATAAAAAATAATAAAATATAAAAATAATAATTAATATGAGCGAAGAATTAATGAATAACGAAGTACAAAAGGCTGATTCAGAAAAATTAGAAAAAATTAAACTTTCTTTAGATAAAATATCTAATAAAAAATCAAAATTTCTTTTCTGTGTTCCTGAATCACAAAATCCTAATGCAAGTGTATATGAAATTTATTTTCATGCTACAGTTGTAAAAAATATGGGTTATGAAGTACTCATTTTAGTAGAAAAGGGTGATTATGTAATACCTACTTGGGTTGAACAAGAATTAACAGATTTTAAACATATTCCAATGGCCGATCCTAAATTAACTGTTGGACCAGAAGATGTGATGATTATTCCAGAAGTATATTCAAATATTATGGAACAAACAAAAAATCTTCCATGTATACGAGTTGGTTTATTACAATCTGTTGATTATATGTTAAATGGGCTAATACCGGGAACAGATTGGAAATCATTTGGAATAGATAATATTATAACAACATCACAGACAATAAAAGAATGGATTGAAACATATTATAGTAAAAATAAATTTAATATTATTACTTATGATATTGGTATACCAGAATATTTTGAAAAATCAACAGTTCCACAAAAACCAATAATTTCAGTTGTTGGTAGAAATGCAAATGAAATATCTAAACTAGTTAAATTATTTTTTAGTAGATATCCTCAATATAGTTGGGTAACATTTGATCCAATGCTTACTAAGAGTAAACCACCTCAACAAATGAGAAGAGTTGATTTTGCTAAAAGATTGGCTGGAAATTTTGCTGCTGTTTGGGTAGATAGAATAGCTTCTCTAGGTACATTTCCATTAGAATGTATGAAATCTGGTGTAATTCCAATTTGTTTAAAACCAGATATTATGCCAGAATATTTACTTGAAAGAGGTGAAAATTCTGAAGATGTTAAAGTAGTTGATGGTGCAGGTGTTTGGACAAGTAATTATTATGATATACCTGTTTTAGTTGGTGAAGTACTAATAAAATATCTTGATGATGCAATTATGCCTGAATTGTATGCTTCAATGGATAAAATAGTTGAAAAATATACTCAAGAAAATTCAGAAAAACAATTAGTTAATATATATCAAGGTTTAGTTGATACTAGAATTGCTTTATTTAAAGCAGCAATTGAACCAACAGAAAATAAATAAGAATAAATATTATTAATAAAATATAAAGAAATGAGTAAAGTCACAATTATAATACCAGTACATGAATATAATGATGTAGTATCTAATTATTTAGATAGAGCTATAGAATCAATTCAAAAACAAGAGTTTATAGAAGAAAAACCTAGTGTAATTATAGTTTATCCAATTGATATTGATGTTCAAATTAAAGATAATGTTTCTAAATACGATGAAAATTTAAAAACAATATTAGTAAAGAATGAGGGTAAAACTGATTATCAATCTCAAGTTAATTTAGCTGTTGAATCAGTAGATACTGATTATTTTAGTGTTCTTGAATTTGATGATGAATATAGTACTACTTATTTTAGAAATGTAAATAAATATATTAATTCATATTCTGATATTGATATGTTTCTAACAATGATGATTGAAGTCAATGAAAAGAATGAAGGTATTAAATTAACTAATGAAACTGTTTGGGCACAACAATTTGTTGGTGAGAATGGTGAGATGGGTTATTTAAACGTAAACTCCTTGAAACAATATACAGACTTTAAATTATCTGGTGCTGTAATTAAAAAATCTGAATTTAAAAATATTGGTGGGTTTAAATCAAATATTAAATTGACCTTTATGTATGAATTCTTACTCAGAGCATTAAATAATACTTGTAAAATATTTACTATACCAAAAATTGGCTATAAACATCTTGCGACCAGAGAAGGTAGTTTGTTTGATAATTATCTGAAGAATATGCCTGTAGATGAAAGGAAATTTTGGTTTGAAACAGCAAATAAAGAAGCTAATTTCATGAATGACAGAGTGATTGATATGACTAGATTGCAAAAAATAGTTGTTTCAGAATAATAAATAATTTTATATAGAATTACTATGAATGAGGAAAGTTGATCCAGAAAATGCACAATATTTTGCAGAAAGAGAAGAACGAGCTGTTTTTAATTATATAAATTCAGATTTATTAGAAGAAAAAAATAGAATTTATAATGAGGTTCTAATTGAACCATTCAGAAAAATGATAGAGTCTATTTTAAGAAGGTATCCAATTCATATAGGTAATTATGAAATGTATGAGGTTGAAGCCAATGCTCTAACACATTTGATTGAACACATGATTAAATATAGACCGTTTATTATTGAACAAAGTAAAGATGAAATTAAATGGGTTAAATTAAATAATAATTATAGATTTTGGTATGTTGAAGATGCTAACGAAAAATTAAATTTGTTAATTAGTGAAAATAATGGGTTTAGTTATAGAATTTTCAATTCCAGAGCTTATAGTTATTGTCAAACAATCATCAGAAATTATTATAAAGATCATAGTAAAAAAAGTTATAATGAAAAAAAAATGATACTATCATTTGATGATTACGCAGATGAAATTGAAGAAAGTGATGAATATGTATATGAAATTGAGAATGATGAACACAATCATTTAGATAAATTAATTAAGAATGTAATTGATAAAATAGAGGAAAAAATTAATAATGATCCTCTTATTAAAAGAAATGAATTTATTGTTGGAGATGCTATAATTAATGTTTTAAATAATTGGCATCTCCTTTTTATGGAAGATACTCCAGACGGTAAATATAATAAAAGAATTACCAATAAATTTGCTAAAAATAAGATCTTATTATACTTAAAAGAACAAACTGGCTTATCAACAAAAGAAATACGATTAGCAATAAAACCCTTTAAAGACGTATATTTCATTGAAAAGATAGGTTATTGGAAAGAAGAATAAAATATTATGAAAGAAAGAAAAAATACGATTGATGATGTTCTTCTTAATTATATGAGAAGAAGTGGTAATACAATTAGGCAAATTGATGCTGCAATACAACTATTATATAATGGATATATTGTTGAAGTTAAAGATCATTGGGAAAATGGTAAAAATAAACGAGCAAATATTGGTTTATTTTTGAGTATTCTAAAGAGATTAGAATGTGAACATAATTTAAATGGTTTAATTGAAGAAAATAAAATTCGAATAGATAGAAATAAATGTGAAATAGAATTGTTATAAATTATTATGAAAAAAGTAAAAGAAAATAAATCATCGATTGGTAATATATTAATTACAAAAGAATTGTTCATTGAAACAATGAATATGATTGAAAAACAAATGGAACATGATCATAAATGTAATAATGCTTTTAGTATAATTTTACCTAACGATTATACTTCAGGTTATGATAGTCATTGGATTTTTAATCAATTACTTAAATTAATTAAATTAGCATTTAATGATGATAATAAAGATTCTTGGATTGATTATTATATTTGGGATCTTGAATTTGGTGTAAAATATAGAGAAGGTAGTTGTACTAATGCCGATGGAAGTATTATTGATTTAAGTAATACTGAAAATTTATATGAATTTTTAATTAAAAAATAATTATAATAATTTATTGTAGTTAAAGTATTTATAATAAATTATATTGAAATGAGAATATGTATAACGTGTAAAGAAAATAAAGAAGATTCTTGTTTTCATAAAGATAAAAGTAAACCAGATGGAATATATACTATATGTAAACAATGTTTAAAAAATAAATATCATACAGATGAATTAAAAATTAAGAAAAGAGAATATGATAAACAATATAGAATAAAAAATAAAGAAATTTATGCTGAAAGACACAAAATATATCAAAAAAATTTATCATTAGAACAAAGAGCAAAATATAATCGTGAATATAGACATAGACATGCAGATAAATGGAAAAAATGGGACTTAGATTATAGAAATAAAAATAAATGTAAATTTGCATGGAGAGCAGTGTTACGTAATTTTTTTATACGTTTTGGAATAAAGAAAAATGGTTTAACATGTAATCTTTTAGATTATGATTTTGAAAAATTTAAACAAAGAATAGAATTTAATTTTAAAGAAGGTATGAGCTGGAATAATTATGGTGAATGGCACATTGATCATAAAAAACCAATATCTAAATTTAAAATAGATACACCACCACACATAGTAAATGCATTATGTAATTTACAACCATTGTGGGCAAAAGATAATCTATCCAAAGGTAATAAATTTTAAATAATAATATTAATAATTAAACCAAATGGCAAGGCCAACTCGTAGAAAGCTTAAATTCGATGAAGAAAGTGTAAATAAATTACTTCAAGAAATTTATGACGAATCTCATAATATCAGATCTAAAATAGCTCGTTTATTTAGTAAATGGGAAAGTAAAACTAAAGAAAATGGTGAAATTGCTGCAATAGGTGATCAAATAGTTAAACTTATTGCTGCAGAAGCAAAAAACCAAGATCAGAAGATCATGCTTTTAAAATATTTAAAAGAGGTTGTTTTTGATATTAAGTCTAATAAAGGAAAAGATGACGATAATCCAGAAAATTTAGGTGTTGTTACATCAGAAAAAAGAAATGAATTACTTAGTTTTATTGAATCTGAAGTAGAAAGAAGAGAAAAAACTAAAAATAAAGATAAATAATATCATTAATGGCTCTTACTGATGACAAAAAAAATGTTTTTACTACTATAGGTGCATATACTAGCTTAATGCAAGCTAAAACTCCACCTGAAGGTAATAATACATTTTCATCAATAAATAATAGTAATGAAGTTGTACCTTTTTTAATAGATATTTTAAAAATAGTTGTAGGAACAACAGCACTGCAACAATTAACCGGAGAATTACTTACTAATTTTATTACTACTGTTGAACCAGATATGAAAGCTGGTGTTAAAAAACAAACAATTCAACAAAATTCAAATGAACCACTTCCGGGTTATTTTAAAACAAATGGTATTAATGTACCAGTTAAAAATATTGATACTAACGGAAAATTAAAAACAAATCCTAATTCAGAAACAGGTAATTTATTATATGATAATTCTAAGCCAAATTTTGATAATACTGCATATCAAGCAATACAAAATGCTGGAACAGATACTACATATAATAATTTAGTTATTAATTATAATTCATCTACAGACAGTTTTAATTTTAAACCTAATCTTGCAACTAATTCTAATCCTACAATTGGTGATTGGACATCTTCTTTTATTGATAATACAACAATTGTAAATAAAAAAGAATTTATGACTAATGTAACAAATTCTTTTTATGGAACAGTAACAACAAATCAAAATAAATCAGTAAATGAAGTATATAATGAATTATTATTAAAAAAATTATTAGAACAATTAATTGCTGGTAATGATAGTTTTGTTATTTCACCTGAAGATTATGATGCATTATTAAGACAAGCACAAGATTTAGTTAATGGAACTGTTAATTATAATCTTGGTTGTGGTAGTATGCCAGCTAATTTTCAGTTGAATGATATGACTACACTAATTAATAATATTTCTAATTCAGTAGATCCACATTATGTTGGAAATCAATTAAATAATACAATAAATAATAGTGTTAGTGATCCAAGTATTAACGATGAAAATAAAGAAACAATTAAAGATAATTTTTTTCATAGATTAATTGAAATAATTACATTAATGTTAGCAACAGCAGCAACTACTTCACCACAAATACGAACATTATTAGCTATAACAAGTGCATTTCAAAATAACGGAGTAGTTAAAATTGGAGATCCTAAAAGCGATTTAGCTAATTTTAAAATATATTTAAATTGTATTATTAAAATAGCAATGAAATTAATTAATAAATTTATTTATGATTTAGTTGTTGTTTTTTTAATTGCATTAATTAGTCCTGTAATTAAAAAAATATTAAAAGAAAAAATAAATCAATATATTGGAATAATAAGATCATTAACATAATAGATTATGAATAAAGAAGATAATACTAAAGTATCGCTGAATGATATTGTTATGTATAGTTCAAATACATCAATAAGTAGTAATTTAAATTATAAAATAAGTAGTAATGTTAATACGAGTGCTACTCATTTAGATTTTAATAAAATTACTTGGAATTATACTACTAATAAATAAAATTTAATGGCAGTAGATTTTAATAATATTGATTCAATAATTGGTGGTTTTACTAAGATACTAAATCTATCTTCTGTTGGTGGACCTCCACCAGTACCAACTCCATTAATTTTAGTTGGTGTTCCAAGTAGGCCGGGATTATCACCAACTAAAATTGCATCACGTATTATTAGTAGAAAAGGAGAAGCTGGATTACCTGTTGGAGATTTACCTTCAGGTGGTGCTTCACCAGACGAAATAATGGAAAGAATTAGAATCGAAGAAATTGTTAAAGCAATTCAAGAAGATGGTATTATCACTGTTGCTATTCCTCCGGGAATTACATTAAGTGCTGCAGGAACATCACCATCTGGACCTGTAACAGTATTTGGTTCAACAATAACATTTTCAACAGGTTATGGAATAATACAATAAATAATGGATGATTTAAACACATATTCACCTACAGAATTACTTAAGTTAATTAACGATCTTAAAGTAGAACATGATATACTAAAGGAAGAATTGGTTAATTACACTTATGAAGTTGATGAACTTGAAGGTAAAATTAATAAAAAATTAGAATTATTATCAAATATTGAAAAAGAATATATTACATTAATAGAAGAATTAAATAATAGAGAAAATAATATTTAAAAAATGGGTTTTGATAAACCAATATTACAAACTAGTGATCCATATAAAAAGGAAGGTACTACTACACAAGTTACTAGAACAATTTATTATGGTGAAGTCGTTTCTATTGAAGATGATACTGATGGTGGTAGAATTAAAGTTAAAATTCCTGATTTTGATAATAAAACAGCTAATGCTGATTTACCATTTTCATATCCATTAATGCCTAAATTTTTTCATGTATATCCTAAAGTTGGAGAAATGGTGAGGATTTTTATTGAAGACATTAAATATCCTCAGAGAAGTCGTTTTTGGGAAGGTAGTATTATTTCTCAACCTCAAAAAATAGAATTTGATTCAATTTATACTGCACTCTCAACAACAAATATGGCTTTAACTAATCCAGAACCTGCAGTTAGTACATATCCTGATGCAGATGGTATATATCCAACAAAAGAAGATATCGCTATTGTTGGTAGAGTTAATACTGATGTTATTTTAAGACTTAATGAAGTTCATTTAAGAGCAGGAAAACATGAAAATGGTAATGTTTTAAAACTAAATACAACCAATCCTGCTGAAATTAGTATGGTTTATGAACCACTTCTAACTGGAAACACATATTATAGTAATACTCTTATTTTAAGTGATAAAATAGCTTTTATTTCTCATTCTGGTAATCCTAAATTTAAAGCAGCTAGAATAACTGCAGAAGATAGAAATAATATTTTCAAAAATGCCCATCCCACTGTTAGGGGCGATGTTTTAGTTGAAGCACTAAATATATTGAGAAATGCAATAATTAATCATATTCATCCCTATTCTAAAATGACAGCAGATAAAGAATCAATCATTACTGATTTAGAAAAAATAGATTTTGATGGAATGTTACAAAATAATATTGTAATTAATTAAAATATTATTTTGTTTATTAAAAATATTTTATATATTTGCTGAAAGAAATATTTTAGTTAACCTAATTGTTATAACATGGAAAAGTCTGCAGGTCTTTTAATTATTTTAGATAATAAATATATTCTTTTAGGTCATCCTACTGGTTCAGCATGGGAAACTAAATTAACCTTTTCTAAAGGTCATTTAAAACTAAATGAAACTGCACTCGATGCAGCAATTCGTGAAACTAAAGAAGAATTTGGAATCAATATTCCTTTAGATCTTATTGACAAAACAGAACATATTGTATATTATGAAGATAAGAAAGGTTATACATACAAAATAGTTAAATATTTTATTGTAAATATTAATCTTAATGATTGGTATAATATTATGGGTAAAAATTTAAATTCTAAGAATGAATTGATTATACCTAAAAATATGTTACAACAAAGTGAAATCGATTGGGCTGGATTTCTCAGTAAAGAAGAAGCTCAGGATAAGATTTTTTGGAGATTCAATGATGTTTTAAATCATGTTGTTGATAAAAACGTAACTTTTACTGTTCTAACTGAAGAAGAAATTGAAGCAGATAGAAGTTCGGCTTATAGTTATTTACTATAGATAATCAATGGATACGAATTGGATATATTCATTTATAATTTTAATTCATATATAGTATTACCACAATCATAGATTCTATAGTAACCCTTTTCTAACATTATCTCATGTTCAGTTTTAGATGGATCAGAATTTTCATTATGATCAGAAAAATAATGCCTATTCAAATCACCCGGTTTAATATATAAATAATTTGGTTCAGTATTTTTAATAAATTTAAAACCTAATTGTTTAATTGAATCATTATTTAGTTTTCTATCTATTGAAATAGTTATTAGTTTAGGTTTATATGTATTCTTAAAATAAGATAAGAATTTACTCGCACAACCATTAATTTTTGTGTTTAATTTATTAGTAAATCTAAGTATCTCATATTCATTATTTAAATTATTTTTAAAACACATAACTGATACTAAATCATTATTATAAAACAAACCAATTCTAATATCACTTTCAATAACTCCAGATAAATGATTAATATATAAAAAATTATCTACTTCTATTTCATTAATTTCTTTAAGTTCACATTTATTAATATCTATTATGTTGTTAAATATGTTTAATCTACATAAAATATTTGAAACTACAACATCGGTTTTAAATAATATTTCATCCTCGAAGAAATGTAATAATTTAATTTCTCTTTTTTCACATAATAGAGTTTTGTTTAAATGATAATCATTATTTTTATAGAGTTCACAATGCCAGTACATGCCATTAATTTCAATGGCTAATTTATATTTTGGTAAATTAATATCTAATTCTAAGCCACTTAGTAATTTTCTATTATTTAATTCGTATTCAATGTTATTTTCTTTTAATTTGTTAATAATTATTTCAACAATGCTTGAAAAAGACTTTCTTTTATTACAATTTAAACAAATTTTATTTCCTCGATATAGTCTTGATGTTATTAAATTGCTATCAATAACAAATTCACTTTTACATATATTACAATAAAAATGCACAACACCATTATCACGTTTAATAAATTTTAATGTATCATCATTAATTCTGTTTAACATACGTTTTAGATTGAATTCATCTCCACTTAAAACTAATTGTTTTCTATTATCAATAACTGATTGAATTTTCATTGGACTATCAACACCATAATTATTAAATAATGTATTATTAAATTTTTCTCTAATTTCCTTAGATTGTAAAGGACTTTCAACTCCATAATTTTTAAGTGTAGTTTGCTTTTTCTTTTCTTTAACAGAATCTAATTGGTTATGGCTCTCAACACCATATTTATTCATATTACTATCTTTAATTTTTTCTTTATGTTCTTCTGAGGAATTTAAACAATTAATTGAACAATATTTACTATGTCCCTTATTAAGAGTATCGACAAATTTTACGTTATTACCACAATTTGGACATTTAGGAACATCTTTTAAATCATTAATATAAAGATAAACTTTTTCTTTAAAAGGAATTGTTTTATCATTTGAATTTTCAATAATTGCAGTATATAACTCATTATGATTTTTACTAAGCCAATTTTCGGTTGTTTTAAATCCAGATTTATTGTCTTTTAAAAAGAAATCTTTTACATTTTCCATATTATTTAAAATTTTTATTACAAATTATTTTATGTTTAACCATGTCTTTCCAAGAATTATTGAAGATATTGTTGCTTGTGTTACATTGTATATTTTAGCTATTTTTGTTTGTGTAAAATTTTCCACAGTAAATAACTTTCTAATATTTATTATGTCATCAGATTTTAATTTCGACATTGGGTGTTTTTCACATGTAAAAATTCCTTTTCTACTTATAGAAATTTTGTTTTTACTTTCTTCGGAGAGTTTATAATTAAATTTTGGATGTAAATTTCCTTTCTTACCATACATAGGATTTTTATCACCAGTTTTTTGATTAGAAGGAATTTTAGTATCTTTATTAAGATTTTTATTTATGTGAATTTCTTTTGGATCATTAATGTTATAACCAAAATTCTTATCAAATGAATTGTAATATAAAATATATTCCTTTTCTTTAGTTAATAAGTCATCAAGTTTACATTCTTCAACTATGAAAAATTCAAAAGCAGTTATAGTATATTTGTTCCAAGATAATTGTAGATGAGAGTTGTGATGTTTATTGTGATTTAAATACCATTTGTGATCACGCCATCTTTTACTTATATTGGTAGAACTACCAATATAAATTTTATTATTTATTTTATTAACAATTATATAAATTCCAGTTATTATCATACAATAAAAATTTAACCACAAATACAAATATTATATCTGTGGTTACTATAATTAAAATTAATTTTACAAATTAAGAATGCATCGCCAAGGTTGTATCGTTAATTGAACTGTTTGAAGTGCATCATCTTCATAACTACTTTCTCCAAAATCAATTGCAACAATTTGACATTGTTCAAGAAACCATTTTTCAACCTCAATACCAGTAGGATCTAATGCTTTAAGAAGGATATTTTTTGCATAACCAGATTTATAACCTTGCCTCCCAGTAAGGCTTTCAGCGTGTAATCGAACCCACTCCATTAATTGTTGTGATGTTGATGGACCAATAGGATCAAGAAATGTAATTTGCATTTCATCCCAAGTATATCTACCTGCAACATAATTCTGTTCATTCATAAATTGAATTGGAACTGAATTTATTTTCATTGAGGGTCTTTTAAATTTTTGTACTTTCCATACTTCGATCCCAAGTTCGTCAGCAAATTCTGCAAAGAATCTGTTTACTCTCTTAGGTTCAAAAGTCATGGGTATACCCCTGATTAATTCACCAGCCATAGTATTTATATTAAAAATAAAGTTATCATTATAATCTTATGTTTAACATAAATACTGAATATTTTGGAAAATGTAAATAAAAAAGAATTGATTGAATATTTTCTCACAGATAATCAATGTGGTTATAAAACAAGAGAAAAACACATAATAAAAAAATTTAATGGTTTAATTGATTTAATTAATGATTATAATCAAAAATATTTTGATGATGAATTACCATTTACACAAAAATTATATGATTACTTATATGAAATTACAGAAATTCCTAAATGTAAAAATTGTGGTAATTTAATAAAATGGAGAGGTGTTTTTACTGAAGGATATTTAAAATATTGTTCTAAAAAATGTAGAAATGAAGTAATGCCAAAAATAATGAATGAAGCAATAGTTGAATTATATGGAGTTAAAAATATTTTTCAATTAGATAAATTTAAAAATGAAAGGTGGAATACAGGAAATAATAAAATAATTGAACATTTTAAGTTAAGTGGTTTTGAAGTAATCGAAAGCAATAAGAAAACATTAAAAATTAAACACCCAGATGGTCATATTTTTGAAGGAAACAGAAAAATACTAATAAATAGATTAAATCGAGGTATTGAAGTTTCTACTAAAATATTACCTATTGGCTCAACATTTTCTACAATAGAACTTGAAATTAGAAATTTTATTAATACACTAAACATTCAACATTCGTTAAGCGATAGAAAAATATTAAGTGGTAAAGAATTAGATATTTATTTTCAAAATAATAAATTAGCAATTGAATTTGATGGTTTATATTGGCACTCCGAAAATTTTCTTCCAAACGATTATCATTTAAATAAAACTGAACAATGTGAAAAACAAGAAATTGAATTATTGCACATATTTGAAGATGAATGGTTATGTAAAGAAAAGATTGTAAAATCGATAATAAAATCTAAGTTAAATATATTTGACACAACAATAGATGGTAATAAATGTTCAATTAAAGAAATTGATGAGATAGAATGTAATAAATTTCTAAGTAATAACCATATATTTAATTCTATTGAAAGTGATATTAGAATTGGTTTGTTTTATGATGATGAATTAATGTTGGTTATAACATTTAAAAATAATTCAAATAATGAATATGAAATATTAAGTAATTGCAATAAATTAAATACTAACATACTTAATAGTAACAATAAACTAATAGAATATTTTAAAGCTAAATATCAACCATCTTCAATAACAATTTTAGTCGATAGAAGATATTCAAATGGAAATGAATATAAAGATCTTGGTTTTAATTTTATTAAGAATACTGAACCAATCTATTGGTATTTCGATAAAAATTCAATAATAAAATTTAGTCGTTTTAAAATAAAACCTGAAGATGAATCTACATTGGATAAAAGATTTCTAAAAATTTTTGATTGTGGTAGTATAAAATTTGAGTTAACCCTTAAAAAATAATTCTATTTTTCTTGTAATTCTAAAATTTTATCTTATATTTGCATAATTAACTTAAAAGATTTTAATTATGAAACAACAAGAATTGATTGTAAAGATCCTCACCACATTGAAAGAAATAGAATTATGTACTGGTGAAGGTTCAGTAAAGAAGAAAGCAAATCTACTAAATGATTGCAACACTCTTATATCTCAAGACGATTCTAATTTACTAAAATTTATTTTATCTACGGCATTTAATCCTTTCTGGGTAACTCATATAAATAAGATTGATAAAACAGAAAATAAATATTTCAATGATTATGATTTTTATACTCTCGTTGAAATGTTAAAATCTCTTAAAGCAATGAATAATGATCTTCGTTATGTTGTTACTGCTTATGTTAACAGTTTTCCTTTAGAAGTAAGAGATATACTTTCAAAAGTTTTAACAAAAAATTTAAATATTGGAATATCTACAAAGGCAATTAATTCTGTTTTTTCTAAACTAATTCCAGACGTAGAGTTAATGAAATGTGAAAAGAAAATTTCTCTTGTTGAAGAATGGTTTAGAAAGGGAGAGGATGTATTTGCTGAAATGAAATATGATGGTTGGAGAATTTTTGCTGAAATGAAGGGTACTGAAGTAGTTTCATTGAAAACATATAATATGAGTGAGTTAGATATTACAAAAATGACACATATTGTTCCACAGCTTGAATTATTGGGAGCTTCTTGGATGAAAACTGTAAATGTTGAACATTATTTCTTTGACTTTGAAATCACTGGAAAAGAAAGACAAACTGTAGGTGGAGAAATCGGAAAACTTCTTAAAGGAACTGCAAAAGAAGGTTGTGATAAGAATTGGGTAGTGAATTTATTTGATTGCCATTCTTGGGATATTTTTGAAGACGTACCAAGTAAAATATCATATTTAAATAGAAGGTCTATATTAGAAATTGTATTTAATTCAACATCAGAAATGCCTAATCTTCAAATTTCTGAACGTTGGAAAGTTAATTCAATGGAAGAATTAAACACTTTATTTGCTAATGTATTAGAACAAGGTTGTGAAGGTCTTGTTGTTAAAGTAGGTTCAGGAGTTTATGAACTAAAATATTCTAACTTTTGGGTTAAAATGAAAAGTGAAAAAGAATGTGATCTTAGAATTATTGGTTGGTTTAAGGGTAAAACTGGAACAAAACGTGAAAAAACTATTGGTGGGTTTGTTTGTGAATCTGAAGATGGTAAATTAAATGTAGATCCGGGTTCTGGGTTTTCGGATAAATTATTAGCTGAAATAATAGAAAATGGTGTAGATTCATATATTGGAAAAATTGTTGAAGTAAAATATAATACTATAATTTCAAAAAAAGATAGTGATATTAAATCTTTATTTCTTCCTAGATTTAAAAGATTTAGATTTGATAAGAATTATGCAGATACTTTAGAAAGAATATTAAGTAAATAAAATAGTAATCATGAGACAAGAAGGTTTTTATTGGGTAAAAGGTTATAAATGGTCGGAAAATCCTAGATGGTTTATAGCAGAATGGACGTTAGGTAGTTGGTGGTGTCATGGTGATGATTACGATGATGATAGTATGTTAAAAATTGATGAAACACAAATAATTAGAGATTAATTAATAATATTTTTATGAAAGATTTTTATGTTGAATCCTCAGTTAAATACACCAATCCTAATGACGGCAAACCATTTAATGATACTGAATTTTATACATCTATAATTCAGGCAAATTCATTAAAAATTGCTGAAAATATAGCGAAAGAAGATGTTTTGAAAATATTTAATGAAGAAATTAATGATGAATTTGAAAACATTTATGTCGAAATAATACAGAGTTATGAGACTTCCGATGATGCTCGTTCTTAAAATAATTTTTAAATAATAAATATTTTATGATTAAAAAGGGTGATAGATTACTTGTATGGTCATTACAATCTTTCTCAAATGGTGGATTTTTAAAAGGTGAACCAGCTTTTGCACGGCAAAGTAGCAATGGAGATAGTGTTATTCTTTGTGTAATTAGAAACTTTAATGGAGAATATAAGATAGATGAAAGTTATGAAGTTTATATAAAACAAGTTGAAAGTGTGACAAAGGATAATTGGAATGCAGAAAAGAAATTAAAAAAATTTAGAAAAGTTATAATATTAAATAATGCAATTTCATGAAATTATTAATAAAATAAAAATTAAGTAATGGATTTGAACGTAAATACAGATAAAAGAATTACTGAAACCCAAAATATTTCAGTAATACCAGCAATGTTAGATACATTATGGAATATTTTTGAGAAATTGGATATAAATTTACCAATTCATTCGATGGAAGCACGAATAAAATTTGATGGTGCTATTATTTATTGGTTAAAATTTATATCTGAAAATAATGAATAATTTAAATTCACACTTATATCATGTTAACAGAATTATTAAAAAAAGAATGTGTTTGTCATACGTGCAAACCTATTTCAACAGATGAATTTGGTAGAAAATATTTTATATGTGATAACTGTGGTAAAATAGTTTATATTAAATTTTAATTTTAAATAAATGGCATATAGTAAAGAAAAATTAAAACCAAGTAATAATTTAGTAGAATTATTATCACCAATTGTTTTTAAAAATGTTAGAAGTACTTCTGAACATAAAACTAGTAGAGTAAGACAATGTTATGCATGTGGTAATAAAATAAATAAAAACGATAATTATATTAATCATCAATTTAAATATGATGGTAGAATAATTACAATATCTTTTTGTGTTGATTGTTTTAATGAAAATCAATTATTACCTAATGGAGATGAATTAATTACAAAAATTCATTTTGTTTCAAAAAACGAAAAAATTACTGTCATTAATAAGTATTCTATGAATAAAATAGATGATTTTATGAAAGAATTTCCTAGAAGAAATAAGTTGTATGAATGTACTCCTTCTGAACTAGCAATTTCTAAAGCAATAGAAGAAGTAGAAAAAATTGGTGCTCATGTTAAATTAACTGAAGTAATTATTAAATTAATTGAAGCAAGAGAATTAGTAAGTGATTTTACTGATGATACTTTAAAATTATGGAAAAGTTTAGAATAGTAGTAATTGAAACAACTAATGGTAAAGGTGAAACTAAAACCAGTTATAAGATTCAAAAAAAATTCTTATTTTGGTTTTTTGATTATAATATAATAACCCATTATTATACTAATACAAATTGGAATGCAATAAATGAGCCTACTCATATGGTATTTTTAACTAAAAGAATATTTATTTTTAATACAATAACAAAAGCAACAGAATATTTAAATAAAATTCAAAATTCCTTTATTGAACAATATGATGGAGATAAGATAATCAGAGTTTTTGATGATTATAATTGGACTGACACCTATATTAATAAAAGCTATTGGAGCATTGAAATAGATAGGCTTGGAATTAGTATAGGATATGAATATTCAAACAATCTTTCAAGTTTAAAAGAAATGATAGATGTTAGAAAAACTAAAACAAAAATTAATGTTGTAATATAAATTTAAAAACTGTATATTTTTAATTAAAAATTAAATAAAATGAAAAACAAAACTTTGATTACCCACTTAACCCGGCTTTGCTTATGTGCATTATTAGCGGGCGTTTGTTTTAGTTCATTTGGACAAAAGAAGATGTTTATTGAATGTTATAATAACTTTGAAAATAAAAGAGTTTGTGATACGACTTATGAATATTTCCGTTCAGACACTTCTGTAATTCATATTATATACGCAGATAGTTTAGATATTATGAAATATTCAAAAGCAATAAAAGTGATTAGTGGTTATGGATATGAAGGATATTTTGATTTAGAAAATAACGTTCAAATTTTTATCCGATATAAAAATAAATGGCTTGAAATAAATAGAAGGCGTATTTGGAAAATTCAAACCGATTAATATTATTGGATACGAAATGTCCAATAACTTTTATATATAAGATTTATTAAATAATAACAAAAAAACATTAAAATGGAAAAAATAGATTTAAGGCGAGAATATATCGCAAAATTAAAAAAAGAAGGAGAAGTTAATGTACCAGAAGAATATTATTTAACTCGAAATCAGAACTATTCTGAATGGCTTGAACTAAAATTACTAATTGAAGTTGAATCAAAAAAAGGTTTGTTTGTAACAGATAAACAACCCGAAACTTTATTTAGGAATATTTTCGTTGACTTAATTGAAGAAATTGATATGGATGGAGAAAAAACGTTTTCACCTGTTGATTTTGAATATTATGAAGAATATTTCAAAAGAGGAATAAAGTTATTAATGTGGCAAATTCATTAAATACACATAGAAATGATTGGATTTGCATTACCTTGGATTTATGCACACTTAATTGGGGATTATTTACTGCAAAATGATTGGATAGCATTAAACAAGAAGAAAAATAGTTGGATTTGCTTGGTTCATATATTAATTTATATGATACCATTCTTATTCACAAGTATTAACTCTATTGGATTGCTATTAATAGCAGCACAGCACTACATACAAGACCGAACATATATAATTGCATGGTTTTGTAGAGTTACAGGAAAATTTCAACCTGAAATAAGTAAATTTTGGGGACATGTAATAGTTGATAATGTGGTTCATATTCTGTGGATGGCTTCGGTAGCTTATTATTGCCAATAATTATTTGTATATTAAAACATGTAATAAAAACATTCTAATTTATATTTTCCAGTTACCTAGCTTTCCTCAGTAAAGAATTATTTACAATCATCCTTCCATATACTTTTCCCACAATCAAATATTTTATAATATTTTTTATCTTTACCTATTAGTTCCTTATTTATTCTTCTTTTCTTAACAACATATTTATAGTCGGGTTTAATATGTTTAATAAATCTAAAACCTAATTTAAGATATTGATTATCTTTAGAATATCTTCTATCATCGAAAGCAATTATTGAAGTTGATACATAGTTTGACTTAAAGTATTGATATAATTCAATTAGTTTATCTTCGTGATTTTCATTAAGTTTATCAGAAAAATATTGTAATTCATATTCATCATTTTCTATTGATTTAAAACACATAAGAGAAACTAAATCAGTATTATAGAATAGACCAATTCTAACATCACTTTTAATAGAATCACATAAAGAATTATTATATAGAAAATTATTTGCATCTATTTCACTAATAGGTTTAATATAGTAATTATTAATATTAGTGTTTTTAGTATTAAGATTCAATTTAGTTCTTATAATATTCTCGATTATTTCATATTTTTCAATTAGTTCATCTTCAAAAAAATGTAATAATTCAATTCCTTTCTTTAAGCATTGTTCGGTTTTATTTAGATGATATTTTTTATCATGATATTTTTCACAGTGCCAATATAAACCATTAATTTCAATAGCTATTTTATATTTAGGAATGTAAATATCTAACTCACCCTTAATTGTTCTTCTATCGTTGGAAATATATTTAATATTATTTTCTTTTAAGAAATTACATATTTTTATTTCAAATGTAGTTCTAGGTGATCCTATTGGTAATAAAACAGTTGATATTTCAGTACCATGATTTAATCTACTATTTAATAATTTTCTGTTGCCTTCAAATATATGACCATCTGGATGTTGAATTTTGAGATATTTATTATTAAACTCCAATATTATATAACCCTTTTCTTTAAATTTTTCAACTAATACCTTATCTCTTTTTTGTTTTAATTTTAAATTATTATTTTCTACTACTTTCTTCCCTTTTTCACTTTTATATGTTTTTCTAAGATTTATAAGTGCTTTTTCTCTTAATGAATCTACTTGAAAAGTGCTTTCTACACCATATTTCTTAAGATTAGCTTCTTTTGTTTTATTAATTCTTGATTTTATATTTTCGGGTTTGGCTTGCCAAGATTTTCTACATTTTTCTGAACAGAATTTTCTTTTATGTTTTACTCTTTCTGAAAATACTTTACCACAAACTAAACAAGTTCTTTTTTCTTTGGATTTATTTGTTCTCATTTTACCTGCACATTTATATGAGCAGCATTTTTTATCGTCTTTCTTTTTGGATGTAAATAATTTATTACAACATTCACAATGTTTTTCTATATAAAATATTTTATCTTTTTCTTTTCTGTGCTCAAGTTTACATTTTTTACAACAAAATAATTTTTCTCTTCCTTTAATTACAGTGAATGATTTATTACACTGTTGACAAACTAATTTAATTATTGTTGCCATAATATGTTTAACATAAATAATACGAAATAAAAAAGCCACTAGATTATTTAGTGGCTTTTAAATTGCTGTGAATTACTATATTAAGCTCCTAGGTCTACAAATGATGCACCTGAAGGAGTAATTGTAAAAGTTACTCCAATGTATTCTATGCTACGAGTTGGTTTTAACATTATCTCCCCGTAAAGCTCATTTCTGTCCATTGTCTCTGGAGTATTATTACTATCGTCCATTTTTAGTTTGAAATCAAGCAATCCTCTTTCTCTTTTTACTGTATCAAGAATTGGAGTAGCTTTGCTTAAGAACTGATCAATCGTTGTTTGATCATTTTGTTCAAAAACAAGTCTTATTGCAATGTTTGAAATTAAAACTTTTAGTTGAAGTAATAATCTACGAACATTAATTCTATTTAAAGCACTTTCTTTTACCTGTAAAGTTTTCTGTCCAAAGATTGCAGTACCAGAATCAGCAAAGTCAGCCATTGGATTTATACGACCTGTTCCGTACAGAAGATCCCTCGCCTCAGTAGATAATTTATATTTAGATTTTATTGCACCAGTTACACCTCTCTGTAAACCTGCTGGAGCAAACCAAGGATAAGCAACATTATCAGTAAATGCCATTGCTTTAACTACTTCACCAGTAGGTGGAATATAAACATTGATATTATTCTGAGTATCCCTCATTTGTATCCAAGGAAAATAAGTACAAGCATAATTACTATCAATACCTGAAGTATCCATTAAATCAACAATATCTTGAGCAGCTAGTACATCTTGTTTAGTGCCACCAATTGTTTGAGGTATATCAACATCAGGACTATCAACAATATAAAGAGTATCAGTCCTTTGAGTTTCAATCATAGTGATGGTATCTTGTACTAAAATATTTTCATCACTCCAATTAATACCGGGAGTAGCAAAAAGATTGATTGTAACAGCTTCTGGATTTGCAAAAGTGTTGATTGCTGTTTCCCATGCTTGAAAATCATTAGTTGCAGAAACATTAGGATCTACACCATCGTAAATTCCACCTTGGGTATATAAATCACCATAAGAACGTGAACCTCTATTAACATCCCAACCATCAAAACCACCTGAAGGTACTAATGTGAATTTTCTAGTAGCTATAGCATAATAAGTATTTAATGGATTAACTACATCAGAAATACCTCTAAATTGACCAGCACCTACCTCAAATTGACCAACTAATTCAGTTCCATCATGAAATGTTCCGGTTGCACCACTATCCATATGAAAACCTTTAGATTTAGTAAAACTTTCAGCATTACTATCACCAGTATTATTCCAACCATTATAATTAAAAAGGTTCTGATTAATTCCATTTCCTACAACACCAGTTGCATTATAACCACTATTTGAAAGACCTAGATAAAAACGAGCTACTCTTTCATTTGGTTCATATTGTGTTTTATAAAAAATCTTAGGAGCAATACCAGCTTTACCTGAAGTAGTTGTAGTTGCAGAAATAGCATAGTTATTAAGCATATAACCTTCAAAACCTGCTGGAAATGAATCTGGATGTGCTTCTGTTGGCAATTCAACCATAATATATTTACTTAAAAGATTGTATTCACCATCAGTAGTACCAATTCTCTGCCCAATAAATCCAGATGTACCCTTAGTCATATTACATTTAGTATATGTTTCTAAAATGTTTTGACTATCATCAGTATCATAAAAACTACGAACAACTACATCAAATTCTAAAGTAATTGGATTAATGTTTTGTATACTAACCTTAATTTCTTGATTTGCAGCATCACCATCTGATATAGAAACAAATTTAAATAACCTACTTAATTTATTACCCTTTAATTGAGATACTACCCAAGGAGTTTCAGGTGTCTTAAATTGTGTTCTACGATTTGTAAATACACTTGATTTACAATCAATCAAAGTAGTATTAATTGCATACCCAAATCCTTCTGCATCTAATTTTTTAATTAAATTAGAATAAACTGCTTCTGTCCAGATCTTACTTTTTTTGTCTTTTGCATCAATTCCTATAACATTAGGTAAGAAATTACTTGCATCTGGATTTAATGAAACGCTATATGTTTCTGTTGAACCTGTAGAAACTGCGGTTAAGACGAAATTTCCAAAAAGATCACCACTTGTGGTGGTTGTATTAGCACTTATGGTTAATGTACTAGTATCGAATACTGTAGTTGAAGGTAAATTTATATTATCTTGAACATAACCTCTACTTCTTACTACTGCAAGAACCATATTTTCGTATTGACTATAAGAGGAACCTGAAAGTCTCGTAACTGTTTGATTTACAGTGCCTCCCGTAAGAGATAAATTTGTGATCAGAAAAGTTATCGAATCTCCGGTGAATTGGGTTGCATTTATTTTTGTGAATCCTAAGAAGGTTGTTCCTGTTTGACCAGTTGCATAAATAGTAACACCTAAATATTCTGTTCCTGTAAATGGTACACCTGTTTGAGAACTACTAGAAACAATTCCTTCTGTAGCAGGATCAACTCCAGCACTTAATGTTATTGCCCATGCTTTTCCAGCATCATAACCGCTAAGTCCCAGAATACGAGTTACATACATCTGATTTGACTCAGACATGTAAGCGTTAGCTATGTATGGAAGCTGATATTGTAGTTGATTATTTGTTGAAAATCTTTTAACACTCTGTGAACCAAATCTTTGTGCAAATTCACTTTGATCTTGTATAAAGATAGGTTCAAATGCTGGCCCCTTTAATGTTTCCCCAACAAGTCCTAACGTGGTAATACCTACGTTTTTCGAAACAAAACTCATGTCTCTCTCGATATATTTGACTCCTGGCGATGTGAATACAAATTCTGACATAATTATTAATTTTTAATATTTATTATTATTTTTCAATTAATAGCCGAAACTATATTTTTTTATAAATACTAAAAATTTATCGAAAAGGCAAAATTTCATCATAAATGAAGCATTGTTATTATTGCTCATAAAACAATATTTCATTAAATTTCATGTTTTTTAGTTTAAATTTTTTAAAATTTTATTATTTTTTATTGATTTTTCCTTAAATTTTAGAAGAAAAATATTTTCATTTTTTATAAAAATAATTATATAATGTAATTAAAGTATTTATAATAAATTATAAATTAAAATGAACAAATCTCAGAGGATTTACTTAAATACTGGAACTACAGAAACAGATAAATATATTAATGTTCAATTAGAACAAAATGTGGATACTCTTGAATTCATGTCAATGAGTATTTCCACAAAAGATGTGTATCAGAACACCAATGCCGATTACGGCCTGATCGTGGGAAAAATTTTAGCGAACGGACTTGTTGGTGTTCCTAATGCCAAGATCAGTATTTTCATTCCTTTAACTGATGAGGACTCCAACATAGGAGAAATTTTTTCGATCTACCCTTATAAAACCCCACGTGATAAGAATAATGAAGGTAAAAGATATAATTTACTTCCTAGAGTTTCAAGAATTGATACAATCACAAAAATCGCAAGTCCTCGCCAACCTTTTGGTTCATTTCCAACTAAAGAAGAGGTTTTAACTAATGATACTATATTAACAGTATATAAAAAATATTATAAATATACAACAACAAGTAATAATGCTGGTGATTATATGATTTTTGGAGTTCCAACTGGAACACAAACTGTTCATATGAGTATTGATATTACCGATATTGGAAAATATTCAATGACACCTGCAGCAATGGTTATTAATTTAGGTTATTCTCCCAATTTGTTTATGGATAATAATTCAAAAATAAAACCAAGTAATGATTTAGGTGATTTACCACATATTGAAACACAAGAAATTAGTGTAAATGTCGTTCCTTTTTGGGGAGATAGCCAAAATTTTATTATTGGAATTACTCGTCAAGATTTTAGAATAAGATCTGTTTTAACAAACACTTTTACTATTTTTGGAAGTGCTTTTACTGACAGTGGTACTGATATGTGGGGATTTAACACAAATACCCTTAAGGAAATATATGAAATTAATAAAGATTTAAATGTAAAATCTAAAAGAATTGGTAAAGTAACCGAGCGAATTTATTATTATCCTTCAAATATTTCAGACGCAGATATTGATGCTGGATATATTGATTCAGATCAAATGTTATTATTAGATCCCACAGAATATTCAGCATATAAAAGAGATGGTGATTTTGCTTTTATTATTTCATGTAATAGAAATAAAATTATTACTGATGATTTTGAAAATGAAGTTCCTGTACCTGAAGATTCAATTAATGGAATATTTACAAAATTTAGAGGTTTTATGACATTGGAAATAACACCAGATGATCTCCCAATGAATTTTCATAATGATCAGTTTTATCCTTTAAGATATAAACTAAAATTCCCACAACATGCAGATAAAGGTCATACGTTTGCTAAACCAAGTGCTGATATTACTACTCCCGCACCTGCGCCAATACCGGGATTTCCAGCTAGTGTTGTTGATTATAAATTAAGAGATATTGATAATAAAAATTGGAGACAACAACATTATACATTTACTGGTGGTCAATTATATAGTGTTTCAAGATTTCATAGTACCGTATTTAATAATCAAGATGATGTTAATGTGAATCAAAACACTATATTAAATGTTGGTTTTACTGGTGGAGACAAAATAAATTCACCATATAAATTAGATCAGGTACATGATGTAGGTATAATTCAGGTTAGTGATAGTGTTGGAGTAACTGGTAATACTGCAAATAATGTTAAAATGGTAGGTAATACTGTTGGTGCTGATGGAAAAACAAAATTTTTTGGTGCTAACTGGTTAAATTTAAGTGTTCATTTACCCCAAGTAGCATATGATATTAATAAACAAGCCGAACAAGGTGGAGGTAAGGTAATTTCAAATAGTGATTTCACTAAAGATCTTTATTTCAATTATTATGTTCACGATAATATTCAAGATATTGCTGCAGGAGATACAAATACTAAATTTTTTGCTAGATCAGATATAAACTGGACTGACTTTATTAATGTTCCAGTAAGTGATATTAGGGAAATGGCATTAGTGCCAAGTAAGGGATTTACAGATAAAGATTTAAATTTACCTAATGTTGGTTTAGATGGAATCACGAAAAAATACTATAGAAATGGGAATAATATTCCTATAAATTGGACAAATCCTTGTCCTGTTAATGGTGGTAAAACTAATGGTGATATAACATTAAGTGGTGATCCAAAAACTTATTTTTATAGAGGTTTTGGCGATGCTGATTGTATACAATTTCTTTCTGAACTAGGTATTGTTTAAAAATAAAAACCCACTCTTATGGTGGGTTTAAATTTTTTTCATTAAAGATTTATTTTATTGTTTATTAAGAGTATATACTCCATTTACTAAAAGTGTTTTAATATCTGGTGCAATTAATTTTAATACTAATACTTTATTTATTTTATCATAAGATATTATTTGCCATACAATACCATTATCTAATGTAATTTGATTTAATTTTGTGTCTAAAGTTAAAAAATTATCTGTAGTATTACCAAAACAAGCATCAAGTAAATCACATAGATTTGCTCCACCATATCCAGAAGCATTAATTCTAATGTTTAAACTTAAAATTATTTTTCCTTTACTTCTTGTTACAGCATCATAAGAAATTTCATCACAATTACTATATACCTTATTATTATATTGATATGAATAAAAATTCCACATGCCATTTAATTCAGTTAATGATATTAAACCAGTATTAGGATCATCTGGAGTAATTGTATCATCCTTTTTACAACTGGTTACTAATGTTACTATCGTGAACATTAGGGCTACAAATAAATTTATTTTTTTCATTTCAGTAAGTTTTTAGTTTAACATGATATATTATACGAAAATAATTCAAATTTGTTACAAATAATATTACTCTAATTCAGAATATAACATCCAATTTAAGTTACTATTCATTTCTTCATTTAATTCATCAAATAATAAATCATTAAGTATTATTGTTACTTCTTTAATTAAAAGATCACCACAATAATAAAATTTTAATTTATCATCTAATTTAATATCTAATTTAATGTCAATAGTCGTGTTTTTCATATAAAAAGAATTTTCTTATAATGAAGATTTTAATTCAAAACATATTTCCCAACTCAATTCATCTTTTAGTTCATCATGTAATCCATCAAATAATAATGAACACAATAAACTTGGATTATAATTATATATACCATACGATTTGAATTTACGATCTATATTAAAACATAAATCATCTATATAATATGCTGTTTCATTATTTTTCATATAAAATGTTTAATTTAAATTACAAATCTAATAATTATTTTCTTATTTACAAACATATTTTTCACTATTTATATGAAATATATTCTAGTGAAGATTCTATTAAATAGTGCAAGAAATATAAATTCGGTAAATGTAGATACATATCAACAGATAGAGTTAAAAAATAAAACCAAACAAATTACTGAATATGTAGTTAATAATGTTTTAAGTGCTTCTGATATATTTGATGCAGAAAGGGAAGCTAATGAAGTTTATAGAATTTATGGTAGAATAGAATACTTATCTTTATTAAATGGTTTAAAAAAAAATTATAAAGTGGTTTCAGATTTTTTTCAGCCACAAACAACAAATCAAAAAAATATTTTTAATTCATTTGAATTTTATTTACTTAAACCAAGCAATAATTTTAATAAATTAAATAATACTAAAACACAATATGGAAGATCTTTTGAAGTAATTGCAACACCAAATGATTTTGATTTATATGATGCTGGATTTTCTAAGAATGTTTTTGGAGAACAAACATTTACATTTAATTTCAATAAAGATTATGATATTAGTGGTTATAGAGATTTTTTTAATTTTCCAATAACTGAGTTATTTTTATATGCACAATATTTACCTTCAGTAAATTTTTATAATGAGCCAGAGTTAATGAAACAAATTTTGTGGAATGATAATGGTAATCCACATAAAGTATCATTTGTACCGATTAGTTATAATGTTGGTGATATAATCGGTTATGATTTAATTGATTATAATAAATCAAATTTTCAACAAATACAAAAATCAGAAGAAACATATTATATTACAACGCCATATCATGATGATTCTAATAATTCAAAATCTCTTCAATGGAAATATAATCCATTTATTAAGCTTACTTTAAATAATTTTAGTAGCAATTTAAATAAAGCAAATACTGGAACAACAGCATATAAACAACAATTATCTATTCCTAACTATGCAACATTATTGGGTGATGGAAATTATGTTTGGAGAGACATATTACCTCAAGGATTTATTGATCCAGTAACTGGTATTGGTATTAATTTACCTTTTGTTAACAAAAGAAGATATTTATTTACAACAAACATTTTAAGTATTTCACCAGATTTAACTGATTCAAATACTAAAAGTGTGTTTAGTGAAATTAAGCTTAATTCATCAACAATATTAAATTATATTCCTGTGGATGATTTAAGTATGGTAGGAACACCTTGTCAGTAAATATAAATAATTATATTTTATAAAACATAATGATTAGGCAGAAAATTAAACTCGATGGAACTACAATGAATTTAAATTTTACTTTAAGTTCAAATGATGATTTTTATGGTCAACAACAAGAAATTGATAATTTAGTTCAAGCAGTTTCAAATAGTTTAATTAATCCAGAAAACGATGTAGAAGAACGTAGATTTAAATATAATCCAAATAATTCAACAGCAATTTTAAATTTTCAATTTTATGATCAAATAAATAATACATATTCAAGTTCATTTACTGCTGCTGGTTTTACAAGTGATGAAATTACAAATAATAGAAATAATATTTTAAATAGTTTTTTTATATTAGATTTTTATGATAGTTTTGATGTTAATAGTCAAAATAAAATATTTACTACTTATTTAACTAAAATAGTTAATAATTTCACAGGTGAGATAACACCATCATATTTAATTGATAGTGATAATTCTAATCAATATTATTATTGGAATATTCCAATATCATATATTAATTCACAAACACATTCAACTATTTTTGGTTATGTTAAATTTAGTTTTTATAATGCTAAAGATGGTACAATTACTACTTTTTATAATCCTGATTATGAAAATACATCAATACCAAGAAAAATGTTTTTTAATGCTACTTTAGATTTGGTTAATAGAACATGGAGTATTAAAACTAATGAATATCCAGTAATTCGTCCTAAAGAATCATTTAATAGTGTTATATATAATAACAAAATTAATGATGCTAATGCCAATTATAATAATACTAAACAAAATTTTCCTATTGGAAATACTTTTGATAGTTGTACTGGTAAATATATTATTACAAATCCTTCTACAAGTAGTATTAGTACTACAACTTCTTGTGGAAGCACTTCATGTTGTTCTTGTTGCTGTTGTTGTTAAATCAATAATTATATATATATATATATAATAACCTTTAATTATGTAATAATATAACCAATCTTTGGTTTTCTTACTGTTTTTACTATTTCATATTCTTTTTCATCTCGAATGAAACCAAGAATTTTTAAAGCATATTTAGAAATAAAAAACCTATCACCATCAATATTTTCAATTGTATTTGCTTCTGCAAATCCTTCAAATAATAATGGCATTGGTGAACCCTTTATATTAATATATTCTTGACGCGAAGCAAAATTCTTAAGTACTTGTTCATCGTATTGGTTTACGTCTACTCTAAATTTAGTAATTAAAGCTACTTCATATGTTAAATCAACATTAACTGGTTCTGGCATTTTCATTTGTAAATATATTACTTCGCCAGCATCTAAAATAGGTACATTTAAATACCTGAATTTATGTGGTTGTGGTATGCGATATTTACTTCCTAATCTAGTACCAATTTGCTTGTCTATGCGCCTAACGGTTACGTATGGGCTAATAATATTGAGGTCTCCGTCTACAAACTTCCATGTCTTTGCTAATTCTGCAAATCTCTCATTTTCAAGATAATAGCTCTGAACATCTTTGCCATCAAGGGTTACCTTCATTTTTTCTTGACTCACATAATCAAAAACTCCTTGATCTAAATCTTCGAGTAAAATAGTTCTAGGTAAAAATTTTGTTTTAACGTCAGTAGCTTGCATTAATTTTTCGATCTGTTCCATTCCATATTTTAAGAATTCTGTACCCGGTCTAGGAGGATTTACATCTAAAGTATATTTGATTTTGCTTGGAACTGACATTAAATTTAAATATTTATTATAAATACTTAATAAAACAATTGCAAAATTAAATATTAATATCTATATTTGTCAAATAAAATATAAACTATGTTAATAGAACGTAAAGAAATTCTAAATGAAGATGGAAGTAGTGGATATATTGAAGCTATTTTCAATTCTGGCAATATATTAAAAACAACATATTTTCCTACTTTACAAAGACTTTATATTGCATTTACCAGAGGACAAACATATTCTTATGGTAATTTTAAATCAGAAGATTATAAAAATTTTGAATCAGCAGAATCACAAGGAAAATTCTTTCATTCTAATATAAAAGATAAAAAAGAATATTCTTATCGAAAAGAATTTACATTATATCCTACTGAAGTTAAGGATATAAAACAAATTATAGAAGAAAATAAGAAAGTTGAAGATGATGAATAAGGATCAATATAAAAATATAATTGAGTTACAAAAACAAGCACTACGATTCTATGCCGATGAGAATAGTTATGTGAAAAAATTACCAAATTCAAATAATAATACAATTTCTTCTCATGTTGATTTAGATAAAGGAGAACAAGCACGTTTCGTTTTAAATCAAATAAAAAATCTCGATGATTTTAATGAGAATATTAAATCAGAATATGATGAATATTTAAAATCATTAGAAGAAGAAAATGTTAATGGCGAGGATTTATTACAAGCTTTAAATAAATTAAAAAAAAGATATAGATAATTTTAAAAAATAAAACAATTTATGAAAATATACATTAAATACCATAATCCTAAATGCAAGATTAAATCCTTCGGTAATTGGATTGATTTAAAATCTGCAGAATCAGTAGATTTAGAGAAATTAGAATTTAAATTAATATCTCTTGGAGTTTCCATGAAACTTCCCAAATTTTATCAAGCAAATATTGTACCTAGAAGTAGTACTTACATGAAATTTGGTATAATTCAAACCAATCATTATGGCGTTATAGATGGTCCAGATAATTATTCTGATGGTTATTCAGGTAATGAAGATATTTGGAAATTCCCTGCTATTGCATTAAGAAATACTTCAATAATAGAAGGTGATAGAATTTGTCAGTTTGAAATAAAGCCAACAATGCAAGCTCCTTGGTATATTAAATTAAGATGGTTATTCGACAATAAAATAAAATTCATTGAAGTTTTAGACTTAAAATCAAATAATCGTGGTGGTTTTGGAAGTAGTGGTAAATAAAATAAATATATTATGTTAATTGGTTTAATAATAGGATTTTTATTGGGTATTATCTTAGAAGAAATATTTTTAATTTATTTAATTAGATTTCTTAAAAAGAAAGGTTATATTAAGTTTGGTAAAAAAATTAAAAACATAAAATTTAAATAAAATGAAAAGATTTGTAATATCATTGTTATTATTCTTTTGGTTCATATTTACCATAATATCAGCATTATCAATAATTGGAATAATATTATTAGATTCTTGTTATGATAGTAATGGAGAAAGTATTTGGTTTGGAATTGGTAATGATTTAAAAAATGAATTATTAAAATAAGTTTTTATGATAAAGATTGGTATAATTGGGCTTGGATTTGTTGGTAATGCTGTTTATTCTTTTTATGGAGATAAAAACTTTAATATAATTAAATATGATATTCAAAGAGAAAAATCAGACTTTAATACATTAAATGATTTTTTGAATGAAAAACCTGAATATATTTTTCTTTGTGTGCCAACACCTGAAGTAAATCATAAGTCTAATTTTGGTATTATTGGTGATTTATTATTAGAAATTGAAGAATATTCAATTAGAAATAATCATGAATTTAAGATTATTATTAAATCTACTGTATCACCAGAATTTTTAAAAACTTTAAAAACCAGAATAAATAATTCAATTTTAATTACATTTCCAGAATTTCTTTCTCAAAAAACTGCAGTAGAAGATTTTGAAAATAGTGAAATTTTAATATTTGGTTGCGAAAATCAAGTAGTTTTAGATAAAACAATATTTGATTTATGTGTTGGATTTAGTAAATTAACTAAAGTTTATAAATTTTATGATATTGGAACACCAATGAAATTTAAATATGTTCATAATGTTATGGGAGCATTATCTATTTTAATGTCAAATATTATGTTTGATTATATTAATGATGAACATATATATAGTATATTTAAAGAATTTTTAGTTAAAACTAATCATTTTACTGATACATATTTAAATGTTCCCGGACATGATGGTAGTAGAGGATTTGGTGGAGCTTGTTTTCCTAAAGATTTGGTGAGTTTTATTGAACAAATATCTGTTGATGAAAACATAAGTACAGAAGAATTTGAATTCATTGCCAAAGCTAAAATATTAAATAATAAATTAAGAAAATGAAAACATTAAATTTAATTCTAAAAATATTCTTTATTAGAATAGTAAAGAAGGAAGAAAAAGTAATTGATAATCGTGAAATAATTTCATATGATTTAACAGTAGGTGGAATTTGTGAGAGAGGTTATGGTAATGTTAAAATAAATACTTATTATTTTATAGAATTTTTTATTAATCCACTTAACAATAAATCTATTGGTAAATTTAAAACATATAAAATAAATTAATATAATGAAAGATTTAAACAAAGTAAATGAAAATTGTATTCTTTTAAAAAGAAATGAATATGATAAATTGGTTGAAAAAGCTAATAGTTGTAAACCTAATGAAATAATCATAAATTGGAATTGGTATAAAGGTTATGGGTATGTTGGTGGTTTTGATGCTAATTTAAATGTTTCGGGTAATGTTGAATTATCAAATAAAATATTTAGACAATTACGTAATATTTGTAACATAATTAAATTAGAATACGATACAAAAATTGTAGAAAATTATAATACAATAAAGAAAAATGCTAAAATCGATGTTTTAGAAAATTTTTCTAGTTTACCTTGGTATAAAAGATTATTTTTTAATGAAAAATATATAAAATAAATATGAAATTAATTAAAGCCAGCACAGAAATTATTACACCAATAAATGGTGAAGAAATTCTAAAACAAATTGAACTTGCATCAAGAACCTGTTATCAATCAGAAGGAAAAATAGAATATGAAGATTATATTGACAATGAAATTGAACCACCAATTGGAGTTTTAAATTATTACGCTAAATCTGCTCGTGTTTTAATACCCAAACTAATATCACGTGGTCACGAAGCTATGTTAGAATTTGGTGGTAATATTAGTGTTAAATTTATTTGTGATCGTGGCGTAAGTCATGAACTTGTTCGTCATAGAATTGCTAGTTTTGCTCAAGAAAGCACGAGATATGTATCATCTTGTGAAAAAAGAAATATTTTAGAGTTTAATTGTGATAATGAAATTGATATTATTAATGCATATAATCAGGGATTTTCAATGCGAGAAATTTCAGAATATAGCTGTAACACAGAATGGGAAATTCGTAAAATTTTATTAAAAAATAATGTATCAATTAGAGGATTAAATAATAAAGGTAATAGATGTGAAAATTATTTTTCTAATATAGATTCACATGAAAAGGCTTATTTATTAGGTTTAATTCAAACTGATGGCTCTGTTCGCCGTACTTCAAAAGGAAGTTCAAGTCTATGTATTACTCAACATAAAGATTATGCTTGGTATATTAAATTAATGTTTTCTATATTTAGTGAATATGTTGGTGAAAGTAATGATAGAAATTGTAAACAAATAGTAATTGGTTCTAAAAAAATTGTAAATGATTTAAATAATTTAGGAATAGTTCAAAATAAAACTGAAAAACAATCTGATAAAGACATAGATATAATGTGGAATAGTATCCCCAAAGAATATCTTAATTCATTTATTAGGGGGTTAATTGATGGTGACGGATATGTTTGTTTTTTCAAACAAAAGAAAAGTATAAATGAAAGTTGTAATATTGGTTTTTGTTCCGTTAATGAGCATTTAATTGATATTCTTATTGATTTTATTAAAAATAATTTTGATTATTCATGTACTAAGTATAAAGATAAAAATGTTTATAAATTTAGTATTACCAATTATAAAAAATCTATTTATATTGGTGAGTGGTTATTTAAAGATTTTAAATATCCCTTTGGACACCCCAAAAAATCTAGTGCTTGGATTAAAAGAATAAATAAACAATATCCAATAGCAGAATTTGGAGGGAATAAATTCATTATAATTAAACCATTGTGGTTAGATTCAAGTTCTCCAGAATCTATATTTAAGTATATTCATACTATGAATAATATTGAAGTAACATATGAAAAGTTAATATTAGGTGGTTGGTCACCTCAACAAGCTCGTAGTGTTCTTCCAAATTCTCTTAAAACAGAAATTAATGTTTCTTGTAATATTAGAGAATGGAGACATATTTTTAAACTTCGTTGTGCTAATGCTGCACATCCAGATATGCAATATTTAATGAGGCCACTATTAAAAGAATTTCAAAGTAGAATTCCAATTTTGTTTAATGATTTAAAATATTAATACTAAAACAACTTTAATATGAATAACCTAGAAAATGTAGAAATATTATCTAATGAAATAAAAGAAGTAATTGGAATAATTGTAAATAAATGTCCAGATGTTGTTTTCGGTGGATCAATTGCATTAAATGCTGTTGGTTTAATCAATAGAAAAGTATCTGATATTGATATATTTGTTAGAGATAATAAATCCTTAACTAATGGTAATTTATTAGATGCAGGAATAATTGATGATGAGAGTTTATTGTCTGATACTGTAACAAACACCAATGGAAAAGAAATTCAACGTACTGGTGCTAAAATTAATGGTATAAAAATCTGTATTTTTAAAGTTGATACTGAAGAATTACAACATTCAATATGTGAATTTTCTGGATTAAAAATTAAAATTCAAAATATTAATTATGCTATTCAAGCTAAATTATCATATAAGTTTAAAAATGAAAAACATAAAGATGATTTAGATGAAATATTTAAGGAAATTGATAAAATGTTAGAGAAAAAAGATTTAGATAAAATACTTCTTAAAGGAGCATTTGTTGATGATAGAAAAGATGAAGAAGTACTTAATGATGAAAAATTAAATAATGATGAATATCTTTTTAAAGAAAATAATAAATATATTATGAAAACATGGAATTATAACCCACCGTATGAAATCGTTTTTGGAACACAAGATGATTGGAATCAAACATTAGTAACAGCATTTAATAGTGTTATTGAAGAAAATAATATACTCAATTTTCCAATTGAAATATATTCTCCAGAAAAATTTAGAAAAATATTTGAATCACTATATTATTATAACCCAAAAGATAATACTCTTAGTAATAAATATATTGTTAAGTATGGAAGTAGTAATTTTCAAAACATTATTCTAATTAATAGCCAATATGAATTAGAAATACTTAACTATGTGGAAGAAAATAATGTTGAAACTAAATCAGATATTTTATTAGGTATTGAATATCTTATTAAGGAACGAGATGATGTAATAGATAGTTTTATTAATATCATCAAAAATAAATTATACTCGAAAGAATATTGTTTACAAGAATTGGATATTATTTTAGAATTTAATAAAAAAATTAAAATTCTTGAAGATACTTTAATATTTTTAAGAATAAAAAATAAAAACAATTAAAATGGAACACGAAGAAGGAGCAATATTATTAACACCACTAACTTCAGAAAAAGAATATGTATTTAAATCATTGGAAAATGATGAATATTTAATTAGTTTAATTAATTCACATAAAGAAAAATTATATGAAAGAAATATTGAAATATTTCATCAAGAAAATAATATATTAATAACTGAAGAAGGCTATTATGTTGCAGTATATACCAAAAATTTAAGGAGTATTAATGAATAAAACAAATAATTAAATATTTTTAATGATTCTAAATGATAATATTATATACAATAATAATTATTTTATTAGTTATTATTCTTTTACTTGCATTGGCATTATATATTTTTTCAAAAAAATCAATATTTTTATCTGAAAAAGAAAAAGAATATATTATCTTTGTTATTGATATATTTATACAATATGGTGATGATTTAGGTATTCAATCAAAAGAACAACATCTGAAATTAACCGAAGAACTTGAAAAAATTAAAAATAAACACTTAAATATATGAAATTTCACGTAAATATATGGAACAAACAAGATAAGGAATATGTTATGTTAATTCTCACTGAAGAAGATATTGAAAATGAAAGTAAGAAACATCTTGGTGCTGGTTATGAAATATTAATTTTACCATCAAAATATAAAGATGTTCATTCTCCATATTTAGATACAATTAGAATGTTGTCTATTGCTAGATGTGGTGAAATTATTTACGTTTAAAAATTTAAATATATGAAAAAGGAAGTTGCTGATAAAATAAAATCTTTTTTCGACAAAGAATTAAGAGGTATTGATCATAAAATTTGGGAAAATAAATACCAAATGAAAAAATTAGTTCTTGAACAAACAATATTAAAACGAACACGTGCCGAATTAGATAAATTATCTCGAAGTATGGATATTAAAACAAAAATATAAAAATTTATATCATGACAAAGAAAATAATAATCGAACAGGATGAGAATTTAAATATGTTAAGCATTAGAACTGCTGAAGATATTAGTATATTTTATGGTAATGAATGGGATTTCGATAGAAGTGGAAATAGTTTTAAAAAATTATTTGAAAAACTAGGTCTTGAAGTTGAAATTCTTGATGTTGATATGAGCGATGAGTTTAACTATGAATAAATAAAAATATATGAAAAATATAGATGATTACCCATATAAAAGAATTCAAACTAAAGAAGGAAAATGGAATTTAATAAATAAAAAAAATGATATATTAATATCCAATGTTTGGTTCGATAATCTAGGAACATGGAGTTCATATTCATGTATTGTTGGTAAAGAACTAGATGTTTTTGGTTGGGATGGACTAATATTTTTAGAAAAACCAACAAAAACACCAAAAAGTGCATATCCATATAGTGTTAAAGCTAAAATTTATCATTATAGTAGTGAAGGTGAATTATTAAGTGTTGGAGAGAATACTTGTGGAATATGGGGTCATGGTTATGTTGAAAATGTTATATATTAAATAATAGTGAAAATGGAATTTATGATGGAAAAATCAGCAATTATTTCAGATTGTAAACAATATCGATATAGACTTGAAAGAACATGGGACAAAACTAAACCTAAAGTATTATTCTTAATGCTAAATCCAAGCACTGCAGATTCATTTATTGATGATCCTACAATAAGAAGATGTATAGGTTTTGCTAGAAGTTGGAATTATGGAGGAATTTTGGTTGGAAATTTATTTGCTTTTAGAGCTACAGATCCTAAAACATTATTAAATATTTATGATCCTATTGGTGAAGATAATCAAAAACATTTAAAAGAAATGTATAATGAAGCTGAAATTATAATAACTGCATGGGGAAATAGTGGAATTGTTGAAAAAACATTTAAAAAATTTAAAGACTATAAACCACTTGAAGGTGCTAAAGAATTATATTACTTAGAATTAAGTAAAACTGGTACGCCTAAACATCCTCTGTATTTAAAAAAAGATTTAAAACCAATTAAGTTCGAAATACCGAAAAGAAGGAATTATTAAAATTTTTAATCACATAAAATTATAGATATGAAAATTATTAAATTTTTAAAAAATATCTTCTCCAATGAAAAAGATATTGTAAAATGTAATACAAATGGTTTAAATAAACTTAGTAAAAATTTTCATGATTTCCAAATGAAAATGGGGTTTACTAATGGTGATATTGTTCAAAGATTGATGTTGGTTCATTCTGAAATTTCAGAAGCATTTGAAGCTTATCGTAATGATAGGTTTTGTAATACAGAAAATTTTAAATTTGACATACAAATTATGGACGGTACGGAATTGTTTAAAAAACAATTTGAAAAAAGTGTAAAAGATACTTTTGAAGATGAACTTGCAGACAGCATAATTAGATTATTAGCTATATGTGGAGAAAATAATATTGATATTGAATTTCACATAGAACAAAAAATGAGATATAACGAATTACGTGGTTTTAAATATGGTGGTAAAAAATTTTAAAATCTTGTAACAAAAATAAAAATAATTCGTTTTAATAATTAAATTAAAAATAAATTTAGTATGAAAAGATATGTTATTTTATTCAACAACGGCCAAATTGTACAACAAATAGGTCTTAATACCACATACTTACAATTACATAGTATTGGTGTTATAAAAATGATAATAGATACTAAAGAAGGTAAAATATTAACGGGTGAAAAATGGGAATGGACTATAATTCCAGAATATCATGACAGTTCATTAGTAACAGAAATTAATACTAAATAAAATTAATTATTATGAAACCAGTTCTAATACTTAAATATAAGGTTGAAAATGATTCTATGACTGATGAAGAATTTTATAGTCAAGAAGAACGTCAGTTAATTGTAACTGAGGAAATGATCGAAGATTTAATTAAAAATGCAGATAGAAATCTAAATCGTGGAGATTATATTTTATATGAAAATGTTTATTTAAATAAAATTTAAAATATGTATTATTTAATCCAAGAAAATACCTTTAGAGAAGAAAACTATGATTTAATTTGGCAAACTCTTGATAGAATGAGTTTACCTTACGAAATTGTAAAAGTACGTCCTTTTCTTGAAGATTTTGAATTTAGCACAAAAAGAAAAGATATATTCTGTTTTGGTTCATTAAAAATGGCAAGACTATCAAATAAATATAGTTGGAAACCCGGTAGTTTAATGAATGATAATCATGATTATCAAATTTATAAAAATTATTATAATGAAAATCTTCTAAATTATGATTCTAAAATAATTAAATTTGGTGATGAAATTGATTTAGATTATTTCTTTGCTCGTCCATGTAAAGATACTAAAGTTTTTACAGGAAAATCATTTACTTTAAATGAATGGAATGAATTTAAACAACAATCTTTAACTAATGGACATTCAACTATATTAGATTTAAATACTGAAGTTCAGATTGCATCAGTTAAAGAAATTCAAAAAGAATATAGATTTTGGATTGTTGGTGGTGAATTAATTACTGGTTCTCAATATAGATTAGGTAATAGATTCTGTTTATCTGATGTTATTGATGACGATGCAATAAGATATTGTAAAGAAATGATTAAATTATTTCAATTAGCAGATGCATTTGTTATGGATATTTGTTTAACTGGTGATGAATGGAAAATAATTGAATGTGGTTGTATTAATTGTGCTGGATTTTATAAAGCAAATATACCTAAATTAATTGATTCTTTAGAAAATTATTTTAATTAACTATAAAGGACATTATATGGGACAATATGTCCTAAATAACAAAAATCTTATTTATATCGGACATTTATAAGACATGTCCGATATTTTTATATAAAATCTCCTTGAGTTTCATTAAGAAAAGGAATAATATCTTCCTTGGCTGGAACACCAGTTATGTGCCTAAAATATTTTTGGAATCCTCCAATAGTGTGACTTGTAGTATCTGTAACAAGATCAGCATCTTCTACTTCATAATATCTTTTCTTTTCTCCACTTAAATTATATTCAATTATATCACCCCTATCTATTTCTAAATTTTTTTCTTTTAATTCTTTTAAATAAACACCAAAATCAATTTTTCCACTATCCTGCCTCGTCACCCCTGCTGGTATATTTCCATAATATGCTTGCTCAGAGTTACTTACGTTTACCATTACATTTATTTGAACTGCTGACATATATTTCTTATCTTTAGGCTTCGCTTGTCCATATAAACTATGTGTCTTGGTTTCAATTATATTAACTTTATGTATATATACATATTGAACATTATCTGTTTTTAAAAAATGTCTTCCATACTCAACCTCCAAATCAAACGATTCTTGAGTCATAAATAACCCAAATCTCTGAGTCTTCTGATCAACTACTTGTTTTTTCTTTTTCATTAGTGCATTTCAATTTTATAATTATTAATATCTTCCTTTGGAAAATATTGTTTTAATTTACTTTTAATGTCATTAATAACATTATTTGGTAGATAATCATCCCAAAATGAAATAGTTTTAAAATCAATCCAAATCCTTCCCCAATAATTTGTTTTATTCTTTATCTTATAAAACATGGCTTCATCTTCAGGTAATTTTAAATTGAAATTCTGAATAATCGCATCACCATGTGCTCCACCTTCTTTAGAAACAATTAAATTATCATCATAAACAGAAAAAGCATAAGTATTTGAATTCCTAAAATAATTTGTTTCACCATCAACAGTAAGATGCTCAACACCTTCACTAATACTGAATTTATTATCTATTCGTAAAGTATTCTCAAATAATATCCTCTTGTTGCTTTTGAAATTCATGAAATGGAATTTCATATAAATACTGAAAAAATAATTGTAAAATATTGATCTTTTTCGTAAATATTTAGTATTTATATTTGTAGTTCAAATAAACAACATTGATATGGGATATTCAAAAGACAAAGACAGGACATTAGGCATAAGACTTGATGTAGATCTCAAAAAGAGATATTTAAAATTTATTAGTGATAATGGATATTCATTATCGAAAAGAATAAGAGTTTTATTGGAAAATGATATGAAAAATGAAAAAAACAGTATTTGATGACATTAGTAGTTTTACTAAGGAAGAACTGAAAATCTGGTTTAACACAGATAATATTGGTGGTCATAAATGTAGAGAAAATTTTATTTTTGAACATTATCCTGATTTACATAAAGAAATTCTTGAATATTCAAAAATAAACCCAGATGTCATTAATTGGAAAGAAAAACTATTTAATTATTTAAATAATTTAATTGAAAATCCTAAATGTAAAAATTGTGGAAAAACTTTACATATTAGTACAAAACATAAAAATTATCCAACATTTTGTTCAAAAGAATGTTATGATAAAAAACGAAATTTTAAACCAAAAAAAGAAAATATTGATATTAGTGCTTTTTCTAAAGAAGAATTAAAAGAATGGTTTTTATGTAATAATTATGGTGGGTATAAAACACGGGAAGATTGGCTTAAATTACACTATCCAATTCTTTTAGATAAAATATTAAAAAATACTAATGAAATTAATTTAAAATTAAAGGCAAAAATTTATTTATATATTTATGATTTAAAAGAAAGTCCGAAATGTCAAGAATGTGGAAATAAATGTAATTTTAGGGATCATTTAACAGAAGGTTTTACTAAATATTGTTGCAATAAATGTTCTCTTAAACAAAGTAGAAAATATAATGGGAAAAATAAAGTGAATATAGAAAATTATGCATCATTCTCTGATTTTATTATTAAGAATTATAAAAATGGTATGAGTTCAAACGAATGTTACATAAAAGAATCTAATCCAATTGAATATAATGAAATTATTAATCTACCAATTAACTTAAATAATATTCCTTGGAGAGAGAAATTATATAATTATACACATGGAATCATAGAAAGACCAATATGTCCTGAATGTGGTAAACCAGTGAAATTTAAAAATTTTAATAAGGGTTATAGAAAATTTTGTTCAAAAAAATGTCAAATAGTTTTTATTAATAATATAATAAGAAATAATTATAATATTATTATAGCTAAGAGAAAAGAAACTAATTTAAAAAAATATGGTGTTGAACATGCTGCGCAAAATAAAGAAATACAGGAAAAAATACAACAAACTATAATTGAAAAGTATGGAGAAATTTATGCAAAATATATTCCAAAATATAATATTAATTCAATAATATATTTAGATATTTTAGCTGAAAAATTAAATCTTCATATACAACATGCTTTAAATGGTGGGGAAAAAAGATTTATAAAATATTGGATTGATGGATATAGTGAAAAATATAATGTATGTATAGAATGGAATGAAAAATATCATTACACAAAAAAGAATATCGAAAAAGATATAAAAAGAAATAAATTTTTAGTTGAAAATTTTAGGTGTAAGATGATTTATATTAAAGAAAAAGAATTTTTAAAAGATGTTGAGAAAAATATTGAGATATTATGTAATGAAATAAATGAATATATTAAAACTAAAACTGTTTTAGAACCCACTAAATACTGATAATTGGAAATTTGGGAGGCTGAAATTTCATAGTTTCATTAATATTGGACGCTATCTGTAATCTTTCTCCGGTTAAATTTACCTGAGCAAGTTTATCTAATTGTTCAAGTATTATTTTTTCTGTATCTTCTTTAAGTTTAAGTCCTTCATCTAACAAATGTCTATAGTCCATAGAAAGTGCGGCTTCTGAAGGGGAAAAAACTTTACCCTCAAAAAATCCTCTAACATTACCTAAAACAATTTTTACCTTGGCAATTAAAAAATTTCTTATTTGTTGACGAGCAACATCATTTAATTTTCCCCATTCTAGTATCTTTGTAGGGGCATCTGAAGGTAATCTAACCACATCTGGATTATCTTCTAAACATTTGTCTCTGTTATCTGAATTTGTATCATAATAAAAGTACCATATAAGATAACCGTTCCAATGTTTCCCCCATTTGCCAGCTATTTCATACCTATCGCCCGGCACAGGATATAAATGTAACATTTTTTCTCCTGTTTCTAAACCAGTAATTCTATACGTAAGTGTTGATTGCAACATACGTTTTTTCATCATATTGTCCTGACTCATCAAAAGCGTACTGTATATGGGTTGTACTAAATTACCGGGACGAGAGAACATATTCGTGCCCGTTATTCCAGCACCCATTGAATTTAAAGCAAATGGATCAACAAGTCCTAAATCTGCAGATCCGGGTGTGGACCATAAAACCTCATTTACTTCTCTATTCTTAGGAATTATATAATGTTGTGTATGACCAGAAGTAATAATAAAATCACGTTTTAATTCCCAACCTTTAGCTGCAGGAGCATTAGTACCCAGACCTACTTGTTTAGAGTAAGCATAGGTAAAAGATTCCATGTAGTGGTTAGATTTAGTTGTAAAAGCAGTAAGAAAATCACCAGAAAGATCCATTCCTTCAAGGTTAATCCAATTTTGTTGAATTAGCCAACTATTAACTAAAGAAGAATAATCTTCAACAACCATTTCAAGATAAGAGATCATCATGTCATCGGTAAGTTCGAATGGTCTAAGAGGCCAACCCATTTCATGTTTGATTTGTGTAAATAATTTATTTCTATCTGGTGTTGTGATTAAAGCCATACAAGATTAATATTTAATATAAATACTTGATAAAATAATATATGATATGTTTAATTATAAAATTATTTTGTTTATGTTTGTAACAAAATTAAATTATTTTCGTATATTTGAATATTAAGAATTAAATAAAAAAATATTATGAATAACGAACAAAACATAATTGATGTTAGTGATAATAAAATCACAGTACCACAATTAATTGAAGAATGTAAAAAATACTATGCTCTACCGGGTAATAGAGTTGGTGGAAGTCTTCATATTGTATTAGATGATGATAATATTGGTGATAATCATATTAAGTATTGTATTGAATATGCTAAAAGTAAAAATGATATAGAAGGCATAAAACTTGGTGAATTAATATTAAAAGCAAGTAAAACACAGAGAAAGAAACTTGTTAATAATTATTCACATTATTGTTATTGTTAGATATTTGGTTTTATTTGTAAATAATATAATTAAAATTTTAACAAATTTAAATTATTGTCGTATATTTGAATATTAATAATTTAAAAACATTAAAAATGAATTTATACAAAAATGAATTTATACAAAATTGAATTTTTACATGCATCCCCAAAGGACAGTGAAATTGGTATGAAATGTTTATTACTTGCTGAAAATGATGAACAAGTTTATGAGTGGTTAAAATCAGAACCAAAAATTGGAGAACGACATCTCTTTAATAACTGGAATGATAATGAAACTGAAAATGAAGAATTTAATATTTATGATGATAATTATGAAATCATTGAAAAAGAAAATTTTAAACAAAAAATAATTCGTTTGAAAGGTCAAATGAATGATGATGATTATGATTACTCGGATGCTTACTATGGTATAACATTATTCGGTTGGAGTATTTTAAAAGAAAATGTAACTACTGATTATTCTGAATTAATTGAATTAGAAATTGTTTACCGTGTTTTGAATATTAAATAATTGAAATGGAAAATTTAATCTGTAAGAAAGTTTCATTTGTAAATGAAGAACAAGCATTATTCTATATAAATAAGTTAAATAGAACATCAAAAAGAAATATAATACCACAGAGAGCATATTTATGTGAAAAATGTTTAACGTGGCATTTAACATCCATTATTAACAATAAAGATAAAATGCTTAATATACTTCAATCAAGAATTGATATTTATTTAAAGGATAATAATATGGATACTAAATTTAAATTGAGATTAATTGAAGAAAATGAATATATTAAAAAACAAATTTTAAGTTTATTTTAAAATAAGTAATTATGAACTGGATAAAATTTACAGATAAATTACCAGAAGTAAATGTAGAAGTACTTTTATTTAATAGTGTAGTTAATAATACTTATGGTATTGGAGCAATTAGTGAAATAGATGAAGATGGTACATTTTGTATATATTCTAAACAATTATTATTTAATCAATGTAAAGAATATAAACCTACTCATTGGATGCCATTAATTGCACCTGACGCTAATAAGCAATATTGTGAAATCTGTAATGAAGAAATTAGCGATAATAAATTACATGATTCTAATTTTATTTTAGATAATTATAGTGATCATATTTAAACTAAATATTATGACAAAAGATGAGATTAATCAAATGGATAGTGAATATGCTAAAATCTTTCATGAAGAAACAGAAAAAGTAAGATTATTAAAACTTGAATGGAAAAATAAATTAAAGGGACTAGTAAATATTAATAGTTTATTTAAATGGCTTGATGATCATGATTATTGGTTACCAATTGATATTGTTGAAATATATAATATAGATGAAAAACAAAGTGGTTATAGTAGTTATCAACATGTAAGAATAAAAGACGATAAAGATAAATTACTTTACATGATGCAAAATGAAGATGAAATTCGTGGAGTAACTCATTATTGTGTTTGGCAAACATGTGGAATGATGGGTGATGATTATTCGGGTTATCTTTTATTTCCATTAAAAAATGGTAAATATTTTAAAGTTAGTTATGCGTGTTAAATTAATTATTAAAACATTAAATATTATGAGAATATATGAATTTATTGAAGGAATTAAAATCCTTGAAAAGTATGTGCCAGAAGATGAACTTCAATCATTTGGAGTTCAATTTGAACATGATCAAATTTATTTTGGGTCTGAATCATGGGTTACTGATGAAGACGATAGAAATAAATTAGTTGAATTAGGATGGTATGTTGAGGAAGATAGTTGGTGTGCTTTTTCTTAAAAAGAATTTTATTTATATAATAAACAAAAATGATGTATACTAAACAAGAATTTTACGGAACTCTCAGAATAACAAATCCAATGACATTAGAGAAATGGAAGAAAAGTGGAAAATATCAAGAACTACTTAATGAAGGATATATTTATGCTATTGGTTGTGGAAGATTCAGAAAAGAAATATGTTTTTGTTATAAATGTCGTAAAATAAATTAATTAATATTATGAAAACCTTAAACAAAGTCTTTACTGAAGAACAGGTAAATGAAGTTTCAGAGAAAATACTTAAATCAAGTATTGAAAAAATCAATAATGATTTAAATAGTAGGTTTTATGATGAAATGAAAAGTTTTCTTTATGAACATTATCAAAATGTAAGTGATAGTATTCATAAAGAACTAATTAAAGAAATTACAGAAGAATTTATTAAAGATCCATTATTATATAAGTTTGCAGGACTTCGTCAAAAATTGTTTAATGAAAATAAAGATTTGCTTATAAAAACTTTAACTGACGAAGCAATTGAAAAAAATGTTGAAGATGTTATTTGGCAACATACTAATCAAAATTATCAATTTGATTGGAAATGGAAGAATGCTATTATTAGGATAATTCTTGAAAACTGGAATAAATTAAAAGATGATGAAAGGATAAATAATGGATTATTAAGAGAAATTGAACAATTAAAACATCGACTTAATAATATTAAAGAGGTTGATTTAGAAGTAACACAAACTGTAATACAAGATGCTTTATATGCAACAAATCATTATAGTACTGATGATTGTGATAATTTAGCTATTGAAATACTAATGTATTTTAAAGATGCTGGATTTATGATTGTTAAGCAATTTTAAAAAATTTAAAAATTTTTCTTGTAATTCAAAATATTTATAATTATCTTTACAATAAATAATGTTCTCATGAAAAAGCTATTAAAAAAATTACTGAATTTAAGATTACGATTTGTAGTTGATTGTAATTTTAATGATTTGTCTGAAAAAGAAAAGCAAAAATATTTTGACTGGGCTAATGAATTAATCACAGATGATGTATTATTTTGTACACGAGTTTGGTCAGCTTGGAATGTTGGAACTATGAGCGAAGATGATTTCTTTCCTGCCTATGAAGACGATGATTTCATTTATCGTATTGCTGAAGCATTATTTGAAAGTAGTAAAAATAAAATATTATGATTGAAGTTAAATTAATTAACAATAATTTTCAAAATGGTGAATTTTTACCAAAAAGAAAAATTATTGAAATACCAATTGTTACTGAATTACAACAAGATTGTTATTTATTTAATTCTATGGATGCTCCATCTGAATTTAAAATAATGTTATTAAAAGAAGTTGCTAGTAAGATAGATGAAATTATTATGAATGATGCTCCTAAACATATTGATAAACAATGGTTAATTAATAAATTAAATAGAATTAAAGTAATTGATTATGGAACTGAAAATAGTTAAAAGACCATTACAAGATAGTAATACTAAATCAGAAGATTTAGAATTTATTGAACATAAAATTGAAAATAATCAATTAAAAGAGATAATACCAAGTTGGTGTGTTAAATCTTCTATCTATAGAGAAGGTGATGGAGGTATGAATATGTGGTTTAAGGAAATTGAACGAGTTAAACCAGATGTTATTTATATGAAATACACTCTTGGAAAGAAAAAATAGTTAATGGTATGAATGAAAATGATTGGTTTGAAGATATTTTATATCGTGTAAGATATGACTTTAAAAAATTTTAAAATAACATTATATAAATTAAAGTTAAATAAAATTAATAAATAAAAATTATGAATACATTAGAAACAAAAATCAGATTACTTCTAATTGAAAATATTGATGAAGTATTAAATAATCCAATTTTGGGTGATTTTGATTGTTATTTTGGCGAAAATCAATCTGAAAGAATGGCTGATGCAGCATTATCTGTTTTATTGGCAACAAAAGAAGCACAGGATTTAATTAAAAGGATGAGATTGAATTACGTTAAATAACATTATATAATAACAAATTTAGTGCTTAAAATAGAATATGAAATCAAATTAAATAAATCAGGTAGACCATATATTGAGTTATCTAAAGATTATGAAGATAAGGCAGAGGATAAATTTTTGGTGCTTGAATTAAGTAGATATATTTTACAAAATGTTTACAGTAATAAAAGTTCTGAATTCGATAAAATTACTTCAGAATATTTAGAAAATTGTCTGGGTTTATTAGGACAAGTTTCAGATGAGGTAGCAATACTGTTACGTGAACAAATGGAAGTACTAGGAGAAACATCAATTATTATGAATAGAAATTATCATATTCAAGTTGATAGTATTAAAGAAAGAAATAAACTCAATTATAATGGTATTATTTATAATGATAAAATTTTTGTAAGACAAGAAGGTTTAAAAGTTTTAGTACTTTCAGATATGAAAATATATGAACTCCAAGGTGGAATTGATAATGAAAATTGGAAGTAAGTAAGATGAAAAATGAGGAAATTTTTAGTTTATTATCAGATAAATTAAATTCTAATATGATTTATATTTTTTATGAGTCTAGTTCACATGAAATATTATTTAATGATTTTGACGATGCACTCAGTGATTTACAGAACATATATTTTGATATAACCTAATTATTATGAAATAAAAATGAAAAATGATTTAATTGAAAATAGGCTACATGAAAATCTCAAAAGAAATTTTAATTATTTATATTACATATTAAATATGTATAACATAAATTATCGACAAAAATAAAACAAGTTTTATGTCCAAAGAAAAGAAATTAAGTCGTAATGATCCTAAAGTTTTTGAAACCCTAATAAACAAAGAATTAGAAAAATATGGTGTTAGTTATGATTACATAAAAAATAATCAAGAATTTGATGGTGTACCTTGGTATCAATATTATATTTTTAATTCCCAAGAAGAATATGAAAAATGGAAATCTTTTTGTAAAGAATTTTTACAGAAAAAAGTAACACCGAAAATGACTAATAAGGAATTTAATAATTGGTGGCCTTCGTTTGATTTATGTTATGGCTTGAAACAAAATTTTTAAGAAGTTTTATTTTTAAAAATAATATAATGAATAATTTAATTAATCTAAAAAATATTACTATGAAAGATGATATCATGTATTTAATTGATGTTGTGGACAGCCTAAATGATTGTATTTGGGGAGAAGAAGGTGAGAATGAAGAAAATTTTGAACACATGTTCAGTCTTAGATATTCACCTATATTTCAAATGATTTATTTTGATGACACACTATTGTGGCATTCTGAATTTGAAGATGAATATGAAGATTTAGAAGAATTTTGTAAAGATAGGCTTCGCGAAATAAATGAAAATTTAATATCATTAAATGATTTATTGGAATAAAACATAAATAATATGGAAAATTTAGTAGAAATAATAGATAACCTCAATACAAGTATTTGGGGAGAAGAAGGTGAGAATGAAGAAAACTTCGAATATAATTTCAATTATAGATATTATACTTCATTCGAATTGATATTTTTTGATGATATACTTTTGTGGAATTCAAATAATGACGAAAGAGAATGGATAGAAGAACTTGATGATTACGAAGACTTAGAAGAATTTATAAAAAAAGAATATTGTAAATTGAGCGAAAAGATGTTAACTTTTAAAAATTTTATTAAATAATAAAAATTATGAAAATATTAGATCATATAATAATTAAGTGTATCTTTGCACTTATACTTGGTTATATATTCTTATCGTTTTGTAATTGGAGTTTAAATATTGGCCATTGGAATGGGTTTTCTAGATTTTTGTTTGGTTGTGAGTTTATAGTGGTAATTTTGATATACATAGAAGATCTGAGATGAAAGAAGCTAAACAAGGAGAATTTTCATTAGTTTATAATGAAACAGATAGGGCATTTGCCGTTGCTTTAACAAAAGAACAACACGAAATTTTACAAGCATTTCTTTGTGGAATCGGAGAAATTAGTGTTATATCAAAAATTGAAGTAAATTATAAAAGAATTGAATAATGGGAGCATTAGAAGGAAGTAAAATGAAAAATGAAAATGGTCTAAATTATTTAAGAAAAAATTTAAATATTATATTCGATAATAATAACAAATACCGTCATTTTGAAGATATTATAAGATTTTTAGATGATAATCAGGTATTTGAACTTGACATTGAACTGAGTTTTGATTTAAATTATGTTTATGAAAAATATTGAATATTATTATGATGGTTTTGCTAATCGTTGGAGTAGTCAACTAAATGAAAATTTGTATGAAAATAATATAGTAAAATTATTAATAGTTTCAATATCAAAAGATTCTGTAATAGAGAATGATTGTTCTGATGGATATTTAACGTTTATGTATAATCAATATTCTGAAATTAATTTACCAAATAATCATTGTTCAATTATTGGTAAATTTTCCGAATTATCTAATGAAGAATGTGTTCAATTAATTTATTCAAAACAAGCTTTAGATGATATAACCAATTATTGTAATTATGGAGATATTTTAGCATTTCGATCAGCTAAAGATTCTCTAAAATCATTATTAATATCAAACGATTTGTGGCTTAAAGATTGGATAGTAAAACCAGAAACAATTTGGGAAGCTGAATCGGAATCTCAAGCAGGTGAAATAGCAGATTTATTTTTAGATTATGAAGAAAAATTAAATAAGGCATCAGAAGATTTTTTAATAATAAAAATAAAAATATGTTAAGATTCAAAGTAGGGGATATTGTTAAAATATCCACAGACGAACATAAACTTATTATTCCTAAGGGAGAAAAGGTTGAGATATTGGCAGTAGATGAAGAAAGTCTTACACCTTATTTCGTACAGTCATTACAAGGTGATATTAAATTAGAAGTATGTAATCATAATTTACAATTTATTTAAAATGAAAAAATTTAAACATAAAATCAGCAATAATATTGCCATTGAAACAAATTCTGGTAAGAATTACAGAGTTTCAAATCCTCAAAATTTCACTATTCCTAAATGGATTATCGAAAACAGTGAAGATTGGGAAGAAATCAAAGAAGAAAAAATTTTTGAAATTTTAGAATTTGGTGATGGAATAAATAGATTTTATAAAAAATCTGATGGAGTTTTTACGATTAATTTACAATATTTATATGGCGAAAGTGATTTACTAAATAATACCAATTATTTTATTACTAGAGTTAAAAGATTAAGAGATGATGTAATATTTGAACAAGGAAATAAAGTAAAATTCAATGGTGTTTGTTCTTATAAATTTTTTAAAATCGATAATTTTTATTTAAGAACACATGATAATATATTATTAGCTCGAAGCAAAGATAAATCAATTGTTGAAGACATATTAAGGATTGAAAAATTAAGGGAGCCGTTGTTTATAAGCGAAGATGCTGTTGAAATTTTTGAAAATGATTTTCCTTGGATTTTACATAATAATGAAATATATCAATGGGATGAAGGTAGAATGGAAATTGGGATATTCCCAACATATGATAAATCATTAAAATATTTCTCAACAAAAGAAGCTGCAGAAAAATATGTTGATGATAATGAATTAAAGTTTAGTAAAAGACAAATATTAGATGCTTTTGAAAACAGTGGTGAAATTAGTACTTCTTCTTGGGGAATAGTATATACAAAACAAATGATATTAAATAAATTAGGAATATGAGTAAAATTTGTGAAAAAATAAAATATAAGACCGAAGGGCCTTATGGTAGTGTTGATGAAAAAACACTATATTGTGAAAGTAATGCTAGTATTGATGTTACTACATTTTTTTATGATGATGGAACACGAATATTTTCATTTGAAGATACATTAGATAATAATATTTTCGATAAAATGATTGAAATTATTAAAAATTGGAAAGATAATCCTAATGTTGAAACCATGACAATAGAAGATTGTAATAAATGTGGAATATAAAATATATGAAATTATGAATAAATTAAAAAATTTCTATGAAAATTATTTAGAATATTATTTTTTCGTATTCAAAATATATTTAAAACTATTTTTAATATCAGCATCAGGATTTTTTATTTTACAAGGAATAGCTTCATTTTTATTATTTTATGAACAAATATATTCAGAAGAAATAAATTTTAATAATTTAATGATTGGTCCTACTATTTTTGGAATTATGATTTGTTTTATTTTTGGAATGCAAATACATCGTTATAATAAATTGAATTAATGATACACAAACCCACCAAAGAACAAGAAAAAATATTTACTTATATTGAAAAACGACCTGAAAATCTATTAATTGAAGCATACGCCGGAGCTGGGAAAAGTTCCACTGTTGTTGAAGCAGTTAGGTTATTACCTAAAGATAAGTCAATAACATTTTTAGCTTTTAATAAACACATTCAAGAAGAATTAAAAACTAAATTACCTGAACATGTGAGGTGTTATACAACATATGGTTTAGGAAATGCAGCAATTAAAAGAAAATATGGTGATAAGATAGTGTTCGATGAATTCAAAGCAGACAAAATAATTCAAAAGAAAGCTAAAAATTGGGATTTAAATAACGAATTTAAAAATGAAGAGAAAATAAATTATTATCTAAATAATATAAAAAAATTAGTTAATCTCTGTAGATTAACATTAACAGTAAAGCCAGATTACATACCGTTTTTAGCTGAAAGACATGATATCAATAATTTAAGTAAACCAAAAGATATTAAAAGAGTTCTAAAAGTACTAGATGAAATGACTATAGATAGAACTTCTTATGATTATACCGATATGGTTTATTTACCAGCAGTTGATAATTCAATTTGGATGTTTCCTCAAGATTATGTAATCGTGGATGAATGTTTACCAAAAGAAACATATATTTTAACAACAGAAGGTAAAATACAAATAAATTTATTGTGTACTAATTATAATAAAAATATAAAAATACCTAATGTTATTACATATAATGAAACTATAAATAAATTTGAAGAAAAGAAAATAAATTGTGTTTGGTGTAATGGGATTAAGGATGTTTATTGTGTTAAATTAGGCACTAAAAGAAAATTGTATGCTACAGTTAATCATAAATTTTTAACATTAAATGGATGGAAAAGATTAGATGAACTAAAAATTGGAGATGCTATACTATCGAATTATCATAATCAACCATATCATTCGATATTAAATAATATACAAAAAGAAATTTTTGTTGGTTCAATTCTTGGTGATGGACATTTATATAGTTTAAGTAAAAATATAGGAAGAATTAGTGTTATTCATGGTGAAAAACAAAAGAAATATATTGAATGGAAAGGACAATTTTTTAATTCTAAAATAAATAAAATTGAAAAAAATGGTTATAGTCAAAAGGTTGCATATACTTTTCGAACATTAGGATATTATTTTGATTTAAATATCGAAGATAGTATAAAATCAATAACTCCACAATCATTAGCAATTGCTTGGATGGATGATGCTAATTTAAGTAAATTTGAAAATTGTTCAAAATTATATTCATTGGCTACAACAAAAAACTATGTCCAATTATTAAATAAAACAATATTTAATAATTGGAATATCGAATCTAGTGTTAGAACACAAAAAAGTTCATCAACAAAAAAAGAATATTATTATTTAGAATTTAATAAAAAAAATACCGAAAAAATATCTGAATTAATTTCACCGTATATTCATGAATCAATGAAATATAAAATTTTAAAAAAACATTATAATAATATTAATAATGAAAATTGGAATATTATTGATGATAAATACTCAAATTTAGGTTGTATTGTTGTTACTGATGAATATAAATTTCATAAAACCGAAAAAACATATGACATGAGTGTTGAGGATAATCATAATTTTATTATTACTTCGAAAAAAGATAGTAAAAATAGAGGTGGAGCGAGTAATAATGGAATTGTTGCACATAATTGTCAGGATACTGGGTCAGCACAACAAAAAATAATTGAAAAAATATTAAAAAAAGATAAATTAACTGGTAAAATTTTAGGTAGATTAATCTCGGTGGGTGATAAATTTCAAAACATATATGCATTTAATGGTAGTAGTGATAAATGTTTTGAATGGTTCAGAAATTTTCCTAATACAAAAGTTTTACCTCTTTCATATTCTTTTAGGTGCGCCAAAAACATCATTTTAAAAGCAAATGAAATTGTACCAGATATTAAAGCATTGGATGATGCACCTGATGGTATTGTTAGAGATGGTGATGTATTAAGTGAAGCTCAGAGTGGTGATTTTGTTTTATGTAGAACAACAATGCCATTGGTTAAATTATTTTTTCAATTCTTATTACAACATAAAAAAGCAATTATTAAAGGCAGTGATATTGGAGTGCATCTTATTGAATTAATTGGTAAAATTAATAATATTAAACAATTAATTAGTTTTTGGGAAAAAGAATTAGATGATTATAGTAATGATTTAAAATCAAAAGGTATTTTAAATCCAGATGAACATAGTGGTTACATTGCTTTAGCTGATAAAGTTTCAACATTATTATTTCTAGCTAAACTTTCAAATAGTATCGAAGATCTTAAAGATAAAATAAGAACAATATTTAGTGATGAAATTGAGGGTATTGTGCTCAGTTCTATCCACAAAATCAAGGGGTTAGAGTCAAATAGAGTATTTATTGTTAGACCAGATTTATTACCGTTAAAAACTGCAAGAGGATGGCAAAAAGATCAGGAAATGAATTTATCATATGTCTCAATAACGAGGGCCAAATTAGAATTAATTTATGATAGAGAATGGTCAGATTTAAAATAAAAATATAATATTATGGACTTAAGTAAATTTACGGAATTAGAACTACTTGATTTAAGATTTCAAGTAAGTCAAGAATTAGAAAACTATACGTGTAGAGATAAAAAAGAAGTGTTTAAAATCTTTATTGAATTCGATGGAACTGAGTATTTTATAAAGAAAGAAAATGCATATAAACGTCTTAATGAATTAATTGAGATGGACATATTTTTCGATTCAGAAATAACTGTAGGTAAAAAGTTTTTAAATGATGCTGAAATTCAAAAGCATTGTAAAGATTATGAAGAATAATTATTGTATTATTAAATAATTTAAGATATATATACTGAATATTTGAATTTAAAATAAAATTTTATGACATGTATTATTGGTTATATTGATAGAATTAATAATAAAGTAATACTTGGTGGGGATTCAGCAAGTATTACTAATAAACAAATTATGATAAGAAAAACACCCAAAGTATTTAAAAATGGTAATTTCATATTTGGTTCTTCAGGTAGTATTAGATTAAGTCAATTATTGGAAAATTCATTTAAACCACCTAAAATAGAAATAGATACTATTCTTGAGTATATGTGTATAACATTCGTTAATGAAATAAGAAATTGTTTAAGAGAAGGTGGCATATTAAATATTAATAATAATATCGAAACAATGGAAAATGATATTATTGTTGGATATAAAAATAGATTATTTACAATATATTCAGATTTTACTGTTTTTGAAAATATAAATGATTTTATCTCAATTGGAAGTGGTTTAGAATATGCGTTAGGTTCATTACATACTACAAAAGATGATAACATTACCATTGAAAATAAAATATTGTTAGCATTAGGAGCAGCATCTAAATATTGTACTGGAGTTTCTGAGCCATTTAACTTAATTAGTACTTAAAAATATAATCATGAAGTGGATAGTTAATATAGAGAATAAACCAAATCAAAGAATTGTTGTGAATTTCAATCCTTTGGAAGAACAATTAATTTTTAATGGTGAATATAAACCCAAGAATAGAGAATGGATTGTATTTAGTACTGAAAAATATTCAATGAAGCTTGATTTAGAAAAAATCCAAGAATTATTGTTTATAACATATGAGAATTTAAAAATACGCCTCGAACAATATGAGATTCTTAATGAAGGTTTTAAATTAATTAATTTAATTGAGATAAAAGAAGAGGAAGAAGAATTAGGATAATTTATAAAATTTATTCACTACTACAATATAATCGTTAACAAAAAAGAACTGAAAATTTTCAGTTCTATCTACAAGATGAGCGAAACGTATATTTTTGACATCAAAACTCATTTTATACATCGAAAATTTAGCTAAAAAATCTAATATTTCAAAAGCTAAATCTTCAATAATTATTTCATCTTCTTTAACACCAGTTGATTTAAGATAGTTAATTTGATCACTAATTACTGTTTCAAAATTTTTCATATAATTAATTTAAAATAAGGTTAATTATAATAAAATGTTGATGAAACAAATATTATTTAATCATCCTCGCCATCTTCTTTTGATTTTTTTGCTTTTAGTTCTTCGTTTTCTTTTATTAACATATCAACTTTTTCATCATAAATAGCTTTAACCATTTTATGTGTTTCTTTATTTGTTTGACTTAATATATTAAAAGCATCCTCACCAATTTTCTCTCCAACTTCCCTTCTAATTTCTTTATGATCTTCAATATTCTCATCATGTTTTCTTTGAATTTCAGTTCTTATTTCCGCTTCAGTTTTTTCTCCAATTTTTTTTATTGAAGAAATATAAAAAATTAACAATGGAGTACCTAAACCAATTGCAAAAGAAGCAATTAATTTATTTGTTTCACTAGTAAATGTCATTAATATCGTAAATACAATATAACCTAATATTGTGGAGGTTATAAGTATTGCAAGAAATGATCTTATAAATATTTTTAACATAAAAATCTTATTAATAGCAAAAAGTATAATGTTATTGATATTGCAAATAAATATTTCAATTCAACTTTAGGAAAAAATCTAATTACAGTAAAATCAACTAAAATTATTAAAAATGACATTGAAAATAATTCAGTTAAATGCCTATTTGAACATATTTTATTATATTCTCCAAGTGGATGACTTGCTAAAAGAAATTGAAATAATAAATATTCAAAAATAAACATCATAAATCCAATAACAGCTAATTTATTTAATGAATCATTTAGATAATATACTAAATATCCAGAAACAGTTAATAACATCGTATATAACAACACATAAAAAAAGCAGTTCCAAAACACACTAGGAACTGCTCTAGTTATGTAAGTTTCTATTAATGCTCCGAATAGAAATATAATATAAATTATACTGTGTTTTTTTAATTCGTTAAGCATAGATAACTATTTTGTTGGTTGTGGCGGTGGTGGAGGTTGTACTATACCATCCTTATTTTTTGATTTTGGTGGTTGTGGCGGTGGTGGGGGTTGTACTATACCTGCTTGAGCCTTTAAACCAAATAAATTTAGAATATAATTCCAGATTTTTTTCATTATTAATTGTTTTTTAAATAAAGTTATTTTGTAATTATTGAGATTGTATTTTCTCTATAAATAAATAGTAAAAATAATCCTAAAGAGCAATGGTTAGATAAGATTTTTTTATAGAAATTAGATAATTATTTTAGTATGTTTAAAAACATTATAAAAAATTATAAAAATGTGGATTATTAGATAAGTGAAAGTGTGTTAATTACTTAAGATATGTTAGTGTATAATTATTTATGAATATGATTTTATTTATTTTTAATAATATATGCTGTGTTATTATTGTTTTTTTCGTCAGCATCATCACCTAGCGCACCACTTGTATTATTAAGTGTTTTTATTGTTAATTTTTCTCTGTTAATGGCATCTATCGAACTACTTAACGAACCTATTGATGTGTTTATTTTACCAAGTTCTTGATAAAATAACGTATTTTGACTCTTCTGATCTTCAAACATCTGTCTATAATTGTTTTCAGTTAAATTTATTTTTGGAACTACAACTAATTGATAAAATCCATAAAAAATACCTAAAATAGTACCAATTGTAAGAAGAAAACTTTTTACAGTGAAAACAATCTGAGTATTAGCACTAATCTTAAATCCTCCCTCTTCTTGCACATCATCACTAGATTTTGCTATAATTTTCTTTTTCATTATTCCTCTTTTTATCTCAAATTATTTTTAATTGTTTGAATTATATACACAATTTTCCCATTTTATTGTCACTTTTATTGACTCCATTGAAGTCTCGTACCAATATATTACTGTTGGTGTTACATCAATAACAGCAGTGAATCCATTAGGGAATTGTTCGTTAGTTACTTCAACATTATCTATGAATACCCTTGCATTTGATATCCATGTTTTTACTGTTTTATTATAATATGTTGATTTACTGATTAGAATTAATTCGTACCTGTATTTAGGTAATTCTGAAAGGGTTTTTTGTTTTTGTTTAAAATCTCGATGTGTTAATATTGTTTGTCTAGTTACATATGATGATATAGATACGTTGGTTTCATTCGAAATATCATGTCTCCATGTGCCATAATCTACATATATTTTCTTTTTACCATAAGACTGTGCCTCTGTAGAAAAACACGTAAATAATGTCGCTAAAATAAGAAATAATATAAATCTCATGGCATTAATATTATATCTATAAATACTTTCGTAACGATAAAGAATATTAAATTTTATAAAAAATTAGAGAAAATAGTTTTATATGATTAATTATTTGAAAATCCAAGAGATTGGAGTAAATTTAAAAAAGATTTTAGACTTTACTTGTAATTCTGGTAAAAATAAATTATATTTGTAGCATTATTTAATTAAAAACATAAAAATGAAAAAACTTGAAATTAGTACAGAATTAAGAAATGAAATTCTTCTTAAACATAAGAATGGAATTTCGATGCGTAAATTGGAAAAAGAATATCCATATTCATTTGCATTTATTCAGACGTTAATTAATTCTAGTGAACTGGAAGAAAAATTAAAAACAAATTATCCACAAAAAGAAGGATATTTAATATTTGCTGTTTGTAAAAAAACAAAAAAAGAATTTATTGACTATTGTAATGATTCAGGTATTATTACTAAGCATTTGTTTAAAACATACCCAAATGAAATTAAAGGAAGTAAATATACTAGAAAATCAAAAGAATATGAAACAGGCAAATTTTGGTTTGATAAATATTTTACTTTTGAATATAGATTAATTCGTGTTCGTGAAACAAAAAAATGTTTTTATTGTGATTGGACTACTCATGATTTAGATAATAAAGCAGGTACTTATCAAAGACATTTACAAAATGTTCATAATAAAACAATTTACGATTATCTTCGAGATAATTTCGAAGATATGTTTTATTTTAAAAATATGTAAAAACATGAAAGTTTTAATCAATTTAATTATTGAAAATTTAACAGATGACTTATTAAAAAATAAATATAAGTCATCTGTTAATAAAAATAAATTTACTGGACATTGTTATGTTGCTACAGAAACATTATATCACTTACTTGATGATAATGAGAAAAAAAATTATATACCAGCAATATTAAAAATTAATAATGATACCCATTGGTTTTTAAAAAATAAAATAACTGGTGAAATATTTGATATAACAAAAAATCAATTTAATTATAGTTTAGATTATAGTAAATCAATAAATAAAGCTTTTTTAACAAAAAATCCATCAAAAAGAACATTAATATTAATAAATAGAATATATGAAAAAATTAATTTATAACAAAACAATACTATTATTTTTAGATACTAATGATATTGAAACATTAGAAAAGGGTGATTTAAAAAAAATAAAAGATGATTATCTGCTTATATATGATAATTGTGTTATTTTTAGTTATTTCGATATAAAATATCATAAAAATATAATTAAAGATAAAATAAATAAATTGAAGTTTATTAAGCAAACTAAAATAAATGCAAGAGAATGTAATATTGTAAAAATAGACAACGTTGAAAAAAATAAATTTTTGAATGAAAATCATCTTCAAGAAACCGATAGATCTCAAATATTTTATGGAGCATATTATAATAATGAATTACTTGCTGTTATGACATTTGATAATTCAAGAAAAATGAATGGTGGTGTTGAAAAAGATGAAAATGAATATGATTTATCAAGATTTGCAATTAAAATGGGTTATATTATTGTTGGTGTATTTAATAAGATGCTAATGACATTTATTAATGATTATTCGCCAAATAAAATTATAACATTTGCTGATTTAGATTTGGTTAATAGAGAAAATAATATTTATTTACACAATAATTTTAAATTATGTAAAGTAATTAACCCTGATTTTAGAATATATTTAAAAAATAAAAATAATATCTTTCATAAATTTACTTATGGTAATAAGTTTATGAAAGATGGTAAAATTTCTGACGAAAAGAAAGAAGATGTAAGAGAAAATATGATAAAATTATGGAACTGTGGAAAAATAAAATATGAATTATTAATAATTAACAAAAAAATAATATATGGTTTTATTTACATAATAAAAAATAAAACTAATGGTAAAATATATATTGGTCAAACAACTAGAAGTTTTACTAGAAGATTATGGGAATATAGAAGCGCATATAAATATAATAATTTTCACAATCAATATCTTGCTAATGCATTCAATAAATATGGTTGGGATAATTTTGAAATTTCTGTTATAGATAATGCATTAACTGTTGAAGAATTAAATGAAAAAGAAATCAATTACATTAACAAATATAATTCAAATAATAGAGAATTTGGATATAATTTAGAGGCAGGTGGTAATAATTCTCTTCCTAGTTCAGAAACACTTGAAAAAATGTCAATTTCGCATCAAGGTGTTGTTCAAAGTGATGAATGGGTTGAAAAGAGAATTGCTAAAGCTGGTACTGAAGATGCAAAGAAATATGGAAAAGCTAAAACAGAAGAAGAAAAATTAAAATTAAGTTTAACCTCAACTAAATTTTGGGAAGGAAAAACCAGAGACGAAGAAACTAGAAGAAAGATAAGTGAAACAAAAAAGAAAAATGGGTTATCGGAAAAACAAAAAGAATTATCATGTGTACGTGTTTGTAAAGTAAATTCAAAAACTAATGAGATTGTAGAAACATTTGAATCAGTATCGGAAACTGCTAGACGTGAAAATACTAGTCAGGCAACTATCATTAGAAGATGTTCTGGTGAAACAAAAAATGTTGGCGATTATTTTTATTATTATGAATCAGATTTTTCGAATAATATTGTAAGAGAATTTAAATCAACCGAACGCAAAAGTTTGAATAATTTTACTGAAGAAGAATTACATAAAATTTATAATGAACACATTAATGATGGAGTTTCAGTTAGAGAATTATGTACTAAATATAATCTAATTTATAGTACTCTTTCTAATTATATCAGTAAAAAAAGAAATCCACTTAATTTAGATTCTAAATATTGGGCTGTTTGTAAGAAAACCAATAAAAAATTTGAAGATTATTTAAATAAATCTGGAGTATTAACAAGACATATTCAAGAAATATATGCTGAAGAGAATTTAGAATCAAAATTTTCACGAAAGAAAATTGAATTAGAATCTGGACACTTTTGGTACGCTAGATTTTTTGATTTTATTGAAATTAAATAAATTTAATATTGGGGTTTAATTAAATAAAATAAATACATGATTAAAGATTAACTAGTTTATATATGTGGTTACTTTTTAATCTCTATGAAGTCAAAAAACTTAGCATACCAGAAATGACCAGTTTCTAACTCAATTTTCTTTCTAAGGTATTTTGATTCTAAATTCTCTTCAGGATATGTTTCTTGAATATGTCTTGTCAATACTCCAGATTTATTTAAATAATCTTCAAATTTTTTATTGGTTTTCTTGCAAACAGCAATATAATTAGAATCTAAGTCAAGTACATTTTCTTTTTTATTTTTCTTTTCAATATATGATAATAATATTGAAAATCTTATTGAATATTTTTTAGATAATTCTCTTATTGATATAAGAGAATTCATGTGTTCATTATACATATCTAATAATTCATTATCTGTAAATTCTTCTAATTTTTTAAATATATTAGATTTGAAATCTTTTAATTCGTTATTTAGAAAATCACATTCATAACACCAATAATATTCACCTTTATTTTTTGATATACCTAAACATTTTCTTAATATTGCTTCATATGATAAATTATCTGAATTTAATCTACCAGCATCCGCTAATGATTTAAATTTTTCTACAATTTCATTATTTTTATTAATTTTTAAAACTGGTTTAGATACTTTATTTATTCTTTTCTCAATCCATTCTTTATTTTGTTTAATATCTTTTCTTGCTAAAGATAATTTTAATTTTGTTTCTAAACTAGCAAGAGAGTTTTTACCACCATTTTCAATATTATAACCAAATTCTCTAATATTTGATTTATATTTATTAATATAATTGATTTCTTTTTCATTTAGTTCATCAATATTTGTTGCATAATCAATGATATTGAACTCAAAATTATTTAAATTATGTTTATTAAATGCATGATATAGTATATGATCTTCATTATTTTTTGCTTTTAATATATGTTCATATAATCTGTCTTTCACTCTTATACTTTGACCGACATATTTCTTATTATTTAGTTTATTGATTATTAGATAAATATGTCCGAATTCATCTAAAGTAATATCTAATTTAATATTTACATTAATATTATGTTTTTTCATTACCCAAATATTTGTTTTTTCTGAAGATGATGTTAAATTATTATTAAAATCATAATTATAACCAAATTCTTCAATATTTGATTTATAAATGTTAGTATGAACAATTTTTTTCAAATCTAACTCACTAATATTTGATGCACTATCAATGATAGCAAACTCAAAATTATTAATCCCATATTCATTAAATGCATCACATATTGGATGATTTTCACCATTATTTGCTCTTCGTATATGTTCGCCAAATCTCTTTCTAACTTGAGTACTTTGTCCAACATATTTTTTATTGTTTATTTTATTTGTAAGTAAATAAATATGTCCAAATTCATTCATGATTATATTTTTACTAACATTTACTATGATTTCATGTTTTTCAATTAACCAAGTTTCCATATAAAATATTTTTAGTAAAATTACTAATTATTATTTAATAATAAAAGAAATAAAATAAAAAAGAGTGGAAAATTCCACTCTTTAATTAAAGATTATATTTTTTTGTCTTATGATAAGTCACCAATACCAAAAGTAGTTAAACCATCGCAATATATACGGCCAAAATAACGATTTAACACCATTTTCTTAGCGTACCTAGTCATTATCCCGCGAATTGGGCTAAAATCAAACGGGTTATACATCACAGGTGTTAGCTGTAATGGCACGTACGGAGCATATATGTAACCGGTCTCAAGTATGCTAGTACCTTTATGTCCAATTAACACCGTATTAGCAGGTGAATATGGATCACGGTATACTATATAACGTCCACTTAAAGTACCAATTTTCTCAATACCCATGTTATACTTATCCTGTTCAGGACTTGCATTACTAACGTGGAAATATTCAAGGTCATCAAATACAGCACTAACTTCAGGAGAAACTACTATCCAAGAAGCACCACCACGAAGGGTTGCTTTATGAATCTGAGCAGAAATCTGATTGATTTTAGTAACTAGAGTTTGATTCCAGTCTTTCTGTGTTCCGTAATAAGCTGTAGATTGTCTACGTAAACCATTATAGTCCCAACGACTTGTCCAAGCAGCACCTCTACGAAGATCACGAAGAATTTCACGGTCAATTTCAGCAGCCATTTGTTCAGATAACAAAGCAGTTAATTCAGCTTCGGCATCGATATTATGGAAAGCAGAAACGTCTTGTGCTAATTCAGGAGTCCACTGAGCACGCATTTTACGAGTTTCAACACTAACAGTAACTTGATCAAGTACGAATGTTACTTCTGCCATTCTTGAATCTTCTTCAAGGTCAGAATAAACACTATAACGATACCTAAAAGTAGGAGTTGTAGCAGCACTCATTGCATTATAACCATCAGTACCAGCATAAGTAAGATCAACAACAACAGTTAATTTTCCAGTAGCATCAACAATTGCTTGTCCGTACTTCTGTACTTTAACGTTGAAAGGAAGAGGATTACCTGCAGTGATACCTTCTGTTGAAAATGGAGAAGGAGCAACAAAATTAACACTAGAAGAAATTTTCAAACTAGCTAAAAAAGATTCTGTATCCATAGGAACTCCAGTAGGACCAACTAATTTACCTTCATAAGTAGTAGAAAAACCACTAATAACTAAGGTTAATGATTTGTCAGCAGCAGTATAAGCATAAGGACTTTGAGCACAAGTACCTGAAGTAATTGTAAGTTCACCTTTAGACCTATCAAATAATGAAGTACCTTCATCGTCATATGATTTAGCATAGAATGCATCATATAAAGATTGGCTTTCAAACTGAGTTTTAGCTGAAGCAGCAGTAGAAGCAGCATTTGCATAAGCACCATCAGGTGAATAATTGTCAAATTGACTAGCAGTTGTTTGTTTCCTTGAGCTTGCTTTAGGATTGATGTAATATAACTTACCAATAGGTAAATTCAATGCTTGAACCGATACGATGTCATTAGCTAAAAGTTTAGCAAATACCCTACGTATTACAGGAAAAGCAACTGTTTCAAACTGACCACTAGATGCAGATTCAGTTGATTCATTAATCATGTGGCTTAGTTGGTTTTCGAATAACTGTGCGCAGTTTTCTTTTACGTTACCTTCAAGGCCTTCTAACAAACCAATTTTTTCCCAACGGTTTGTAGTTATTTCTCTTTGTTCGCGAAGTTGTTTTAATCCAATATTGCCAACTTCGGCACTTTCCATTAAAAATCCCATTTTATTAAAATTTATTTTTATGATTTAATTATTTTTTTACCTCCGTTTTCTACGTATTCGATAATCTTTCTCATTCTATTCATATGATCATTATCGGCGTAGGCAGTTTTTTCAATTACTTCATCAAGTTTATGTTTTGAAGATGGTTGTATAGAGGTGCTTACTTTATCTTCAAGACTTTCAGAAATTGTTTTCCTATTTTCTTTCATTTCTGTTAGAAAAGATTTATACTTTTTCTGTGAATCGGTAATACTATCAACTTGTTTAAATTCGTTGATAATTTTTATTTTATCCTCTTGGGTCAGAGCTAATTCTTCGTTTACCAAAAGATTATTGACGTGAGCCAAATTGGTATTAAAGACAGCCATTTCCTTCAATTGATTGCGATATTTTTCAAGTGCGGTTTTATAATTTTCAAGCAAACCACTGACAGTACCTTTATAAGATTTAACTTCGTTTAATTTTTTTGTTAAGTTTTTATTTTCCTTAATTAAACCGTTAATTTTTTTCTGTGATTCTTGAACATATGGAGAATGATTTTTTTCACCCTGACTCAAATAATCTTCACCCGGTAATTCTCTACCTGACATTTTTCTACGTGAACTATAAGACAATCCATGTGCTTCATCAACATCGTTTGCTTCGCCTTTTCCTAATACTGATTCAATATCAGCATCAGTAATTGGTTCTTCATCTATTAAATTACTATCGTATTCGCCTTTATGCATTTTATCCAAAGGAAAGTTACCACCATGCATTTCGTCAACTGATTTTTCATCGATAAGATTAGAATCATATTCACCCTTATGCATTTTATCTAATGGGAAATTGCCACCATGCATTTCATCAACATTTTCATTATCGAGAGATTTAATAACCTCATCGATTTTGTTTTTCATGTTAATTAATTCATTATATGCAATTCCTTTGTTTCCCTTTTCCATGTATGATGGTGAATTTGCGTTAATACCCTTAAGTTCTTCTTCAAGACCTTCCATTTCTGAAATTTCTTTTTCGATTGCTTCCATCGTGAGTACTTCGTCATTTTCATCAGCATTTTCTAATGCAGAACCTACACTCTTCATATCCAATTCTGTTATATCGAATTCTTCGGTTTGAAGTGGTTTTTTTAGTTTTTTATCGAAAGGTTTACCATCACCAACTACTTCTTCAATAGCTTCTGGTTTTTTTACCTTTTTATCAAAGGGTTTACCTTCTCCGGCGGTTTCTTCAACCTTTTCCACTTTTTTTGCTTTTTCGTTGAAGGGTTTTCCTTCTCCAGCATTTTCTTCGACTTTCTTAGTCTCTTTTGTTTGATTCTTCATAACAGATTCTTCTTTATTTGTTTCAGCATCATCTAAATCTTTAGATTCTTTATCTTTATCCAATTTTTTGTAGGATTCTTTTGCCGATTTATTTTTATTTATTTCTTCTTTTAGAATATTATTAAACTTTTCTGGAAATTCTTCTGCTAATTTTTTCTTAGCATTAGCTTCAGCAGCTTCAACTATTTCTTTATAATCAGTTAGAGCTTCCTTTAATATTGACTTTTTATCTTCTTTCATTTTATTAAATTCTTGTAACTAATAATCTAATTTTTATATAAATACATCTGCTTTGCGAAAAAGTATAAAAAATAATAAAATTTCTTGTTTTATTAAAAATTTATACTTATATTCTCACCATTATTTTTATAGTAAAAACTTATCTATTGCAGATGATAATTTATTATCTTCTTCTTTTAAATAAACACCATTTTTATTTACATAACTTTCTTCAAAACTAAAATTTCCTTTATTTGGAAATAAATATGCTCCGGGAGTACTTGGTGTAGAAACTAAATCAAATGCTATTAATTCAAAATCATTTTGAACATAATTTTCACCTTGTATTTCTTTTAATGTTCCAACTCCCCTTGATGATATTCCAATTCTGATTTTGTTTTGTAGATATAAAACTATTTTATCACCAATGACTGAAACAACACCATACTTAATATAACCGGGAGATACAATTATTTTTAATTGACCAAACAAAACATTTTCTTCTTTACCTTTTCCCCACCACATTTTTGTTATTAAATGTGATATGTTTTGTAAGGAAACTACAGATGAATTACCAGTCCAATGTGCTTTACCATTTACTTTAACTAAGAAATTACCATTTTTAACTCTAACACAAGCAATGTTATCATTAAAATCAATTTCAGTAACTTTAATAAATCTTTTATCTAAATAAATGTGTTTAGTTTTTGATATGTTTAAATTATATTGTATTTGACTATTCTCTGCTTTAATCAATCTATTTGTTTCGAGAGTTTCATTAATATATTCAATTGTACCATCAGATAAAACAACTTCTTTTTTTACTATTTTTTTATCGATAATATTTCTATCTTTGGGTTGATATGTTGTAATTGTACCACTACTACCAGTTTTAATTAAGATCTCATGTAAATCTTCAATTAGTTGTCTTGATGTTGAAAAAACAGATTTTTTATTATTTAGTTTTCCATTTTTTTCAACATAATCAATGTTCCTGCCATCACCCAACCAGAACCAATGAAATAATATTTTTAATAAATCCGAAGATGCTTGTTTTAATTCTATTGGAATATATTTATTATGTGAATGTCCTAATATATATAGATAATTATATAATCTAGCATCATTAATATGATATTGACATTTACCATCATCATGCTCGTCTTTCCAAAATTTAAATGGTAATTTTTTTAATAAATTTTCAATAAGAATCTTTTTTTCTTTATTTTTTTGTGTTATAATAACACTATAACCACTTAATTTATATTGATTTGATTTAGCACCAGTACTATGACCTTCAGCTAAATATATTCCCATAAAAGCAAACCAATCTTCTGATTTAATTTTTATTGGTGTAGTATAACGTTCAATTAAATCATGTTTTGAATTAAAACTTAACGTATTCTTATCTACTCCTTCTAAAGTAAAATATTCATTATAATTACCTTGCCATTCAGCAGTTTTTAATATTTTATATTTTCCTGATGAAAGAACATTGTTTAGATTATTATAAATATCTTTAGCATAATAATATTCTCTTTTGCCTTTAGAGTTTTCTATTAAAAATCTATGATTTTCTGTTACAGTTAAATCGATTGAATTACTTAAAAATTTATACATTTTACCTTGATATGGTGTATATATTTTTTTATCTATTTTTTGAATTTCAATTTGATTAGTTTCTGTATTAAGTGTTAATATTTCTTCATTCTCTGAAATATCTTTAAACCATTTCCATCCATCTTTAGTGCATATTTTAGATTCTGAAGCATTCACGCAATCTGGATGATCAGCTTCATTTACAGCACAATTAGTATCAATTAGTTTTTGATATTCTATAACTTGAGGAACTAAAACATCTTTTGGATAAATTCTACCATTTTTATTTTTCACACCCCATTTTTGAAGTATGCAATCTATTAAGACTGGTTCATTAGGTTTAAGTTCAAAACCTTCTTTAATTAATTGTGGATTTAAGTCTGAAGTAATAAAACCTGAATCCGACTCAATAAGAATTCCAAAACCCGTCTCATTTGCTTTTAATATATTGCCCATGTGAAAATATTTTAATATAAATAGTTTATAATATCAATTATTTTTCTTAAATTTAGGTTTCAGATAATAATGTATTTATGATAAATATTCTTGAATGGCTGTAACAAATTTAAATTCAGATCAAGCTTCGATAACAGTTGGTAATGTAACTTTAGTTGATCCAAATAAAGTCAATGTTAATTTAAATGTTGTTAATGGTATTCCTCAATATCAGGACATGTATATTTTTGCTGAATTAACAGCAACAAAAAAAGGTAGAACAGTATTAGTTACAGGTGCTAATGGTATAACAAATAATAATACTTCAGATAAATCAGTTGTTGTAAATTTCATGGGTAATGATCAAAATCCCGATTCACCTAATTATTTAAAATTCACCACAAATTGGTATGATGGAAGTGTTGGAAATAATACACAATATGAAGGTTTTGGTATTAGTAATATTAAAGTAGTTGTTAATTCATCGTTTGTTCCACAAATTAATATTCAATTTATTGATTTAAGGGGATTAGCATTTTTTAATCAATCTAATTCTCCATATAGAATACTTTTTGATTTTCCACCACCAGTATTTCAATTAACATTAAAAGGATATTATGGTAAAGCGTTATCATATAAATTACATTTAGTTAAATATACTTCTGAATTTAGGGCAGAAAATGGAAATTACATTATTGATGCTCAATTTATTGCAATTACATATGCTCCATTAACAGATATTTTATTTAGATATGCAGTTAATTTCCCGTTGATCAATAATGATAGCGTCTCAATTAGTTCAAACACTGGATTAGAACCAAAAAATACTTATGAATTAATATTAAAATTAAAAAATTTATATTCTGAATTTAGTGAAAAAAAGAATACTAGTACAGATAATCAAACATATGAAAATATATTAAAACAAATTAGTAATATTGATGATGCAATTTCTTTATTGGGTGCATATAATAATGATGAGGATTTGAAAAAAAATTCAGTTCCGGTTCTCATGATGAAAAATAGTCAATTTATTACTGAAGGTGGTGATGAATTAACTACGATTAAAAATCTTTCTGAATACGATAATTATATAAAGAGTTTATCTAAAGATGGAATACCAGATAATTTAGATCAAAGATTATATATTACTTATTTGGTTAGTAATAACGTTTCAATTCCAAATGATTTATTAGGTATTTCAGAAGGTGGTAGTACTGATTATAGAACCAATATTTTAATTGAAGCATTAGATACATATAGAAAAAATAAATTAATTGCTAAAACCAATAATGTTTTAGGTAAAACAATAAACGATAATGATATTCCACTTGCTAGTGAATTTAGAAGTAATACTAAAAATAATACTAGTGATCCTGAAATAACAAATCTGTATGTTGGTTTAGATGTAACTAATTTTTATATTAAATTATATAAACAAAAAGCAAATTTATTAAAATTAAAATCAGATACAATGTCAGTTATTAATCAAAAAATTAATAACATGGTTATTGGAAGCCTTGGTATGAAACCAACAATATATAATATATTTAAAATTATATTAAATGATGTTGATACTTTTTTTAATATTTTAAGAACAACATCAAATAAAGCAGAAAATGATCATCATGTTAAATACGCTAATTTAATTGCTAATAGTAATACATATAAAGATATTATAAGTAAAATATATGCGTTTCCATTGATAATTAAACAGGAGATGATTTGTAATCAAATTAAAGAAAGTAGAATAGCACCTGTTGAATTAAGTGCTAGTTTACCTGAAGTATTTCCAGAATTAGATTTAATTAAAAACTTTATTGATACATTTACTACTCAGCAAAAAATTACTGAACTAGTAAATATGAGAGCAGAGCAAAATGCTGATGGTACATATAAATGGATTCCAATATCACCAGTAGATTCAAAACTTGCAACATCTGATTTAAATACTCCATATTATGGTGTTGATACTTCTGCAGGTGGTAATGCTTCTCAACCAATTAATTTGTCTAGTGATAGTAAATTGACACAAATATTTAAAATATTATTAAATAGATTTTATATTCTTTCACAAAGTTCATTAACAAATGATTTTTATAATACTGGAAGAGGAAGTGAAACGTTAATTAGTATGTTTTCTGCTTCAGAATCAATCAATTTAGCTGCTTCAATTACTAATACAAATAATACAAAATTATTATCAAATGCTGCAGAACAATTTGGTGGAAATGTTAATAATTTTTATAATTATATTAAAACAAATATTCCAGATTACTATTCTTTTACACAAGATTCAAAAGAATCGATTAAAATATCAAATGGTAGTGATATTTATGTAGATAAAAAAAATAAAAATTATCAAGGATTTATATTATCTTCAGAACAAATCGTTATCCAATCTAATGAAGGTGGAAATAGTAATAATCCAATAGATAAATTTCAAAAAGACAATAATTTAGGATTTTGGGATAAATTATTAAATGGTGCTAGTCGTGAAAGTTTTTATAAATTTACACAAGAAAATGTTTTTTATATTAAAGATAGTAATCCAGATGGTAGTGATGGAAATAATAACGTAAATGTTCAAACACGTTTTGCTAGTATTAACTCTGGATCTCATTTAATTGAAGGTGTTAAGACTTATGTTGGTGTTGATATTAATGTTGATACATATACTAAAGATAGAATAAGACTAAGTAATATATTTGCTGAAGTTAATGTATTTAAAAATAGAATCGATGATATTAATTTTTTATCAAAAAATGGTAATAACGGTTTTAGAGAAATTGGGATAACTTCAGAAGTTCAAGCAAATGGTTTAATTTTATTTGGTGATATTATCAATATTTGGGTTAGTCAATTAAGTAATTTTGATACTCAAATATATGATACTATTATAAATGTTGATAGTTCTAAATTTAATTCAAGGTTAAGTGCGTTAATAATATTATCTAATTTTGGATATACATTAAGTCCATTTAATATATTTCCATTTGAATTAAATAAATTAATTTTTAATATACCTGCAGCAATTGAAATACCCAGTTATTTAGCTCCATATATGGGTGCATTGGTTGATATTAAAGCTGGTGATAATAATTATAACGATATTTATAATTTTTTTGTTAATGGTTCAGGTAGAAATTTAGATACTTCAGGTGTTTTTATATTTGCTGATATTTTTGACATTAATAATTATTTATCTGCTAATGATAAAAAAACATTCCAAGATTCATTCAATACTTTTTATAGAAATGGTGAATCAAATACACCATTTAGAAATATTTTGAGTTTTTTAAATTTAATTTATCTTGAAGCACAAAAAAATAAAACAATTAAAAAGGATGTGTATCAAAATGGATTAGATCCTACTAAAAATGGTAAATATTTTAATACAATACTACAGCCATTATTAATGAGAAATAATATAATAAATTTTAGTCAAATTACATTTGAACGTTCAATCGATAATAATATTGGTTATGAATCAATTAGTGTTGTTAATGATGGTGCAGCAAATAAAAATGTTGATTTTGTAAATAAAAAAAATGTTAATGATAAGTTTTTTAAAAGTTTTTTTAGAAATTTATCTGTTGATATTAAATCAAAAGAAAATGAATTAACAAATAAAGAACAAGAAAATAAAAAACTAAGTGGTGATGATGATATTACCACTCAAATGTATTATTCATTTAAAAATATAAATGATAAATGGCTTACTGGACCACTTAATAACAATTCTGGTTATCCATTTAATGATAATGTTAATAAAAATTTAATTGATTCTTTTGTTTTTGTTGATAGGGCAATGAATCCAGTTGGTGATACTGTAATTAATCCTGAAATATTAGTAAATATGCTTGATGATCCAAACATTTCAGTATTTACTGTATTAACACAATTATTATCAAATAATGGATTTGAATTCTTTCCATTACAAAATTTTATGGATATTGATAATAATGATTGGGAAAATTCATTTAAAATTGATACGTCTGGAATTGTTAATCAAGCACCAACATTTGTTTGTATGTATATTGGTGGTTCAAGTAGTTATCCATCGGACATTGAATCATCTGGTAATGAATTTAAAAATGATGGAATATTAGATTTAAGTAATCCCGGTGTTAATGACTTTTCAACAGAAGGATGTCAACAAAATCCTAGTGAAGATAATCAAACACAACAAAATAATAACTTTCAATATAGAAAAGTTAGAGCATTTAGAGTAAGATTTGGCGAACAAAATCAATCTATGTTTACTAATATTAAAATTGATAGTAAAGAATATCCAGAAACTAACGAATCAATTCAAATATTATCAAGATTAGCTGGTGATAATAAATTAAATGCTCCCCCACCCAAAGGACAAAATTTATATAATTTATATGAAAATAGATCATATAAAGCAACTGTAAATGGATTGGGAAATATGATGATTCAACCAACACAATATTTTCAATTAGAAAATGCACCAATGTATAATGGTGCTTATATTATTTTAGGTGTTGAACATTTTGTAGAACCAAATAGAATGACAACTAGTTTTTATGGTACAAAAATATTAAAATATCCAGTACCTAGAGTAAAACAAGCATCTGCAATATTAGGTTTTGAGGGTGGGAATAGTGATCAAACAGATGCTAATACATCCACAGATATTAATCCTGCTGCAAATGCTGATACTAATCCAGCACAAACACAATATAATTCAATGTATAGTTTTAAAATACAATAAAATGGCAAATAATATTAACTCAATTATTCCTAATTCAAAATACGAAAATTCAATAACTGCCGCTGGTGAAGAATTTATACATTTTATTTGTACGAGAGGTGGTCAAAATCTTTTAAGTGGAAAAAATAGTTATGCTTTACCATATACAAAACCATCTGTTAATAAAACTTGGACTTGTAACATATTTCACAATTTTAAAAAAATAACCACTGGAGATGATCTTGCAATTGCATTAATCGATTGGTTTAACAAATATGCTGAAATGTATGGACTTGATGCCAATGTTATTGCAGCACAAGCATATATTGAATCTAATTATGTTATGTGGAATTATGCTGGCGGTAGTAGTTTACAAGGTCAAGATAGTACTGCTTCTGGTGTAAATCAATTTACCATGTTAACAATTTATGACATTATTATTAAAGGCACTTATGAGACAATAAAAATGACAGCAAATGAAATCACTACATTAACCAATGGTATGAATAATCCATTAGATATAAATTCATATAGTGTTAAAAGTGCCACATATGAAGATGCTTGGTTTAATAGACCAATTTTACATCAGAATGTTATTGATAATCCTGATATTATGATTAAAGCACAATGTAGATATATGAAAGCACTTGCTAATAGATGTGCATCTTTAACTTCATCTTCTTTATTTTGCTATAGTAGAGGTAATTTTTATGCTGATACTTATACTAATACTATTCAAAAATGTAAACAACATTTTGTAAATAATGACAAATATCTTCAAGAAGGTCTGGATTATGTACTAAAAATATTTGGAGTGTTGGGTGATAAAAATAATGCATTAATAAAAAAGGGTGGTTACAAACCTGCTGGTTATTATTTTGGATATGATGATACTAAAGGAAATAGTGAAAAAAATTTAAAACTAAATCAAAATTTTGATAGTTATAATGCTAATGTTAAAGAATCAGGAATGTATAAAATTTAAAAACTATTTATTGGCAGTTTTTATAATTACTGCCGAAATATAGTTTTATATTATTTCTTTCTTTAATTCATGTAAACTAATAATATCGTCATTAATTGTATTTGAATTAAATTTCATTTCACGAATCTTCTGAATGGTTTTACTTATTTTATCTTTAATGTTTTCGTTATTAACATTCTCTAAAATAACTAAACTATCTTTCTTATATGTTTCAAGAAGCTCTTGTTTTTCTTCATCGCTAGATTTAATGAGTGTTTTTAATAAATTTTTATCTTCTTCATTAAGACTCTCATATTTGTCATTAAATTTACCAATAGCTAGTTCAATAACTTCTTCATTAATATCTTTAAATTCTTTATTCTCAACTAAATTTTCTTTAGAAGATTTAATGTGATTTAAAACAATAGTAAATGATTCATGAATATCATCAACATCTACATTATCATAATCATTTAAAGATTCTTTAATTAAATTAGAAATTGAATTATATAGTTTAACTTTCTCAGAATTTGCAATTCGCGAATCGAGAATATTTTCAGTAATAAATTTATTTAATTTCTTATGTTCAACATCAATTTCAGTATTAGTATAAACCTCAAATAATTTAATGTTATTATCAATATAACGTGTAGCACTTAAATCATCATTAATATGTTTCTTCTCAATGTTATTGAAAACCTTAAATTCTAATTGTAGGATTGGTGAATTTTTTATAACATCAAAAAAATCAGAGGTTATCTTCTTAGATTCTTCATTTAATTCATTACTAAAATAAGAATCATTCAATTTTTTCGAAACTAATAAATTAACTACCCCAATGTTAATGTTTTCCATATTAATAATTTATAATAAATACTATAATTTATTGTAAAAATATTATAATTTATTGTAAAAATATTATAATTAATTTCGTCCGAAAAATAAGATACATTTCAGACGAAATATCATTATATTTGTCACAAACATATACTAAATTTGTGAAATTATTTACACTTCTAAGTCTTCTATATCCTCAAAATTAACATCTTGTACTTCATTGATGGTTTGTACTTTATTTATGCTTTCACCTTGTTTTAACATATCATCTATTTCATTAATCATATTCATTGCATTGGTATTTAGTTGAGTGTTTTTACTATCATTCTCTTTAATTATCTTCTTATGTTTAACTTCTTTTTTCAGTTCTTTTCCATAAACAAGATTTTCTATTTGCTTATTATATTCTTCTTCAGTTAAAACAGCTTTCTTATTTACAAATCCTTCACCTTCTACTGGTGGTAATTCTGATGGTGTTTGAAATGGTTGCCCTTCTTGTGGTTTTGGTGTTTCATTAGGATTTTGAGCATCACCTGCAGGAGCATTAGAAGGATTGTTTGAACCACCTTGAGTAGTTTCACCACTTTGAGGTGTATTTCCTCCTAATGGTAATCCTTCTACTGGTTCTCCATATCTTTTATCTATATCTGTAAATAAACCAGATTTTTTGATTATAACAGGAGAATCTTGAAGCTCTTGTATTATAACCCTTTCCATCTTCTGTTGCTTTAAGTCCTCTACAATTTCTCTATCACTCATATTAAATATTTGACGTTTAGCTGTTGTATGTGACATTGGGGCAATACCATTTTCACTTCGAGTTAATTCACCATAGGTTTGTGCTTTTTCTCGCATTAATTCTGATTTTAACAATTCCTGTTGTGTTGATGGATTTGTTAATGTTAATGTGAAATCTTTTAAATCATCTCCAGAATATCCTAATAAATATAGGTGTATCATAGCCATTTTATTCAGTTCTTGAATCATGGCCTGTTGAATGCGGTTCACTTTTTTTGAAAACCTTATATCAAATTGTGCTAAATTCTTACCACCTCCTGCAGCATCTTGAAATGAGAGGAACGGTTTTGGAATTCCAAGCCCGATCATTAAATTATCACGTAGATATTCTATATCATGGATGGAATCGAGATTACTATTTTTAGTGAATATACCACAAGATAAAGCAAAATTATGATAATTATGATATTTTTCATTACCATCAATTGTTATTGTACCAGTGTCTTGTTTTTCTGAAAGATATTCAATTGATACTATTTTATGATTAAAATTTTTTTCTGTTATAAAACTTACAATTCTTTTTTTAATGTCAAACTTACAATAATTCCAATAATCTTTAATATTATTAAAATATATTAAATTATTAGGGTTACAATTTTTTATATCTAAATTTAGAAAATGAACTATATTTTTATCTTTTTTTGTTTTATCATTTAAATATTCAATAAAATTATTATAATTACTAGATTCAAAATCAATATATAATTGATCATAAAATTGATTTATTTTGCTTGAAAAATATTTTATAATTTCTTCGGAAAATTCATGTTTTATTAGAAAACCTTCATTATATAATTCATTTGAAATAATTTCCTCAAACCTAAATTGATGACATTTATTATGAAGAGGAATTAAATTTTCTTTCATAAATGAATCTTCAATCTTTTCAAAAAGTTTTGAAGCTAATATATGGTGAACATCTAAATTTTTATTTTCTTTTTTTTCAAAACAAAACTGACAAATATTATTACAATCATTTCTAACTTCATTGAATATTTCTTGGTGTTTTTTATAATATCTTCTGTTTTTTCTAAAATTTGAAATATTGTTTTTATTAGTAAAATAATATTCTTTTTTACAAGTAAGGGAACAAAAGTTTTGATTTCTTCCATTTGATGGTTTATTAATTTCTTTTCCACAATTTTTACATTGTATTATTATTCTTTCTAATTTTATCTTACTATTATAATAACAATCAATAGAGCAATATTTTCTTTTTATTTTTTTATTAAATTTCTTATTACAATACTCACATGTTTGTGAAATATTAATTATTCCTTTATAATTATAAATTTTATTACCATTATAATATAATGATCTTTTTTTAGAATAACATTCTCTTGAACATAGTGTTTGTTTATTAAAATATGAATAAGACCTATTATCACTAATAATATTTTCACAACAAGAACACTTTTTTAAAAAAGTTATACTATTTAAACCTCTTTTTTTAAATTTAAAATTTTTTAATATTAAATTAAAATCAACATATTTATTTTCTTTATGATCATAAACATATTGTGTTTTATTATCAATAATCTTATTAAATGCCCACATAGATTCACCAACACTTAAATCTTTAGCTTCTTTAGTACCATTGAATTTAGTAGGAAATTTATGATCGGGGGTACATGTAATTGATTCACCATTATCTAATGTTAGTTTCAATACATCAGTATTTTTTCTAGTTACTCCTGCCCATGAAATAATTCCGGGTACAATTTCACCTGTTTCTGGATTTATTGAATATGACCATAATTCTTTACCTTCTTCATATTCTTTAATTATTTCATTTAAAGCCAAACTCCTACCATCTAATAAATCTATTTTTGTATCTAAAGCAAGACAAGCACCCGGTAAAGTATCAATACCTGTTTGAGTATTTGCATTTCTTACTGGTAAAAAATAATCTTCATCATTCCCCAATAAATTAAAACGGTAATCAATTTGTCCATCGTTTGGTGCTACTTGTGCAGTTTTTTTGAATTTAGTAGCAACTTTATATATGTAATTCTCAATATCATCTTCGTCTATGTTTCCAACATCAATCTTAAATACTTTTTTCTCACCAGCACGAACAATACGATATGTTAACATAGCATCTTCTGCCATAATTAATTCTCGGAAAACCCTTCTACATTTATTTAGTACGCTATTTCCGTAAGGCAAAAATTTATCGTCACCTAAAAGTCTAAAGTGTGCAATTTCAAAGGTATTAAATTCATCACCAGTCATTCTCTCTTTAAATCTAACTGTTGGTTTTCCATTTTGTATTCTTTCGAACCTTTCTATTTCATAATTTACTAATTGTTTTACATGTGTAATTCCTTTTTTTCTTTCTCCATAAATTAAAACAAAATTATCACCATATTTAATCGTGTTGCGTGTCCAAAAAGGTAAGTTAACGTTCACATTAACAATGTCATAGAAAAATTCTTCTAACAAATATTTAATCCTTTCTTTATTAGAATATATATTTAACATTTTACCATTGAGGCCAATTGTGGTGGCTTCCTCCATAAATAAATCTAATGCACTTGCAATAAGAGGGTAATATTCCATTCCTTCATAGTCCATATAGGCCGGTAGGCGAGCTGCTTCATATTGCAATGCCTTTTGAAAACCTCTATCAGTAGTTCGAAAAAATTTATTTTGAAGTTCTTTTTTTTGTTCTATTTCCAGACCTTTTCTATGAATTTCTTCAGGAGAATTGCCTTTAATTATGATTCTACTTTCTTTAGATGGGGTACTACCAACAGGAGATGTTGGAGAAGGCATTTGTTCATTATAACCAAAACCATCGGCATTAAATAATTGGGTTAAGTTCTGATATACTGTTAATTTATTTTCTTTCTCAGCCATTTCTATAAATTTTTATAATTTATTATAAATACTAAAATTTTTGTCAAAAATCAATACTTTTATAATAAATACAATAAATAAAAAAACCACTAAAATTAATTAGTGGTTTAGTATTAAAGAATTCATGATTAAATAATTATGTTGATTTAAACACAAATTTCATATCACCACAATCATAAAGTTTGTTGTAACCCAAATCTTTCATAATTTCATCTGTGGTTTTATTTTCATTTGGTTTTTGTTTACTTAAAATAAATTCATTAATATTATGCTTATTATAACTTATATAAGTATGTCTATCTACAAAATAAAAATTAGGTTCTGTATTTTCAATAATTTTAAATCCTAATTCTTCATATAATTTACCATTATAATATCTCCTATCCACAAATGTTATAATTTCATTCGGATTATAATTACTGATAAAATATTCAAGTAGTTTATTTGCTCCACCAATAATTATTGTATTTAATTTATTACTAAATCTCAATAATTCATAATTATTACCAGCTATTTTATTGAAACTCATAATCGAAACTAATTCATCATTACAAAATAATCCAATTTTAATCTCAGAATTTATTTTGCCAAGAAAATGATTATTTTCTAAAAAATCTAAATACAAACCATCATCAATTTCTTTTATAAGAATATCATTTGTTTTATTATTTGTATCAATGTTATAATCAAAAATATTTAAACTTTCCATTAATATTGATTCAATTATTTCATTTTTCATTATCCATTCATTTTCAAATATTTGTATTAGATGAATATTTTGTTCATTACTTAAATTCGTTTTATTTGAATGATAATGAATGTCTTTGAATTTATCCGAATGCCAATAAATTCCATTGAATTCAACTCCAACTCTATTACTTTCAACATAAATATCAATTTCTTGAGTGCCAATCTTAATTTTCTTGGTTTTAAGACCTAATTCATTTTCAATGAATTCACGTATTTCAATTTCCTTTATTGAGGAATTTTTATTTATCGGATAACATATTGTACAAATATTATCAATTTTAACATTAGTTCTGCCATATACATTATCTTTTTTAATTATAAATTCATTATGAACAGGACAATAATTTTTTATTTTCACATAAACATCATCAATAATTTCAATATTTTCTTTAGAAATATTCAATTTTTTAGCAAATGAATTTAACGTGGTATTATTATGTCGAGTATTCATTATTTTTTTAAAATCATCACTATAACAATATTGAGTAACACCAAATTTTTTTAAATTAGTTTTTATTTTTTTGTCTAAAATAATCTTAGATTTAGATGGATTATCTACACCGTATTTTAATAAACAAGTTTCTTTTGATTTATCTCTAATTGCTTTAGATTGCATTGTATATGGTACACCATAATTCTTTAATGAGGTTTTTATTTTCTTTTCTTTAATTAAAGAACTACCACTAATACATTTATTACAACAAAAATCCAAATATTTATTTAATTGATTATAAAATTTTACATCATTATTACAATTTTCGTTTTTACATTTTGGTTGTATTGTAATATTATAAATATAATTATATAACTTTTGTCGCCAAATAAAATCATTATTCGGAAAATATTTTTCATTATATTCGGTAATTACTAAAAATTCATTAGGTAAATATTTCTTAAATGTTAATTCTCTTGTTTTTTGACCCATAGAATTATCAATACTTAAATAAGCAATTAGTTCTTCTCTATTCATTTCTAAAATAAATTATTGTATACAAAAATATAAATAATTTTTCGAATATGCTTGGTTTTTAAATTTTTTATCATATCTTTGTTCCTAAATTTAGAACATGATATTATGGAAAAGAAAACAAATTTGAAAGAAATTATCGAATATATATTAGAAAAATTAAATAAATCTAATTATATTGATCCTGCAGAACATCTATATGATGCAATAAAAGGAATTAGTAGACATTTAAATGATGATAATCTGAATGATTATATACATGATTTTTTATGGGGATTGGAATCAGATACTGTTATTGATATTGATGGTATAGTTAAAGAATGTTCTGATTTATTACGAAAATTTTATGTAATGAAAACAACTAAAAATAAACAACCATCAAAAGTAGAACGAAGCGAGATTTATTATAAAATACTCGCTATTATTAAGAAACTAAAATTAGTTGAAACAGACAGTGATGATTATGATCATCCAAGTATTGCTTGTGAATTAGAAAAATTATTTATTTCTGAAAAAAATTTAAATAATTTTGAATCATTTAAAGATCATATGCTTTCTGCGAGAGCTACATTATATCCAGATAAAACATATGAAGAAGTTGTTGCTCTTTTAGATACAATGAAAAACCCTTTTAATTAATATTTATTATGAAAAACATTACTGATGATCAGAAAGAAATATTAATTACTTTTATTAAATGGTATTGGAAGGAAGTTGAAGGTAAACCCTATGATATTAATTCAGAAGAAGTTGTGAATTATTTTATTGATGATGTAATTAATTGATATTATGATAACAAAAGAAGAATATTTAATAGCAAAACATATTGTTCAAGAATATGAAAAAGAAATTAAAAATCATTCAATTGGTGTTATTTCTTTAGATGCTGAAGATTTTATGCTTTGGAAAGAAGATATAAAATTATTTGGTGATGGTTTGGAAACTAGAAAAAGATTTAAGATTGGTAATATTACATATTTTTGTATTTCAAATCTTAATGATTTATGTTCAGTAAGATTTGATGAAGTTATTGAAACAAATTATGCTAAAGAGAATGAAATCTATGAAGATATTAAAACATATATTAACATAAATTAAAAGTGAATGAACATAATTATAAATAAAGAAGAAAGAGATTACTTAGAAAAATCAGTCTTAAGAAGATTTACTATTGGATCACAATTATATGGAACAAACAATTCAGAATCAGATACTGATATTCTTTCAATTTATGAAACATCTGAATTAGAATTAATGTCAGGTTTACCTAATTTTCATCAATTTCAGTGGAAAGATACTGAAAATAATATTGATTGGTTATATACATCAGAATTACAATTTTGGAAAAACTTTTATTCTGGTGATTCGATCATAAATGCTGATATTGTTTTATTTACTGATTTAATTAAAGATGATTTAAAATTATCATATTGTAGGACATATAAGGTAATTAAAGCATATATTGGATTTGCTAAAAGAGATTTGAAACATATTAATAAAGATAAAAGTAAATTATTTCATGCTAATAGAGGATTATATTGTGCTCAAGAACTTTTAGAAGGAAGATTACCATTATTATCAGAAATACAAAAATTAGCTTTAAAAGATGGTTATTTCCAAGAAAATTTAGGAGATTTAATATATACCGAAAATTTATTAAGAACAAAACTTAATAAATTATATGATGATAATAAAATAGTAACATATTATATTGAAAAATGTGGTAATATGCTATTTGATAAAATGTTTGAAGCAAATAATATTAAAGAATTTAAATACTAATGAAAATAAATTACGATATATTATATAATAAATATGTTAAGAATTGTAAAAAGAATCCTAAATCATTTAGTGATTTCATTAGAATATATACTAAAATAATTTTTCATCGACAAATAATAAGGCCACAAATAATTTGGTGGCAAGAAACATATAAAATAATGAATACAAAATATTATAAAAATTATTAATATGACAAATGAAAAGATTGAAAGTTTTAAACTCAACGAAGAGGACAACACAATCGAAGTTGTTAAAAGAGTACCTAGTAATAAGATGTATGCTGTTTATCCACCAAAACCAGCACCAGATTATGTATGGAAAGAAATTTACGGTATTATAGACAATAAGATTCAATTAATCAAAAAAATTGATGGAAAACATATTCCAGCAAAATATAATGATGAACAAATTATTTTTTAAAATTTGTAACAAAATAAAATTATTTACGTAAATATTAATCATATATGGAACAATTAATTTATATAATAAACAATAGTAATTATGTATTAATTGAATTATTAGTTACTGATAGAAATAAAATTAAATGTGAAAAACTCATAGAAAAATACGAAATAATAGTACAAGGAATGAAAAAATTTGATGATGGTGGTTGGTTTGGAGTTAAACACTTAATTTTGAATGTACTTGTGCCAGAAAAAGATATTTTAAATTTTCAAAATGAACTTAATTTATGTTAAATAGTGAATATTATCCACTACTAAATACAAATAAAACCATTAAAGAATGGTGGAATGATTTAAATTGGGGTGAAAGAGTTGATATAGGTGGTGTTGCAATTCATTTTACTTTAATGACTGCAAATTATAGATGGAATAGTAATTTTAATTATGAAGATTTAACTAAATCTCAAAAGAAAATAGTTAAAACTATATATTCTAATAGAAATAGTAAATGGTCAATGTTTAATTTTGAATATGAAAATATTCTTGGTATGTTAAAATTTTAATTTAAGTAAATTATTATGTTAAAAGTAATATTACTAAAAGGATTGCCGGGTAGTGGAAAATCAACATTTGCCAGAGAATTGATTTCTAAATATCCAAATTCATATAAACGTATAAATAAGGATGATTTAAGATCGATGTTAGATAATGGTAAACATTCTGATGATAGTGAAAAATTTATTAATCAAGTTCGAGATGCTTTAATTCTAATGGCTTTAGAAAAAGGAAAACATGTAATTGTTGATGATACTAATCTTGCTCCAAAACATGAGGAAAGAATAAAGCAATTGATAAAAGGTAAAGCTGAATTAGAAATAAAAGATTTTACTGACGTTCCTTTAGAGACGTGTATTAAAAATGATTTAAAACGAGTAGCTAGTGTTGGTGAAAAGGTAATTCGTGATATGTACAAGCAATTTATATTAAAAACTGAAACATATAGTGAAAACCCTGATTTAACTAAAGCAATTATTGTTGATATTGATGGAACATTAGCAAAAATGAAAGATAGATCTCCTTTTGATTGGAGTAAGGTTAAAGAAGATAGTTGCAATGAAACTATTAAGAAAATAGTAAATAATTATAGTGAAACCGTAATTATTGTTTCAGGTAGGGATGGTATTTGTAAAGAAGATACGATCGAATGGCTTAAAACTAATGACATTAAATTCAATCATATATTAATGAGAGATGTTGGCAACAATGAAAAAGATAGTATTATTAAACGTAGATTATTTGACGAAAATATCAGAGGTAAATATTTTATTGAGTATGTACTAGATGATAGAAATCAAGTAGTTGAGATGTGGAGGAATATGGGATTAACATGTCTCCAAGTTAATGAAGGAAATTTTTAATGAAAATATATTATGAAAAATTATTTTACTGCAGATTTACACATTGGGCATCATAATATTATTAGTTATGATGGAAGACCTTTTAATACTATTGTAGAACACGATCAAACAATTGTTAATAACTGGAATAGCATTGTAAAAAAAGAAGATAATGTTTATTTTCTTGGTGATTTCTCTTTGGGTTACAAGAAAGCTAAAGATTATGATAAATCTATTATGTTATCCTTAAATGGAAATAAATTTTTCATAAAAGGTAATCATGATCACGATCAAACTGTGAAGTCGTATAAAGAAACTGGAACATATTTAGGTCAACTAGCTGAAATTAATATTGATGGTCAAATAATAACTTTATGTCATTACGCAATGTTAGTTTGGAATAAATCACATAGGGGAGCATGGCAACTACATGGACACTCACACCATTCTTTACCAATAGATAATACTTCTTTGAGATTAGATGTTGGAATTAATGGTACTAATTACTTTCCACTTTCTTTTCAAGAAATTAGAGAAATTTTAAAAAAGAGAGAATATAAACCCATTGATGATCATCAATAAAACACAATAATATCATGGAAAAAGTATATGAATTCAAATATAATTATAGTTGTTGTGAAAGTGCTGCATATACAATTAGTATACATAAAACTAGAAAGGGTGCTGAAATGGCAATGGAATTTCATAAAAATGAAACAAAAATAAATTGGTTAAAAGATAAAATTAAAAACTTAAATGAATTTAATGATGAATATCCTTGGGATTTTGATATGTCTTGGGGAATAAAAGAAACTGAATTACTTGATTAATGATAAAATATTATGGAAATAAATATTTATGGTTTAAAATGTGACTATTGTGATTATAGGGATGATAGTGTTAAATTTTCTGAATACGAAGAAAATATTGGAAAACCATGTCCTAATTGCGGTAATAATTTACTAACTGAAAAAGAATATAAAACTTGTTTAAGATTTTATAAATTCGTGGATATTTGTAATGTACTTAATAATATATTTAAGTGGATCAATCCTTTTCATTATTGGAGATTAATTTTTGGTGATAATAGAGAAGAAAATAAATTAACTATGAAATTTAAAAATCGTAAAATAGTAGATCATGAACAATAATATCTATAATAAAATAATAGATTTAATTTTTCATTCAGTAATTTCTGAAGGTGGTGATGGAGATGCTGTTTGGTTATCCAAACATACTTCAATAACAGAATTATTTGAGTTAATCAATACATATAATTTGAAAAATAATACTGGTTGGGATATAATTAAACATGAAAATTATTTAGAATGGGGTATAGATCAAGAATTTGTTCTCATAACTAATGATATAGAATTTTTTGATTCTCAACCAAGTTGGATAACAATGATAATTAATTATTAATAATTCAAAAATTATGAAAAATTTATTTATTAATGATGAGTATTGTGAATGGAAATGTTGTGATTTTGGAACTATGGGATTTCATGACTATGAATATGTAACAACTTGTGGTATGAATTATGATTGTGATAAAACAAAAAAAGAAAATTTTTGTCCAAATTGTGGTGGGAAAATAAAATAATAATTTTTGAAATTATGATAAAATATCCAAGAATAAGTAAACTTATGGTTTTACATTCTGCAGCAGGTTATTATGTTGGTAGGTTATATGAATATTCTGAAGATGAATGTGGACCATATTCAAGAGAAAGTACTTATTTTAAAACTGAAAAGGCAGCCATAAAAGCATTAGCAAATAACGATTATGTTGAAAATTTTAATTAAAATTTATTATGAAAATATATGCAAATTTTAGGCAAGAAGTAAATGTAAGTCCAAAAGAGTTTATTGAAGAACTGATTAATTTTGAAATTGGTTGGAGAAGTTGGATTTTTATGAAAGACGATAAATATTATGTTGGTTCTGAAGAAAGTGCGGGTTGTCATTCATTTGATAGTAAAGAAGAAATTTCAAAAGAAAAGTATGAATATGTAGAATCATTGAAAAACGTATTAAAATATCTTGAATTAAATAATAAAATATATAAATAATATGGAATTTGAAAACCTAGGTGATTATTGTAAATTCTTAGAAAAGAATTTCTCATTAGAAATAATGATACCCACATTACCTGTTATCATTCGCCTTGACGGTAATAATTTTCATAATTACACTAAGGGTTTAAATCGACCATTTGATGAAAACCTAACCGATTTAATGGTTAATACAGTAAAATATTTAGTACAGGAAACAAATGCAGTAATTGGATATACTCAGTCTGATGAAATTACATTGATATTATATTCAGATGATAGAAAATCATCAATTTATAATGATGGTAAAAAGCAAAAAATATTATCTAAACTAACAGGTAAATGTGTTTTATATTTTAATGAAAGAAGTAAGTATTATCTACCTGAACATAATAAAGTAGCTAATTTTGATTGTAGAATATATCAAACACCTACATTACAAGATGCTTGTGCTCAATTATTGTGGAGAGAAAATAATGCAACACGAAATTCTATATTAATGTTGGCAGATTCTTTATTTGGACACACAAAATGTTTTAAACTTAAAACAAATGAGTTACAAGATAAGATGATGTTAGAAAAACTTATAAATTGGAATGATTTAGAAACAAAATTTAAACGAGGAACTTATGTTAAACGTATTAAAACATCTAAACCATTTAGTAAAGAAGAATTAAGTACTTTACCTAAGAATCATAATGCACATAAAAATCCTGATCTTATTATAGAAAGAAATGTTATTTCTGTTGTAGAATTACCTATTTTTAGTAAAATAACTAATAAAGTGGACGTTGTGTTTCATAATGCTGAACCAAAATTAGATTCAAATAGTATTGATTTTAGCAACATGAAAGAATTAACCGAAAATGAAACTGAAATTTTAAATAAAACGTATAAAAGATTACTTAGTGATAAACCAACTAAATTATAAATAATATGTATCCAAATAAATGTTTTTATGTTATAAATGGATTTCTTCCGCCACATGAAGGAAATGTAATGGGAGGATATGGATTTTCAATTGGTTTGAAAGTTGAATTTGCTAAAAAATGTTTAAATTATAAAATTACTAATAAAAATATAGAAAATTTAAATAATTATGGTTTAGAACGAATAAATAGAATATTTGGTCATGAAGATAGAAAACCATTTTATTTTCATGATGTTGATGACGAATGGACAATCTTATTAAGATGGGTGCAAGTTCCCGGTAATGCTTGTGACTTGGGTGATGGTGGTTTAGAACCTAAAGATATTTTGAAAATGAATGACGATGATTTCATTGAATTTGAACCACATAATGTCGATAGTATGAAACAAGCATATGCATTATTGTCGTTATGGTTAAAATGGTATGATTGTGCATTTTCTTTTGTAATTGATTAATTATGGAAAATTTTATAAAAAAACATTTGGGAATAAATACACCACAATGAGTAATAGATAATTGTAAAAAAATGTTAAATGAATGGAATGATATGAAATATTTTCATGATAAATATTGGAAATGCCCACATTGTGAATCAATATTTAAAGAATTTGAAGCAATAATGGATATGAATAGTACTGAAAGATGTCCAAAATGTAATACTGCACTTGGTGGTTGTCCAGATTATTGTCCCGATAACAATGAAACTGAATAAAATTAATGGTTTCATATTATGTCCAGATTATTAACTCCCTTTTAATCCTTTAAATAACCATGAATTAGCTATATATGGATTTAATGATGAATTACTATTAGGTGAAATCATTGGCCTGTTCTTAACATCACTTTTTTTACCAATTTCATCAATATCGTTTATTGTTAATATTGCGTTTAACATTTTTTCAGTTACCCCTTTACTTTCTTTATATTTTTTCATGTCAAAATTAAGTACATAAAGACCAATAGATAGACCCATGATTGAATCATCATGAAAGCTACGTTTATGATCTGCAACACGATTTCCAGCAACAGTAATGAATGTTTTTAACTCATTTAATAATCTTATTGATCTAATTACAACATTATCTAAATTTATTGAACTTTGTAATTCAAGAAGCACAGAAGCTCTATTATTCCCAATAAAAAATCCCGGAATTAAATCAACAATACTTATATTACCATCTCCCATTGCTTTTCTTCCTGTTTTAATATAACCACTTAACCTATCTCTGGTTGGTTTATGATTAATTTCAGCATAATGAATATTTTCATAACCAATTTCAATTAGCTTTTCAACTGTTTGTGCTCCAAGACCTCCTGTTACATCAATAACAGCATAAGCATCATTATATGTTTTTCCATAGTGATATGCAACCTCGGCCAACATTTGTGGTGTTAATTTTCCATAATATTCTGCAACTTGTTCGGTCTTATGTCTCTTTTGTTTGAATTTTTTTACTTTTCCATTTATTGTTTTTACTTTATCCTCAATAATTTCAATTGTTTTTAAAATATTTATTGTCGAACTATCTTCTCCATGTCCTGATGATACATCAATCGACATTATATATTCTTCACCCTGTTGTGGATCTTCCCATATCCACATGTTTTTATCTAAATACTCTTGTCTTATTGGTGTTTTCACCTCATTTTCTTGTATCCTTTTTAGAAATTCTTCTGAAATAAAATTATCTCCTGAACCCAAAAACGAACAAAGCACCTCCTGCGCAATAACCTTCATGTTACCGTTAGCATCACGAACTTGTTCTTCAAACCAAGGTGAGCTAGCTTCCCACCCGTCATCCATTAGTTTTATTCTATGTTCTTTTGTCCAATTCTCATCAACAAATTTTATTTCATTTTGTTTACCTTTATTTTTTAACCAACATAATTCTTTATTATAGCGAGGATCATTAAACCACCATAATTCAACCGCCTTAAAATTATTTTCACCTTTTCTAGCACCATCAAAAGTCTTATAGAATACGGGATCTAATGAATTTGGGGTTGAAACCATAATTGCACTACCACCAGTATTTAATGTTGGTTTTGCTGATGTCCAAAACTTATCGTTTTTGTCAACCCATGCTACCTCGTCCCAGAACAATAAAGTTGGCGAATACCCACGAAGTCCTTTAGATGAAAAGGCTCCAAGAGTTGAACCATTATCATATCTTTTTAATTTTTGAGTATCTTTATATTTTTCGTTTGTTTCTTTTCCAGTTTTTGGCCTTAACCATTCTGGACAACCATCAATAAAATTAACTACATCATTCATTACTTCATCACGTGCAGTATCAAGTTTATCTGCAACAATTGCAACACTTCTGTTTTTATTGAACATAACATACCAAGAAATGAATCCTGAAGTACACGTTGAAATTCCTGCTTGTCTATATTTGTTTGCAACAACAAACCTATTATCTAAGTATGTATTAATTAATTCTTTTTGAAAATCAAATAATTTAAATGGAACAATAAGACCAGCAGTTCCTTGAGTTTGATCAAAAATAGTTAAATAGGTTTCAATAAAATATATTGGATTAGTAGCACAACGAATTATTTCATCCATTTGTTCAGAAATATTTAATTCGCTCGCTCTTTTTGTTACACCATTTTTAGTAACAATAATAGCTTCAATTTTTCTTGATTTTTTTCTAGCTTCTTCAGCTAATCTTCTGGCTTCTTCTTTTTCTCGTTCTTTTTGAGCATTATGGGGTACAACTGGAATATGTTCAGGAAATAATGATTCATTATCTTCGTCATCTAATATGTTTTTTTTAGCCATTTATAATAAATTATATTTTATTATAAATACTAAAAATATAATAAAAAAGCCACTAAAATTAATTAGTAGCTTAAAATAAACTTATTTACAAAACCGCAAAGTCCGGTACATTTCTTGATGCATCGGACTTCGAAACTTATCATCCAAATATGGTAAGATTAGCACACATATTTTTATCCTAATTTAATTGATGAACTTTCAATAAATTCATTGTTTTTTAATATAATTTTTCTTGCATATAATAGATCTTTAATCCTAGCTAGAGTCATTCCATAGTGGAAAACCAATAAAGGAACATCTTCACCTTCCATCATTTTTTCATACTGATTAAAACCATTATCATCATCACTAATTAGCTCTGTCTCATAGGCTAGTGCATTTATAGTATGATACCCGAAAATATATGGATTGATAACGTCTTCCATTAAGCATTGTAGATTAAATGATTTCGTTTTTAAACTAATCACAGCATCATAATAATCCTCTGTTGGTGGTAAAGCATTATCACAAGCAGGAGCAAGATTCCAACACCATGTTTCAACATCTATATTTGTTTCATCTTTAGAAAAGATAAATTCATATAATCCCTCATCTTTAATATTATATCCAACTTTCAATACAAATATCAGTTTAAGATCCTTATCGTTTTCCATTTTTATAATTTATTATAAATACTTATAATAGTAAAAGATTAGCGTAATTCATCAAGAAACATAAAATCAAACTCTATATTATATGTATTTAATAATGTATTAGTTAATTCTAACCATAAAGTTTCATTAATATGTTTTATTTTAGAAAATTCATTAAATCGTAAATCATTATACATTTCAATATTTTTCATAATAATTCATTATTTAATACGCTTAATTCAAAGTCTAATTCATTGCGTAATTCAGTAAATAACATATGATTTATTAAATTATATAAAATTAATTCAAAATTATCATCTATATTTAGAAATATGCCAATTTGTAATTCTTTAGTTGTTTCAATATTTTTCATAATAATTCGTTAAATAAATTTGAATCTATTTCGCCTAATTCGAGATATTTTTCTATATCAATAGTATTTAATATTTCAAAATCTGATAATTCAAATAATATTTTTTTATTAAATTCGCTAAAAAATTCAAGAAATAATTTTTTATCTAAAATTTTTTCTAAATCATTATTAAACGAATTAAATAAATTATTTCTAATCATAGAAAATAAAATAGGTGATATATCATCATGAAGATCAATATTTTTCATTTAAATTTATTGGTTATTTATTATTTAATTCACTATATAAACTTATATCTAAATTTCTCATTTCAAGATATATACTTATATCTCTAAAATCTTGTAATGCTTCACTATATAATTTATTATAAAACATGTCATATAGTTTAGTGTCTAAAACATCTTCTCTTTCAATATTTTTCATAAATTATATGTCTAAAATATTTCTCAATTCAACACCTAATTCTAAACATAGTTCAGAATGGGATTCAAAAAATATTTTATCGTTTATTTCATCATATAAATCATTAGTTAATATATTTCGAAAGGGAGTAATTATTACTTGTTTTGATAATCTATTTAATTCATTTTTCATTAATTTACCTCCATTTCAAAGCCATTAATTTCTTTTATTTTATTTAAAACAATATCTAGGCATATTTCATATTGTTTTAGTGTTATCTTTTCATGTTTTCTAAAAATCATATAAATAAATTGAAATATTATTGATACTCCAACAAAACTTAATGATAAAATCAAACTATGTATTATGATTGTAAATATACTAAAAAAAATTAGTATATAACTAAGGTTTTGAAATAAATTTTTCCATGAAAAAATAACATTTAGATAATCATCAAAATAATTTATTAATAATTTTCTATATTCTAACCAATTTGAATTTTTAAAATCATTTTTGGTGTCTTGTGCAATGAAAAAAAGATTTATTTCATTTTCTTTTGAACCACCAATATAGGTTCTAAAATATTTATATTTATTGAATGTTCGATTAATCATGATATTTAAATTAAACTTATTATAAAAACCATTTTATCACATTAATAATACGAATATTTAAATATTTTGTTACATAAAAAAGCCTGAAATTAATCAGGCTTTAAAATATTTGTTTAAATCTTGTAACTACTTGTTATACACCACCTAAACCAAAACTCCCATTAGTTCCTCCTGCCCCAAAATTTGATTTTGTTGTTTTATCTTTCAATGATTGTGGAGCATAAGTAACTGTTTTATTATCTGGAGCAAGTCTTAATGTACCTCCACCTAATTCAACATATTTTTTCAATATGTCATATTTAACATTAATTGGAGTTGTTTTAGCTGCTCTACCAATTATACCCATTTGAGGATTGATTAAAATCGTATTAAAAGCTGAATTAAATAATTTATCTACTTCTGCAGCATTGTTAGGGTCTAATTTAGAAAATTTTTCTTTTACACTAAATCCGAAAACTTCATTAATTTTTTCAGATTTTTTTGATTTTGCAACATTTTCATATTGTTTAAATTGTTTGTCGATTATTTCATCAAGTTTTTTTAATGTTTTAGATTTTGTACTTTCATTAATAACTGATTTTTTACCATTTACTTTTTCTTCAAGTCTTGCACGAATATATTTTCTTACTCTAGTTTCTGATTCATCCATATTTTCATCAACTTCGTTTTGATCTTCAGAAGGAGATATTGTAACATTAGTTGCTCCATCACCTGCCCCTCCTGTAACTGTAACATTACCTTGGGTATATGCTTTTGTTGATGTCTTCGTAGATGTTTTTGACGCAGTAGATGTTTTAGCAACATCACCTTTCTTTTCTTTAGTTGATCCAGATGATGGTTTATCTTCATTTTCATTCATAGCAATATTAACAACTTTGTTTTGTGCATCAACATTTATATCAACACCAGTTGTAGAAGTTGGTTCAATTGTATTAACACCTAAATTTTGTGCATCTGGAGCAAATCCTGATTCTGGTGTTTCTTCACTAGTTTCAATTTCTTCTTCATCTTCTTTAATCATATTTGGTTGAACTTCAACATTTGCAGCATCTACCATTCCAGCTTCTGCAACTGCTGATTTAAATTTACTTAAGTCTGCCGTACCCTTAGAACCAACCTGATTTTTTATTGTGGTTAAAATACTATTGATATTAATTGGTTGTTCACCAGCCTTTGTTGCGGCAATATTTAATTTGTTTAATGTTTGTCCTAATTCAGCAGCTAATTTTTCTAATTCTTTAACTGCAGTATCTTTAACACCTTTTTGATAATTTTGTGTTATTTCAGTACCTAATTGTTGTAAACCTGATGTTACACTATTAACTTTACTTGAAACAGCATTTGAAATGCCTTGTGCAGCACCTTTAACTGCTCCACCAATCTTATTTCCTAACATTTTCCCAACGTTACCAACACCACCCCAATTAAGTTCGTTGATTTTATCTAATTTATCTTCATAAGAAGCTTCATTCATTGATTGAGTGTATGGTGTTAATTTTTCTGCATATTCATCATGACCATAATCATTTTTTAATGAATCAATAATTTCGGGAGTAATGAAAATAGCAACAGTTTCCAAATCACCATCATTCATTCCATCATTATGTGCATTAGCATAACCACTTACAAGATTACCCATTTCTTCATCACCACATTCGGCAATACTTTCTTTTGTGTATCCTCTTGATTCTGCATATTGTGTAAATCCACCACACTCGGCACATAATTCTTTACTTTCTTCAACTTCTTCTGCTGGCATACTAGATTCTAAATCATTAATATCTTCTTGACCAACAACTTTAAGTATTTTATTAGCCATTGCTTTTCTATCTTCAATTTCAATTTCTGGAAATTTATCTTTGAATGAAGCTAAAAATGAATTTACATATGATTTAACTTGAGAATCAGTCATTTTTGTTTTTCTGATTTTATCTGTTAATTTACCAACAGATTTTTCGATTTCTTTATTAGGTTCATCAACTTCAACACCTGCATCTGCTGGAACTTCTTCAGTTGATTCTTCTCCTTCTGGATTTTCTTCACCAGTTTCTAGTTCAGGTTTTTCTTCTGGGACTTCAGATGTTTCTGGTTCTTCGGCAGGTACTTCTTCACCAGTTTCTGTTGGTAGTTCCTCTGTTGAAGGTTCTTCGATTTCTGGTGTTTCTTCAGCACTTGCTGCTGCATCTAAATCACCGATTTTTTCACTAGCAGCAGCAATTTCTTTTCCTGCAACATCTTCTGTTAACACCATTTTACTACCAGTTTTATTTGGTTTTAAACCAACTGCTTCATTAATGGTATGAAACATCATATTTCTTTGTTTATCTGCTTCAGATAAAGATGTATATTGATATGAAGTAATATTTTCTAATCCACCAATATAGGCAAAATCAGATACATTAGGATCTTGTTTAGTACCAGCTTTTTTAATATAATAATTATGATTTTCTTTTATAATACCATAAGCAACACCATCAGCAGCTCTTTTATAATCAATAAGATTACCTAATGTACGTGTTAATGATTCTTTAACTGAGGTTTTATTTACATTACCTAAATTTCTTAATCTTTCGTAATATGCCTCTTGCGATGTATGTTTTTTCATTTTTATGTTTTTAAGATATACGTTATTTACTTTATATTTTTTTATAAATACTTAATTTTTATATAAAATCTATTTCTTTTATAATATTTCATATTTTTCATTAATTATATTATGCTTAACAAGCATTTCAGAAATTTTGGGTGTTAGTAAACCTTTTGTATTATATGTATCAATAATTGTTTGGTTAGCTTTCTTAATTGAAATATTCTCATTTAAAAATTTACTGTTTTTGTATAATTTCTCTAATATTTCATAGAAAATCTTTTCAGATTTTTTGTTTTCTACGAATTCTTTTAATTGAGATTCTTTTAATATGAATTTTTTCATGTATAATAAGGTATTATTTATTTTCGAATTCTTTTAGAGTTAATTCTTTAGTTAAATACTCATTTTTCATATTAATGAGTTTTTCCATATATCCAGTGTTTCTTAATATTTTAAAAACAATATTTTCTGTTGAAAATTCACCAGATTTATCTAAACCAGTTTGTCTATATTTTTTTATTTTATTTTTTAATTGCTCATATTTTTTTATGAAATTCTCATCGCTTTTATTAGTTTCAAGTTCATCAATAGAGTTTATTAAATCAGCAGCTTTTAGTTGAACATTAGCCATATCAATATTTATAATTTTTTTGATTGGTTTTCTAATCCACTCGTTTTTTATTAGTGAATATATTCCTGAAGAATGATGAGGTTCATTAACATCTTGAAAATATAATTCAACATCATGACCTTTTACTTGTATTGGTAATTTATCTGCCCATAATTGTTTTTTTAATTTAAAGAAATCGCCAACAAAATCCTTATTTTCAGAAATTTGATTAAAATCTAAAATAATGTGTACGTCTAAATCAGAATTTTCATTATAATTATAATTAGCTAAGCTTCCTGTTAATACAATATCACTAAATTTAAGATTTTCAATATCAGAGAATTCAATAAATCTTTTGGCATTTTTTAATAAAATTTTTCTTATTTCTGGTTTCATTTTATCTTCGGATTCCCAAATAAGTGGATTTAATACATCATTCATTTTAATTGATGACACATCAACAGCATCTGGTTCAATTACTTCCTTTAGAATATCAGAAATATGATTTTTTTTCCAAAATTTAGAAGACCATTTTCTTGGATTATTATTTTCAACCATGTTAAATTTTAATGTTTTATATAAATACTATTGATGTGTTAATGAAATAAATTTTTATTTAACATAAATAGTTTATGATTATTGTTAATAATTAGTATTTATGTTAAATTAATACCTAAAATGAGTTTTGATTGTTCGAATACTATAATTACCGATCATTTAGCTATAAATATTGATTTAAACGATAGCAATTCATGGAATTACAATACTGGATTTACTGTAACTAGTTTAAGTAAATGGAATGAATCAAAATCTGATGATTTAGTACTTCCTGATTTTGGTTTAACCGCTTATGATAATGGTAGATTGAATAATATGACTAGTGGTTTAACATTAACTAGAAATAATAATCAATTAAATCTTTATCGAGTTGGTAATAATAATGCTAGTGGTCAAACATCATTTAGTGGATATACGATAACACAATTTACTGGTACTTCATTAGGTAATTATTTTTATTTGAATGGTGGATATTTACAAGGATTCTTTAAATTAGAAGGATATGACTATGAAGTTTTTCCACCTAGATATAATAAAGGAATTACAATCGAAACATTAGTTGAAATATTATCCAATTCTGAAGGTATATTTTTCTTAATAGGAACTAGAGCTGAAGATAAATATAATTCTTATTTTAGTGGTGAAACTACAATTACTGGTCAAACTTTATTTAAAGATAGTTTAATAAAAATTAATAACCCTAATTATAAATATCGTTTTTCTGGTATAACAACATCTGAAAATCATTATCTTGATTCATTTAATGAAAAAATAATAACCGAACAAGCATTTCGTAGACCAGAAAATAAAAATGTTATTGTAGATGCTAATGTTTTTCAAGTTGATAATATAAAAAATAATATTATTTCATTTGAAATAACCAGTGATAAGCGAATATCATATAAATATATTGATGAAAATGGCTTATTGGTACAAAATTTTTCTCCTAACATAATTACAAAAATTGGGTGGACAATGATTGATATTGTTTTTACTCCATATGATGAAATTAATAATTTTGATTCAAAAACATATTCTTGTTATCCAAATAGATTAGGTAATTTAATTTTTTATATTAATGGTAGATTATTTTGGAAGATTGAAAATTTTAATGAATGGTATTCAAAGCCACTTCAAAACAATAGAGAAAAACAATTGGGTGTACCATTTAACATAAGTTGGGGTGGTGGTTCTTTTGGTTTACAAAATTCTTGGCATTTTAATGGTAATAAAATAAATTTATTGGTTCAAGATACTAGAAAAAATAATTTATTAATTCAAAAATATTTCAATAATTCATATATTGGAAATATTCAAAAATTGAGAATATATGATATTGCATTAACACCAGATAAAATATTACATAACACACTTAATTTAATTAAAAATAATAAAAATTATAACATTTTAGTTAATAAAGGTGGAAGATTAATAAATCAAATACTTAGTAATAGTAATATTACACAACAAACAAGTGGTTCTGATATAAGAAAATCAATTAAATATAGAAATACTGATAACACATATAAGAATTTATTCGATATGTTAGATATTAAAGTTGTTGTAAAATCTAAATCTAATCAAAATGTTGAATTAATTAAATTTAAAAAAATTGCTGAAATAGGATGGCTTGCATTAATTTTTGTTGATGATTTTACATATGATTTTATTGTACCAGATATAATAACAGGAAGTCATGCAAATGAAGTTCTATATGCAGAAATTAAATTTCAATGGACAGATTCAGATGATATTGATAATACTTTTGACAGAATATTTATTGTTAATTTAACCACATCGGCATTATTAGACAATACAATTAAAAATTATTAATAAATGAGTTTAAGTTGTTCAACAATTATAATTACAGAAGGTAATATATCTAACAATATTGAATATATTGAAAGAGTTACTGATGGTATTGTTATTCATGATCCTGCTGGAGAAACTGTTATTATTCAAGATTTTGATTCAATTTCGCCATCACCAATTCCTCATTATACAGCAGAAAATGTTGCAAATAAAAAATGTAATTTATTAAATCCTAATAATACAACATATCCAACAACACTTGCGATTAGTAATGCAGTTTCATTTATTACTGGAATTACATCAAATTCATTAACGGGTGTTACTAATTTAGGATTAGGTACTGGAATTTATTATTCGAAAATAAATAATAATGTTCATTTAAAATCACTAGTTGGATTAGGTAATATTAGTATCACTTCAAATAACAATGAAATTTTTTTAAGTGGTTTTACAACAAATATTGCTTGGGGTAATATTAGTGGTTTTATTTCTGGTCAAACGGATTTATATAATTGTTTAAATACAAAATTAAAAATAATCGATTTTAATGTCTATAGTGGAACAACATTAAGTTTAATTAACACTAAATTAAACACTAATGTTTTCAATGCTTTTACTGGAATAACAATACCAAATAATTATTATAACAAGACTCAGATTAATAATTATACTGGTAATACCTTAAGTAATATTAATACAAGAATATTAAAAACTGATTTTAATACCTTTACAGGTACTACTTTACCCTCTAACTATTATAATAAAACTCAGATTAATGATTATTCTGGCAATACGTTGACAAATATTAATACTAAAGTACCTAAATTAATTGCTTCAACAGGACAGATTATTTACAAAAATAGTATACAATTGACAGGCTGTAGTAATATGGTATATTGTGATACAAAAAAGAGTTATATATTAAGTAGAGGTTCAAGTGCAATAGGTGGTGATTCTGGTGTATTTGGTGGATGTAATAATAATGCAAATGCTGTTTGTTCTATTATATTAGGTGGTCAATGTAATTATATTGATTCAACTAGTTTACGTTCAGCTATAATTGGTGGACAAAACATTAGTTTAAGTGGAAGTACATATGATGATACGCTTGCAGTTAATTGTTTAGCACTAATATGTACGCCAAGTGGTTCTGGTAATATATTAGCTTTAGATAATATCACTAAAAAAATATGTGTTGTTAGTTCAACTACTTTTGGTAGTATTACTGGAGCAACAAATGGATTAAATAAAAATAATGAAAATATTAGTTTAGGTGGATTATTAACTAATGACACTACAATTAGTGGTAATTCTACATACGGTTTAAGTTTGAATAATTTAAGTAATTTTAATGTTAATTATTGTAATTCAATAATAACAGATACTAATGAAACACCAAGAGGATTAAAATATGCTGCAGATTATAGTAATACATATTTAAATAGATCGATTGTTGATGCTGCTTATGTAACTGGTAAAACAAACACAAAATTAGATAAGACTACTTTTAGTACATATACAGGCACAACAGTACCTGCAAATTATTATAATAAGACTCAAATCAATAGTTATACTGGTAGCACATTAACCAATATTAATACAAGATTAATAAAAACAGATTTTAACACATATACTGGAAGTACTAATACTTTGATTGGTACAAAATTAAACACGAGCGTTTTTAATACTTTTACGGGTACTACAGTACCGAATGATTATTACAATAAAACCCAAATAAATACATACTCAGCTAGTACTTTAACAAATATTAACACAAGGTTATTAACCACAACCTTTAATACTTTTAGTGGTACTACTTTACCTGTGATTTATTATAATAAAACTCAAATTAATAGTTATACTGGAAGCACTAATACTTTGATTGATACAAAATTAGATAAAACTATTTTTAGTAATTATACAGGAACAACAATACCAAATACATATTACAATAAGACTCAAATTAATAATTATAGTGGTAACACAGCTACTTCAATTAGTAATAAGTTAAACACCACTACCTTTAATACATTTACAGGAACTACCTTACCTGCAAATTATTATAATAAGACTCAAATCAATAGTTATACTGGTAGTACCTTAACTAATATTAATTCAAGATTATTAAAAACAGATTTTAATACCTTTACGGGAACAACATTACCTAATAATTATTATAACAAAACTCAGATTAATAATTATTCGGGTAATACAAATACTCTAATAGGTGCAAAAGTTAGTACAACAACATATAATACATATACTGGCACAACAGTTCCAGCAAACTATTATAACAAGAGTCAAATTAATAGTTATAGTGCAAGTACATTAACCAATATAAATAGTAAGTTAGGAACAATATCTGGTGCAACAGGTAGAGTTGCAATATATAATACAAATAGTCAGATATGTGGAAACAGTAATTTTATTTATAATGGTACTACATTAACTCTTGGTACAAATTCTACTGGAAATAATCAAATTATTAATGCTACACAGGGTACTGAACAAGCACCAGCATTAACAATTGGAAATTGGACACTTGGTACGGGTTGGCAATATTTAACCACACCTAATAGGTTAGACAAAAATGCTGCTGGAACTGGTATTATAACACAACTTAGTGGTGCAACAATTACACCGGGTACCACTTATAAAGTAACTATTATTGTTACTGCTATTACTGGAAGTACAGCAACATATAGTTTAGGTGGAATATCTGGTCAACCATTAATTGCTGCTCAAACATATTCTGAATTAATAACAGCAAATACTAATGGAAAATTAATCATTACCCCAGTTGCAACTGCACTGAGAATGACAATTTCTTTGATTAGTATAACACCCATATCAAACGGCAATCTGTCGGTTGACGGCAATATAACTCAGCATGGTAATGGTGTTTTAACTAACTCAAACTTAACTCCAAGTGTTGCAGGACAAATACCATTTTATACAGGTGTTGGCAATCAAACAACAAATAGTCCAAGGTTTGCACTTTCACCAAATGGAGGAATTAATTTTATTGATGTTGTTCCAACCATTTCTCTTAGTGCTACTAATAATAATTCATCCTATAGTTTTGGAATTAGACAATTAACCAGTACAAATGCCTTTTTTTTAACTTATTATGGTACTGGATTTGGAACTACTGCAAAAAGAGGTGCTGTTGAACTTTGGAATTATCAAAATGGATACATGGCATTTGCAAATAATAATGTTGAATTAATGAGATTAACATCTGGTGGTAACTTAGGTATTGGAACAACAATTCCTACCAAAGATTTATCATTTGGTGGTAACGTAGTAAGAACAATTTGGACAGAAAGAAATACAAATGCTGCAACAGCAGGACAAAATTTAACATTATCTGTTGGTGGAGCATTTTCTGGTGGAACTGATTTAGCTGGTGGAAATTTAATTCTTTCTTCAGGAATTGCGACAGGTGCTGGTAATTCAAGTATTATATTTCAAACAGCTAATGCTGGTACATGTGGTACTGTAGATAGAACACCCACAACCAGTATGACAATAACAAATGGAATTGTTGGTATAGGCATGGCTCCAATAGTTTCTGGTGGTGGTAGTGGTTACAATCTGTACTTAAGTACTGGTATAATGTTTGATGTTGGTCAGAATTTCAGAGCAGACCAAAATGGAATACATATGTCATCAGCAATAGGTCATCCATTAGTAATTGATACTGTATTAAATAATAATAATATAAATATACAACCACAAGGTGCAGGTAATATAAATTTATTGCAAGCAACTGGTACTGGACAAGTTGCTATTGATGGACAAAATGCTAGAATATTTGGAATGCTTAGAAATACAACTACCAATACTGCAGGATTAAATCTTACAATAAATGCGGGTGGGGCAACTAATGCAGCAACTAATAAAAATGGCGGAATATTATACAATACACCGGGAATATCAACAGGTAGTGGTACAACAAGTATTGTACTCCAATCATTAAATCGTGCTTCAACAACAGGAACTGCTGATAATGCAACTGAAGATAGGTTTATTATACCATCAGTAAAAAATTTAATAAATAACACGGTAGTTAGATTATTTGATGTGACACTACCAACACTTACAAATGCTGGTGGTACAATTAATTATACCATATTTTCTACCGATGGCGCAAATATACAATCAATTACTGGTAGGATTGTTTATGATGCAGTAAATTTATCTGGTGTTTATACTACACAATTTACACCAACAAATAATACTGCTGCAGTTACAACTGGAACATTAGTACCTACTTGGAGTATAGTATCTGGAACTAATAAAATTACTATAAATATTAGTGTTGCTAGTTCATTAACACCAACAACATTACAAATTAGATATACATTAAAAAATACTAGTAATCAAACAATAACTCAATTATAAAATAACATATAAATATGGCAATAATAAAAGCAATAAAATATAAAGGATTTAATCCTTATTGGTGGGATATATTAGATACTAGAGTTGACTATATTAATAATGCAACATATGTAACATTATGTGTTTATGCGAGTTCAAATTCATGTCTTCAAAATAAAAAATCATATATTGATGGAATATTTTTTTCGGATTCTATACCGGGTGTTGATTTAACTAGAGAACAAACAATGAATTTGATTATATCTCAAAATTCTAATTCATTTTTTACTGGTGCAGTTAATACTGATGGAAGTTATTCTTTAGAAAATGTTCAAAGTATAATATATGAACAAATTTCAAATGAACGAAATACAGGATTTGTTAGATTTGCAGAATGTATTGATTTTAGATATTTTATGAGAAATAATATTATAATACTTAATTTAATTATACATTATGCTCCAGACGGAATTAATGTCGATTCAAATTTAGATGTTGAAATAACATGGGTTGTGGACGACTATTATAAAATACCAAATACAACCATTGGTGAAGCCAGTTATTTTATCGGAATGGTTATGCAAGGGACATCAATATTTGATGTTATTCGTGCTGGAATTCATTACGGTGATTCTGATGGTAGTATTGATAGTAAATTATATTAAAATAAAAACATATTAAAATGAAATTACGAACAATTACATTAGATAAATTACAAACAGGAGATGTTCTTTGTTTTGAAAAAAATAGTGGAATATCTCGTGCAAATCAAATTATAACACGTTCTCATATTGGACATACTGGAATATATATAAATAATGGTGAGAAATTAGTTTACGAATCCTTATCAAATGGATTTCATCCAAGACCAATTCAAGAAAGTATCGATAAACACACAGTTTCTGTTTATATCCAACGTCCATTATTTAATTTTAGCTCGAATGAATTAGAACGAGAATGTAAAAAGAAAATAGGTACTAAATACTATTTTATGGGATTATTTTATCAATTAAAACACAATGTTTGGGGTGGTTGGGATGGTACTCAGGATTTATCACATGGAGCAATTTGTTCTAGTATTGTAAATTGTATTTTTAACATACTTACTGAACGTTTCTTAACGTGGTATAAAGATACTCCAGCAGATATTTGGGAAAATAGAGTTGATTTTGAAAGTTTTGAATTATTATTATAATTTAAATAAATACTGGTTGTTATGGAAATTCAGCAAACTCAGTACCTCTAGCTGGATCATTTATGAATGGATATATTTATGATGTTAAAGCAAGAACTGGTCTAGTTTTTTAACAACTAATGATTTACTTAATTTATATAATACTGAAAAAGTACATATTTATTACAATAATATTAATGATCAATTAAAATAAATTTAATTAATACTGTGTTGAACATATTATTCCTTATTAACAATAAGGAATATTTTTTATATTATCTCTTTTTAATTTATCGGTTGAAGTAGTTTTATTTGAAATAAAACTTTCAGTATAATTTCTAATAAAAAGTTCTTTGATTTTAATTGGTGCTTTTTTGAAAGCAATAAAATCAATTTCGTCACCATCATTACTTAATAATGTAACATCAATATCGCTCCAATTGATATAATCATAATATGATTCGGTTTGAGGTTCATTATTATAATCTCCACTATAATTTTTTTCTGTAATATTAATGCCAACATTATTTCCATTAAAATCAACAATAAATTTAATTGGTTCTTTATTGAGATCAAACACATATTCAAAATCTAATTGATATTTTATATTTAAATTAGATGCCTCATTTCCTTCTTCCCAATCACCACTAATTTGTGCCTCAGCAATTTTAGTTTTTAAATTATTTTTATTTAAAAGTGAATCACAAATGAATTGTTTTTGAAAATCTTCGTTTTGTAACAATGAATTAATTTCCTCTTCTTTTAAATATTTTTCATTACCAAGAAAATCAAAATTAGATATTTCTTCATTAATTATATTAATAATATTTTTTTTCATTTTAATTGTTTAATATAAATACTTAAACAACGTACAATTATTAATACGATTAATTAATCATTTTTGTTACAAATTTATTTAAAATCTTCAACAAAGATTTCAATATTATTATAATTACGAAAACTATATATTTTC